CATAATCTATTTCAAGAAGCTCGCATATTGCTTTTACTTTTGGGATTCGTAGAACATAACTTACTTTTTTATTTTCAATAACATCTCCATGAATACTCGTATGTTTTTCTCCGATTCTATCCCTTACATATCCACTAGTTAAAATGCCCATACGCAAACACATATAACGCAATCCTTCAATTAATTGAATTGAAGTTGAATCAAATACAATTTCTTTAGAAATACAACCATCGGTATGAAGTAAACCTCTCATAATTTGTTTTATTTTATACAAGGGTAAATTTAACCACTTATATGAGATTCTCTTTTCCTTATTATTGTCATAGGTATCTTGATGGCGGAAAGGCAAATGAACACTTTTATTCCAACGAATACGTGTCGTATTTTCAACTGTAGTAATATGATAATCAACGCATTTCTTTTCAAAATATGATTGTGCGTAATCAAGTATGTGTTTCTTCTGTAAACTATGTAAAGATAAATAACCTGTTCCATCTGTTTTGTTATTAACATATCCGTCTCCTAAAATAAGTCCGTACATATAACAATCAGATTCATCTATAGATTGAACATCTTGTTTATAATTAGGAATTGAGTAACCGATCATTGAATTTTCATCTAAATCTTTGGCTTCAATCCAATCTGGTTGAATTAGTTTTTTTTCTAATCTATTTTTAATAACGCTATAATTGGTTCCTTTTGCTTGGTCTTGAATTGCATAGACTGGATGTAAAGGAGTAATTGAAAGTGGGAATAAAGAATGCAAAGATTTAATTGTCAACATAGTTCCTTCATAAGTGTGTTCTAAAACATCTTTAATTGTTTCTGCATCACCATTTTTATTAATAATTTCTGTTTTTCCTACCATACAATTCTGAATTTGCATTGGACCTTCTGTAGTATAAATGTAGGTTTCAGGTAAAACACATTGGTCAACGTACTTAGCAGTGTTATTAAAAACTTTTAACATAGGAACAATACCGTTTGAAGAACCATTCGTTCCACGTATATGACTACCTGCTGCACGAACATTATGTATATGAACTCCAATACCACCTGCCCATTTTGAAATCAATGCACAATCCTTTAGTGTATTATAGATACCAGAAATACTATCATCTTCCATGCCTAGTAAATAACAGGATGAAAGTTGAGGGTGCGGCGTTCCTGCATTAAAAAGAGTAGGAGTAGCATGAGTAAAATATTTTTGAGACATTAAATTGTAAGTTTCAATAATCTTCTCAAAATTCATTCCATGAATACCGATACTCACTCGCATCCACATATGTTGGGGTCTTTCTACAGTTACGTTATTGATTTTCATTAAATATGCTCTTTCAAGAGTTTTAAAACCAAAATATTCTATCAAATAGTCTCTACTATAATCAATTAGTTCATTAAATTCTTTTTCATATTTTGTTACAGATTCAATAATTTCTTTTGTGACTAATGGGCTATGTTTATTATGTTTATCTCTATAATCGTAAAGGTCAGTCATAACTTCAAGAAAAGAGGATTTCGTATTTTTATGATGATTAGATACAGTAATGTGTCCAGCAAGTATATTATAATCTGGATGAATAGATGCCATAGATGCACATTGTTCAGCTGACAATTCGTCTATCTTGGTAGTAGAAATACCAGAATACAGTTGATCAATTACTTTCATGACAAGTGTTGTATAGTTAATTTTTATATTTGCTTCTGTTCCTATACGCTTAATACGTGTTAAAATTTTATCGAAAGAAACAGTTTCCTGTTCTCCGTTTCTTTTAGTTACCATCATTTCATCATCCTCAAAATCCATATTAATAATATTACTAGATAGAAAATTTTATATCGTTTAAAAATATCTATACTATAATTAAAAAAATTAAAGTATAAATTAATAATTTTTAATGATTATACTGCATTGCCGTTTTCATCTAATCTGATTAAACAAAATCCTCCAGTATTTTTAATATTTGTTTTATAAGTATTATCATTTTTATTTACAATTACGTCTGGTGAACGTTTTTTAGCTGCACGATGTTCATAACCATTTTCTTTCTCATATTGAATAGTATTCCAAAACTCTTCAATCTGTTTTATAGAATTTTCAAACCATATTTTATTTCTAGGAATGGTTACACATGAATATTCGTCCAAATACCAATATATTGTATTAAACCATGCTAAATTTTTTTTATCCATCTCAGCTTTTACCTCTTGACTCCATTTTTCAATATGGTCTTTTTCATTTGGAATGTTTAATGGTTTATATTGATAAGTAGGTCCAGTAGGTTTAATATGGCTCAAATCAAAGTCATTAATATTCGGTCTTTCTATAAAATGTAAAATAACACCTTTATATTCACAAGAATCTTTATTATAAAATTCTTCTTCGTTTGAAAATTCTTTTATCCTTGTTTCAACAAAATCACAAAAGCTTAAATCGCATGTTTCCATTTGAATTTGTGTTTGTATCCAATATTCATTTTTAGGAATACCAGTAATTTCTCTATTTACTATGTTTTTAATTTCAAGCATTCTGCCGTATTTTTGATTGTTTTTATTAATATTTATACCATCAGGTGATGCAGCTATAAAGTTGTATTCTGGGTGTCTAATACAACCAAATTCTTCTACATTAGTTTGATACATGTCTTCATAAATCATGGTAGTAACTGGTTCATATTTTACTCCCCAATGTAATGTCCCACTACTGCAAGCACTAAATATTTCACATCTGGAAACATCAAATGGTTTGCATTTCTCGTATATTAAACTATTTTTTTGAGATTGAGTCCCAAATATTTTCCATAAACTACTTGCACTAATTAAACTATGTCTAAATTCATACCATTCATTTGATTTCTGCTTTGGTTGTGGAACGTTACGTAATTTATCTATTTTAACTGACATATTTTCAATTTCATAAGGTTCTAAATCATAAAGTGTATCTATAGTCATAGTTAATGATCTTTTTGGAACATCAATTAATTCTAATTCATTTTCTACAATCTGTTCAATTAAATCCATAATATCTTCTTCTTCAATGATTGTTTCTTGTTCATTATATTGATTAAATATATCAAATATTTCATTCGTGATTTCCTTACACATTTCTGATTTAGAAAGTAGATGTAAATTATCAATTAATACATCATAGGTAATCTCTTGTATTGATATATACAAATCTATCCAATCATCTTCATTTAAATTCATATGTTAATTTTTACAACTAAATTATTCTTGGTTATTTAACTAAATTAAATAATCAATTTTAAACTAACACATACTTTTAGAAAAAATTAATTATATACGTATCTATTATATGAAAAGTAAAACCCATAAAATCAATAAAAAAAAAAATAATACGAGTAAAAAAAAAAGTTCAAAGTTACAAAAAGGAGGAAGTCAAGAACTTGTAATTGCGGTAACAAATTATAGAATATCACGTGAAAAGGTAGAGGAGTTGGAGCGAATAAAGAGGATGTTAGACGAAGGACATGATCCGAACTTCATAGGTAAAAACTTCACTTTTCCACTTGGGGTTGCCTCCGAACGGGGACACTTGCCCGTTGTTGAACTTTTAATAAATACCGGTGCCAATGTGAACTTGGCCGTGGGTCCAACAAATTTAACAGCACTTCTTATGGCCACTCGACAAGGTCATGTGGAGGTGGTACGAACATTGTTAGATGCGGGTGCTAATGTTTTATATAAAGGAGGCTGGGACAATCAAAACTCAATTCATAATGCAGTATTCTATGGACACACAGAAACTTTGCATCTATTATTACGTAATGCCTTTTTAACAGGTAGATATACAAAAGAAGATGCTTTATCTGATGGAGTTGATGAATCAGACCCTATACTAACCGAATTACATGCTGTACACGAAATTCAGTATAATACAAAATTACTAGAAGAATTAAAACCAACTGTAAGAGGATTTGTAGGCGGAATGATTGCTCCCGACCGTGAATTTGAAATAGCAATAAGAGACGGTAATATTGAACAGGTGCAGCAAGATATTGATGTTCACCAAATTGATGTTAATGGAAGGCTTCATAATCAACGTGAAAAAGCAATTCATTTGGCAACTCATAGAGGACATTTAGATATGGTAACCTTGTTGTTAGATAGGGGTGCTAAAATAAATGTCAAGGATATGGATGATTATACACCAATACATCATGCTGCGGATAGAATGAGATTAAAAGATAATTCAGGAAACCCAATTGACCCTAAGCTAGAAGAAAAAATGATAATAGCCAGGTTGCTGATAGAACGTGGAGCTAGGATTAATGTACATTCTGCAGGTCAGAATCATACACCTCTTGACTTGGCTGCTCGTGAAGGAGATTTGGAAATGGTTGAATTACTTGTTGATAACGGAGCAAATGTTAATAATTATAAACCACTACATCTCGCTTCAGAGAAAGGGCATTTAGAAATTGTTAGATATCTAGTTGAACATGGAGCAAATTTAAATGATCCAGACATTGAAATAAGGTTTGATGGACTTAGCCCATTACATGAAGCGGTAAAAGGCGGACGTTTTGATGTAGTTGAATATCTTGTTGAACAAGGAGCAGATATTAATGCTACTCATGAACACTATGGTAGGCCAATTAATATGATTATTAATCTTGATAGTAAACCAAATTACCGTAAGATTGCATTTTTCTTGATGCGTAGAGGTATTGAAGATGGGACCTTTAACGAAGCGGATGCGACATATGGTCTTAGAGGTGTATATGATTGGATCCAAAAGGAAGCATTAATTGAAACAATTATTCCAAGAACTGTACAAAAACAAGAATTGTCAAGAGAAATGATTAGCCGTAATTTTCCTGAAAGTTTAATAGATAAAAATATGGATTATCTTGGTGGTAAGAAACAGAAGAGAAAAACCCGCAGAAAAACAAGAAAAAATAAAAAGACGAAGAAAAAATCAAAATAATTATATTAAAAAGATTTAATAATTTTTTTCCATTGTTTTATTCTATTTAACGATTGAAATTTTAAAACATTAGCCTGTTGTTTCGTATATTCATATGTAAACAAATTATCTTTTTCATGTTGCAACATTCTATTCATAAATAATTCTACAGATTCATCATAAGCAGATTCTATATTTGTATTTTTTTTGTAAAGATGATATAAAATACATCGGTCAAAATCATACGCACATAACAAATCTGCTTCTCTAACAACATGATATGCTTGTTGATACTTTCCTAAATCTGGGAAACCTTTTGCTTTGACTTTTGAGTAAGACATACTATTAATAATTTTATCTACTGCTTGTGATTCACTATTTGTAATTTTATTTTCAAGTAAATCTGTAATTAATTTCTGTCCTTCATTTGTAATCACATATTTATTATCGCACATGTCATGAATCGCAGAAGAAACATATATAATTCTTTCGTGTGGTATCAATTGAGGAAAATTTTTTTTTTCAGCTTCAAAAATTTGATTTGCAAAATGCATAGTATCAAAACTATGTTTTATTCCGTGTGATTCGTCAATATCATTTGCACGAATTGTAAACATAATAAAATTAATTATGGATGTAAAAATATTCATTTCAATATATTCTATAGACTATATAAAATATATTCATTGTTTACTTTATATGAGTTATTATGATAAAATACCTCTTGACCTTCAAACATATATTGGTTATTTTATTCCATACAAAAGAAAAAGGCTTACATTTTTAGAGGAATTTGAAGAAATCATTATTGATTGGTATAACAAAACACGAATTGAGGATATAATTGTTTATCAAACTTATAAACAAATAGTTAACGTGGGAATTAAAGAATATGAAATAGAATCAATGTATAAGGGATTTAATAATTATTTCAATGATAGAAAGAATTACTATCAGATATTTTGTCCATATGTAGGTAGATTTAAAAAAGTTTATAAAAGAAAAACCTGTAGAGAAATTTAATAGTAGAAGTTCAATAAGGAAGACTTATGCAAATTCTTAACAATTACTGATTTTCATAATCTTTTCTACTTTTATTTTATAATGGTTAAACCCGAACAAACCTTCGGAGGGTTTCCATCTGATTGGGAATTCCAACATCCAGATGAGGAAATACATGGTCCACCTGCATCTCATACAACCAATATTAATATATCTAATCTAAAATTAACTTTTCATGATGGGCATAATACACATTATACTTTTAAAATTAGACCCCGTAGAAATCATAGAGGTCTTAAGCTAACAATGACAAATGATTATAATGGTAGTATGTGGACCGCTTGGGATTCCGATAATACTGTGCATATAACTAAACCTGTTTATTTAGGGTTTTCATCTTCTTCTAATATTAGCGATATGGATACGGCCTTAGCGTCTGTACCAGATGAAGATTCTAGTGATAATTGTAGTGGAGTTTCTTATGAAGAATGTAGTGGAGATTCTTTGGGAGGTAAAAAATCTAAAAAGAAAAATATAAAGAAAAAAAATAGAAAAACGAAAAAAATACAGAGAAATTTAAGGTGAAGATGCCACATCTTCCTTTTCAATCTTTTTTTTTGGTGTAAGTGATTTTAATGTAGAAACCCGTTTATCCATAAGCTTTAATGTAAAATTTTTACTTACTTGATTAAAATGTAAGGCAGGAATAGAATTTATAATTCTATTTTCTTTATTGTAAACAACATCTTTTGTCTTATTTAATTTATTTTTATCTAGACACGATCTGAAAAAAGTTTTTAATAATTTTAAATCTTTTGAAGATAAATTATGTTCTTTTCCGTATTTTTCAGCAAATTCATGTAATTTTTGTATTTTTATAGGTTTGTCTAATTTTGTCCAAACTTCTCCTTTATTTCTTTGTTTCTCCTTTTCCAATATTTTATCAAAATCGTTTACATCAACCATATGCACTTTGCTATTGTTATCCAAACTCATAGTAATAAAGCAACCTTTATATATTTATTAAAAAAATATTTTTATCTAATTTAATAAATATATTTATTGAATTAAACGCTTTTGTGTTTTATATTTATATGGACAAAACAAAAAGTAAAAAGAATAAAAAATTAAATATAGAAAATTCATTTTTACCTCATACAGGAATGAATAATGAGATAGAGATACAAAAACCATTTTTAAAATGGGTAGGAGGAAAAACACAAATGATAAATAAATTATTATCAAAAGTTCCAAAAGAAATGAATAGTTATCATGAATTGTTCTTAGGGGGAGGAAGTGTTTTACTGGCAGTGTTATCTTTACAAAAACAAAATATTATTAAAATAAAAGAGAAAATTTATGCATATGATATAAATAGTATACTTATAAACGTGTTTAAAAATGTTCAATCTAAAAAAGATGAACTTTATAAGCATGTGGATTTTTACATAAATGAATATGATAAAATAAATGGAGATGTTATCAATAGAAAACCAAAAGATATTTCTGAAGCCAAGACTTCCAAAGAAAGTTATTACTATTGGTTGAGGAATAAATTTAACACTATAGATAAGTCAACAGTAGAATGTTCAGCATTATTTATGGTTATAAACAAACTTTGTTTTCGTGGAATGTATAGAGAAGGACCAAATGGTTTTAATGTTCCTTTTGGAAATTATAAAACTACTCCAACTGTAATTAGTAAAGAAGATTTGAATACAATAAGTGACTTAATTAAAGATGTGGAATTCAAACAGAGTAGTTTTACAGATTCAATAAAAAATCCAAAAGAAGGAGATTTTGTGTATTTGGATCCGCCCTATGCGCCCGAAAATGAAAAATCTTTTGTTGGATATGTCAATGATGGGTTTAATTTGGACATGCATAAATGCTTGTTTGATGAAATAAAAAATTTAAGTAAAATAAATGTTCGTTTTGTTATGAGTAACGCAAAAGTTGATTTGGTTACAGAAAGTTTAAAAGATTTTAATTCTGAAGATATAATAGCACGAAGAGCTATCAATTCAAAAAATCCAGCTTCAACTACCACAGAAGTTTTTATTTACAATTAAAAAAGTGCAAAAAAATCCGTTGAATTAATTGGAGAGCCATTCCAAATACAAATCAATAAAAAATAATACAAATAATACAAAATATAAATTATAAAAATTTTTTAATTTGACAAACTATCATAATTATCTAACAACTTTTTATTTACTTTATACATAACTGATGAGTCATAATTGTCTGAGTTTATATAGCCATCTATTTTATCAATAATAAGTTGAGTAGCTTTTTTTTTATCTATCATGTCGTCCTCCCATATATATTTTTTTCCTCCATCAGGCATTTTTAAATAATCATAATAAAATCCAACCTCTCGTTTTTCATCACATGTTATAAATTTATAGCATCTGTGAGAAAAACCAGTCATATTTTTACAATCAATTATTTGCAAAGGTCCTATAATTCTAATAGTCAAATGTTTATTTAATAAGTCAAATAAATAGTCATATGAGTAATAGTATCCTATTGTTTCTATTGTATCATACCAATCATTATTAAAACATTTTTGGTTATACACTTCTTCTACATAATCAGAAATATAATCTTGTAACGTGTCTGGTAATAACTTGAATGGTTCAAGATTACCTAAATTGGTTTCAGTATTAAATACTATACTTGTCATTTCTCTTCTTATAATAATTTATTTTCACTACTATATTTGTTTTATATATAAAATACGTCAATTTTATACATAAACCACCATTTATAAAAATTTTGATAAATCACTTTTATCAGGTCCGTTGACATGAACAAACATAGGATTTTTACCTTTATAATAACAAATATCTCTTTGAATTATAATATCTTCAATATCAACTTTATATGTATTTAAAAACAAATTGTTATCGTAATCTAATTTTATTAATTCGGGTCTATTAAAAAATTGTTGTGTCCAAAATCTTTGATCATCATCATTATCATCATATTTATATGTTTTCATACATTCTCTAATTGCACCTGCCATTCCAATAAACATTCCACTATTTAGATAAGGAAAAACTACATCTTTTTTAGAATACTGCGTGTGTTTTTCAGGGTCAGGGTTACAAGTTGTTTCACAACCAAATACAATAGGATAGTTCATTTCTAAGTATCTTTTTACGATTTCTTGTTGTGTTCCTTTATAAATTACATCGTATGCATCTGTAAATAATATAATATCATTATTCTTAATTTCAGATTGAAAAACAAAATCATAAACTTCTTTTAATTTTACTCCGAAGTTACCTTTTGCCTGCCAACCAATATTTCTATTTTCTTGCATTCCTAATACATGTATTTGTTCATTATTACTTTGTATTTTTTTAATAATATTGTTCAATACTTGATGTGGTTTTGTTGCTATGGTAATATAATAAAAATTTGACATAGTTATCATAAATTCATACTTTTATTACCTTTATCATTCTATTTTATTAGTAAAACTAAGGTCACTTTTTTTAACATTTACATATTCAAACCAACCTTCAATATTATAACCAGTGGTATTTGTTAGCATTTTTCCGTATACCTTTTCTGGTAAATTTTTAATTATATCTGGCGTAACTTTAATTTCTTCTTGTTTATCATTCAACAAAGTAAATTCAAAACTTCTGTTGCGTTTAATGCAAAATGCTTCCGCTTTATAAGTAGTTGCAATAACCATAGTTGTAAATTATAAAATATGTTTTATATAATTTACTGTCAATTTTATTCTTCAAAATTTGAAATTATACTAAAATTTAATTATATACAAATATTCTTTTACGGGTTTATAATCTTTTTCTCTTTTATAATTACTGATTCCTTTTAAACGATTGTAGGTTTTATGATTTATTGGTATTTTTTCAATATCATTGCTAAATTTTTTCAATAGTTCATCTAGTTCAGAAATAGGTATAATACCACCATCATTATATGATAACATAACATAGTTTGCATTTAAATTTTCTAATAATTTTATCATTTCATTTTTTGCATTTTTTGAACTATTGTAAGGAGAAGTAATCCAATTTAATGGTTGTCCCCTGTTAGTGTTAGGTATTTCCAATTGCTTATCCCAATCATTAATAATATCAAGCAAAAAATAATAAATATTGTATGGATGTTTGTTGTAAGGTGGGTCCAAATAAACAATATCCAGCTTCTTTTTTTTTCTAATATCTTTTGCCCATTCTAAAGCATCCATTTGTGAAATATTTATTTTGCAATCATTATTATAAAAAATAGGAATAGGAAGATTAATTGGTTTTGTAATTCTATTGATATCTACTTCATTTTTACCTCCATATTTTCCTATTCCATCTGTATTTTTATAAAAAGCTGAGAACTGTCCATTTGTATTATTATGTATTGAAGATTCTACTAATAATGGAGCTAATAAATATGGTTGATATTTCTTGGGTATTGATAAAATATAATCTCTAATCAAATCTATTCTTTTTCCGTTTTCGTAAGAAAAATAGACTCTATCGTCTTTATTGATTTTATTATTTTTAGGAGACCAATGCTTAGAAATCCAAGGTTCTAAAGGAGTATTTTTATTTGCAAAATCGTTAGCTTTTTCAATATATTCATTTATCTTTTTTGTAGTTTGTTGACTAGGACTAGATAAATAACAATTGTTTAGTGTGCAAGAATATCCTGCAATATCATTTGAATATAATTCTTTTGATTTAGTTTTTAATAGACGACTAACAATTCCAGAACCAGAAAATGCATCACCAGTTATTAAATCTTTTTTATTTATTTTCATTTTTATCTTTTCAATATTCTCTTCTATTATTGGTAACAATTTTCTTTTATTTCCCATATAAGTTATTATTTGAGTTTTTAAGTATTCTTCATTCATTATATAATTAAAAATATATTTTTTTCCTATATGTTTATAACCTATAATAATAAAAATGTTAAATAATAATGAAATAGAAAAATATAAAATACCTTATGAAATAGAAAAATACATATATAATTTTGTTCCAATTAAGAAATGCTGTTTTTGTGGTAATCACTATGTAAATCATGATGAATTTAGTTATTTTTGTGGAAAAAGATGTTATTACATATTTATTGCAGGTATGTATGCAAAATTATTTTTATCAATAAATCATTATAGCTTTGAGTTAATTATAATAATTATTTTTAAATTATTTGCTTTATTGTTAATGTGTTTATTATATTCGTTTATACGTGTAATTACAATCTCAACAGGATTATTAATTTATAATTTTGATTCAGTTTTATTAGCACATTATTTTATAGAAGAATGATTTTTGTTTTGTTTCTTTTGTTGTTAGGTATACGTAATAGTGTATTATCTTCAAGTGTTTGCATCTGCACAACTGTTCCGTGTCCAATAGAAGGTGATAATTTAGCAATAATGGGTAACGGAAATGCGAATGTTACATATACATACAACAAACACAATAATTATGAAGTTGTAATAAAAGCAAAAGGAATTATTAACAAATTATCATTGGACCAAGGCACTGAAACTACAAGTTGCACTCAAAAATACTCAAGAATGTTAGAAGATGATGGTGAAAATGATTGTGATGCTGGACATATATTAGCTAACAGATTAGGAGGATATGGTAATCTACCAGTTAATATTTTTCCACAAAATTCATCAATGAATAGAGGTTCTTATGCACAATTTGAAGGTGACATTTATGATTGTATGTTAGAAACAAATGGACTAGCTTATTTAAGTTGGGATTTTCTTTACGAAAATAATAACAACACAATGCCATATAAAGTAATTTACAGTGCCAATTTTGATGATTCAGTATGTTCATATATGGAATCTGAATTTTATAATAAATAATCTAAAAGTAAATAATTATTTATTATATGTCAAATATAAAAAAAATAAATATAAATTTTGAACCAGAAAAAGATAAAGAAAAATTACCAAAAAAAAGAGAAATTACAAATACAATTGAATGGATAGAAACAGAGAATAAATATACTCATCAGGAACAAATTAATATATTGAACGATTTTTTTAATAGTTCTTTACAAGATAAAAATTTAAAAAATATTATTCAGAAGGAAATTAATAAAAAAATTAGTGGATATAAAAGTCAAGATAAATTAAAAAATTTATATGATGAAAATAAATTTATAAAGAAAAAAGATGCTTTACAATTATTGTATGATAGTAAATTGATTTGTTACTATTGTAAAGAAGATATGCGTTTATTTTATGATACTGTTAGAGATAATAAACAATGGTCATTTGACCGTTTAGAAAATGAAGAAGGACATAATGTAAATAATCTTGTTGTATCGTGTCTTTCATGTAATTTATCAAGAAAAACTTTATATCATGAAAGATTCTTGTTTACCAAACAACTTGGAACAATTAAAAAAATATAAATTACAAATAACAAAATAAGATTTCCATTACTTCTTAGGACACTTACCATCTTTTATAAAATATAAATAACCAAATTTCTCCCACTTTTCTAAGACCGCCTGTATATTACAATACAAAGTATCAAAATCAATCATTAAAGGTGGTCTCGTATTATATGTGTGGTCTTGCCATATTGAATTATCTTCATCATATTTTTCATTTTTATCTTTTATTTTATCTTGCATTATTTCAATCATTCCGCAAAGTTCATCTTTAAATGTTTGTTGCTCTATTATATTTTTATACATTTTTATCATTTCTATTTGTCTTTCTTTCATATCTTTTTTAATAGGTTTATTCAAGTATTTCAAAAGAGAATAACTCTGACATAGTGTGTCGTTTTCATTTATATACAGATTTTGTATTCCTTCGTCAAGACTGCACCATTTAATAATTTCTCCTTTTTTTCCTCTTTTTTCCAGTCTATGATGATTAGAATAACCAAATTCTTCAGTCGCATCTTCTACTATCAACTTCCATTCTTTTGATGGGTACATTTCTTGGATGACATCACGCACTCCTTCATCGCCAAATATTTGGTTGATATAAGTGTAATGTTCATGTGAGAATTGTTGTAATTCTTTATTTGTGCAGCTAATCATTTTAATAGTCTTTTTTAATAAGTATAAATTAATACTTTTAATCAATTTTATGTATTTTTAAACAAATTCAATTAAATATAATGAAACGTATTAAATACTACTAATTAATAATAATTAATATGAGTGAAATAATTGCTATGAATGAACAAACGATAAATAATGAAGAAAATATTAAATTATGTGAAAATATGGATTGTGAACGTTTCCCTCCTGATTGGGATTTTGAGGAAGACACAGAATATACTTATCAACAGGGACAGTGGAAAAAATGTGTCCTATGTGATGGATATTTTGATGATGATGGACTTGGCGATATTTTATTTGTACAAGAAGAACCAAATAATCAACAAGATGTTGCTTGTCAATTGTGTGGAAAAGATAAAAATATTGTTCAAATGAAAGGCACAGGGGAATATTTATGCGAAGCTGCTTGTGATGAAAGTGAAGATGAAAGTGAAGATGAAAGTGAAAAGTAAATTAAAATTTTAAATCATGTTTTGTCTCAATATACATTATTTTATTATCATGTAGTTTTACAGCATGATAATTATAACCCATATTAAATAACTTTTCTTCTATTATTTTGGTTGGTTTTGTTTCAACTATTATAATAGGTTTGTATTTTTGAATTGTTTGCATACTGCCTTCTAATACCTCTGTTTCATGTCCTTCTACATCTAATTGTATAATACTAATAGGAATATTGCTATCAAGGTATTTATCTAACTCAATACTTTTAACCTTTTCAATAATATTATTTGATGATTTTTGATCATTTTGTATAATTTTTGAACCTCCACCACATAATACTCCATTTATACAGGTAACCATATTTTTTGTGTCACTTATATTACTTAAACACATATTTTCCAAAATTACATTATTCAGAGAATTAATTTTTTTGTTTATATTTGCATAAATATAATTCTCTTCCACAGGTTCAAATGCATAAACATTATTTACATTTTTAAAAGCAGGTAAAAAATCACCAATATATGTTCCAGCAGTAACAATACTTTGATTATTAAAATTTTTTAATATAAATTCAATAGTAAATGGCTCATAAATAGAACCTCTTTTTAGTTCGCTTGTAACAGGTCTATTATGAGATGCTGGAATTATATAAGTCCCGTATTTATTTTTACATATTATATCTGTTGGTTTATGTTTATCATCCATAATATAATTATAAATATATCTTTAATTTGTAATAAACAACAAAGATGTAAAGAATATAAAATAATAAAAAAGAATTATATAATGGCTGAAAACTTTTTTTTGAATAATAACTACAAAAATGTTTTACAAAAACCAAATTTGCATTTACATAATGATATAGTAATAAAACTTGATGGATTTTTACAATCAAATAAGGTTCCCAATCTTCTTTTTCATGGTTCATCTGGTAGTGGTAAGCGGACTGTTGTAAATAATTTTATTAATAAAATATACAATAATGATAAAATTAAAATTAAAAGAAATGTAATGAGCGTAAATTGTAGTCATGGAAAAGGTATTAAATTTATAAGAGAAGAATTAAAATTCTTTGCAAAATCTAATTTACAATCTGAGAATGGAGTTAATTTCAAAACAATTATTTTATTAAATGCAGATTCATTAACAACCGATGCACAATCTGCTTTGCGTAGATGTATAGAATTATTTTCCTATAATACACGATTCTTTATCATTGTTGAAAATAAACATAAATTACTTGTTCCAATTTTATCAAGATTTTGTGAAATATACGTCCCTGAACAGATGGAAAATAATAATTTAATTAATCTTCATGATAAATTTTTAAAAATAAATTATAATATTGAAGACCAAACATCTTCCAAAGAATACGTTAATTTAAAAATGAAAAATATAGATTTAAACAATATTGCTCAAGCTGAAATTATTGAATTTATTAACGATTTTTATGAAAAAGGGATTTCATGTATTGATCTAATGGATTGGATAAGCTCTTTTAATTTTACTAATTTACTGAAAAGTTCAATTATGTTGTATTATGAAAAAATTAAATTAGATTATAGGTCAGAACAATTGCTTATGTTTACTATATTTAACTTTTTACTTTATAACAAAGATAAAACAGACATAACATTTTCTTAACAAAAATACTTAAAGTATTCCATTAAAATACTATATATTATGGATGATTTTGTTGTATCTAATTTACACGAATCTAGAAACGAATGGTGTTCACGTTTAGTTTCTATTTTTACACCACTTGTAACTGAAGGTATTAAGTCTGTTTTTAATGAATCGTGGAAAATTTGTGTAGATAATGACGAAATTAATAAATATTTAATGACATTTCAAAATTTATTATCAAGAATTCCAAAATGGAACAATAATATTATTGAAGAAGAAAAGAAGAGAATTATTGAAAGAAGTGGTTGTGATTATCTAGAAGATTTAATTACTTGTGTTCATATTATTCAATTAAAGATATTAAGCTGTATTCGTGTTGGAAATAAACAAAAGAAGATTGATATTTCAATACCTGATGTAGACACTTTTATTCATAAAGTTTATATTCAAGTAGCTAGAAAGGTTTATTCGAATGTTTATTTATTTGAAAAGAACATTTCTCCCTTGCAAAGTCAAATGAATAATAGAGAGCTTGAAAAGATTATTCAAGAATGTATTATGCTTGCCATTCGTGAAAGTATACCTACCGAAGCTATTATTAAAGCATATATGGACGAGGGTGTAGAACATGATGAACAAGTATTTATTGAAGATGTTGAAGAGGAGCCTGAAGAGAAAAAAGAAGAAACATCTACAGAAAATAATACTGATACTGTCAACGAAGAAACAAAGGAAGAAAAGGAAGAAGAAACTATACCTGAAATTGTGCCAGCAATTCAAGATTTAAACCAGGAAGAAGTTACCACAAAGCTTACATTTAATGACATGGATAGTGTATTAGAAGATGATAATAAGGTAAATGAAATTGAAGCACCAAAAACTATTGAAAGACTTGAGGATATAAGTGTTACTCGTAATTTGCAAAGGAAATTAGAAGAAGAATCCTTTGAAGATGACGACGATGAACGAATTACTATATCTACAGAACCTGTTAATTTAACTGGTTTTGACACTTTAGACGAACAAGTATCTAAAATTTCAAACGATGAGGTTATTTTGAATGATATAGAAGAGTTACCCCCAATTTAGGGATAATTCGTTTCAAAATGTATTAAAATTTATAATTGAAAATTATATATTTTATGCAAAAAATATTGTTTTTATCAGCATTCGTCGCTTTATTCTATTTTATAATGAAACTATTAGAAATGAAATATTCAAGTGACGGTATGAGACCATTAAAATATACTATTCGTGATTCTTTTTACGTATTTTCTTCTAGTGTATTGTGTTTATTTGTATACTCAAATATTAATGGTCCTATGGGTAATTTAATGGATGTTGTCACTGATAATAAATCATTAAATTTAAAATCAACTGAGGTATTCACAGGTGACCCTGAATTTTAATTTAGATCATTATATGTAAATAATATATATATAATGAACTATGACTCGTATATGAATAATAAAAATGAAAATAATGAACAGAAAGATTTACAAAAAATGATTAGAACATTGAAAAAAAGATATCAAAAAGACGAAAAAAGAAACACTTTGAAGAGAGGTTCTCCGACCCTAAAAAATGAAACTGTAAAAAAAATAAAAAATAGCAAGAAGAGAAGATACAATGAACAGATATTGGAGATGTTAGAAAGAATGGAGCAGTTGATGAAAAAAAGAGGAGACATTTTTAGAATGAAGGCATATGCTAGAGCAAATAATACAGTTTCTTCTATCAGATATGATATTACTGACATTAGAGAACTTGAAGGTAAGCCTGGTATTGGTGCTTCTACTATTATAAAAATAGAACAGTACATAAAAACAGGAACTTTGGAAGATTTGGAAAAAGAAAAGGAGAACCCAATGAATTGGTTAATTGAAATACACGGAATTGGACCCAAAAAAGCTGAAGAGCTAGTTAAAAAAGGAATATATCAAATAAGTGATTTGGAAAATAGACAGGATGAACTATTAAATAATACACAAAAACTCGGTTTAAAATACTACGAAGATATTAAAAAACATATACCAAGATTTGAAATTGATGATTATAATAAACTTTTTCAAAAAGAATTCAATAAACTAAATTATAAAGATGGTAAATATGAAATAGTTGGAAGTTACAGAAGAGGATCCGAAAATTCAGGTGATATAGATGTTATCATTACTTCAAAAAATCAAAATATATTCAAAGAATTTGTTGATTCTATGATTAAAAACGGAATTATATTAGAAACTTTGTCTTATGGAAACACGAAAGCATTAGTTATTGCTAAATTGCCAAATTATAACATAGCTAGAAGAGTTGATTTTTTATATAGTCCTCCTGATGAATTCCCTTTTGCTATTTTATATTTTACTGGTTCTAAAGAATTTAATACTGTTATGAGGTCTCATGCATTAACTATGAATCTATCATTAAATGAACACGGACTTTATGAAAAAAAGAAAGGAGAAGAAAAAGGAGAAAAAATAAATAAAAATTTTAAAGAAGAAAAAGACATTTTTGAACATTTGAAACTTAAATATAAAAAACCAGAACACAGATTAAACGGTAACTGCGTAGAAATAATTTAAAAATTTAAATTATAAATTCCTTCATATTCGGCGGGTCATGCTTCGCAATCGTATTTTTTCAGTTATTATTTTAGGAAAAAAATACAGAGAAGATGGTTTTATTTTATAAAATATAAAAATATCCTTATATTTTATAGATTTCAAGTATGGTTGTACTAGGAACTTATAATATGAGTTGGGCAAGTGATGCTTTTAAAAATGTTTCTAATGAAAAACTTCAAGAAAGAATTACAAATGGAAATCTGAAAGGAGTAAGTGAGATGACTTTTATGCATCGTGACCCGGGAGCTAATGATGGACGAACAGAACGCACATTTTGGACTAATGCTTTGAATCATTTAAAACAATTTATCATAGACCATAAACCTCTTGCAGTGGGTCTTCAAGAGATGAACCTTACAGCCGAAGGTTCGGGAACAGGAACAGATGCTGTTAAAAAAATGTTATCAGAACTTGGAGAAGAATATTCTTATAAATTGTATTGTAAATCTAAAGGAACTCCATTTAATACTGAACCTGCACTTTGTTTAATAGTTAATGAAAAAGAAGAAAATATAGTGTTTGGAGAAGAAGAAAATATTAAAATTGCGAAAGACGATTCTGATACCAATGAAACATTTAGAATTGTGGATAATTCAAATCAATCAGGTCGTCCTATTTTAATGGCTTTAACAGAAAAAGGTACTTTACTTGTGAATATGCATGGTGCTCAAAATCCAGGACTTGGAAAAAAACCAAATGAGTTTAGTAAGTATATGGAAGAAAATAATAAAAATGAACTAAAAAAGTTAGTAGAAGAATTTGTAGGAACTAAAGAAGTTAAAAAAGCTTATATAATGGGTGATTTTAACGATAGATATGATGCTATTACAGAATTTAATTTTAAATTTGGCGTTCATGATGAAGTAAAAGCTAAATATGAAGGTGAATCCCCTGCATCATGCTGTCATAATTGGGATAGTATGGGTAACAAAGATAATAGAAAAGAATATGATGGTTTTTATCAAGGAGATGACAGTGCAGAACATAAAAAAGAAAATCTTGAAAAACACGAACAGAAAATCCACTCTGATCATATCCACCCTGATCATGGAATAACTGTAGCAGATTACATTAATAAAGGAGATAAAGTATTTGCATACCCAAAGTCGGGAGAACTTAAAATTTATACATGCGAACAGCAACATAATTTGGATAAGGATGGGGTTTCTAAAGCAAGTGATCACGAATTAGTTTATATGGAGATATCTGATGCTGAACCTGCTGCTGAACCTGCTGCTGAACCTGCTGCTGAACCTGCTGCTGAACCTGCTGCTGAATCTACTGAACCTACTGAAGATGCTGTAGGTGGAAAGAAATACAAAAGAAAGACAGCAAAGAGAGGTAGTAAAAGTAAAAACAATAAATCCAAAAAAGGTGGAAAGAAAACAAAGAAAAACAATTCTAAGAAAGCTAAGAATAACAAATCTAAGAAATCCAAAAAATAAATGATTATATAATAAAAATTTTCAAAAGACTTAAATTATAATTGATTTAAATAAAATTATATAAATCAAATAAATGACACTTGAAATAACTAATTCAGATTCTAGATATTTAAATATGGCAGCAGAAGAAGCAAAAAAATCAGATATTTTGTATAGACATGGTTGTGTTGCAGTTTCGTCTGGAAAAGTAATTGCACGTGGATATAATAAATATCGTAGTTATTCAAAAGATGGATTAATTCGTGAAAATACTACTTGCCATGCAGAAATAGATGTGCTAAGAAAATGTATAAAAAAGAATATCAAAAACAAATTAACCATGTATGTTGTTCGTTTATCTGATTCTGATAATTTTTCAAATTCTGTGCCATGTGCACAATGTGCTGAAATTATGAAATCTTTTGATGTGAAAAATATTTGCTATAGTTGTTCTAATGGAACAATTATAAAAGAACAAATGAAACATTTTCGATCTAATTTTAAAACAAGTGGTCAGGTTATATATGAAAATTACAATGATAACCCTGTCACTTTATATATGAAATCAAATGTATGAATTTTCTATTGCCTTAATCTATCATACATTCTGTTTAATGTTTCATCATATTGATTACGATTTATTCTTGATTCAGGTGAAAGTGAATTTGTTGGTTGAATTGGAGATAAGGAGTTGGAAATGTTTGGTTCTAAAGGCTCTATTATTTCTACAACATCCATGGTTGATTCGTCAGGAGATGAATTTGGAGATTCTGAAGGAGTTTGTGGTATAAAGTGAGTAATTGTAGATACAGACATTGGTGAGGGTGGGGTGCCTCCTGGTGGAAATGGTGGGGATAATGGTGGTGTTAGTGGTGGGCTATCTTCTGGTGATTCTGGTGTGGGGAATCTTTCTGGAAAAACATTCCCTGTATACCATCGGGGAATATTTACCATAGGTGGTATTGTTTCTCCTTCTTCAAATTGGAATTCATAATCAATTTCGTGTATATCACTGCAGGTTCCATTTATTGATTGTCTACAATATGGACAAGGAACAATAGGTTTACTTCTATTCTTGTCACACCATTGTTTTAAACATTCTATATGGAAAGGATGCATGCATTCAGTGTAAATTAAATCATTTTTACGTATTTTTTCTAAACAAATTGCACAAGTTTTTTGGCTTCTTCTTCTTTTTCTATAAGTGCGACCACTGCCAATTTTACAAGATTCTTTTTTCGTTTTCTTTTTATTGGTTTGGTTTTTTCTTGTTTTCTTTTTTTGTTTTACTTGTATTTTTTTTGTATCTTTTTTACTCTTCATTCGTTATATAATATATAACGAATAAAATTTCCTGATTAAATATAGGATGGTATGTTATCAATATCTATCAAATTATCTAAATCACAACTATCAAAATCTACTTTATTTATTTGAAATTTTTTGAATATATTATTTTTTAATTGTGCTTCTGGAGTATGTTTGTGAACTGTTCTTGCAATCATTTTATACAATTTAAAATTAGGGTATCTTTCTTCACCGTTCTTTTTATATAAAATATTTTTATTTTCATCATCAGTGCACCAATATTTTACAATTTTTTGTAGTTCATTAAATTCTTTTTCGTTATCTGTTTCATCAATAATAAAATCATAAATAGAACAACCAAGACGGCATAAATCAAAACTAAAATTAGGATCTATTCTTGCTTTCTTTTCATTATAAAAAGGTTCACAGTTATATTGTGATGATGCATCACCATCATGGTCAAAACTATCACTGCAAAAAATACGATTATTATATCTATAAATACTTCTTCCAAAATCTATAATTTTATAAATTTTACCATAAGTGGGAACTTTATAAAAGGATTTATTAAATTTATAGTATAAATATGGAATATCTGTATTCATATACATAATATTATTAGTGTGCAAATCATTATGTGTAAAATAAAATGTTTTTTGATAGGTTAATAGTGTCATAATAACTTGAAATAAAACAGATATCCCTTCACTACTGGTTATTTCCCCAGTTTCAAATAATCTATCAAGTGTTCCATCGCATTTTTCAATACAAATTGCTTGAACTGGGAAATTATCAATAAATGCAAATTTATCATCATTGTAATCACTTGTTAAAGTGTCTTCAGATGAACTATCTGATGAATCACTTTTACTATCGGCATTATTATTATCTTCTTGATTATTTAATTCAATATTTTCATCATCCGTTGAATAACATACCTCACTATCATCACTGCTTTCAGAGTCACTATCAGATTTATTTTCATTTTTATCTAATTGTTTTTCATCTTTAAAGATTAAACTTGATTCTAAATCTATTTCATTACTATTTATCAAATCAAAATCAATATCACTTTTTAATTCATCGATATCAATTGCAATTGACGTATTCTCAATACACAATTTTTTTTTATTGGCACGAGAACCAAAATTCATATATTCTATTCCCAAGTCTTCAACATTAAATAGAACATTTACATTTGAATTAAAAAATTCTGAAGAATATAAATATTCCAAATCATCTGAAATATCATATTTAAATTTATTTTGATTACACATAAAAGAACCATAATAATCAATACCACTTTTAAATTTGTGGTGATTTAGTAGTTGACTACTTAAGTAATAAAAGAAATTATCAACATATGATGCATTATTTGGATTTAATATTTTAGACATAGTATTTGCTGAAGTATCAACAATACTTGGAAGCTTAATATTTTCTTTCAAATACTTACCTGACATATATTTGGTAGGGTCAATAAGTGGAGAATACTTTACAAAATAATCTTTCTCTAAAACTTCTTTATTTTCAGTATTACAAATTTTGTTTGATGATATACATTGATATTTGTGATTCAATGATATCTTGTTATAAGTAGATTCATCTAAATTAAATAGTTCATTATACAAAGGATTGTAAAATTGGAGATTACATAAAGATAAATCATAAAAATAAGAAGTATTTATGACCCGATGATAAGACAAATTAAATTTAGGCATTATTAAAATTTATATATAATTGACTAAAACATTATTATTAAGATATTTAAACTAATAACATGCACGTTCAAAGTGCTATAAATTAATATGAAGATATAGTAAAGTTAATATTTAAGATGACACTTGAAATGAGAAAATTTAATATGAAAGAAATTACCTTTAAGCCAGATGAGAATAAAGGTCCTGTAATTGTTATGATTGGGAGACGTGATACTGGTAAATCATTTCTTGTTAGAGATTTATTATATTATCATCAAGATATTCCCATAGGAACAGTTATATCAGGAACTGAAGCAGGTAACGGTTTTTATTCTGCTCATGTTCCGAAATTGTTTATTCATGAAGAATATAATACTGTTTTAATTGAAAATATATTGAGAAGGCAAAAAACAGTTTTGAAACAAATGAATAATGAGATTAAATCTCAGAGGAGAACAACTATAGATCCTAGAGCATTTGTTATATTAGACGATTGCTTATATGACCAATCATGGACACGTGATAAGATGATGAGGTTATTATTTATGAATGGTCGTCATTGGAAAATCATGCTTATTATTACTATGCAATATCCATTAGGTATACCTCCCAATTTAAGAACTAATATTGATTACGTTTTCATTTTACGTGAACCCTATTTAACAAATCGTAAAAGAATATGGGAAAATTATGCCAGTATGTTTCCCACTTTAGAGGCTTTCTGTGCAGTAATGGACCAAACTACCGAAAACTATGAATGTTTAGTTATTAATAATAATGCAAAGTCAAATAAATTAAATGATCAAATCTTTTGGTATAAAGCTGAAAAAAAACCAGACTTCAAACTTGGGTCTAAAGAATTTTGGGATATTTCTAAAAATCTAGGTTCTGATGATGAAGACGAAGCTTATGACCCTAATAAATCAAAGAAAAAAGCCGCTACCTCTATTAATGTAAAAAAAACCAAATGGTAATTTATTATATATTAGTTTATAATATATAATAATGTTGAAAGGATTTTCATTTGGATTTATTGACAATTTTATTGTTGCTTTATCTGCGTTAACCGGTATTCATATTGATAATTATTTTAGTGGCCTTGGTGTAAATGGTGCATTATATGGTGCTCTTCTTGGACATACTATTAGTGATTTAATCGCTGGATATTTTGATTTTGGAATAGAAATCGCTTTAAATATGGCTCTTGGATGTCTTACTGTTTTTGTTTTGGTTTTTATTTATACAAATATTAATGATGAATTAATCAAAACGAAATAACTAGCTTACACTTTCTGTTTCTCTTTGTTCTTCCTCTTCTTCCTCTTCTCCTTCTTCCATGTAAGAGTTCATAATTGCTGAAGTATTGTTCGGATAATCTAATACTTCTGTAATTGTTGAACTGGTTTCACTCATATCTTCTTCCTGTAATCCAACCATATTTTCTGTTTCATTCACATTTTCTGTAGTTACATCACTGTTATTTATATTTCCATCTTCGTTAAAATGGATATGAACATTTGGATAACTGGAAGATGAACTATCTGTTGCTAATAAATTATTATTTATTACAGTATTTCTTAACATATTACTAAGACTTTGAAAAGTATGATTTTCGTTATTTTCGTTATTACTACATATACGATCTTCATTTTTAATGTAATTATTTACAATATTACTATAATTATTTGCATTTTTTAAATGACAATTTGATATATTTTTCTTGTAATTAATTGGAGCTTCAAAATCACAAACACGTGATTCATAACTGTAAGAATGTCCTCCAACCATATGTTCAATCTTTTTTCTTCTACCAAAGAAAGGATTTTTCTTAGTAAAATTATATAACAAAGAATTTACAAATAATGCATTTTCATGTCTTGTGTTATTTGATAGAGAATATATTGATTTATAGTAATACTTCAAATATGGTTTAAATATCGAAATTAAAACATCCTTAGGAAATTTTGAATCAATCCTTATCTGATTATTTTTATGTTTTTTGTTATAATGAAATATCATTTCATCAATACTTTCATAAATATCGTCTTTATCGTCTTCATTTAATTCACAATAGTTTTTAATATTATAATCTCGTAATATTGTTTCGTATTTATCAATGTAATGTCTTAAACTAAAATCGGTCCTATAAAAGTAATAAAATAATTCTGATATTTCAATATTACTCTTTTTTACTGCAAAGTATATATTATATAAATTACATTTTGTAAATGGTAAATTTGTAAAAGGATTTTTACACGGAATTGGTGTGCTATAAAAATCATTTGCTTCTCCTAAGCACTTGTGAACAATTCTATTTAAATCAAATAATGTAAATAAATATTTTCTATTATTTTGTAATATACATATTACATTTTTATCATGTTCATTTAATTCATTCATATACATATCTGTATTTGAACCTATTTTATACTTCTTTAATTTCCACATATATGCCATTTTATTCAATGCATAGTATAATTTTTGCGTTTCTATAAAAGCATTTATGTACTTTTTATAAAGAATATTATTTTCTTGATTTATAAATCCATTATTCTGTATAGATATAAAATGTTCAAACTTATTTTGATAAAAGCCTTCATCAGTTGGTGTTATTAAATGTGAACATATCATATATAAAGCATCATTATTTAAACTATTTGTATTTTCTTGTTTTTCTAATGTTGTTTTCAATATACTATTAAAAGTTATTCTATTATTTTGCATCGATAAGTTACCTTTTTTTAAAAATAAGTGTTTACTTTTAAGCCCTCTTCTCTCAATACGAGGTCTATTTATACGTCTATATCTTTGAGTATTTCTTGTATTGCTTAAACCAACCGAAAACATATTTGATTTATAATTATTTTAATTATTAAATAATTATAATTTTTTATATTTATATCAATTTTTTATTACTCTTCCACTGTTTCCAATACAATATTTGCTGTTTCTGATTCTTCCTTTTCCTTCTTTAGTCTTTCTAATAACATTTCATTGTGCAATTTTACTGACTCTGCGTCAGCCACTTCTCTTGAGTCAAAATCAACGGTTTCTTTTACACCTATCAAATTTCCATCTTCATCAAGTCTTTGAGTTAATACATTCTTATTTTCCTTTGCCTTCTCAATATTTTCTGCAATTGCCTTCTTCTTTGTCTCTCTTACTCTCTCCTCAAACTCCTTCTTTGCCATTTCCTCATTTTTTAGTTTTTCTTTATGCAACGCATTCAATTCGTCCTCCAAATACTCTACTCTTCCTGTCTTATATGCATCTGGATCCCAGGGAACCCAAATTCCTACTGGACCTACAAAAATATCGTGGTTTGGGTCATTCTCACGCAGCTTCTTACTTTTCATTTCTGCTTCATCTTGTGTTGCAAATACACCTCTTATCTTTAGACCACGAACTGATGTTTGAAATGCATGGTCTCTGCTAAATTCTTGGTTCAACTTTTCTTCTTGCTTATCAATAAAATTCTTATAATCATTCTCTATACCACTCTTCTTTAACTTCAACGATTCTTCTTTTACAAAATCGTTAAAATCATCAATTAGCTTCTCTACATTAATTGAGTGTTTATATGCAATAAAATGGATAAAATCAAAATATCTTTCCATTGACTTAGAAAACTCCCATTGTTTAATAAATTGATCAAACAAGTACACTTCTCTTTTTTTTAGTATCTTTTCGGGAGATACAAATGACATACAAGCAAATTTCTGTCCTGCAATTTCGGGGTCTTGGTCTAGCAAATCCACATATTTAGGATTTGTTTCTCCATTAGGCAACTTCTTAGTTTCAAACGACGACATTTAGGATATATACATTTACTTTATCAATATATTTAAGTTATTTGTTGGTTATATATTATCTTTTTTTATTTATATATAATATAATGACTGAATTGTTGGATCTTAACGAGCTTTTAAAACGAGCAATCAAATACTTAATTGAAGGTCTCGCTGTAGCTATTTGTGCTATGCTTATCCCTAAAAAGGCACTTAACATTGAAGAAATTATTATTATTGCATTAACTGCTGCTGCCACATTTAGCATTCTTGATGTATTCATTCCTGCTATGGGTTCCAGTGCACGCAATGGTGCTGGTTTGACACTTGGAAGTGGACTTGTAGGCGGTATTCGCTTTGTTGGAGCTTAAATTATTTAAATAATAAAATTTTTTTATTATTTATATCACTTGTTTATTTCTTCTTCACACTTTTTTTTTTAGTTTTTCCCTTGTTTCTTTTCACTTTTAATTTTTTAGATTTTCTTTTCTTACCACCTGGTTTTTCTATGTCCATACCAACATCATCATCAAATTGCGATTTTCCTATATCACTTGAAGCATGTCTGGTTCGTAGTCGTAACTGTTCCATTTCTTGCATTGAAGGACTACGTGTTATAGTTACTTCAGGATTGTTTTTGCCTTTAGTTGTGTCTACATTAAGTTCAGGTGCAGATACATTAGGTTTTGTTCGTGGTCGGTGTCTTACTGATGATGGTGTATTAAATGGTGTTTCGTCATCTGTTATTGAGACATCTTCTACAAACCCAAGGTTACCAGGAGCAGACTGAGCTTTAGATAGTGGAGAACCAGGTGAAGAAGGAAGAGAAAATGGAGGTTCATAATATCTTATAAAATCACTATGTTGACTACCTGGTTCACGCTCTGTAATACCTTGGTCTGTTGGTGTTTCTAGTGGTTTTACAAAACGTCCTAGAGGAAAAATAGAATCAGGATTTACGGGTAATTTTTCTATATCATCATTACTTACGAAATTTTTATTTCGTTGAAATGTATCTTTAAATTCAACTTTATTTACATTCTGTAATTTTGGTATATATTTTAACTGATATTCTGATTTATCAGTTTTGTCTTTGTCTGTTTTGTCTTTGTCTGACAACCTATCTAAATTAATAATAAGAGGGTGGTTTGGGTCAACACTTTTTTTTTTAGGTATTGGTCCTCCGCCAGTCATTGTATTTCTATCTCTATATATTAGATCAATATAATTAAATCCGTTTCTATACAAAGGTATTATACAACCATAATATACAAAATTATTTATTAATATTTTGATATCATTGTTGTCTTCATATTTATCCTGAAACATAACTCCTCTTCCTTTATAATTCAATATTCTGTCAGTATAATCTTCTCTACATAAAACACCACTAAATTCTTCACTATTCATAAAGCTATCATTATTTAAACCAATCAAATAAGAGACTACATTAGTAAACGCATCGGATATATCTAATATAAATACAAATACTGCCTCCTCTATTTTTTCATTTTCTTCATTCACTTCTTTTGCTGCTGTAAAATAGATACAAATATGACTATCAAAATTATCAATTTCACTATGGATATATTTAATATATTGTGCATAAACATTGTTAAAAATATCATCTCCTATTAAACCTAAATATTGCGAATCATCAATTAAAGTACTTATATCTCGTTCTTCGGTAATACCAAAGTCGAATGCTAAATAATCTTCTTCTATGTCCATTGCATCCTCATCACTTTCATTTTGACTACTTATATTTTCATTATAATCATCCATAAAATTTTGTCTTTTTGTTAACATAATAATACTATCAATTATAAACTTTGCATCAGGGTAATCGTAAGAGTTTCCGCCATTATCAAGGGCTTCAATCAAATAAGTTCTCAAATAATCTTGTATACCAACTGCAATTCCATCATTATTATCAATTACAGTATTTAGTTTGAATAAAAGTTCTTCCATATATATACGTTTATTTGTTGGATTTCCCAATAAACTTACTTTTTTTCTTGAATATCTTTTACTTAGACTATTTGTATTTGCTGTTAAAGTTAAAAGAGCGTCAAATAAATCATATTGGTCATTTTGAATAGTAATTGTATAAATACGAAACGCTAATTTTAGAAAATTATAATTATTATAAATGTCGCCCATAATAATAGGATTAATAATAGTTAATAATTGAAATACCAATAATAATTGATGATGTCTCGTTATGAAATGCACAATATTATTATTATTAGTTCTTGCTACAAGTTTAAATGCGTCATAAGTTTTATTTAAATAATCCAATAAATTATTAAAAATGGATTCTATATGTTCATTAGAAATAATATTATTCATGAATGGCACAAAATTATCATTTCCAGTATCATCTATTAATTTTGGCGTATAATTAATACTATCTCTATTCACAACAAAGCTTGTAGTTGATGAACTTACACTACCTGACGCTTCCCTACAACATAAAACTCTCAAATTCCATTTTTTTTCATATATATCGTTATATAGTTGTTCTGTATGTAATTCAGATATAGCATCATAACACATATTTATCAATATATTCCAAGTGCATTTTTGGCCAGGTTCCATATAACTTCGTATATCTTGTTTTATACGTAGTTGATTTTCTTCAGTTAAAGTATTTATATTTCTATTTTCAGTATTACTAAAATATGTATGTAGTTCTTCATCATTATAAATTCCTTTTAATTGTCTTTTGTTTATTGCAATATCTAAATCTATTGTTGTTCGTTTTTCATCATTTAATTCGGCTTTAAATTTATAACATTTATAAACCCATAATCCAAATGCATTTATATAAATCCGAGATTCGGTATAAGCTTCATTAGCAATAGGGTCCTGTTCAATAGCATTAGGGTCCAATAACATTCCTTCATAATCTGATTTTTTAATCTCAAAAGTCATAGGATTTAATCCAGTATAAATGTTTTGTCCATCATTTTCTGTTATTATTGGTAATTGATCTGTAGTTAAATTCTCAATAAAATAGGCTCTATTGTCAATTAGATTATTACTAAAATCAGTATTAACTATAGATAAATTATTTATTATTGCACGTCCATTTTCCTCTGTGACCCAGTTATTTTCTTCATAAAGCGGGATAGCTTTGTTATTATGTGCATCTGTGTATCCAAGGTGACCAAATCTAGTTCCTAATGCTATTGAATTAAAAAAACAATCTTCATTTGCAATTGTTCTTCTTTGTGCATCTAATTCAGAACCGTGACAGGATAACACAAATATATAACTATAATTCTCATTATCAAAATTTGTTATTGAACTTATATCTATTTGTCTTAACTTAAACCCGACGTCTTTGTCGTGAACGTCTCGTTTATCATTCTCCATATTTTATATAATATAGAAACATTATATAATTATTTATATAAATTTTATATCAAACACATTTGTTAAATATCTAATACTAAGTTCCATAAAAAATTATTTTTTTCTATTTGAAAATTTTTCTATTCTTCTGGTATCTTCATCATATTTCTCTTTTATTCGTTTCTGAAGAGCTAACTTTTCTATATTAATTATTTTTTCAGCTTTTACTACTGTATTTTCATACCTTAATTTTTTTGGTAATAACGCTTGTTCTTTTTTATAATTTTCTATATCTTTATAGTGTTGGTCTATTGCTTCTTTATGAAATTTACTTGGAATTAGGTTTAAATCTAAATCCATGATTCCATTATACCCCTTTACTAAATTAGAACTCATTTTACTATTTGTATATAAAATTGAAGAATAAATATTTTCAATTTTATTTAATAAAATAAGTCAAATTGATAATGGAATTAATTGATTACTATTCAGCGTTTGATAATGTTTGTAAAAATTACAATCTATCAAATAATTTATCAAGATATATTTTTGATTTTGAAATTGAAAATATAAAAAAAAAAATTACTGAAGAAAAAAAAAATAAAGATTCAAAATTTTTACTCATCAAGGTTCTGGAAATAAATGTAAAGATTAAAAAACAATTGCTTTTACAAATTCCAGATCCTCTCCAATATAAAAGAGAATGTATTAGTTTTACAATGCATAAAACAGACCTACCGAACAAAAGCCTTAACATTTATGAAATAAAAGATTTAATAATAGATTTTATAAAATCATTTGATGTAGATTTGAAATTTAGTCACTATTGTTGCGAGGGAAAAGGAGTCATGTTTGAACAAGACAAGTATATTCCTTATTAAATTATAAAAATGTCGCCATTGTTATTTTTAAACATTTTTTAAACAGTAGCGAAATACTCCCAATCTAAATCATTACATACTTTTTTCCATATCATATCCTGTTCTAATTGCTTTTCACGGTCTTTCATCATTGGTATAAAAGGTAAATACTGTGTTTGGTCCAATAAAACACATAATTGATATAAAGTATAAGTATAATTGAAAAAATTGGTTCTGTTTGGAGGACAATGAACTGCCCATGGTTTTTGAATCTCAATAAACAGTACACATAATGTTTCATGCAATTCTTCATTCATTACAGGAGGTTTTACACCGAAAAGAGAATTAATATATTGTATATGCTCAAAATATTTATTAAATCCCAATTTTCGTAATATTTCTCTCATTTTATCGTAATTAATCACCGACATATCAGTAATTCTTTCCTTTTTTATTCTCGCCTTAATAGCATCAATTACTTCTTCGGGTATTTGTGTTGTTTCCTTGGCTTGAAATTGCGACAGGATTTCTTTAAAATGATTTAATCTTATATAAGCGGTATAAGATACTTCATTAGGAGGCTCCTTATTTGTTGGTTTTGAATTATCAACTATATAACTTATAAATTTACCACATTTAATATTGTTACAAATCAAAATACCTTCTTCATCTTGAGGTATTAGTTCACCCTTGTTACAAAATGAACATTCATCTATAGATATTAAATAATCTTGAATATTATTTATTTCATTGGTTACATTTGTCCAATATTTTAAATAAGACTTTTTTGAATTACTATACTTTTCGCTATTTATATTTTCAGACTCTTCATTTTTGGATTTTATCTTAAAAAAAGAATTCAATACCTTTTTATTTTGATTTTCCAAATTTGAATCATTTGATATTTGTTTCTTTTGTTCAAAATAACTAAAAATGTGTTTTGAATTATCTAACAAGTAATTCTTTTTCTCCAATTTTAAGTTTTTTAGTAGCTTATTTATTTCAGTGACACGGTCTTTTATCCTCATAAATTCATCTAATTCGTTTTCTTTTAAAATTTTCACTTTCTCTTTTAATTCTTCCTTTTCTTTCTTTAAATTTGGTATCAATACCTCTTCTATATTATTGAATCTTTCTAACATTTCTGAATGTTTAATGTCGATTGTATATATATTTTGATTCTTATTACCTTTTCGTGAATTTGACATTAAATTAATATTATTATTAGTATTACAAATAATATGGCTTTTATGTTACTTATTCGTCAATATGATAAAAAATCAATATAAATTATTTTATATGAATTGTTATTTGAATGATGAACTCCCAAAAAATATTAAATTAAATAAACAATTATTTCAAAAAATGTTATTCATTACGAATGCTCTGGAACAAGGTTGGACTGTTAAAAAATCAAAAGATTCATATATTTTTACAAAAAAACATGAAAATAAAAAAGAAATATTCCAAGAGAACTATTTAGAAAGTTTCGTCGCAAAAAACTTTTCAACTGATTTTGTTTTACATAATAATGAAGGTGAATAATTCATTTAATTATATTTATTCCAATAATCTTGAAATTGACTCATATCACCTACAAATATATTCTCTTTTACACTTTCAAATTCGGGTTTATTTATTAAAAAATAAAATTTGTCCATATGTTTATAACACGCATCTCCGTCTAAAATATTAATAAAATATACATTTTTATGTAAATATTCATATTTTGATAAATATTGCAATTGATTTGACATAAAATGATAAATATTTCTCATATATCTTGTTTGTGCACCACCTATATGACATATTGTTTTCAAATTGAAATAATAATCTTCTTTATTATTTTCTAAATAACCGTCAAAATTCTCTGTCCATTCAAAACCATCGATATTTTTTAAGGGAAAATTTACATCATATAGTTTTTTAGTATTAATATGGATACGCTTACTAGTTTTTACACATTCTTTGTTTGTTATATTTTCTATTAATTTCCTCTGATATTTCTCACATTCATTTTGTTTTCCATCTTTATACCAAATTTGATTTTGTCTCCATATTTTTGTTTGGAATTTTGATGGTGTTATATAAAATTTATTATTTAACGATAAACCGCAGAGTAGTTTTATCATACCTATTAATAACACATATTTCATTATTTTATGTTACATTGACTTTTTATTTTAATCGCTGATATTTTCTAAATATATATGGCAGCATGAAGAGTTTTTATTTTTTTATTTATATTCAATCTATGATTTTTTAAGGTCATTATAAAATCATATTCAAACGCATACATGGATTGTATTACAACTTATTTATTTAGGAAAAATATAATTTTATTTTTTGTGTTTTTTCCAAATTTTTTTCTTTTCCTATAATATAGCTAAGAATGGCTGGTGGACTTATGCAACTCGTCGCCTATGGCGCACAAGACGTGTTCCTCACAGGAACCCCCGAAATTACCTTCTGGAAGGTGTCTTACAGACGCCACACTAACTTTGCCATGGAGAGCATTGAGCAAACTTTCTCTGGACAAGCTGACTTCGGCCGCCGTGTTACTTGCACAATCAGCAGAAACGGTGATCTTGCTTACCGCACTTACCTTCAAGTCACTCTTCCCCAAATTGACCAAGACATGCACTCCACCAACAGAGTCCATGCCCGTTGGTTAGATTTCCCCGGTGAGCAATTGATTGCTCAAGTTGAGGTTGAGATCGGTGGACAACGCATCGACCGTCAATACGGTGACTGGATGCACATCTGGAACCAAGTTACTCTCTCCAAGGAGCAACAAGATGGTTACTACAAGATGGTCGGTAACACCACACAATTAACATACATCACTGACCCCGCTTTCGCTAACGTATCTGGACCCTGCGCTGCCGAGGGTGGACCCGCCCAAGTATGCGCTCCCCGCAACGCCCTCCCCGAGACCACCCTTTACGTACCCCTTCAATTCTGGTTCTGCCGCAACCCTGGTCTTGCCCTTCCCCTTATCGCCCTCCAATACCACGAGGTCAAGATTAACATTGACTTCCGCCCCATTGGTGAGTGCCTCTGGGCCGTAAAGGACCTTACTGCCCTCAATGGCACACAATCCGTAAGCACTGCTTACCAACAATCCCTTGTAGCCGCTTCCTTGTATGTTGACTACATCTTCCTTGACACCGATGAGCGCCGCAAGATGGCACAAAACCCCCACGAATACTTGATCGAGCAAGTACAATTCACTGGTGACGAATCTGTTGGTTCCTCTTCCAACAAGATTAAGTTGAACTTCAACCACCCCTGTAAGGAGTTGGTATGGGTTGTCCAACCTGATGCCAACGTAGATTACTGCGCTTCTCTTGAGGGCGGTGAGACTCTTTACAAGACCCTTGGTGCCCAACCCTTCAACTACACTGATGCCATTGATGCCCTCCCCAATGCCGTCCATGCCTTCGGCTCTGCTGATGCCACATCTGGAACTGAGGCTTTCCTTAACTCCACTGGTCTTTTCGAGACTGACCGTGCCCCTGGCACTGATGCTGCTACTGATGCTAATGCTGGCGCCACAGCATGGGATGGTTCTGCCGTCCATGGTTCTGCTCTCTCTGATGCCGGAACATTCGTTCTTGCCGAGACTGCCCTTGACATGCACTGCTGGGGTGAGAACCCTGTTGTAACTGCCAAGTTGCAACTCAACGGCCAAGACCGCTTCTCCGAGCGTGAGGGTTCCTACTTCGACGTTGTCCAACCCTACCAACACCACACTCGCTCCCCCGACACTGGTATCAACGTATACTCCTTTGCTCTCCGCCCTGAGGAACACCAACCCTCTGGCAGCTGCAACTTCTCCAGAATTGACAACGCTGTCCTTCAACTTGTCCTTTCTTCCAGCACTGTATCTGGCACCAACACCGCCAAGGTCCGTGTATACGCTGTTAACTACAACGTGCTCCGTGTAATGAGTGGCATGGCTGGCCCCGCCTACAGCAACTAAGTTGCCTAATCCCATCCACCTATAAAAATATCATAAAATCATAAAAATTTAAATATTTAATATTTATTAAATATTTATGGATTTTTAAATTCACCTACTTGAATTACTTTATCATACAACTCCTTGTATTCAACCGAATCTTCTTTATAACTTGATAACTTTGTTAGATCTTCTAATGCTGTTCCTTCTATTATTATATCTTTCTTTAATTCATCCAGTATTTTTTTATTAGATAACAATTCATTCACCATTTTTCTATCATCATCATACCTACTACTTTCTACCTTTTTAGATAAATAAAACATTGTAACTTGTAATAATGGTTCATTTCTTATTACTCTATTAAATAATACTTGATTTTCGTTACATAATCTATTTACACAATAATTTGTCAAATCTTTACTTATTCTATAATTATTTTGATACCACATTACTGAATGAGCAAGATACAAATTTGATAATATATCTGCCATATCAGAAGACATCATTTGTTCTGATTTTAGTTTACTTCCTTTTAATGCAACTATATTTGATAAAGCTGCAAAATGCAGTGTTTGTTCTTCTAATTTCGTAAAATAACCATAACCTGTTATACTTCTTCCATAAAGACTCAAACTATGTTTTACTATAAGTTTTATGTATGTTTCAAATTTAATTTCATTATTTGTCAACATTGAATCCAATATTGGATATATATAAGGATGACTTTTATTAAGTCCTTGTCCAAATATTATTAAATTCTTTGTTAGAGTGTTGCTTCCTTCTACTGTGATTCCTATTGGAGCAGCCTTATAAAATTTTTCTAGAAAATTATTGTTTCCTAAGCATATTGCACTACCTGCATTAATATCCATTCCTTCATTTAATACTTCTCTTGCCCTATCGGTTGTTTGTTGTTTCATAATAGCTGATAAAACTGCTGGTTTTTCATTACTATCTAATATATTATTTGTTAATGCTACACTGCAATGGATTAACCAAGTATTATACAACATATTTACTAATTTTCTTTGCACCCCTTCCATTTTTATTAATGGAAGTTTAAATTGTTTACGATGTTTTGCATATTCTGTTACACCTACCATCGCTGTATTTGACGATGCTTTGGCTGTTGCTGGTAAACATATTCCTCTTCCTGCTGCCAAACATTCCATTAACATTTTCCAACCACTTCCTATATTTTTCTCACCACCTATTACATTTTCTACGGGTATTTTTAGTTCACCTTTTAAGGTTCCATTTGGAAATCCTGTATTTAATGGATTATGGTGTGTTTCTTGAATTAATCCTGGATGGTTATTCTCTATTAGTGCTACAGTTACACCTTCTTTTCCTTCACTTAATAAACCATCATTATCTCTTACATTAAAAGCCAATCCTATTAAATTTGCTATTGGACCTAGTGTTATATATCTTTTATTTATCTTCAAAGAAATCATCTTTTTATCACCTTCCATTATTACATCTCCACTATCTATACTTCCTGTTGCGTCTGAACCATTATTTGGACCTGTCAAACCAAAACATGGTATATATTCTCCTGTTGCTAACTTTGGTAAGTATTTATCTCTTTGTTCATTCGTTCCATACTGTTGCAATAATTCTGCAGGACCAAGTGAATTTGGAACCATAATAGTTACTCCTAATGCAGGATTATAAGAAGAAATTTTACATAACACTGATGATAACTCACTTACTGATAAATCTAATCCACCGTATTTTTCTTTAATGATAAAAGATAAAAACTTATTTTTACCTATATAATAAAATATTTCATTATAAGGACCTGATGGGTATATTTCTTGATAATTTCCATACTTTTTTAATAACTTTTCTACTTCCTGATTTACTAATTTTTTTTCATTCATTTGATATTTTGGATACTTTACTTTCCCCATAAATATTCCTCGATCTAAGGATGTAGTCCCACTTCTTAATGCAATTAGCTCTGTATCTGATATACGAGGTATTAACTTTTTGGTCAAACCAAAAAGTTTTTTGTACATATAAATAATTTAATAAATTTTTCTTAAATTATTTTTGTTTTGATATATTTAAAATTTACGTTTATAAAAAAAATATATGATAAAAATATTTCTAATTCTTAGTTTCATTTCATTATTTAATTTTAAATATAAAAACAAACAATTTTCACTTTTAAATGAATTAAACCAACATAATGATCATAGCAATCAAAATAAAACTAAAGATATTTTTTTCTTACCTATTGATTTTGAATCCATGATAGAAGATTTTGATTCAAGAGCTATTGAAAATCTTATTCATAAACTTCCCAAGGCTCCTGAAACTGAAGGTGAAATTATAGATGATAGTTTTGAAGGATTCTTGAGAAGAGAATTTTTGTTACTCGCTCCATCAAGCAAAAAAATTAATTTTCAAACCTTTTATTTTTGGAGAAAAAAAGCTGGCATTATACTAACAGAAGAAGAAGTTGAACAAATTTACTACACTATTGTTGAAAAAGATAATTTATGTGGTTTAATGGACTTTATTACTATTAATAAAATTATAGATGAAGAAAATAATGGTTCATTTTAATCTACATCATCTTCAGAATAAGCAAAATATTCTGCATTTCTTACGTTAAATATACCATTATTTGATACATCACGCACTATAGATGCATAACTTGGAGGCGGAACATTATTCATATATGTATTTAATGATACATCATCTACTTGAAAATCAAAAAAATCATTGTAAAATAATCTACTTGTTTCTTGCAATCTTTCTTGTAAATTACCATAATACCAGTTTGAAACATTATCTTCATCTAAACTAAATGTGTTATAAAATGGTGGAAAAAATGGATTACTATTATCATTATTATTGTTATTAGTATTTACAGGACGAGTGAAATAGACATTTCGGCATAACGGACATTCATCTTTTTTTATTGCATTTACTATTAAACATGACAGACAAAACCCGTGACCACATTTTGTAACTGCATAATTAATTTTATTATTTGAGTTATCAGTTTCATATTCGTTCATACAAATCGGACATGTATTTTCTTCATTATACATTTATATCTTAATTAATATTATAATATGCAAATACATTATTATTTAGGATTTTTATTGTTAACTTTTATTTCTTCTTTTTCATCTAATGCAAATAAAGATATTACATTAAACACAAAAAATTCGCTTCTAATTCGTGGACAAATTAACGACCAAACCGCCACTGACCTTATTTTTGAAATTAATAAACGTCAAAATAAGAAAAAACTTTATCTTTATCTTGATACCAATGGCGGTTCAGTTGATGCTGGTAATAAAATCATTAATGAAATTCAAAAGTATAATATTAGCTGTGTTGCTAGTAAAGCTATTAGTATGGGATTTGTTATTTTACAATCTTGTCATAAAAGATTCGTTACTCCTATGGCTACACTTATGCAACATCAAATGAGCTATGGTATTTCTAATGAAAAAGAAAAAGTTGAAAGTTACGTCAAGTTTATTGGTCAAATTGGAAAACATTTAGAAGACATGCAGGCTAAACGAATTGGAATTAATCCATATGAATTTAAAATTAGAACTTTTAATGATTGGTGGTTATTTGGAGAAAACATTATTAAAGAAAATTGTGCTGATAATATTGTAAATGTTAAATGTTCTACTACTCTTACTAACCAAACATATAATATTGAATATGGACCTATTACTTATGTTTTTTCAAAATGCCCTCTTATTACTGGACCCATTGAAACTAAAAAAGATAAAAACAGTAAAAGTAGTATTTTTTACATATAATTCATTTATAAACTTCATTATATTCGTATAATATAATGAATTTAAGGATTGGTGTATTAGGTTCAACCAATGGAACTTCTTTACAACCTATCATTGATGCCATAGAAACTACACAATTACAAGCTAATATTGCGGTTGTTATCTCTAATAAACATGATTCTGGTATTCTTAATAAAGCTATCAAACATCAAATCCCATATAAATATGTCAATCCTATTCAAGAAAATGGAAAGAAGAAAAATAGAGAAAATTTTGATAATGAAGTCACTAACATTTTACAAGAACATAATGTTGAACTTGTCATTATGATTGGATATATGCGTATTGTTTCAAAACAATTTACAGATACTTGGAAAAATAAATGTCTCAATGTTCATCCATCTCTTCTTCCTGAATTTGCAAAAGGAATGGACATGGTTGTGCATTCTGCTGTATTACAATCTGGTAAAAAAGTTACGGGTTGCACTGTTCATTATGTTACAGAAGAACTTGATGGAGGACCTATTTTATGTCAAGAAAAATGCGATGTTAGCACTGATGATACTGCAGAATCTCTTAAAAAAAAGGTTCAAACATTAGAAGGAAAAGCACTTATATTTTCTATTAATACTATTCAGTTATCAATAAATAATTAATGTATCCCAACGAACAAATTGGACTCAAGTATACCAATGTGTAAATATAGTAAATACAATACGTTTTTACATCAATATTTTTCTTAATCAAATTATAATACAATAATATTATGTTTATTAGTGCATATATTCTGTAATCAATAAAAAGCAATTGATAATTAAACAATTGTAATAGTCCTATTACACGATAAATATTTGGGAAAAAAGTTATTATTATTCCTTTTAAGCTTTCACCTCTTAATTCTGAACATAATGATTTTGAATCAACATCATATTCAGAATCACAATATTGAAATCCTAGCATCCATCTAATTGTATTCGCATCTTTAATTTCATCTACCTTATGATATGTTTGCGTTCCTTTAAAAAAGATTGTATCTCCCAAATCTAAATCTAATTTTTCTATCTCATGTTTATCATTTATATAACAAAATGGTGGAATTTCTCCGTTTGCCTTAATTAATGTTAGTGTTCTATAACAATTGGGAGGTTCTGTATCATAATGCCAAGCAAACGATGCATGTTGTCCTTCATATCTTAACAAAACTATCTTAAAATCGGATTGACCCCAATATAATCTTTTATCTATTTTATTTTCTATTTTTGATTTCAATATATTACCTATTTCAAATAATCTTTTCTTATCGGATTCAGAAAAATCTTTATAGTATACTGAACTTTTCTTAGAATATAAACCTCCAGTCAAACCTGATATATGCTTGTTATAAGTATTTATTCCATTTCCTTCCAATGAATCAAAATTAAATTCTCTATTTTCTAATATTAATTTTTCTTTCTTTTCAACCTTTAATAACTTTTTGAAAACTTTGATGTATGGTATTTTTTTATAATTATATCTACAATTTTGTAAATGATGTAATACTCGTCTGTCTATTTTTTCTTTCCATAATTGGTTTATATCCAAAATATCTACCAATATTAATAAAATTAAATTAGTTATTTCCAACATTAATATTATATAAAAAATAATTTTTATATAATTTATTCTACATCTTCAAACCATTCCTTTGGCTTTACTTTTGTTTTTCCGCCATACATCACTCCATAATTGTTTTGCACCATCCAATCACATATATTTTCTTCTCCCAAATAAACATCAGCTAAAACTCTTCCGTATTTCTCACTTTCTACATTCTTTAAAACTACTATTTTATTTAAAATCTTTTGTGATAATGCATCTCTCGCTATTATTGCATGCTTTTTTTCATTTTCATGCTTTGTTCTTAATTCCGGTGTATCTATTCCACTTAATCTTACTGAAAATCTATATATTGGGTATTTCTCATATGGCTTTGCTGCCACCGTTATAGAATCACCATCGTATACTTTTATTACCTTTCCCACCTTTATGTCTGGTTGAAAAGGTATTGCTTCGTCCCAACCTATTCCTTTGAAAGTTTCTTCCAAATCTTCCATTGTAGTATTCATAGATTTTTTTGATAAGCAACACAACATATTTTATTTATTCTTTTCTGTTTATATTCATTTTATTATTTCAAAATCGTTGGTATTAAATAAAACAAATCATTTATTAATTTATATGCAAATTAATAATGTTGATATTTGTTGTGGACTCGCATGGGGTGATGAAGCTAAAGGTAAGATTGTAACACAACTTATTAAAAATAAAAAATATGATTTTGTATGTCGTTGGAGCGGAGGAAGTAATGCAGGACATACTGTCTATTTTAACGGAAAAAAATTTCATAGTCATATTATTCCATCTGGCATTTTCTTAGGTATTAAGTCCTTTATCGGACCTGATTGTTATATTAACGAAAAGGATTTTCTACAAGAAATTCAAGTATTGCAAGAAAATGGCTTTGATACCACCAATATCTTTATTTCTCCTTATGCTCATGTTGTCACTGATTTACACAAGGAAATTGATGTGAATACTTATAAAAAAGAACAAGGATCCACTGGAAAAGGTATTGCTCTATGTGCTAAAGACAAATTTGCAAGAATTGGTATTTTAGTAAAAGATTTGAAAGAAAGTGAATTAACAAAATACATATATACTGACAAACTATTTGGTGATATTTTATGTGAAGGTGCACAGGGTTTTTGGTTAGACATTAACCATGGTAATTATCCATTTGTTACTTCTTCTTATACATTACCATATTCCGCATGTTCTTTAGGATTTCCACCACAAAAAATTAGAAAAATTTACGGTGCTGCTAAGGTTTATGATACAAGAGTTGGTGTTGACCCTGATTTCAAAGACGATTTATTAAATGATAATACTTTAAATAAAATTGCTGAAGTTGGAAAAGAATTTGGCACTACTACTGGTAGAGCAAGAAAAGTTAATTGGTTAAATATGAATAAATTAATTGATGCTATCAATATTTCTGGTTCTACTGATGTTATTATTTCAAAGATTGATGTTCTTGATACCGTTGGAGTTTTCAAATATATATGGAATGACAATATTATGAAATGTAACGACATTTTAGAATTACAAAACGTAATTACTGTTAGTATTTACAAATATTGCAAATTAGTTGAAAACATTATATTCTCAGATAATCCTGAATCTGTTGATTTTTGCTAATAAATTATACAGTAAATATTGATCTAATTTTGGGGTTATTTGTTACTTCATCTAATTCGTGTATACCTGACTGCTCATTATAATCATCGTAATTTAGTGTTATATTATTATTCATTGCAAATACTGTTACAGGACTTCTTGTTATTTTTTTTAAAGTATCTTGAAATGATATTACTGTTTCTAATTCTGAGCCAGTTTTTTTACCTTTTATTGAATATATATGACTTCTTCCTACTGCAATTATATGTAAACCTGTGTGAATATTTTTCATAATGACTTCAGGCCAATCAGTATTTGCTTGATAATTTCTTTTCAATTCATCATAGTTTGTATTATCTACTTCTGTTTTATCTAAAGCTATATGTTTCTTTCCAAACTGTTCCTTTATTTCATCCAATTGGTTTTCACCTTCAATAAAATAGTAAGCATTGTTTAATATTTCTTGCAATTCCTCATTTAAATTTGGATACAACTTAATTATTAAATCAAATGCTAAATCCCCATGGTGTTCATCCCCAAACACTATATACCCTCCATGCTGATTACGCTTAATTGTTTTCGCTAAACTTGATAAATCATTAATTATTTTTGGTTCAATCTCTGACTCACTTTTCTCTTCCATTTCAGCCATTGACTCTAAATCTAATGCCTCTTGTAATATTTCTCTAGTTGATAAATTCGTTAACGATTTTTTAAATATTTTTTTTCTAAGTGTCGGTTTCGGTGATTTTGTTGTTTTCATTCTTTTAGACTTTCTTTTATTACTTGCTTTTCCCTTTCCATATTTCTTTACAGTTTTATTTATTTTCATTTATATTATTAATATATTTTTTGGTGTTTTTTGTAGTCATAGTAAAGGACTACAAAAAACGCCGAAAAAACGCCGAAAATATATGTTGCATATATCAAACGTTATATGCAACAAAATAATTTTTGTTTGGTATTAATTACACTGCAAAATATTAAATGACTACATAGGACTACAAAAAAACGCCAAGTTTAAATATATTAATTCTTTAAGTATCAATTTCAATTTATTATATTAAGTGTGAAAAAAACTCAGAAAGAAGTCGATCGACTTTTTAAAAATGGACAAAAATAAATGTCCAATTTTAAAAAATCTAAAAAAGAATTTTGAAAAAGTGTGTAAAAAAGTCACCTCAGACTGAAATGCAGTAAATACAAAAAAAATAATTCAATTAATGACTGCATGATTTTTTATTCTTTATTTAAAAAAGGATTTAGGCATTTTTTTATGTAGCATTTATAAGCACGAAATGCTACATAAAAAAATGCCAAAAAATGCCAATAAATTTTATTGTCAAAAATGTGACTTTTCATGCAGTAAAAAAAGTAATTTTGAACAACATTGTAAAACGATAAAACATAATGCTACAAAATGCTACAATGATGCTACAACAAAAAATGCCAACTATATATGCAGTTGTGGTAGACAATATAAACAACATTCCAGTTATTATCGTCACATTAAAATTTGCAAATTTGCAGATAACTCTATAGATGAAGTAAAAACTACACATGATGACTATGATACTAATGGAATTATGCATATATTAAAACAAAACGAGGAATTTAAAGAATTATTAATTGAACAAAATAAACTTATGGTAAATCAACAAACTGAAAATCAGACTTTACAAAAACAATTAATAGAAGCAGTAAAAGTAAGTAACGTGACAAACAATAATATTATTAATAATAATAATAATCAAAAGTTTAATTTAAATTTCTTTTTAAACACAACCTGCAAAGATGCAATGAATATGTCAGAATTTATTGAAAATATCAACATAGATTTACATGAACTGGAAGATATAGGTAGACAAGGATATGTAACAGGAATGACAAATATGATATTGTCCCGAATTAAAGACATGGATGTAACTAAGCGACCACTACATTGCACGGATTTGAAAAGAGAAACGATGTATATAAAAGAAAACGATGAATGGAGTAAAGAAACCCCTGATAATATTAGATTGCGTAATATGATAAAAATAGTCGGAAATAATAACATGACAGCATTACCAGCATGGAGAGAGAAACACCCAGAATGTCAAATAAGTGAACATCCACAATATGAATTTTGTATTGATATGATGAGAAACATATTAGGTGATGTAGGAGAGGATCAAAAGAAGTTGGAAAATAAAGTGATAAAAAATTTATCACGTCATTTATTAGTAAATAAAGGTTTATAGTCCACTACAAGTGGGGTTACCTAAAAAGAAATGATAATGGCTAAATTCTTTTCCAAGTTGTTCAAGTTTATAGAAATAATAATCACCCATACCAATGACAAGAATAAAAGGGAGTAAATACAAAACAGCTTTTTCAGCCATTAAAATCTTGTCGTTGGTTTCAGAGTTGATTTTTCTACGATTATAATTATATAATCTTTGAGTGTTTGTAATATATAAAATAAATAAAAGTGAAAAGAAAGCAGTATTCCAACCAAGACGAGTCTTAGAAGAGAATAAGAAAATAGCATAAATCAATACAGCATAAATCATACTATCAAAACAATTGCCATTAGACCAATCAACAGGGTGAAGTTCTCTATCATTTTTATCAAAATTAAAACCGCCTTCTAACATAATAAAAATAAAAATAAGTCCAATACCTATTAAATGCTTTCCATAAATGTTAGAACTAAGAAAACGTTGTGTGCTGCAAGAAAAAATTTGAGTAACATATCCACCAGCAACAACTAGAAACGCAACAAAAATGAATGATATTTTTGATATATTACTAGTAAGTTGTTCTCCTTCTAAACTGTCCAATATAACTTCAGATTCTTTTTTTGTATCTTCAATTTCTTTCATTATATATAAATTATATATATTTTATAGAAAAAACCGCATAAATAGAAATAATTAAAAAAATCATATTATGTATTGTGTTTCTAATTTACATACTCAAAATGAATTATTAATGAATGCATTAAATGAATTTTATCAAAATGAAAAAAATGTAGAGATAATCATGAAAATAGTTAATGGAGAATCCAAATTATCTTTACGAATAGTAGATTGGTTTGTAACGAATTATGCGAAGAAATATTATACCCATTATGAAATGCCAAATGCTTATTCACGGTTTAAAGTTTATCATGATTATAAATTAAAATTAAAAGCATATTCCAAGAAAAGATTTGATCCTTTTTGTCGTTGGGAAAGAATCACAATACCATTTGGAAACAAGCATATGGAAACAACATTAGGACAATTGAATTTTTTTAAATGGGCAATAGAAAATGGAGTAATCAATTATATTGAGAATAATTATCAAGCGATAGAAGCAGATATGAATAGTCGTAATAGCACAGCTAAAAAGAAGGATTTATCAGATACAAATGAAAATGCAAAGACAAGAAAGAAGCGTGAGGAACTATCAGTATCAGCAGTAAAATGCATTAAAAAAGAAACTGTAAAAATAGTAGTAAAATTTGATTTATAGAGTGCGTATTATATTTTATTAATAAATGATTGAATAGATTTCATCCATTTATAACCAATTTCGTCTTCATTTTTTAAATCATATACAGCATCTTTATCAGTGTCAATTCTAAAAACTTCTACATTAGTCTTATTATTTAATAACCAGTTGTCATGGTAATCTTTGCATGTTTTTAAATATTCGTAACTAATGCCATCTTCACCATCTCTATTTCTCTTTTTAACACGTTGTAGACAAACATTAGGCGATGCATCAATATATATAACAGCATCTAGGTTCATGTCTTGTTTTCTGGTATTATAGAAATGTTCGTATATTTGATATTCAACCTCCTCCATATTATTACTGTCTTTTAGCATTTTGGCAAATACATTATTATCCGCTTCAAGTGAACGTTCGCAAATAATAATTTTACAATTAGGATTGTTTTTAATAGTATCAGCTAACTTTGCAGTTCTTGTAGAATAAGCCATAACTTGAAAAGCAAATGAAAACTTTTGTGTATTGTTATAAAATTTTTCTAATATAGTTTCTCCATTTTTATCGGAAATGGTTTTCCAAATATCAACAGGCTCTCTTAAGAAGATAATGGATTCTTTATCATCATTTTCAAGTTGTAAATTATAATATTTTTCTAAGTTGTCAATAATAGTTGTCTTTCCTGAACCGATATTCCCCTCAATTGAAACAATAATTGGTTTTTTATCTGCATTTTTGGTTTCATATTTAGGTTCAGCAACATTTGTTTGCATCTTGTCTAAATAACTATATACTAATGATATATTAATGTTGTATTACTATTTAAAAATAACATTTTATAAAAATCAATTTTTTACACCTTTGGAAATTAAAAACGTCGATTTTATAGATAGTTTTTCTTTATTTTTATGGGCGTTCATAAACTCCTTTAAATATAGTCTTAAATTTTCAAATATGTATAAAATTGAATTGAAAAAATTATTATAATTATATTACAACAAATATAATTATTATAACAACTTGAATTATGACAACAACTTTCACAGTTTTAACTGAAGAACTACCAAATATCGATGAAATTCGATTGATGTTGAATTTGGTAGGTAAACAAATAGATGACTCAATAACTAACAACTCTATTATTCCAAATATAGTTACCGATAACGAAGGTAAAAGGTTGTTTAAAGGAGTATGGCATTTAAACGTAAATAATTTATATATTACAATCCACTTATTCAAAGGTAAGACGTCTTGTGTTGATTATATGTTATTTAATGGAGATGTTGATTTGACGACTGGAGATGCTAGTAATGCATTAGTTATCTTAGAATCTACAAAAACAACTGATAATGCTTCAAGAAATACAGCAGTGCTTCAAAGAATTACGAAATTTACAACATTTGATACCATGTATCCAAGTTTTAAGGGCATAAAAGTTATGTTTTATAATAGTATTTGGAAAGATAACCCTACACTAACAGCAATGTTAGGTATGAGATTAATGGCAACCTTAAATATCAATATATATTCACAATGTAAAGGTAATCTTACTAATATTCGAGAAAAATATAACATAGCACCATATGAGTGTTGTGATGATATTATTAAATCTAAAAACGCTATACCAGAAAAAGAAGGCAATACCAGTATTCGTTTATACCGTGAAGATAACGATATTTATATATCATTAAAATTAGATAAGGGAAATGGTAACTTTTCGGGAGTAATTTCACATGATCCAAATGTAGGTTTCCTTTCTGCAATTATAAACGCGTTTGAAAAGGTAACAGAACAACCAAATCATAACAAATATATTATTAAAAATCATAATATTAAACAAAAATATTTTGATAAGTGCCCTAAGTCAAAACTATGGTATTCAATTCATAATAAAAATATAGTATTTGAAGATTGTGATATTAAACAAAGACCTGAATTACCCAACAAATATTTTATACTTGAAAGTGAAATGACTGAAAAACTAGCAACCATTTTATATGATTATGTATCACCAAATAAAACTATATTCTCCAATCATGGTGGTTGTGCTTTAACATATATTGAAGGACATAATGGAAACACTTACATGGTAGGACAAAAAATGCCAAGACCAGATATTGTATTCAGGAATGATGAACTTAAAGAAATAGAGGTCATTGAAGGAAAACTAGAAAAAGAACTTAGTAAAGGTATAAAACAATTATCTGATACACATTTAGAAGGATTTATAGGAATACTAAAAAAAATATATCCTGATTACACTATTAAAAAAGGATTATGTATTACAATAAACAATATTAATAACATAAATAAGTATGAAGACAACGAATTTCCTATATTATTTGCCCTTGATAACGAAGGATTATTTAGTTATCGTCCTCTAGTGAGGTAATACGTTCTTTACAAATTTCAAAATATTTTGTATCCATTTCAAAACCAATATATTTCCTATTATTTTTTATGCATGCAATAGCAGTAGTGCCTGAACCCATACAATTATCAAGTACTATTTCGTTTTCATTAGAGAACGTTTTTATTAAATACTCTATTAGCAATAGAGGTTTCTGTGTTGGGTGTTTTACTTTACCTTCATTATTAAACTTTAAAATACTACGTGGATAATTTGTTGTTGTCTGAACATAATCATTTTGAGTTTTTCGTCCTTTTCTATGCTCAGTTGTTCCAGTTTTACCTTTCATTTTAATATTACAATCAATAGTTCCTTGAGGATTATATGTCATACGATTATTTGAATTTTTTGTAGTTTTTCCATATGTAAATATAAGTATATCTTCATGTTCACACAACACTTTGTATGGTGCCTGCGCAAATCCGCCTGGTTTTGATTTTTGCCATACTAAAGAATACTTAAACATTTTATAATTTGATGCTACTAATCTAGATGTAAATGGTTGTTGTCCAAACAATATTATTGTTCCATTGTCTTTCAATATATTATTATATAATTTCCATAACTTATCAATATCAATAGGGGTATCCCATTTACATTCTGTAAGACCATAAGGTAAATCACAACATATTAAATCAATAGATTTTGATGGAATCTTTTTCATACCTTCCAAACAACAAATATTTGAAATATAACCTTGTGGAGTTGTCATAGTTAGATTATCATTATCAATAACAGATACTTCTTCATTAATAGTTGTGCGTTCCAAAATATGAATATATTCATAAACAACAACACTATTTTGTGTGTTATTACATTTAAATCGTCTAACTTCTTTTTTTTGGTTAGTGTAAGTTCCATATTTTTCAAATATTTTCTTAATATCTCCTTCCTTCATTATTCCTTCATTATTATAACTTAATAAGATAACCTTTGCATTGGAGTTCTGAATTATATAATCAAGTTCATTAATAACACTACTTTTTATACACCAATTAGATTTTGTAGTGTTTTTTTTAGTTCCTGTTTTATTATCTTTTATATCAGGATTATCATATTTTGATATAGTCTCTAATACGTGATAGTATGTGCCATAATCTCTCTCATTATATGGAGGATCTAAATACATAAAGTCACAATTTTTCACATTTTCAACTATATCCCGTATATCAGAATTATACGTTTTATTATTTAAATTATCAATTGGACATAATAATTTTTTATGGATTTCTATATCCAATGTTAATGTTTTAAGAGCACGACTATCCCATTCTTTTAGGAAAGCACCATATGTGCCAGGAATATTTGAATATAATGATGTAGTCTCTATCAAAATTGCTATTAAATGGATATATTCTTTTTGTGTTATTTGTTTTGATTTATACCATTCTTCTATTTGACATCGTATACCATCAATTATTTCGGCATTCTCATTAGTAAAATACTTCCTTTCATATTTACACGAGGAATTAGGCGAATAATTTTCATAAATGAACCCCTTTTTTTTACAAGTATTTAGATGTTTTAGAACACATTCAATATTCATTTTTAGACCTTTAAACGTTAAATCCGTTAATGTTATATTATTTCTTGAAAAGCATAATTTATACGAATAGTCATTTATATCATTTGATGTAACAGTGTATCCTTTTTGGTTAAAGTATTGTGTAACACTACCAGTGCCTCCAAAACCATCAAATAATGTTGGTTTTAATTTATCTTTGTAATTATCTAATACGGATTCAATAAATTCTAGATGGTCTGTTTTATTTCCTAGATAACGCATTGTCTTGATTTGTTCCATCGTATTTGTAATATTATTATCAGTATTATTTAAAATCAATTTTTTATTAAGTATATTTACGTTAAGTCGGGGTTTTTAATTCCCAAAGGTGTAAAAATATATAATTAAATATTATACTTCTAATGATAATTATAATAACAGTAATAATATTATTTTTTATTTTAAGAACAATAATAACATTGGGGTTATTATTTTATTACGAATTAACAGGAAAAGAAGATTTTACAAATATTTTAATTAATGAACCAGAAGAAATAAAAGAAAAAAAAGTGTCATTGAATATTTTTCAAACATGGTCAACATTAAATTTACCACCAAAAATGAAGAAATCCGTGGATTATGTAAAACATCAAAATCCTGAGTTTAAACATTATTTGTATGATGACCAAATGTGTGGAGAATTTATCAAAAACAATTTTCATGAAGATGTATACAAGGCATTTAACAAATTAAAACCAGGTGCATATAAAGCAGATTTATGGAGATATTGTGTTCTTTACATACATGGTGGTATATATATGGATATAAAGTTCCAGCCGATTCAAGGTTTTAAACTAATATCAATAATAGATCAAGAACATTTTGTTAGAGATCTAACAGAGAGCGGTAATGGAATTTATAATGCATTTATGATAAGTTATCCAAAAAATCCAAAGTTATTAGAAGCAATTAAAAAGATAGTAACGAACACACAAAATAATTATTATGGAGAAGGTCCATTAAGCCCAACAGGCCCAGTTTTATTGAAAAGTATCTTTCCAACTACATTAAACTCTAATGTAAACATGGATATTGGAGAACACAATGGCAATTTAGCTATTTTTCATAAGAAAACGCCTATTTTAATTTGTTATAAAGGTTATAGAGAAGAACAAAATAAGGAAAAAAATAACAAACCATACTCATATCTTTGGCATAACAAGGATATATATTTATAAATACGGTTATGTGTTAAAAAGCATTATAATTTATACAAATAGTATATATGTTTGTATTAATTTCAATTGTCATACTCATTTTTTTAATCCTATTCAGATATCTAAAAAAGCTCTTGGAGAACCTTGGTTCAGAAAATGAAAAAATACCCCGAATTTTGATACAAACTTGGAAAACTAATAAACTCCCAGAAAAATGTGAGAAATTCGTAGATGAATTAAAAAGACTTCACCCTGATTATAATTATAAGTTTTTCACCGATAATGATATATATCAATTCTTAAAAGATAATTATGAAGAATACTTGAAAACGTATGATAAATTACCATTGACAATTCAAAAAATAGATTTTTTTAGATACATTGCAATTTATCATTTTGGAGGAATATACTTAGATTTAGATATGGAATGTAAGAAGAATATGAATTCAATGTTGACACACAATTCAGTATTTCCAGTTGACGAATATATAAATCACATTAACGGAAAAAAACCAAGATATGCAGGATTTTATAATGATAATCAAAACTTTTTAGTCGGACAGTATGCATTTGCAGGTGAACCAAAGAATAAGTTTATAAAAAGTCTAATAGATGGAATACATAAAAATATTGATAGAATAGTTAGAACAGTAAATCATAATGACGATAATTATGTATATATAACAACGGGTCCAGATTATGTTACGAAGAAATATATGGAATATAATGAAAAAAATAAAATAGAAATACTGGATAATAAAAAGAGACAACAATTTGGTGATTACGCAGAGCACAAATACTTTGGGTCTTGGAAAAAACTAAAGTAGTAGTTTAGATAGACTATTAGATGGTTTATATCTTAATATATCAAGTGTGTAAGAAGTAGTAGAAAATTCATCTTTACCATAAATATCTTGTAAAAGTAACCATTCAAATAAACCACCACTATAAAGTAAAACGTTCATAAAACCAAGAGATTTAATTTGATTATATTTATTTTCTGCAGTGGTATCAATAGAATTTTTGCCATAAATAATAATATATTTGTTTCTGAAATCGTATGTGCTGAGCATATCGTTCAATAGTTTTTCTTCTTCTTGACAAGAAACAGTATTTGATATTAAACAACTTTGTTCGTTAACAGGTAAAGTATTAATAATAATATATTTTTCAGGACAATTAATAGCATATTGTATATCTTCAAAAGAAGCTTTTTTAATAATAGTTTTAAAAAATGAAGCAAGCATACTATATTTTATAAAAAACAACATTATATATTGTTTTTTATCAAAAAATAATAATAAAAAATTGATGAAATATTTGTGTAATTATTTTAAGTAGATAATACAATATGGATTTATTACAGTCAAAATTAACGGGTTCAGAGTGGGACACGGTTGAAAAGCCAGTTTCTCAAGATGAGAAGACCATTTTAAATTTGATTTTAAATGGTTTTGATGATCAAAATATAAGGTATAATAATGTGAAGACATTTATTTCTTATAGTAAAATAGAAAGAAGCGATGAAGTGGATTATTTTATTTTTAAAACATTCTTTAATGATAGCATAAGACGTGCTGTTGATAAATATGGACAGGGGACTCCACTGCATAATATAAATGATCTTAGTTTTATGGAAGGAAAAACAATAAGGTCTTTAAGGAGTAGTGATAGTATAAGATTAAAAAACGCTGAAAAAGAAATAGAAATAAATAAAAATAGCGTTTTTGAATACATACTAATTTCTATGTTTTCAAATGTTTTGAAATATTTTTATAAGAAAAAGGATAAGTATATATTTTATTTGTATACGTTAATTGAAATAAGAAAAACCAAAATAGAAAACATAAATAATATAGTTTTGAAATATATTGACAAGCTAATAAGTTATATTAGTCAAATAACAGAAATAAAAAATATTGTTTACAAAAGTGTAGATTTGATAGAAAACAATAAATATCTAATAAAATATGGAGATTTGAAGTTATATGAACATCAAAAGAAATTGTTTTCATTATTTAAAAATTACAAAGAAAAAGATAAAGCAAGTCCAATGTTTGTAACATATACAGCACCAACAGGAACAGGAAAGACATTATCACCAATAGGGTTGGCAAAAAAATATAGAGTAATATTTGTTTGTGTAGCACGTCATATAGGTTTGGCATTGGCTAAGAATGCGATATCATGTGATAAAAAGATAGCATTTGGATTTGGTTGTAGTTCAGCAAATGATATAAGATTACATTATTATTCTGCTGTGGAATACACCAAGAATTATAAATCTGGTGGTATATTTAAAGTGGATAATAGTGTAGGAACAAATGTAGAAATTATGATATGTGATGTGCAATCTTACTTAACTTGTATGCATTATATGCTAGCATTTAATAATGAAAATAATATAATTACTTATTGGGATGAACCAACAATAACCCTAGATTACGAAAATCATGAACTTCATGAAACAATACACAAGAACTGGAATGAAAACAAAATATCAAAGATGATTTTATCATGTGCAACTTTACCAAGCGATGAGGAGTTACAGCCTGTTATATGTGATTTTAAAATGAAGTTTGAAGATGCAGAATATCACCATATTAGTAGTTATGATTGCAAGAAATCAATTCCAATTTTAGATAAAGATGGATATAGTGTATTACCACATTATTTATTTGAAGATTTTAATGAAATGCAACAAGTATGTAATTTTTGCACAAATAATAAGACTTTGTTACGATACTTTGATTTAAATGAAATTGTAAACTTTATAAAGTATGTAGAAGACGTTTTAGAATATGATATAATAGAGGATTCTTTTAAAGGAATTTCAGATATCACTATGAATAACTTGAAAGAATGTTATTTACAGACATTGATGAGTCTAGAAGAGGAGGATTATAAAAAGGCATACACGTATTTAAAACAACAAAGAATAAATAAATTTGAAAATAACAAACTGGTTCGTTCCAAAAGTCTAATGAATGAAGACAAGCCGAAAGATACTAAGTTGAAAAGAACAGTAAGTGTGTTTGAAACAAATAAAGAAAGAAAAAACACAGGTGGTTTATTGGCAACCACATCAGATGCTTATACGTTTACTGATGGTCCAACCATATATTTGACAGATGATATTGATAAGATAGGAAACTTTTATATACAACAAACAAACATAGAAAACAGTGTGTTTACAAAATTAATGAAAAAAATAGAAAAAAACCGTGAAATATTAGAAAAAATAGATAAACTAGAAAAGAAGATTAATTCATCGGAACTTAGAGACAACGGAGACGGAGATGCAGAATATTCAAAAAAAAGTGAAATAGGTAAGATGAGCAACGAATCTAGTAAAATGCAAGAAGAAGTGTATGAACTGAAAAAGAAGCTATCTGCAGTAACACTGGATGCAATGTATAGTCCAAATACAATTCCTCATCAACATATATGGGCACCAGAGGGAGAAATTGTTGAAAATGCTTTTGTATCAGATATAGGTGAAGAGAATACAAAACTGTTAATGAAATTGAACATAGAAAATATATACAAAGTGCTACTTTTGTTAGGAATAGGAACGTTCAAATATCATGAAAATAAGGAGTATGTAGAAATCATGAAAGAATTGGCAGAGAAGCAAAAATTATTTATGATAATTGCATCAACAGATTATATATATGGAACGAATTATCAATTCTGTCATGGATTTATTGGAAAAGATCTATTGGAGACAACACAACAAAAGTTACTTCAAGCACTTGGGCGTATAGGTAGAAACAACATACAGCAAGATTATACAATTCGTATTAGAGATAATGAAATCATAAAAAAACTATTTACAAGACAAACATATAATTTGGAGGCAATAAATATGTGCAAGCTTTTGAATGATTAATAAACAATAATTTTATGTAGATAATTTTTTATTGAGATATAGGATACTACAGAATAATCTATTAGCGAGTTTTTTATATTTGTGGTATCTATCATAGTCTTTTGGTATAGCATTTTTCAACGCATGTAAAACCTTAAATATTTCGTTCATATACTCTTTTTTATTATTAATTGTCAAATGATATTCTAATCGTTCAATTCCTGCTTTTGAACAGTAATCGTGCGTTTTTTTTAAATATTTGGGAACAACCACATCTCTATAAAATGTTTTGAAATCAGATACTTTCCATTTTTTCATTTTATCTTTTATGTCTTTATTATTTTCTTCTAAGTGAGTTAGTCTTGTTTCAGGATCTAAAAATCTGAATATTCTTAATTCAACATCACTTGGTAACTCTTTTACTTTATTGACATCAAATTTTTTTCTTAACTCATCTTGATTTTTAATAAATGTCATTAGTTCGAGTTTTTTATCGCATAATTTATTATATTCTTCATTAATTTTATTGCTATATTCTTTTGTTTTTTTAATCCATTCTTCAATATCTTCATTAGAATGACCGTGATGTAGACCCAATGGAATATTCGGTATAATTTCTTCCAAATTTAATCTAATTAAATCATCAAATGTAGTATTTGTGCGTTGATATGGAATGAATGTGCCATTTCTAATTACTTCACTGGGAAGAGGGTAAGATTGCAATTCTGCAAAAATAAGTTTACTTTTTTTAATCTCTGCCATTTTGTTTCTTTTTAATAGAAATATTTATATTATTTTTATCAATTTTACGTAAAATTGACAGTAATAATAAAAAAATAAAAAATATACAAAAAAAATTAGCCCTTAAATATGAGAAACCTTCACAATATCCACAAATTCTGTATAGTGAAATACAAGGCATGTTCTACGTGTAATAATGTAAAAAATGATTTAGTAGCAACTTCTTCCAAAAAAACAGTGTTAATTACAGAAGAGTTTTTGTATAAATCATATTTAAGAGACATGAATAAAACAATAAGAAAATAAAGAATATTAAAAGTCTGGTATTGAAATAAATAATAATATGGTTTATAGATGTATGCCTAAGATTTTATACAAAAATACTTTAAAGATATGTAGAGAGATGGGATTTAAATATGGATCAAGAGATAATTTACTCATATGTAGTGATGTTAAAAGATTATCAGATGGTGCTATTGAAAGAAAGATCCGTCAAAACAAAATAGGGGATTTCGTAGCTAACAATGTAATTTATCATTATAAGCGTCATAAAAATAATTATCTATTTATGGGTGAATTACTGGATGATGGTTTTACTGCTTATAGATGGGTAACTTATGTAAAAAGACAATATATTAAATATTTAAATAGGGAATTTGTAAGAGTAAAAAGGCTGGGTTAAAATAAAAAACATATAATACTATGTTTTTTATTCAATAATAAATTTACAAACCAGTTTTGTAATTAACTACGTGCGGGTTTTCTTTTTGATTGTTTTCTTAGTTTTCTTAGTTTTCTTAGTTTTCTTAGTTTTCTTAGATTTTTTAGTTTTCTTAGATTTTTTAGTTTTCTTTTTTCCACCAAGGTATTGAACTATAATATCTTTAGCCTGTTCTAATGGGAGTTGTGGGTCGTCGGCATTTTTCAATGACAAAAACCCCGTTTTTTGTTCGTTATATATTTGATTATATTCACTTTCTAACCCGTCATTTGTGGCCATGTCTAAAGTGTATGTTCCTTGATGAATGCCATGACGTAATAACAAATCTACAACCCTATTGTTATCCCTCCAGGAGGCCCTAATTATTGGAGTCTCACCGTCATTATCGGCCTTGTTCATATCGGCCCCCATTTTTAAGATGATCTTTACCATCTCCAAGTGCCCATAGTAGGAGGCCCAGTACAATGGAGTTCTACCGTCAACGTTAGCCTTATTCACATCCGCATTCGCATTCAAGAGGGCCCGTACTATCTCCGTGTGCTCTGCACGGCAGGCCAAGTACAGTGGAGTCTCACCCTTATTATTCTCCTTGTTCACCTTCGCCCCCTTCTCCAATAGGAGCCGCACTACCTCGAATCTCCTATTATAGGAGGCCGCATGCAGTGGAGTCCAACCGGCACTATTGTCTGTGTTCACATCCGCCTTCGCTTCCAAGAGGGCTCGCACTACCTCTACGTGCCCCTTCTCGGAGGCCAGGTGCAGTGGAGTCTCACCGTGCCAATCGGCCTTGTTCACATCCGCCTTCGCTTCCAAGAGGGCTCGCACAACCTCCGGGTGCCCTTCGTATGAGGCCAGATGCAGTGGGGTATCTTCTCGTGGATTATCGCTAATGTTCACGTTTGCATTTTTTGCAAGCAGGAAATTGACCATCTCCAAGTGCCCTCTCCATGAGGCCATATGCAATAGAGACTGACCCCAACTACTGGTCTCGTTGACATTTCCACCATTATCTATTAGTTCTTGAACTTTCTCTAAATCCCCGTTACTTGATGCAATAAATAACTCTGACATTTATTTTATATTGTTATACTATATATAATAGAAATGATTTTTTACTTTTTCAAAAGGATTGCACTAGTTTATAAAAAACATATAATACTATGTTTTTTATTCAATAATAAATTTACAAACCAGTTTTGTAGTTAACCACATAAGGATTTTCTTTTAATTGTTCAGTGAAATTAAGTTGGTTTCTTTCAGATTCAACACTGGAAGGTAATTTTTGTTGATGTCCAGCAACTTGTCCCATATTGGAAATATCAGGTGGGGCATAGGGCATATTACCAACAACATCTCTGTTAATTTTTAAAGATTCATCCCTTGCTTTTTCACGCATATTAACGTCACCATTTAATAAACTCATATTACCCTTTGTAAGTCTTCCATCAATGGTGCTGGATTTAATATCGTTATTTCTTTGATTACCAATGGCTTCATAAGATTTAAGTTCTCTTGTTCCGTCAGTAGCACCAGCAGCACCAGTATAATAATAATTACCAGTTTCGTTACGACTTGTATAAGCAACTTGATGGTCGGTTACCATATAGGCACCAGCATTTTGTGTGGCATCAATATTGTAGTGATTTTTAGAATCTTCTGTAGTTTCACGCATAGTAGTAGCAGGTCTGTCAGCAGGATTGAAAATGTAAGAGTTAGGCACGGAAGTTCCTGCATTTTGATAAGGTCTTAATGTTCCAATTACATTTTCTTTTCTTGAGGGTCTGAGGGCATCAAGAAGGGGTGCAACAGCAGCGTTTAATCCGCCACTAACCATACCGTAATAAGTATTTTGTTTGTTAGAAGAACGATTATTAGGATATGCCTTTTTAGATTTAATACCATAATCACCATTAGTAGCGTGGTTGCGGCTATTAGCATTAGCAATACCCATGGGAGTAGGTCCTAATTGTTGATTTGTAGAAGGCATGTATTTACCAGGAACGTAACTAGCATTTTGGTCTGCTCCAGCAACACCAGTATATGAAGTAGTTGTTTCGGGACGTGTAACATGTCTATCAATAGGAATAGAATGTAAAGCAGGTCCTTTTTCAAGTCCAGTAGTAGTCATATATCTATCTTGTGTCATTTCAAAATCTCTATCAGGTAAATGTTTCTCAACTCTTCCCATACCTTCAACTGTAGGTGCATTTTGTGTGATACCATTAGCAGGTCCTTCGTGTCCAATCAATGAAGTACCACCAGCTCTTGGATTTGTTAAAACACGTAATTGGTCAACGCTTTTAGGCATCCATTCTTCACGATTCATCATACCAGAATTAAAACCATCAGCACCTTCATTAGTATATCCTAAACCAAGTCCAGGAGCAACACGTTCTTCTTCAAAGGGTTTTACATTAGCCATACGCATACTAGGGTTAATTCTAGATTGAATAAAATTGTTTTGGTTGGGCATACCATGTGACCAAGAAACATTTTCGTCAGGTTTAAAAAGAGGTGATTGTTCTTTTTTTACATAATCCTGAGAGCCACTACCAGTGTATCTGTCTAATAAACCTTCATTAGTATTAGCAAGTGATTTCATAGTTCTAAGATTACTACCCATATAGGGAACCATATTATTATGTTTAAAATAATCACTACCAACCTTTTCTCCAGTCATTGAATAAAAAGAAGGTTGTTCTGTGCTGTCTTGAGAGTCTTGGTTTTGTTTAGAATGAAAATATTTATCTGTATATGCACCATTACTTTCAAATTTGTTATTTCTAGATAAAGAAGAGGTTTGTTCATATTCTTCTAAGTCATTTGTATTTTCATCATCGTAATAATTTTTATCAGGAATATTCGTGTTGGGCAAATAATTAGTAAATGATTCATTAGCTTCATCTTCCTTTTTTTGATTTGATACAACATATAATAATCCTAATGCAACACCTGGTATCGCTAATTCCATTATAATATATAATAGTATAATAACATATTATAAATTCAAGGTTTATTTATTAATTTTTAACAATTTACATAGGTCTTTCTTGTTTATATTCCAAACCTCCCTCATGAAAAGCAGTGGAAGAGCCAAGAATAGGTATTTTTGGCACATAATTATCTTTTTCTAAAATACGAGTCTGAATGTTGTGATCAAAAGTTCTTTCTAAATTATTTTGAGGATTTACATAAGGAGTCTCCCATCTTGGTTTTTCTAAACCTCTATAAGTCCAAGCAGGATGAGAGGATCTACTTTCTTCAGTATTGGGAGATAAGTTTTCATATTTGTAAGGTGTTGTACGAACCGATTTTTTTTGATAATCGTTTGCGTTGATTTGGTCCCTGTTAAGTGTCCTACTTAAACCATAAAGGTCACTTTCTAAATTAACAGTATTGTTATGTAAATTAGCTCCCCATCCTTGTAAACGGACATGTGGATCCTCAAAAAATGGTAAATCAATACCAGCTCCAGGTTTATTCAAAAAATATCTTCCTTGATATGTGCTTTCTTCTAGTTGTTTTTTGACTCTGGCAGGGTCATCGTGAAATCTAGTAAATGACATGAATAAGTTATTATATAGGAATATAATATTTGTTCTGAAAAAAACATTTAAATATTGGATATTTTTACATACATGATGACAGACATTCCTAAAATATGTTTAAATATGATTGTAAAAAATGAAAGTAAGATAATTGAAAGGTTACTAGCATCAGTAGTAGGTTTTATTGATGAAATATTTATAGTTGATACAGGAAGTTCAGATAATACGATAGAAAAAATCACAGAATTTATGAAAAATAATAATATAGAAGGTGAAGTTCTCCAACATCATTTTGTAAACTTTGGTTTAACAAGAAGTTTTGCACTAGAGAAATGCCAAGAATTTAGTTCATGTGATTATATTTTATTATTAGATGCAGATATGACTTTAAAATTTGGAGAAAATACTAATAAAAATGATCTGAAAAAAACATTATCACAAGATGTTTACTATTTAACACAAGGTGATGATGCATTTTATTATAAAAATGTAAGGTTTGTTAAAAACGATAAAAGATTTTACTATTTGGGCGTAACGCATGAATATTTGAATTGTAATGAAGTTTATTCTAAGGATACAATTAATAAAAATGTTTTATATATTCATGATATTGGAGATGGCGGTTGTAAAGGAGATAAGTTTAAAAGAGATATTGATTTACTTGAGAAAGGGTTATTGAGTGAACCAAATAATGTGCGTTATATGTTTTATTTGGCTAATAGCTATAAAGATGATGGACAATACGAGAAGGCAATTCAAAATTATGATAAACGTATTCAAAGCGGAGGTTGGGAACAAGAAATTTGGTGCAGTTATTATTATAAAGGACTTTGTTATCAATATATGAAGAAAATTGGCGATGCAATAGAAAGTTGGTTGTTAGGTTTTCAGTTTATGCCAAAAAGATTAGAAACAATCTATTCAATTATTAAACATTTCCGTGAAGAAAACAAGCCGCTCTTAGCATATCATTTTTACAGAATGGCACAGGACCATAGACATGATATAGAAAACAGAGAAGAGGAGCTATTTTTTAACAGTGATGTGTATGATTATAAAATAGATTATGAAATATCAATAGTTGCCTATTATGTAAATATTGAAAGGAATAAGATAAATTTATTGTGCATGTCATTATTAAATAAAAATTTACCACAAACCCTTGAAAAAAATGTTTTATCAAATTACAAATATTATGCAGGCAATCTAAGTAAGCATGCATGTGAATGCAAATTAGATTTTAAACTTCTTAAAGAAACAGGGAAGGATATTGAAATGAAACACAAATTTGAATTTCATAATTCATCTCCATCTATCGTTTTTTATCAAGATAAGATAATTCAAGTGGTAAGATATATAAACTACTACTTGGATTCAAATGGTTTTTATAAATCCAAAGATGAAAATGGAGATTATCAAAAATTAAAAAGTATTGAAACAAGAAATATTTTTACTGTTTTTAATTATAAAGATAACAAATTGGTAAAAGAAAAAGAGTTTGAAATAAAATATGACAGCATTTTTGATGATTATTATAAAGGAATAGAGGATATGAGATTAATGGAACATAAGAACGAATTGTATTTTACAGGAAGTAAAATAACGAATTCTCAGGATTTAACAATTTATATAGAACATGGAAAAATAAATTTTGATGATGAATGTGTTGAATCATGTTTATTAGATATAAAAAATAGATCAAAAACCGAAAAGAATTGGGTAATGTTTTCAAATAATAGTAAAAACTATATAGTGTATAATTGGTTTCCAATTACAATATGTAATTTTGATGATAAACAATTTGATAAAAAATTAAAAATAAAGGAGGTTGATATTGTAAAAAAAATAAATAGCCCAAGATTATTTAAATATGTGAGAGGGTCAACAAATGGAGTAAATATAGAAAATGAAATATGGTTTATAAATCACATAGTAAGTCATGAAAATCAACGTTATTATTATCATATGTTTGTAGTTTTAGATGTAGAAACACTGCAATTAAAAAAATATTCAAATTTGTTTACAATGCAAAACAATAGAATAGAATATACGTTAGGGTTTTTATTTATAAAAGAAGAAAACAAATTTGTAATAGGGTATAGTAAAAACGACAGTAATACAGATTATTTATGCATAAAAAGAAGTGAATTAGATGATATGATGATAAAATTATTATAAAATATTATTAATATCTGCATTTCTACAATTTTCACCGTATGTTCTTCTATGCATACGTGTAATACCATGTTGTTGTATACCTTCTCTGTGTTGTTTCGTGCCATAACCAACATTTTTTTTCAATCCGTAATATTCGTCAAGTAATGGTGTTTTTTCACATAAATCATGAATATAGGCATCTCTAGAAGTTTTAGCAATAATACTTGCAGCAGCAATTCCAATATATTTTGCATCTCCTTGTTCAACAGTAACATGATTAATTTGTTTAAGTTCGTTAGTAGTATTATCAAATTTCATATAAGGAGTAAAATAATTACCGTCAACAACAATTAAGAAATCATCATATGTAGCATTTTTATCAATATTGTCAATAATATTTTGTATAGTATCGGAAACACATTTATGCATACCATTCATAACAGATTTAAGAATATTAATACTATCAATAGTATCAGAGTCTTCATATTGAACAGAATACATAAGGGCATTATTTTTAATATATTCAGAAACCTGATTAATTTTCTTTTTAGAAGAGAATTTTTTGCTATCTTTTATGTTGGTTCCATCAAATAATTGTGGTTCTTTAGGTAAAACAACCGAGGCAATATAAACTCTTCCGAATAAACAACCACGGCCAGCTTCATCAATACAAATTTCATATTTATAATCAGTATTATAAAACCTATCTAACATATTGTATAAAGTGATAAAAAATTAATAGTTAAATATCAATTTTTTATTAATTAGTTTTTCAACATATATTTTCAACATATACTATATATCTCTTTAAAATGAAATTGAAAACCAGTGGATTAATTGTTCTTTTAGTATTGTTATCTATTTTAATAATATTTGCAATGCTTTGTAGACTTCCTTTTATGAAAGAAGGTTTTGTATCATTTAAACAGTCAGAGCCCCAAGGTTCAAGGGTAGAAATTCCACAATATACAAGTTCCGAAACACCCTATAAATTATATGATAGTATCTATTTTGATGATTTAAATGGAAATTTAATTGAAGTAGATTCTTCTGATTATTCAACAAGTGGAAATGTTGATATGACTGGAAATACAATTACAAGTATAAGCGTATTACCAAGAGATTCTGTTGATGTTTATACTTATGAAATATCTTCAGAAGATCAAATATTACCCGACCAACCAACAGAATTATCATCATCATATAAGTCTATGATTTACCGAAGTGAAGGTGAGAATACAGATAGTTATACAGTATTTTACATGCCATGGGATAAAAAGAGTTATTTACATATAGTAAACACAACACCAGAAACACCAGTAAGTGAACAATTCTATTTATTTAGCGATACATCGGTAGTGTATAGTAAAGATTTAACAAGCACACCCGTAGGAGCATCTAGTTATATTCAAGATGTAGATTCTAATAACAATAGCGAGGTTTTAGAGGCAAATTACAATAGCGACGCTAAGGTTTATCAAATATCAAAATATGTAAAATTAGATAAAAGAAATGGAAACTTGTTAATATCAAGTAATCAAAATAGTTCCATAGATGTTTATAAAAGAAATAGTGAAAATAAAATTACTATTAACGTTTCAGACAGCACAGATGAAAGAACATTTGGAAACGACGAGGATTTTACAAGCGTAGATTTTAGTGTAAGGTTATTAGAAGATGAAAGTGGAGCAAATACAGTATTGTTTGTCAACCAATCTTTTGATTCTTTAGTAGCAATAATAGGTAAGGATTATCAAGAAAGTTTGGTGTTAAAGAATGTAAAGAGATTTACACCTAATGGAATAGATAATGGAGAAGGAGCAGATAGACCTTCAAGAAATAGTGGAAATGACCGTAGTTTTGCTGATTTATTAACAAGGCATTTATCCAATAATAACCCTGATGATACTAATATACAAACATTGATTAACTCATTGCAAAATAATAATAACCAAGGGCCAGTTTCAACAGGAACAGAGTTAAATTTAGATAATTATATATTAAAAACACAAGTGGTTCCTCCTGTTTGTCCAGCTTGTCCAGCTTGTCCATCATGCACAGTAGATGGTGATTCTTTGTGTGGAAACTGCGGTGGTAATGGTGGTTCAGGAACATTGAGTGACAAAGGTAATTCAACTGTAACTGGTGATGAAGTAGCACAAAATAGTGAGAAATCTTTAACTGATACAGTATCTGATACAGTAAAGAATGTGGCAGGAGTAGCAACCGATGCTGCAAAAGGAACAGTAAGCACAGCAGGAGATTTGACAACAGGAGCAATTGGAACAGTTGGTGATATTGCCTCAGGTGCAGTAGATGTAGTGGGAGATGTAGCTTCAAGTGTAATAAGTTCTGGTAAAAAAGTGGTAGATGCAGCAACAGATGAAGAAGAAGTTAAAAAAGACGAAATAAATTTAATGAATAGTAATACACAAATTTTGGCTGATGTAAAGGCAGACCCATACTCTTATTATGGACAAATACCCCATAAAAAACCTAGCGAATACTTACCAAGAACAGCTGACTTCAGTTCATTTGGTAAATAAATTCGTTTAAAATCTTATATAAACATAGTTTGTTTATATAAATAATATGGAAAAATTAAATATAAACTCCTTTTTAAATAAAAGAAATGAAATAGAGGAAAATATAATCAATATATTGAATAATTTTAATGAAAATTATAATAAATTGGATTATAAGAAAGGGATTTATATATATGGAGCACCAGGGTGCGGAAAAACTTATTTTGTATCAGAAATATTGAAAAAATTAGATTATGATATGATAAAATATGATGCAGGTGATATACGAAATAAAAATTTAATAGAAACAATAACATCAAACAACATATCAAATCGTAATGTTTTGGATATGATGACAGGGAAAGAAAAAAAGATAGCAATTGTAATGGATGAAATAGATGGAATGAATAATGGCGATAAAGGAGGGTTAACTGCTCTTGTAAAATTAATTCGTCAAAAGAAAACAAAAAAGCAAAAAACAGAAGGTAAAACAATGAATCCTATAATTTGTATTGGCAATTATTATACTGATAAAAAAATGAGGGAACTGATGAAAGTATGTAATATATTTGAATTACCAAAACCATCAAATGAAGAAATAAAAAATATACTTTCGTTAGATTCAAATAGACTAAAAAATTTAGATGACGAAAAGGTGAATGTAATAGTAAATTATATAGAGGGTGATATGCGTAAATTAAAATTTTCTTTGGAAGTATTAAATGAAAATGAAAATATAGACAAGGAACAAATTTTAAAATTGTTTCATTTAAAGAGTTACAATGAAGATTCAAAATCAATTACAAATCAGTTATTAGAAAAAAAATATGATATATCAATGCATAATAATCTAATGAATGAAACAGATAGAACAATTGTAGCTCTTCTTTGGCATGAAAATGTAATTGATAAGTTGGAACAAAAAGATAAAGAGAGTGTATATCCAATTTATTATAAAATATTAAGAAATATTTGTTTCGCAGATTATATTGATAGAATCACTTTTCAAAGTCAAATATGGGAATTTAATGAAATGAGTTCGTTGATAAAAACTTTTTATAATAATAAAATATTTCATGATAGTTTTGAAAATGAAGAATTTAAACCATTAAATGACATTAGATTTACTAAGGTTTTAACAAAATATTCAACTGAATATAACAATTCTTTGTTTATACAAGATTTATCACAAAAATTATCCATGGAAAAGAAAGACATAGTTTCATTTTTCCAAGAGATAAGATTATGTATAGGAAAAGATTTTTGTGAAGACGGTGAAATATTAACAAATATAGAAAATATTTTTGAAGATTATGATATTTGCAAATTGGATATAAAACGTTTTTATAGATATTTAGATAAGAATTCAAAAAAAGATGCTATCACGGATGAATTTGAATAAAGTATTTAAAAATATATTATTTTATATTTTATAAATGAACAAAATTATAAAATATAACCGTATCAAATCAATATTTCCATATAGAGTGTTTCCAATATATCAAGATCAAAAAGAAAATGTAGAAAAAAGAAAGGAAATTTTAATTAAAAAAGAAAATGAAAATAAAATTTCAAAAAAAAAGTAATTGTATATAATATTTTTACATACAATTAACAAAAGAAATCAGGCATCAAATCTTTTTCATTTATTGATGGGTCAACTCTATATTGTTCAACATCTATATCTAAAGAAGCAAGCACTTCATCGTCAATATAATTTTTTCCATTACATCTTTTTGGATTGGTAAGAAATATATTTAATGCAGCATCGCCCATAATATCTGGGACTCTTGAAATTTTCATCATTTCTTCCCCTCCTAATAAATTTTTAACAGGAGCAGTAGCAATAGTTGTTCTTGGCCATAAAGTATTTATTCCAATATTTTTGAACTCCTTGTTCCAATATCTTGCCATTAAACTCATATTAAATTTTGACATGCTGTAATAAAAATGATTAACCCACCAATCATCATTATATAGCATATTAATTGGGGGTGCAATAATAATCATATGTCCTCCGTGTTCTTTCATTTTATTCAAACAATTTTTACCAAATAAATAAGTTCCATTAATGTTAACACTACTCATCAAATCAATTTCTTTTTTAGTTTGATTTATCGTATCGTTTAAACACAAAGCACTAGCATTAAGAACAACACCATCAATCTTTCCCCAGACTTTTAAAGTTCTATCAATTACATTATTTATATCATCAATTTCTCTAATATCACATGCAATAGGCATACAGTTACTTTTATTTGTTTTTTTTAAAATTTTTTCTGCAGCGGTGTATATTGTATTTTCTAATTTAGGATGTTCAATCTTTGTTTTTCCAGCTAACACAACATTAGCATTATTTTGAGCTAATTTTTCAGCTATACTGTAACCAATTCCACGTGTTCCACCTGCAACAATAAATGTTTTTCCCTCTAAACTGTTTAAAAATGGTTTTAAGGTTTTATCTTTTTTAAAAGATTTTAAAACATATGCATAATTATTTTTCATTTTTATAATTTCTTAATAATATTATCTTTACACTGTTTAAAAATATATAAAAAAATATAATAATATAATACCTATTGAAATTATGATTGATGAGTATTTACAAAGATATATTTTAAGTTATCTTAATTTATGCACAGGTTGCAGTAAGTATAATATAGTAGAATATGAATATACTTGTCGTCGTTGTAAAGTAATCATGTGTGAAGAATGTTCAAAAAGAAGTATGATTCGTGGTTCAGATGATAGTGAAACTATTTGTAGATACTGTAAAAAGTGTTTTAATTATTAAATATTTCTTGGCATAAATGAAACACCACAACCACAAGAACTTGCTAGTTTTTTATCAATATTATAAACAAATTTATTTTCAAATATCCCTTTATTAAAATCTTCTTTTATATAATCAATAGTTGTTCCAAAAAGGTGCATTTCTGAAATAGGATCAATAATAACCTCTACATTATTATTTTGCATGCATGTAGGTTTTTGTTTTTTTATTTTAATTATTTCATTTTTTTCTGCTAGTTTTAAATTAAAGTTGAAACCATTGCAACCGCCAGAGGTAACACCAAATATAAATCCATTTTTATCTGGAGATTTTTGACTAATAGATTCCATTTTTATCCATGCATTTTTTGTAATTTGAATTATGTTTTTTTTATTCATGTACATTATAAAAAGAGATTCATTTATATGAATAAAAAAATTTTTATCCGTAACGAGATATTTGAAAACGAATACAGAACACCTTTGGTTCCAAGTGATATAAAAGAGTTAATAGAAAATGGTAAATGTGTTTATGTCCAAAAAAGTAATACAAGATGTCATAGTGATGAGGAATTTGAAAACAATGGTGCAATATTAACGGATAATAATTGGAAAGATCATACAGATTGTCTAATATTGGGAATAAAAGAACTGGACTTTATTGATGATATGAAACAGAGTGAACATATGTATTTTGCTCATTGTTATAAAGGACAAGATGAAAGTGAAGAAATTTTAAGAAGCTTTAAAAATTCATCAAGTATATTATATGATTTGGAATATTTACTAGATAAAAATGATAAAAGGCTAGTTTCTTTTAGTTATCATGCTGGTGTATCTGGTGGTATATTAGGTTTATTACAATATCAAGAAAATAAAATGTACAACAAAAATATTAAAAATTTATATCCATGGGAATCTGCAGTAAAAAAGATGAAAGAAATAAATTATCATTTTAATAACAAAAACATTTGTGTTATCGGTAGTAATGGTAGATGTGGACAAGGTGTGCGATTTGTATTAGATTCTTTAAATATAAAATATCAAGTATTTAATAGTAAAGATAAAATAAACGAACTATTAGATTATGATATTATATATAACTGTATTCATTTAAGAGATAAAATGAGTGAACTAATTACCAAAGATTCTAAACTTAAACAAAAGACATTATTGGTGGATATAAGTTGTGATTATAATAATCCTTTGAATCCGTTTCCAGTATATTCACAAAAAACAACCTGGGAAGAACCAATTTTAAAAATAAATGATTTACTTGATGTAATATCTATTGACAATTTACCCTCGCTTATACCTTTTGAAAGTTCAGAATATTTTTCTTGTATACTTAAAAATATAATGAATAAGAATGACAAATTAGTTTGGGATAAAGCTTACAAATATTACAAGAAGAATATTGAATTAATATGATTATAAAATATTTTTGAAATATTTTATAATTTGGAATATCAATGAACAATAACTATTATATGTTTATTATATACTAATGGAAAACAATAAAAATCTTTTTAATGAAATTAAAGAATTAGAAGAAAAGAAAAATCAAATTAGTAAAAGCATAAATGAATTAAATGACTTTTCTACAAAATTACAAGATAAACTAAGCGAAGAAAATATACATATTGAAGATAAATTACATCAATTTAGAATTACAAAAGATAAACTAAAAAATGACGGAGAAATAAAAATACTAGAGCAAGAGAATGATAAATTGGAACAATTTTTACAATTATTAGGTAAAAAATATGAATTAGAATTAAGATACATTGAACAATATTGTGATCACAAATCTAAGATTGAAAAACTGAATGAAAAATATTCGCATCTTAATTTTAATGAAATATTGGCGTTAAAAGATTTATTTAATGAACAATTTACTCATACATCTAATTCTCATGTTAAAATTAAAGAGAAAGAACAAAATTATAAACCACCATCTCCTCCGCCTCCTTCATCAGAAGAACCTATAAAAAGAAGAAATACAATCTCTAACATTGTAAAAAATCCCGATATTGAAAATTCAAAAAATGATATTAGGCAATCTGGTTCCCTTCAAGACCATTTAAAAAATGCATTAAATACTAAATATAAAGCCCTTCGCTCTGACTCCCCTGACAACAATAGTTTTAATTAATCTACAATAATACACTTTTTGGGTATATAAAATGAAAAAATTGATTTAAAATTATACCTACAAAAAATTATTAACTAATAGAATTATCAACAATGACGAAAGTTGCGATATTAATACCATGTCATATCCGATATGAAGGACAAATAGATTTGTTAGATAAATGTATATCATCTTTATTAGAACAAATAATGAAACCAAAAAGTATATATATATCAATATCATTTGAAAATGATATATATAAAATGGGTTTTAAAAATATTTTACAAAAATATGTGAAGACAACGAACCCTAAGATTAATTTTAAAATTTCAAAGGAAAAAAAGCATCAAATGGAACATTTACATAATATAGTTTCCAATATTGATGTTAATGATTATGATATGTTGATGTTTTGCGATGATGATGATACATATCATATTGAACGCATTTACACATTTGTTAGTGCATTTAATTATGGTAAAGAAAACTCTATTACAGGAAAATACGGTGGTGTAAGAGAACATATTGAATTAAATGATAATTATAATAATAATGACCTCATTGGAACCATACCTGAATATTGGTGTTATGGTATAGTTCCAAGTGCTATTATAGAATTCTTTAGTTTCTTCAAAGGTGCAAATTATATGTTATTACAACATCAATTTGGTGATATGTATTTTAGACATTATTTGCGTAAAAATAGTGCATATTTTGAATGGACAGGTATAATAGATAGAGATTCTGGTTACACACTATATAATTATAATATTAAGAATCCAAATAGTATATGTGGAAAAATAGAAGGTGGTATAGGAAATATATATGACAATTTATTATTGAAGGTATTAGATTGTAGATCTGAAAACGACTTCAATGACATTATAAAACAAAATAAAAAATTATATAATATTGACGATAATTTGAAACAAGTTTTCATACATATATATGATTTCTGTAAAATATTATATACATAAACGACGTTATATTAATTTACAATATTAAAAACAGTAGGTTTATCTTCTTCTTTTGGCAATTCTTTCTTTAATAAAGCAATTTCTTCCTTTAATTTTTTATTTTCTTCAGTTAAATCTTTATTTTTATTCAGTAATGTATCAGCTTTCATGGATACTTCAATTAATTGACTTTGCATAGCACCAAGTGTATTATTCATTTCTGTAAGTTTTTCATTAAATTTTTTTGCATTGGCTTGATGGTTTTGTATTATTTGCACAATTTCAGAGTTATTAAGTTGACGAGGAGGCTTACCTTCTTCATTCAACATAATTGGTCCATTTTGTTGTTTTTCTCTCATTTCTTTAATCATTTTTTCCCTATTATCTTCAATTACCTTAATTTGTTCCAATACATCAGGTTTCATAGAAGGTAACCCAGGATCATAGTTTTTTAATAATTTATCAATATTTTTCATGAAAAACTGTTTAATAGGTTTTTCACTATCATATTTGATAAAGGTATCGACGGTTTTATCTGATTCTTTAAAATAATCTTTATGTGCATTATCAAACATTTTTCTCTTATCATATGTATTATGTTCATGAGAAAACACTAATATAGATTTCAATGGGTCCAATTGCACGAATGGCACTGTGTAATCTTTCAAAAATGCTTTTTCTTCAGCGAGTGCGGCATCATCATTATAACGAGTGCTGTTTAATAATTCTTTTCTAAAAGCAAAGGTTCCTGCAGTAGCATGATTTGGACCATATGGACCACATTGAATCATTTTATGTATATGTTTAAAATAAATATAAATCTCACTACTACCTGCACACATGGCAGAAGGATTATCTTGTAACTTTTCAACAGCATGTGAAATTCTTTCTGGAGGGTAATAATCATCATCATCCATATAAACAATAATAGAACCACGACACTGTTTATGCATAAAGTTTCTTTTTGCACCTAACATAAGTTTTTTTTCAAGTGAAAAATACCTAATTTCATGAATATTAGATGCTTCTATTAAATCTTGTATTTTATCAGTTCCATCGTCAACAATAATCCATTCTATTCTGTTCTTGGGATAAGTTTGATTTCTAAAACATTGAAACATAGTTTCAATAAATGGTCTACGATTAAAAGTTGGTGTACAAACAGAAACTAATGGTGTTAACTTTGGCCCATTCTTTTTTTTTGTCATAAACGTATGTAATAAAAAACGAATAAATTTTATATTATTAAACTAATAAGTATAATAATATAAAAATGTTATTTTGTAAATTTAATCTTCAACACCTTCAATAAAAATTCTTTTAAATTCAGGAATTAATTTTAAATACATTTTAGTTGCTCCATAAATTGCGAAAATAAAAAATAAGAATGTGAAGCACTCTTTCATCTGAAATCCTGGAATAATTCCTTCCACATCAGACATGTCAGTTTGTATTGCATTATAAAAAGAAATACATATGAAAATAATGAGAATCTCTAAAACGTTATCTTTAAAAACACCAACTATATTAACAATAATTCTTAATAATTTACTAAATAAACTTTCTCCATCGCATGACCTTGGCGGTTTGTCTATTTTTGAATGATTAATGTGGTAAGATATTTTACTATACAAATCGTAGAACGAATCTCCTTTAGGTTTATATATAACAGTAGCGAAGAATGAGTAAAAAAATAAATATAGAAAACATAATGCACCTGCAAAAGGCACACTTAATATAATAACAACTATAAAGCGAATAAATAATAAAGGTAATAGAATAAACCAAGCATTCTCATAAGATTGTCTTACACCAGGTTCCATTAAAGAACGAGCAAAGGATACAAAGAACATTAAAAATACTATTGCAAACATTACATTGATAACCCAATTGCTAGATGATTCGTCAATTATAGAAATAAAGAAATCTTTTATCTGTGACATAGCTGTTCTCATAATTGTGAAAATAGTAAAAAATAATACAATAAATTTTACTTTTCCGTCAAGGAAGTTATTTACAAGTGGAGGTAAAAAAATAGTTAAAAACCAGTCAAGATTGGCTGGAAAAATCAATGCGAATTCATAAAACCATAAAAAAAGCGATAACATACCTACATACCATTTTTCTTTTAGTTGTTCTGGATCAGTAATAGTTGTATCAATCTTCAACTGTTCAACTGAAAGATGTGGTAATGATATGTCAGTCATATCTTGTAAATAAAACATAAGAAAATACCAATTGTAAGTAACAGGATAACTAGCTAAAGCGGCAATAATAGTTGAAATGAATTTATAAAGCAATTCTTTATCTTTTTCAGTTGCTTTCCCGTTTGATAAAGCATCTGTAGTATTTTCTGATAAAGTATTTATTGCGTCTTGTGTGGTATCATAAGTATAATTGATTGCTTTTTTCAATTCTTTTTTCCAATCAAAAGAAGTGCTTTCTGGTTCATCTACGTCGTCGTGACCTTCATATGTATCTCTATTTTCAGTATCTTCAATGTCAATATCTAATCCCTCAACTATATTATTAAAACTTTCAATATTATCTTTTTCATTTTTATTTTTATTTTCAATTATATCATTTTCAAATGTGTTTTTTAGTGTTTCAAAAGTTTCCATATTTTTAAAATTATTTTTTACCTTTTTTCTTCTTTTGATTTGTTTTAATTTATTTTCCATATGCACCGTTTGAAATGTATGATCATCAATATTGATACTATCACTAAACTCTTTTTTTGTATTTTTCTTTTTTTTTTGATTATTCATATTATTCATGATGATTGTTAAATATATTATATATATATTGTTATAATATATTTACAATTCCAACTTACTTTATCTTCTCATCATCACTAATAACATCAACATCTGAATCGGAAGGATCGTTAGTAGAATCCCATTTATGTTTTAATAATCTATTGTAATAAACATCCATGTAATGATCACTAACTTTCCAGCAATGAAAAAGAGAAAACTTCCACCAAGTGTTATAAGAATAATTATAAAAAACTTCATATTGATTATCACTTAATGAAATATTTGTGCCTACATGTTGAAAATTAATCATTGGTGCTGCAGTAATTATATCACGGTCATTTGATATACGGTAATGTGTTAAATTTGTTTTTTTATCAAATTCTCTTCTAAAAGCAGGATTTCCAACTCTTGGACTAGCAAAAGAGACAACGGTTACATCATTTTTAATTTCTCTTGAAAGTTCGTAACCAAATAATGTAGATAAAGCTGCTCCCAAACTATGTCCAGTAATAAATATGCTATAATCAGGATTTTCTTTTAAAAGCTCAAGTAAATCATTTTTTATGTTTTCAAACATTTCTTCATTATGTAGTTGTTTATAAAATCCACCGTGCACATATACATCATCATGTAGTTTAATTTTAAACAATGATAAATCGTAATACCAATCATATTTGGATTCGCTACCTCTAAATATTACACTAATTCTTTTATGTGTTTCACTTAGTGTTATACCTGCTTGTAAATCAGTAGATTTTACACTATAAAATTTATGCACTTTTCCATGAGGTGATGATTTTGATAATTCTTTAATAATACCTAATCTAAATTCATTTTGAATTAAAGGTTTATCTTCATTTAATTCAGATACAAAACCTTCAATTGTCTTGTCTTCATCAATTGTAAAAGATTTACCGTATTCGTAAACTAAAATAGTCAACTTTGCAAAATCACATACTTCGCAATGAGGGATAAGAGACATATATATAATAATAAATAAATATATTTTTGTATTTATTATTAAAAATATTTATCTTGCATGCATCATTCCACAATTTCCTCCGATTATAGACAAGACATTGTATCGTTCTTCAAATAGAGTAAGATTGTAACTGTATTCATATAAGCGATAATTTGACTTTCTAACACCAATTAAGTTACCTTCATCATCACAAATAACATCAACATTAGAACCTGAAGGATCAATAGTAGGTAAATATGTATTTAATTCAATTTCAATATTTTTAAATTTACTCATATTAATTGCACCAGAAGGTTGATAATCAAATGGACTAGTATTAATACAAAAATTATAACAGTAGATACCATCTTTTGCATTTCCTTTTGTTCTTACATACTTTTCTACACAATCATATATTCCTTGCGTCATGAGATTTTCACGATATTCTCCGTTTATTAAGATGCCCATAGTTTCTAAAATTTCTTTTCTGTTTTCAGGTTTAAATACACCGGTAATCGTGATTCCAGAATTTTGTGGTGTTTGCATAGGATGCACTCCTGGTCCATATTCTAATACACCCTCTGTTCCTGAAAGTGGTTCTATAGGTGCAAGTGTTACATTTGATGGTAAACTATGATATGGCCAATTTGAATAATTACTCCACTCATTTCTAAGGTTAACATCGTTTCTCTGTAAAAACCACATCCAACTTGAAATCATACCATTACTTTCTACTTTTAATTTCTTAGAACCAGTAATATTTAAATATTTATGCTCAAAAACATCCTTAATTAAATAAACATGGTCTTCTGCTGCAAATTTTTGTGTTTCTTCTGGTGATAAGAAACAATACGTAGAAAGTAAATGAACATCAGCATTCCATGTGCTAATTTTATTTTCATAATTTTCTGCAGCAACATATGCCGAAGGTGGAGTTTGAAGGAATCTATACATTTGAAACCTTGATTCATTAAAATTTGGTTTTATGTAAGGATAAGAAAAATCAAAATCAAAGACGTCTCTAACTTGGAATAAATCCTGAATTGGTCTAAAAGTAACAGAAACATTTAATTCATTATACTGTAAGGCAACTAATGGAAATGCACAGTTACTATTTAATGTAAACCACGTGTTAATAGGAATATATAAATTACGTCCTCTAATAGAAGGCTCTGCTCCAGTAGTATCTGTTGTATAAGATGCCGAAGGATAAGCATTAGTTCTTCCAAATGCATAAGCAGGATTATTTAATTCTTCAACATTTCCAGTCATCTCATAAAACAATTTCTTTTTCTCTTCACTAAAATCCCTTTCAACCATAGCGGCCATATACTCTCCGCTGTATTTTTGTAACATAAGACCTCCACAAGTAATAGTAACTTCTTTAATCATATGAGTTCCAATTTCTCTTATCCATTTAAAATCATAGGGTGACCATCTTAAATTCGTTTCTTCACATGGTTGATATATAGGACTCCAAATATCAGGTAATGTGACAACAATATATGTATCCATTAATAAATCAGCATATCTTGGTATTTTAAATGTAAAAATAGAATCTTCACTTGTTCTTAATTCTCTTAAACCATCATAATCAATACGAAATTTTTGTAGACCAAAATTCGTATATTTTACATAGGTTGATTTAAAAAATGTTTTACTAGGATTTCCTGTTAAAAATACGTTATTATTTCCAGTAGAAATTATATTTAGTAATCCACCTGCCATTTTTTGATAATATAATATATTATTTTATTATATTTGTTTATATATAGAATATATAATGGACATACTTAATATTTTGTTGTGCATAATTATATTTTTAATTTTGTATTCAGTAATTTTAAAAATTATACGAAATAGAAATGTAAAATTTGCAAATATTCAAGAAGGATTAGTTGGAATGGTAGATGATGCAGAATTTGAAAAAGTAAAAAATGATAAAAACTTTATGAGTATCTCTTCTATTCAAAGTATGGAGAACAAGTATGCAAAATTACCTATAAAAGACTATTGCATTAAATCATCCTATAATTCAGCAACAACTGGTAAAACTGTTAACAAAAAAATGATTCAATACGTTTTATCACGAGGTTGTCGTTTTCTAGACTTTGAAGTGTTCTACATTAAAAAGAAAGATAATTTTGTTCCAGTAGTAGCAGAATCTACTGACCCTAATTTTAAAATATTTAACACAGATAATGATATGAATTTAGAAGAATGTTTTTCAACAATCATTGGTAATTCATTTTCTAATATGTCTCCTAATAAAAAGGATCCTCTATTTGTTCATTTAAGAATAAAAACAAAAGATACAAATTGTTATGCAGCAGTTGCAAAATTAATTGATTCTATATTAAAACCTAAATTACATGAAGGTGAAGTAACAAAAGATACAAAACTTAGTGAAATTATGGGTAAAATAGTTATTGTTATAGACAAAACCATACATCGTGATTACAAAGACTTTGCTAAATGTAAGTCAAGTGATGTAAATTGTTTTGATATATCCAATTATTTGAATATTGAAAGTGGCAGTCAAAATATGAACTTGTTTAGTTTGTCCCAAATTGAAGGACAAGCAAAACAACCTGCTATGATTAAAGATGACAATGTTTCCACTACATCAATTGCTAGTAAAGTTATTTTACCTATAGACAATTCTAACGATAATCCTATTATGAAAAAAATGATTTTAGATTATGGTTCACAAATAGTTGCGTATAGATACAACAAAGTAGATGGAAATTTAGCTGATTGTGAAACCTTTTTTAATGATAATAGAGGTGGAATCGTTCCTTTATCCTCAGCTATTGCTTATTTTGAAAGGGTAGATAAAGAATTAAAGAAAATGGTAGAATAAATTATTTTTTAGTATGGTTAATAGGATTGTTTTTAATATATAATTTCATTAATACGTCTTCTACTTTAGGCGATGAAACAATTTGTATTTGTTCTTCTCTTTTTCTTCTTTTTACAATTGGTTTCCATAGACTTTTAAACATTTTTTCTTTAGGAGGCGTAGAATTATCATTCAAATTATAATCAATTCCATTAGAACTGTCGATACTACATGACCTACTGCCAAAAGCTTCAATTGAATTTAAACTGTCATTACTTGTATCATGCTTTTTTGTAAATATTAGTTTTGAATTCATTTCAATATGTATATATTTATTTTTATCACATTTATAAAAATAAATTTCTATTATATATACTATTTATGAGTAAAGTAAAATCTAAATTTGATAAAAAAATTTGTAATACTGATATGACATTTGAAGATTGTGAAATGGCTATATTAAGAAATACTATCAGTGAAATAGATGAATTAAAAGAATCAAAGAAAAAAACGGGAAATATAGATATTAAAAGTTTAATATCAGTAGTAGAGGATTTTATAAAACGAAAAAAATTAATATGTTACGGCGGAACAGCTATTAATAATATTTTACCTAAATACGACCAATTTTATGATAAGGATACTACCATTCCCGATTATGATTTCTATTCAGCTACTCCCATAGAAGATGCAAAAGAATTATGTAATATTTATTATAAAAATGGTTATAGAGATATTGAAGCAAAAACAAGTGCACATCATGGCACGTTTAAGGTTTTTGTAAATTTTATAGCAGTTGCAGATATAACGTTTATTCATCCTGATATTCAAAAAAGCATATCAAAAGACGCAATTGTAATAGATAATATTCATTATGCTCCACCTGAGTTTTTAAGAATGTCTATGTATCTTGAATTATCAAGACCAAAAGGTGATGTTGACCGTTGGGAAAAAGTATTAAAGCGTTTAAATCTATTGAATAAACATTATCCTTTAAAATATGATACTTGCGATGAAAAAACCTTTTTATCCAAAAGGAATATCCCAGACGAAACAAATTTATTGATTCGTAATGCTATAATTGATGATGGAGGTGTATTTTTTGGTGGTTATTCTTCTTTACTCTATTCAAAATATATGGTAAAACAAGAGAAAAATTTAATGAAAGAAATACCCGATTTTGATGTGATTAGTAAAGATACAAAACGATTGGCTAATATTATAGCAGAAAAGGTGAAGAAAACAAAACAAAAAGTAAAAGTTGTTCATCATAAAGGAATTGATGAAATCATACCCCCACACTGTGAAGTAATTGTGAATAATAAAAGCGTTGTCTTTATCTATGAACCTATTGCTTGTCATAATTATAATGTTGTTAAAATAGACGAGAAAGAAATTAATATAGCTACAATTGAAACTATTTTATCATTTTATTTAGCATTCATTTCAATAAATATGAAAAATTATAATAAAAATAGATTGTTATGTATTTCTGAATTATTATTTAAAGTATTAGAGGAGAATAAAACATATAATAAAGGTATTTTAAAAAGATTTCCTTTGACGTGTATTGGAGAACAACAAACTTTAAGTGACATTAAAGCTGAAAAAGCTAGAAAATACAAAGAATTTAAAGCACGAAACCTAAGTAAAAATTCAAAAGAATATGAAATGTGGTTTTTAAGATATACTCCTTACAAAAAGAATTTGGATAATAGTAAAAGTAGGAAATCCGTTAGTAAAAGTTCACGTAATAAGACATTAAAAAATAATTCTCTTTCTACAAAATCTAAATATAAAATGAGCTTTTTATTTTAAATATTAGTTATAAAGTCAATACTTTTAATAACAAACATATAAAATGACCCGAATAACAAACTTTTCAAAAAAAGTCCGTTAAAATTAAAATTTCCATCACTGTTATAGATAGTCATGAAAGAAAATTTTTTGAAAATGAGAGTATTTAATACAGGTGTTTGAAATAAAAAGAACAATAAACTAACAAACACAGGCATTTGTATTTCATCTAAAATAAAATCTATTTTATTTTCTCTTCTCTTTTTTGCTTCATATTCTTGCAAATTCTTTTCTGTCATATCGTAATGCTCTTTAACAAAATCGTTTTGTAGTTTTACTTCAGGTATGTGATTTGGTTGCACATTAGAATCTATTTGATAATTTTGCGTATTCATAGGAATATCTCTTGAAGGCAAATTTTGTGGGGCTTGATTTTGTATTTGATTCCTGAATTCTTCAGGTAAAGTATTTGGTTGCAAACGAGTATCTTGCACTGGCGGTTGTATTTGCTCAGTTTGAATATTGGGTTGATTTGTTTTTTCAGGACCTTGTATTGGGTTATGATCAGAGATTCCATATGGATTTGGATGAACATTAATAGGCTGATAATTCACTTGTTCATCGCTAATTTGCCTTTGTTTCATACTTGAAATGCTAATTGTTTCAGGCGGTTCAACACCATTCGGATTCGCATTTCCGCCATTCATAGGCAAGTCCGAAATCTTAGTCATTGAATTTTCCATAAACTATACAATGAGTATATAAGTTTGATTGTATAGTTTAACGAATATTTTATTCTTCTTCTGAAGCAAAAGGAATAATTTTTTTAGTATTATCACATTTATCTGATTTTAATTCATATTTAAAACATTTATTTCCATGTTCGTATATTTCATCTTCTATATCACTAATAATAGGACCATTAAAATTTAAACAGTTTTTTGATGTGCAGACGCTTCTAAATAAACTGGCTAATCCTAAACCTAATATGATTGATAATATTATCTTTCCAATTTCAGTAGTAAATAATCTTCTAAAGTCCATTCTATATTATAACAATACATATTTTCATTATGCCTGAATCGGAATCTTTTTTATCTTTGATTTATCAGCAGGACAAGCAACTTCTTTTTCTTCTATTGAAAAACATTGGTCAGCTTTATCTTTATATTGCAATATTTGCACATTTTCTGGAGTAGGATATACTTTAATTATTCTTAAATCAGGCATGGTAATATACACTGCGAATAAACCTAAAAATAAGCTGATTAAAAATATTTTTACATCTATGTATTTTAATAAGTTCATAACTAATATATATTATTTATATATATTAATGTTTATTAAAAATTTCTTTCAACACCCAACAAAGGTGTGTCTTACTTATTTTGAGCATTTACGATTTTCTTTGTATGTTACAAAAACTTTATTTGTAGGAAGTATCAAATCGTTAATTCATTCTTTTTATCCAGATATTTTTATAACATCAACAACTGATTTATTATTGGAATTAAATAAAGAAATGGAAAAAATAGGTTGTAGAAAACAAATTTAATTTTTGTTTTTTAATTTGGTGGTGTGTCTGGTGGCGTGCCTGGTGGTGTGCCAATAAAAATAGGATTATTAATAAAATCTCTGTATTTTCTTACCATTCTATTTCTTTGACTTCTTGTTATTTCTACTGAATCTATATCTATTGATTGTAGTTCTACTATTGTATTTTCTATCTCTGGTTTGTATTCTTCTACCCCAGTAAGTTCTGACCGTTCCTGGCGTATGAGAGTATTTATTAATGTTGCATCATCTATGTTTCCATTATCAATTATTTGATTGAATCTATTAAGAATAATGCTAGTAATAAACTCAAATGCAGTTATTCTCGTCATTCTTTGACCACTTCTTCTTTGCACACTTAAATTCTCTTTGTAAAGAGATATGATATTATCTGAATCTGTTATTATATCATATACTGCATTGACATAGTCACTATTTCTATTGGACCTATATAATTCTTCTAATATATTGAAGACAAAATAACCGAAATCATACATAGGAACTCTATTGTGATTATTAAGTAAACGATTACGGTAATCTGATAAAACATTTCTAAAATATATAGGAGGTGGAGGAGAAACACCACCAATTTTTTTTGTTTTACGTTTTGTTTTTCTATTTTTACCACCATTTTTTTCTTTAGATTCAGGAATAGGAGACAACCTTTTTTTTCTACTTTGTTCTCTTTCTATTATTGTTTTTCTATATTGTGATTCCCTTTTTTTCTTATTACTAAGTGTTTTTCTTATTTGTTCCCAACGTTTCTTTTCTTTTTCTTTTTCTAAATCACTCATAATATATATCTTTAATTATATAATAACAAAATATATTATATATTATTGTCATGTCTATGGAATTGTCAAATGATTGCTTATGTAAATGCATAGAAGACACAAGTAAATTATTTGATTCCCAAGTATTCATAGTAAAAAAGGGAAAAGTCAGAGATGTTTATGAAATAAATAATTCCAAAGAACTCAGCTATAATTTAGTAGCAAGTGACCGTATAAGTGCATTTGATAGAAACCTTACTACAATTCCTTATAAAGGTATTGTTTTACATAAAGTTAGTAATTGGTGGTTTGAACGAACAAAACATATAGTTCCAAATCATGTAATTGAAAGTGTAGATGAAAGAACAATGAAAGTAAAAAAATGTTATGTTTTTCCAATTGAATTTGTAATGCGTTCGTATTTAACAGGTTCTACAGATACATCTATATGGAAAAATTACGAAAAAGGTTGTAGAAATTACTGTGGACATAAACTACCTGATAATATGATAAAAAATCAAATGTTAGAAAAAATATTATTAACTCCTACAACAAAAGATGAACATGACGAATTAATTAGTGAAGAAAAAATAATTAAAGAAAAAATAATGACTCGTGAACAATGGGAAATATGTAAAAATTATTCTTATGAATTATTTAAATTTGGACAAGAACAATCTTTGAAAAATGGATTGATATTAGTTGATACAAAATATGAATTTGGAATCGATGAGAATGGAAATATTTTACTAGTAGATGAATTACATACTCCTGATTCTAGCCGTTATTGGATTGAAAAAACTTATAAAGAAAAAATGTCAAAGAATGAAGAACCAGATTCTGTTGATAAAGAAATTGTGCGTAAATGGATAAAAAAGACATATGAAAATCCGTATGATTTAACAGTTGAAATAAATATTCCAAATGAATTAAGATTAGAGTTATCTGCAAAATATTTACAGTTATATACTTTAATAACTGGAAATACAATTTAATTTATTTATTTATTCTTCTTCTTCTTTTTCTTTTTCTTTGGTGCATCACTTGCATCAAGTTTTTTCTTATCATTTTCTTCCTCTTGTTGAATATCTTTCAATAAATCGGGATGAATAAAACTTTTTTCTTGCACGTCTTCTCCATCTATTTTAAACACATATTCTTCTTTTCCCTCATTTTTTTGAGCTAGTCTATATTCCGCTTTCAGTCTATTTTGTTCTCTAATTCTTGCAAATGTTTCATTTCTAATACGTGCCTCTTCTTTTTGTTTCTTCATTTTTGCTTCATTCGCTTTTTTCATCATTTTATCTTTATTTTCACTTTGTTTCATAAGGCGATTCAATGCACTTTTGTTTATTTTTGCATTTTTACCTAACCCACCTCCCATGTTTTTCATCATTGATTTTAACATATCATTCATTCCAGCTTCTCCTCTGGTATTTTTCATCTCATTTAAAAAATCGCCTGCCTCCTTCATAATATCTTCTCGTGATATTTCGCCGTTTTTCATTTTTTCATCTAGACGACCACTAACTGTTTTCATCAAATTCTTAATTTTATTTGGATTTTTCATTAAATTTTTAATTATTTCTTGTGGGTTACTGGATTCATTAATATCTCCACCAATCGCATCTTTAAATTCATCAGCAACTTCTTCTGCAAGTTCTTTTGCCAACTTACCAATTTTACCATCAAATAAAGTCTTCAAATTAGATTGTAGATTTTCAAGATTTGGCATACCCTCAAAAGATGGCATTGAAGTAGAATTACCTGATATATCAGATTCCTCTGTATTTGTTTTCAAATCATCTTTCATTTTATCAAATACACCTGAAATATTAGTCATAGTTTCTTCTAATTTTTCTTTCAAGATATTTTCATCTAATCCTTCAAATATGTTCATTGTATCTCCGAATGTGCTTTTATCTTCAATATTACCAACAATTGTAAATAGCATAAGTTGTAAATATTTCCAAAGTATTTTCTTTGTATTTTCACTAACTCCTTCACAATTATACAAATATTTAAAAGACATTTTCGGTAAGAAGTCAGTATTTACTCTGCTATCTTCTTCAAAAATTTCTTCATTTTGATATAATATATCAAAAAAACGTTCTGGGTATACTTTACAACAATGATCAAAAAGAATAAATAATTCTTCATCGGTAATATCGGGGTCGCCCCATCTACGCCAATGAATATCATTCTCTGGGAATACTCGCGTCAAATCATTTGTAAAATCACTAACCAAAGAACGAAAATTAGGGGGTAATTCACGTTTTTCTGCTTCCATATAAACTATATCAGTAAAGTTATTTATATAGTTTGTTTGAGTATAATTTTAATTTTTTAGTTTTATTTCTTCATTTTTTAATGTTTCTAATTGTTCTTTAATAACTATATCATCATAGTAACAAGCTTGTTGTCGCTTCAATTTAGGTCTTGGTAATAATTTATTAAATAATTCTTTATCTATTTGTCCAGTTTTTATATATAAATCAATTATCTTACTAGCCTCCTCTTGCGTCATTTATTACTAAATAAAAAATATATAGAAATTTTTTCAATTTTTTTATATATGAATCGTCCCACTTGGCAAGAGTATTTTAAACAAATTGTTACAGTTACATCAACACGTTCACCATGTGAAAGATTACAAGTAGGTTGTCTATTAGTTAAAGAAAATAGGATTATTTCTCAAGGATATAATGGATTCTTGCCGAACTGTCCGCATGACTCAATTGTTAGAGATAATCATGAACAAGCAACTGTTCATGCTGAGCAAAATGCAATTACTGATTGTGCAAAGAGAGGGGTTAGTTGTGATGGTGCAGATGCTTACATAACTCATTATCCTTGTGTCAATTGTATGAAAATATTATGTGCTTCAGGAATACAAAACATTTTTTATATTCATGATTATAAAAATGATGAATTAGTGAAATACTTTTATGAAACTTCCAAAATGAAAAAATTTGAAAAAATTTAATTATTTTTTATTTTTTTTAGATTTCTTTTTATTTCTAATAGATCTTCTTGATTGTCCTTTTTTATTACGTTTTGTTTTTTTTTTCTTACCTCCAATATTTTGATTATTTATTTGTTCATTTTGTTGTTGAGGTTGTTGAACAGGTTGAGGTTGTTGAACAGGTTGAGATTGTTGAACAGGTTGAGGTTGTTGAACAGGTTGGGGTTGTTGAACAGGTTGGGGTTGTTCTGGTTGAGGTTGAGGTAATTGTGGTTGATTATCTTGAATAGGGTTTTCCTCAGGGGGTTGTTCTTCAGTTCCTGGTAAAGGGTTTTCTTCTTCTTCTTCTTTTTTTTCTTCTTCTATATATCTTTTTACAAATGATGGCATACCTTCATCATTGGTTTCACTACCTGAATCACTCATGATATTTGAATATGTAATGACTAATGTAGTTAATCCAATGAATACATATGCCATTAATGGCACTGATTTATCATACATTCTAATAATATATAACTATAAATTAAATATTATTATTTTTTATTTAAGAATCTTTTATATTTTTAACTTCTGTTCCTGATATAACTTGCTTTTCCATCAAAAGTGTTACAATTTTTTCAAAAACTTCACTATTATCATTAATTATTTGAAGTGCTTTCTCATAAGCAAAATTCACTAAATACTCGGTTTGTTTGTCAATATTACAATTTGTTCCATCACTTACACTATTCTTATTTTTATTTATGTCATTTGGAAAAAAAGGATTCTCATTTCCTTCATTTGCTTCTATATAACAAAGATTCTCACCAAATCCATATTCTGTAATATATTTTCTTGCTAATTCATTTGCTTGTTTAATATCGTTTGTTGCACCTGTTGTTATATCTAAATCAGTAAAACCCTCAAATATATGCAAATCTGTTTTATTTGTTGAATGTTTTTTTCTATATAAATAAACTTCTGCTGCTCTACCACCCATTGCAATCATTAAATTTGCTAATATAAATCGCTTTGTTGCATATTTTTGGAATTGTTCTTTGGGTGTAAATAATGTATAACCACCTGCCCCGTTTTTATTTTCATTTATAGTTACTTTCCTCAAATCAAACATAGTATCAAACAACGACACTAAAAAAGCATGTCCAACTTCATGATAAGTAACTAATTCATTTTCATTTTTCTCTGGATTACTGGTAGTTGATGGTATACCAATTGTAATTTTTTCATAAGCGTCCATCATATTTTTTCTTGTTATTTCTGTTCCATTTGCTCTTACACAGTATATTGCTGCCTCATTCGCAAGATTCGCAATATCTGCACCAGAAAATCCTGTAGTTAAACTTACCATCTCATCTATTTCTAAGTCTTCACTAATTTTTTTATTTTTCAAATGAACTCCAAAAATTCTCTTTCTACCAGTTGAATCTGGTAAACCTACTTTAACTTTTCTATCAAATCTACCTGGTCTAACTAATGCACTATCTAATACATCAATTCTATTAGTTGCTGCAATAACTACAACTCCTTCTGAAGATGTAAACCCATCCATGTTTGTTAAGATCTGATTTAATGTTTGTTCTCTCTCGTCATTTCCACCAGCTATACCTGCTCCACGCTTTCTACCAACTGCATCTATCTCATCTATGAAAACAACACATGGGGCATTTTCTTTTGCTTTTTCAAATAAACTACGAACTCTTGATGCTCCAACACCAACATAAAGTTCAATAAATTCAGAACCACTTGCACTTATAAAAGGAACACCTGCTTCTCCTGCAACTGCTCTTGCTAATAGCGTTTTACCAGTTCCAGGGTTGCCTTCTAATAAAACACCCTTAGGAATCTTAGCTCCAATTTCTTCATATTTATCCTTACTCTTTAAAAAATCAACTACTTCCATTAATTCAAATTTTGCTTCATCACAACCAGCTACATCAGCAAATGTAGTATTTAAATTAGTAGCATCTACAATTTCAGCTTTTTTTTGAATTTGTCCCAAAATATTACTTGGTCCTCCGCCTGGAAAATTTGTAATTTTACTTATTATAGTAAATAAAAAACTGACTGCAAAATAATATATAACTAAATTTACAATTGCATCACTAAATTTGATAAATAATTGTGTTATTTCACTTCTTGATACATCTACTACATCTACATTAATTTTATGGTTTATCAAGTTTGTTACTAATGTATCAATGTTTTCAGGAAATAACTTTATTAAATGGAAATTATCACCATTTATTACATCACCGTGTTGACTATCTAAAGCGATTGCAGTTTTACTATCAGAAGAAATTGATACAGATTCAATAAGTTTATTGGAACTTTTTTCAAATAAATCTCCATAGCTCCATTCTTTACCCAATCCACCTTCCGCATTTAATTGAAATTGTTGATAAGGTAAAATTTTATTACCAGCACTCATCTTCAAAATTCTGTTCAATCTTGTATAACAAAATACAAGAGCTATGTTTACCAAAAAATATAATAACATTGGTTTCATTATATTTTTTCAAATTTTGACTTTATATTATTTACATTAAAAATTATAGTTCCAGTCATCTAGTAACCCACCACTAAAAATATTATTGCCTAAGGTATCTTCCAATAAATCGTTTTCTTGCAACAGTTTCATTTTATTATGAATTGTATTATTTTTATTTTGTAAATAAGATAATATATTTTTATTTTTGAAATTTCTTTTTATTCTAACTAACTCATCTTCATTATCTTTACAGAATATATTATATCTAAGATCATACCCTTTTTTATATTTTTCGTCAAAAATGTTTTCAGTTATACTTTCGTCTGATATTGTTTTATATTTTTCACATTTTAAATGCATATTATGTTTATTGTTTTTTTGTATATAAATAAAAAAAGAGGTTATTAACAATTTTATCATTCTATGTTTATATATTATCTAATTTCTATATTATTTACATAATTTGATTTCTCATTCTTAATCTTTTTTCTTTCAAGTGCAATACGGTAACTTTCTGCCCATTCCTTCTTAATATTATCAGAAACAGATGTTTTCATATGATTTTCAAACTGCTCTGGATTATCATAAAATAGCTTATCTATAGTATCCTTTGAACCATGAGCAGCATAAGCTACCTTAAAATATAGATCTTCATCATTACTACCTACCTTATCTTCATGCATATAAGTTCCATATACTGCATCACGAATAGAACTACCTGGTATCATATTCGTTGCAAAATATACCATATTCTTACCATCTCCTGTTTTTATCTTTCTCAATCCTTTATCTTGATTATCATGCTTTACCTTCTTCTTCTTTTTGACCTTTTTATTCTTTTTACCAATCATTATGTAACTTTCGTGTGTATCCTCTGATTTATTATCATCTTCATTATCAAACATATCATGTTCTGAATATTCATCTTCGTAATGTTGATATGTGTACTCTTCTTCAAAATCTGTTACAGAAAGAGTAGATATGTTATCTTCCATAGTAAGGTCACTCATTGACTTAATGTCTTTTTTGTTTGCTTGTTTGCTTTAGTTATATAGTTGTTATATACAATTGTATATTATTTTTTTTTTAAATCATTTTTTATAATTTAAAAAGTATTCATACTATATACTATTTATGCCTTTTTCAGAAGAAAGCCTCAAAACATATATAATTAAAAACTTTATGAATTCTGCCGTTAACATTGAAGAAAAAGATAACGATTTTGAGAACTCAACTATCAATTACCCAATTTTACCAGTAAAAAATGACAATTTACAAGTTAATGATTCAAAACTGTTATTTAAATATTTAGAAAATGACGATTTAATGAATGAAATAGAATACGAAAGAGATTATTATAAGCAATATTTTATACATCTTTGTATTTATACAATTGAACAAAGTTCTAGGTTGCCATTTGTTAAATTTCTATTTATTGAGGAGAACAATATTATGAACTTTCCAAAAACTAAGTTAAATATGCAAAATTTTATTGAGTTAAAAGAGAACCTATTTTCAAATCAAGAAGAAAACATAGAAAACGAAGACAAAAATGACCTAAGTGATATTGATAAAGAATTCTTTAAGCAACTAAACACACTTTATCAAGAATTTCATAACGGGGATATACCCTTTGATTGTTATAAAGGATTCCTAGAAGAAAATGAAAATATTTTTGTATTCTTAGATTTAACAAAAGAGAACCTAGATACCAAAGACAATAAAAAATATGCAATATTAGACGAAATTATAGTTTCTGGTAATATAGCAGGAACACAAATAGATAATAATATAATAAAACTATTCAATAATAACATTCTTATACAAAATTTGAGAACTTTTGAAGGAGCTAAGATAGAAAACCCTAAAATCGGTTATATAATTGATAAAACTGATGATACTAACTATGAAAATCTTTATGGTGATGACAAAGAAGTATTACTAATTCCTCCTACAAATGACTATGAAGAACATGAAGATATTTATATTTTTTCGTCTATTCCGTTAAAATATGATAATATAAATAGTATTTATAGATTTGCATGTTTTGTGTCTAACGATAATGATGATGAAAAAACAGATGAAACATTTTTATTTCAAGAAAACAATACTTTATTTTATGGTATTAGCGAAGAAGACCTTTTTTCACAAATTCTTTAAAATAATATCAACTAAATATAGGATATTATTTTATATGAGAGCAAGTAAATCATTGAACGATTTTTTAAAAAATTATTCTATTATTTCTTTTACCAAGAAGGCAATATTTAGAATAGAAGAATTATCTAAACAAGCCAATTCTAAGCATTTACTTATAAATACTACAGGAAGGACAGGAATTGGATATGAATTTAATGTGACTTCAATAGATCCCAAAACAAATGTATATGTAGAAACGCAATATGTAAATGATAATTTGCAAATTTATTTGCAAGACCATACAGTGATGCAATTATGGAATTCAACGCTTGATTACGACGAAGATAATAATTGTTTTAAAGAAGTATAATGTTTTCATTTTACAATATATAAAATTAAAATGACTTAGTAATATTTAAAATTAAGAGAATACATATAAAATGGAAGAACAACTTATTAAATTAATTGAAGAAGACAACTTTGTAGATTTTAAAAAACTATTTAAAAATTTTAAAAAAGTATTTAAAAATGGAACGAAAACTAAGAGTATTTTAATCCGAATATATTGTTTTGTAATGCAAATTTACATTAAATACACAAAAGAATCAGGTTACGATATAGATATTGAAGACGATTATTGGGAATTAATAGATGAAGCTGATAGAAATTGGGAAGTTTTGCCATTACATCTAGATAAAATTAATGAATTGATAGAATATTTAATTGATAATGGAGCAAATATTAATTACTGTGATTCCTTTGGAGACACAATATTACATTATGCAGTACAATTTGGAACTTTAGAACATGTCCAAACTTTAGTTGAAAAGGGTGCAGATTTCAATATAAAAAATGGAGAAAATAAATCACCTTTTGATTTAGTTATTTATGGAAATCGTGCATACATAATAAAATATTTCACACAAAAGGCAATAAAAGTTAACAATTTAACGAAAAATAATTTTGATTATTTAAAAAGATTAATATATTGGGTAAATTATAAATGGGACAATGAAAATACTATTCATGTAAAACATGAAACAGCTAATATATTGGTTAGAAAGGGTTTTAATGCAAGCAACTTTCCAATGGATACAAAAATAAGAAAACAATATGAACTTTATAAAAAAGAAAGAGAAACTGCCAAACAAGTTGTAAATGTAATTAGTCAAAAAAATAAAATCTCTCTTGAAAATGAAAATGATATAGTAAACTATTTGGGACTTGAAACTATTTATGATGTCAACTTTAAGTTCCTTAGAGATGGAGCGAATAATAATAATTTTAATGCAGATTTAGAAATTAAAAAATTATACAATCTAAAATAAAGAATAAAATTATATAAAAAACATATATAATTTTAAACAAGTTCATTTCCATCGCCTTTATAAGTAGACAAAAACTTATTTAAACATACTTGGTCAACTTGTTCACCAATATTCGTAATAATTTCATCAGGTAAAGGCTTTCTCTCGTATAATTCCACGAAAGTATTAATATATTTATTAATTAATCCAACTTGTTCTTCATAAAACTTTTCATTCTGTTCTTGTTCTTTTTGAGTTTGTTTCAAATTTTCAAGATGTTTGTTCATTTTTGTTTCTTCTAAATCATGCATAGCAGTTAATTGTTGTTCTTTCTCTGCAATAAGTTCTTTTTGTTCTGCAATTAATCTTTGGTTTTCTTCTTCATCATTATCATCATCACCCGCATCTTCTAATTCCTTATACCATTTATGTCTTGTTTCATTGGCACTAACAATAGTATCGCAAATATCAGGTTTTCTTAGTTGTTCAAATCTCTTACGTTTCTTAGAACCTTCTTTACCAGTTAATGTGCTGTTAAATTCTGCAATAATATCTTGAGAAATTCCAGGACTCGTTTCCATTAATCTATCAAATTCTTGGCGACATATTTTTAAAAAGGTTTTGGCATCAGTTCTTTCATCTGGATGTTTTGATAACTCAATACGAATATTTCTAGCAAATTTGTCCCATGCAATGGAAGATACACGGTGTGCTTCGTTTAATTCAGAAATTTTCAAATATTGTTGAATAGTTGTTAAGATACCTATAAAAATATTAATTGAACCAATTATTAAAGGAGAATAAACCTGGTAATTTTCAGGTAAACTAGTTTGTGCAAATGATGCAGTACCACTGATTGTTGATAAAATAATAGCAGGTATAGTATACCAAGCATGAGAACGAGAATATTTTTCATGCGCTTTAGAATTTAACCATTTGTAACATTGTGCAACATCACACCATTCAACCATAATTAATTCATTTTCAGGCGACCAAACAACTTTCAATTTATCTTTTCCTGGATTTGTATGTTCTGTATCTAAACTTGAACTATTATCTTGATCATTTTTTTCGTTTTCGTTCATATACATTATCTATGATATAGAATCATAAATAATTCTAACGCAACATAATAATTTTTTAATTATTATATTATTACTCTAAACCTTTGAATTCAGGAAGCTCTTTTTTGTTATCTTTAACTAACTGATTTTTATCATCTTTTTTAACACTTTTATCAACTGAGTTATTTTCTTTTGTTGGTATTTTATCTATTTCCTTTTTTTTTTCTGTTCCTGTTCCTGTTTCTTCTTTTTTTTTTTCGTTTTTTGTTTTTTTATTTTCTTCAGGATGTTCCTCATCTACTTTTGATTCTACTTGTTCACCAAAAAATATATCATCTTCTATTAAATCATCAAATGAAAAAGCATGTTCAGATGAAATATTATTATCAACTTCTTTCTCAAAATTTATATAACTATCAAATAACCTTTTTATTTGTTTTTGTTGTGAAATATGAAAAAAGGAAATATAATTTAAATATAAATCTAATTGTGCCTTTAAAACATTGTTTTCATGAGTTAATGTATTAATAAAATTTGATATAGAATAACCAGCCTTTTTTTTAGTTGTATACTCATTAATTACTTCTTCCTTTTTTAAAACAGTATCAAACATACTTTTTATACAATCAAGCATATTTTCATGAACAAGTTTAATATTTTCTACACCATAATCAAAAAAAGGCTCTAAATCTTTGTATACTGGAACTAAACTGTGGTTTACCTCTATCTCTAATTCATCATTATTTTCATTAATATATTTTAAAATCAACTTATATAGCTTATAGTAATCGCAATATGTCCTATTTTTAATCAAGTCATCAAATTTCTCTAAATTATCAAGTTCCATGGAAAAAATTTTATATTGAAAATAAAAAGAGTCTAAGCAAAATAAAAATATTTGTTTATTATTAGATTTACTCATTTTTGCATGTGTGTCTTTTAAATTTTTAAGTTTCATTTTCAATTTTGATTTCTCATTTTCTATTTTTTGGTTCAATAAAATCAAAGACGAAAAATTTTTTTGTATTTTTTCTATTTTGTATGATATTTCCATTTTTATATAGTATCTTTATATATAAAAAAAGAGAATTATTTTTTAATTGCCAGCTTCTTCTAAACAGGTGTCAAAAAATATTTTAAGTTCATTTTTGTCTGTACCATTTACAAATTCATCTGGTATATGATTATTGTTTCCTTGATAATATGCAAGAAGAGCTGGTATTCCTTTGACCATTTTTTTAGTTTTTAAAAAACCATATATTTCAACGCTTTCGTCTACATCAACAATTACACATTGAACATTGTTTGGCATTTTTGAAAAATATGTTTTTACATCATCTTCAATTATTTTACAAGGTTCACACCAAGATGCTCCAAACTTAAGTATAAGAACACCTGGATTCTCCTTTAAAAGTATTTTAAATTGTTCTTTTGTTTTAAGATTAGTAATTATAGATAAAGACATTTCTTTTAATAAATAATAATAATATTTTTATATGATTAAAATAACTTAGTTTTTTCTTTTTATTCAGTATATAATGAGTGAATTTCATAATCTAGATATTCATATGTATTCATTGGATGAATTATTAGAATTATTTGGTTTAAATTATGATTTAACCATACAAGATTTAAAACAAGCTAAAAAAAAAGTGGTTGCTGTTCATCCCGATAAATCTAAATTGGATTCAAAATATTTTTTGTTTTATAAAAAAGCTTATGAAATTATAGTCCAATTCTATGAAAATCAAAATAAACATAAAAAAACACATACAAATGAACAGGTTTATGAACCAGGTTCTCAAGGAGGTTTAAATGATTCTACTGAAAAAGAAATTTTTAAAACGATTAATAATATGTCTAAAGCAAATTTCCAATCTAACTTTAATAAAATGTTTGAAGAAAATAATACTAATAAACCAGACCCAACAAAAAATGAATGGTTTACTAGTGAAGATAACCATTATGAAATTACAGAAAAGGTAAATACCAAAAATATGGGACATGCACTTGAAAAAATAAAGGAAAAACAAAACAGTATTGTAAAATATAATGGAGTAGAAAGTTTGTATGTTAATAGTGATTCTGGTAATAAATTATATGATGATGACGATGACAGTTATGTAACTACAGATCCTTTTGGTAAATTGAAATTTGAAGATTTAAGGAAAGTCCATAAAGATCAAACAGTTTTAATGGTAAGTGAAAAAGATATTAGAAATGTTCCTCAATATTCATCTGTTGATCAATATAACAGGGCAAGAGGTGCTCAAAAAATAACTCCTTTGGAAAAACAAGAATCAGAAAGAATCCTTGCACAACAAAATGAAACCTATAGACAGCAAATTATGCAAAAAGAATATGAATCTAAATTGCAGGTTCTCAAAAATGAAGAAAAAAATAAAAAAATATTGTCAAAGTTTTTGTATTTAAAAAACAGTTAGCTTATAAAATAATGAATATCATAATCATTGTTTTACGTATTATTGTTTCTATATTAAACAGTTTCCCAAATGTTGAAAAAAAAGTTACATTAGAATTAAATAATCAATATATCATAGAGTTAAATGTTACTCAGTTTCATGTAAAAGAAAAATTATCTGGGAGTTAAATTCATACTCATTTTTTGTTGCATTTCTTTTTGCTGTTTTACAAACCACTCTTTCTCCATATCTAATAAAAGATGGTCATAACTCATATTTTTTCCTTCTATATCACTATAATTTTCATATTGCGATACAGTTGGTGGAATAATCATATACCAAAAATATTGCATTTGTAATCTTTTCCAATAAATATCTATAGCATATTGACGTTTGTTATCTGGCTCTTTCATTAAACGTTTTACACCTTCTTTCATATTGTTAATTAAAATATCATAAAAAGATTTTTTAACAATATATCCAGTTGTAGTTTGACAATTTAATATTCTTGCACAATAATCCCCAACTTTCATATATGGGGGAACGCTATTTCCACCTATAATTAAAACATCCCATTGAATATCTTTATTTTCTGAAAACTTGGTAATATTTTTTTTCAAAAGCTCAGGATTTTTAAAAACAATATCGTCTTCACAAACAAAAACTTGGTCATAATTTCTTTGTTTTGCTAGTTCTAAACATTTTATATGACTCATTGTGCAACCTACTGCACCTGATGCAAGTTTCACTGCATTAAATCTTTCTGCGTTAATATTCATTTTTTTAAACTCCTTTTCAGCATGTTCTAATCTATCTTTCCTTGTTTCAAGATTAATAAAAAGAGTATGTTTAAATAATTCCATATATTTATAAACTATTACTTCTTTTATATCTATTTAAACTCTCATATTTTTCTATAACATCACTTTCTACATTCATAATTGTATCTAAATTTTCAATAATTGCGTTGCATTTTTCCTCTAAAGATTCATATTTATCTTTTATCATTACATTTTCCTCCGCAGTTTTTTCTAATGCTTCAATAATGTAATTGCATTTCTTTTCTAGGTTAGTATATCTATCTTCTAGGGTAAGTTTTTTATTCATATCATCTTCCCAAGATACTGATTTCTTCATTTTTTCTTCACTTTGTAATTCTAATTCATATGTTTCTATATCTACATTTGTATTTTCTTCTATTTTGAGAATTTCAACATCATTTTCCTTAGGCTGAATATTCATCTGTATATTTTCCATATCTAATTGTCTTGCAGCAACTTGTTGTTTTATTAGTTCTTCCATATTTGTGATTACTTGGTCTTCTTCCGTGTTTTCTGAAAAATCTATTGTTTCTGGAACCGTTTTCTTCATCATTGAATTATATTCCTGTTGTCTTTTTTCAAACTCAGATAAATAAACTTCTTGCTTATTATCTTTTATAACAGGTGGTGTATCTATTTCTTGTAAATTATTCATTTCTAAAGGTGCTACATTATCATCTATTTTGTTTACATTTATACTATAATTATTTTCTTTTAAATCTTTAATCATGTGACTAATCGTCTGTTTATTCATTAACACCAACGCTTGTTTATCAATCACTTTTGTTTCATTTTCTCTATAAAACTTCTCAATAATTTGTTGAAACCATTTTATTTTTTGTTCTACTTGTAATGTTTCTAGTTTTTTTTTCATAGATTCATTTTTATGAATTACATTCCATAGAAGGTCTTGATTATCTTTGGTTATATATAGTGACATGTATATATAATCAAACTAGGTGTATTTATATTTTTTTATTTCTTTTTGTATTATTCTTTTTATTCTTTCTATTTTTTCTATGTTTTATTGATTTTTTTAATTTTCCACCTTTTAATTTTTCTTCTTCTGTTAATTCTTTCTTTATATCTTCTAAATTTTGGTCAAAAGGATAATGAGGCATTTTTCTAACAATTTTATTAAAAAAGTATTTTGGTTCTTTCACATTTGTCTCACCTTGCTCAATTAATTTTTGATTTTCAACCATTCCCACATAATTTTTTAAAAAATAATCAACTTGGTCCATGGAACTAAATGGCATATCCTCATTGTTAATTTTTATATTAAAATCATTAATATAAGTTCCTTTATTATTGGGTTTTGTATCTCTGTAAAATTCTAACTCAGTTGTAATAGTTTTATCTTTAGGTTTCATATCTGGTGTTAACGAATCTTTTAAAAGGTTTTTAAAATACTCTTTTGTAGAATCAAATGTTATGGAAGGACACAAATTTATTCTCCCTAAAGAAGTTTGTATAGATTTGTCTGTTGTTTGGGGAACAGTCTGTGTTTCTTGTTCTCCGCCTCCGCTTTTTAATTTTTTAATAACTCCGTTTTTATTTTTACTCATTAGTTATTATATAAATAGATATTATCACTTATTGAAATATACATCTCTTTTTTGAAAAACATATTTATCTGGAATTCTTTTATTTTTAAAGTAATTTAATTTTTCTTCCATAGATTTTAATTTCTTTTCATTTCCATCTCTGCTTGTCAACATTGTAATTATAAAATATAAACTATACATTCCACACTCATTATTACCTTTTTGATGAATAAATGGTTGATTTTCATGAAATTCCAATTGAATAGGTGTGCTTAAATATAAACCTTGATGTATTATTCTTTTTACTAGTTTATCTACTTCATTTGGCACTTTATCACCAGCACTATCAAAATAAAATATAATTTTATCTTCTAAATCAATAAAAAGAGATGTCCAATGAGAACCTGGTTCATCATGTTCATCTAAATTAAATACAACACCTATTTTATTGATTCCTTTTTTGATGTAATTTTGTAATTGAAAATTGCATAATTCTTTCCAAACACATTTCTCGTCAAAAAAATTAGGTTTACTATCAAAATCTATTGGTGTTGGACCTATAAACTTAAAATTAGAATAAGTTTCTTCATATTGACTTAATACATCTAATATATCATAATTTGATAACCATGATGAAGGGTCCTGTTTCCATTCCTCAGGTTGTTCGGGTGCATATAATTTATTTTTAATCTCTTTTTTTTCCTTCTTATCCTTTATTACGTCTAACCAACAGTCTTCTCTTTTACAATCCTTTAGTTTATTTTGCAATTCATTAAAAATACCTTTTTTATCCTTCGCTTTTATCTTATTTTCAGGATATTTTTGATTAAATGAATCTTTTAATTTATTAAGCGTTTGGATGTTTAAACATGATGTTTTTGAGATTGTTTTATTTTTTGTAGAAGGATGACAATTTATCTTTTTTAATTTCTTTGTTTTTTGCATCAATACTTTATATATATTGACATTATTTTCTATCCAGGTTTTCTAATTACTTTATGTTTACTCCATAATGATGTAACATTATTTAAAGGGACGAATTCATCTCCACTATTTGAGTCTTCGCTATTTACCTCCATAGTTTTTTCAAGGTCAATTTGTTTAAAATGAAATATTAAGTTTTTAATATAAGATTCAAATAAATCATCAAGTGTAGCGTTACTTTCAATATCATTATCGTTATTTAATTTTTGTTTAGTATATTCCAATATTCTCATCTTGTAAACATCTAATTCTTCTATTGGATTTTTATTTGCATTTTCTTGTTTAGTAACAATTTTATTATATTTAGATTTATTTACTAATAAAAAGTCTGTATCAAAATCATTAGGACAATTATAATTGTTTTCCATTTCAATATATATTCTTAAAATAATTTATTTAGATTAATTTGTATACATTAATATATAATGACATTGATTAAAACTATAGCAAATTCCCCTCAAGCAGTTGGTTCTCATCGTGATGGTTCATTAACTTCAACAAGAACTATTTTAAGAAGAGCATGGAACCCTGAAAATTCTATTGGAGTGATTAATGGACACAACCGTGTGGTTACGCCTTTCCGTGCCGTTAATAATTTAGGTGATTTTTTATCCAGAAAAAACTATGTTTGCGGCGGTCCTAACCAAGTTAGCTCTCGTCGTGCAGGAAAAACAGGTCCTATTGGTTCAATTATTTCAGCATGTGACGGTAAAGGCGTTGAAGGTTACTCTGGAAACGTAAAATTTGTTCCTGATTCATCCGATTATATTACTTACAAGAAGCAAAGAGCTATGAACAGAAATTACAATGATGTAAAACATTAAGGAAAATACAATAATTTATATTATAGATTATTGTATAGAAACATCTAAAAAAATGAGTAATCCAACTATAACAAGCGTATCAAATAGTGCCGATAACACCAATGTCACAGTTACTTTTTCTGAAGATGTATTCACAGAATCAAATGGAACTGGTGACTTAACGGTTAGTGATTTTTCTGTTACAGTTACTGGTGGTAATGCTACACTAAACAATATAGAAAGTGTTTCAAAAACAAACCCTTCTGTATATGTTCTTAATCTATCATTTTCTGGCGCACCAAATGGTAGTGAAAGTGTAGAAGTAAATGTAGCCTCAAATACATCAATATATGATAGTAATGGAAACGCAATGTTACAAATAAGTTCTCCTTCATCAAAAGTGTATCCTCCAACTACATTGACAACTACTACAAATACTAACAGTCAACTTTCTGGAACAATAACTGGACAATCGTATGGTGACGGAACTTACACCATTACTTCGGATGTAAATAACTCTAGTTCAGAAAATTATACTTCTCGTCAATATCCACCAGCTGCTGCATATGGCACGTTGAGTGCTTCTACTAATACAAACCAACAATATATAGCAACTGTTAGTAATCAAACATATGGAAATGGAGAATATAAAATTACGTTAAGCACAACTAATAACAACGGACTTGACTTTTTTTATACAAACGATGGAAATTCATCAGATAATAGATTACAAATATATACTCGTTACAAAACTGATGATGAAACAATTACTTTTGAATTCCCTGATTATATAAGTTGTCAAAGTATTACAACAGAAAGGAATACTACTCCAGGACATTGGAAAGTAGAAATATATCATGGAACATCGAACATGGGAACTATTTACGATAACTCTGTTTCACAGTCTACTGGCACACAAACTATTACCTGTAATGCCGGTAGTAATAGTGCAACTAAACTAGGAAATAAAATTATAATTACTTTTAGTGATTGGCATGGCACCCAAAGTTATTGGCAAAACAATTATTTTCACTTTAATACTTATCCTGGAAGTGCAACAACAAGCAATGAATTAAATGGATTATATGATTCTAATACTGTAGATGGAGGTTTAATTATTCCTTCAACAAATACACCTACCTTAACTTTTACTTTTCCAGATTCCTTTGTTTTAAATAATATTTATACAGCAAATAATAATTGTGCTCAAAATTGGCTGGTAAAAGCTTTTGATGGGAATACTGAATTAGAAGAACTTTATAATAATACAGTTTCTATAACATCAGGAGATTTAAATGTTACTATTCCAAACACTAATGAGGTGCATAGTAACAAATATACTTTACAACTGTCTAATCCATTAGGTGGAATAGATCATTATCAAAATACAGAATTTAAATTCACAGGAATAATTTTAAATACTGTAACCAATACTTACAATTTAAATCAAGATGTTTTTGATCCCACAATTAATACACTTACTATTTCTTCAAATAATTCAATTAAAACCAATTATGCTGGTGAAAATGATATTGTAACACTTTATATTACTGCATCAGAAAATATTATTGAACCAACCGTTGTTTTTCAGTCAAACGGAGCAGGAATTACAAATACGGTGTCATATAGCGGTTCAGGAACAACATGGACTGCACAATATACAGTAAGTTCAAGCGATACAAATGGTGTAATTAGTTTTGTTCTTAATATAGAAGATGAAGCAGGAAATCAATTAAATGGCACAAACGCCACTACAGATTCAAGTAGTGTAACTAAAGTTGGTAATTATAGTTCATCTACAACAATAACTTCAACTTCGGGTTTACAATTAGGAGGTGTACTTAATGCAGAATCAACAAGTGATAAGTATGGATATTGTGTTTCATTGAGTAGTGATGGTTCTATTGTTGCTATTGGTGGTCCCGAAGCTGATGGAAGTGGACAAGGTAGTGGTCATGTGCATATATTTCAATATTCAGGTGGTACTTGGGATAATAAATTAGGAGATATTAATGGAGAAGATAGTGGTGATAAATTCGGAACTTCTCTTTCATTAAGTGGTGATGGCACTATTGTGGCAATAGGAGGTCACCATAATGACGATGGTGGTAATAATATAGGATATGTGATTGTATATCAATATATTGATTCAGCTTGGACACAAGTAGGAGATATTATTTATGGAGAAAATGCAGGCGATTATTTTGGATATTCAGTTGCATTAAGTAGTGATGGAACAAGTTTTGTTGCTGGTTCTTATTCAAATGACTCATATAGAGGTTATGCGTCTGTATATCAAAGAGATGAAAGTAATACTACAATTGCACCAACAGGTTGGACTAAATTAGGTCAAACGATTGTTGGAGAAGATTCAGGTGAAAAATCAGGTAGTACAGTTACAATAAATGGTGACGGAAGTATTGTGGCTATTGGATCTCCTTGGAATGGTGACAATGGTTATAGATCAGGTCAAGTGCGTGTATGGCAATATAATGGAACAGATACTTGGAATCAAATTGGACAAGATATAGAAGGTGAAATTAATAACGACCAATCAGGGGCAACGCCTTTTTCAATAAGTAGTGATGGAAATATTATAGCTATTGGCTCTCCATATAATGACAACAATGGTGACACTGCTGGTTATGTTCGTATTTGGCAATATAATGGAACAGATACTTGGAATCAGATAGGAAACAATATTCTTGGAAAAGCTGGAGGTGATCAATTTGGATGTTCTGTTTCATTAAGTAGTGATGGTTCTATTGTTGCTATAGGAGCTCTGGCGAGTGACGAAATTGGTGATAGAGCAGGACAAGTGCGTATTTGGCAAAGAGACGAAACTTCTGCTATTGGTTGGACTCAAATAGGAGATGATTTAAATGCACAATCTGTAGATGAAGAATTTGGAACTTCTGTTTCATTAAGTAGTAATGGAACTATTGTAGCTATTGGTGCACCTTATAATTTAGCTGGTTTAGATTATGATGCAGGACAAGTGCGTATTTATGAAACTGGTGCAACTGTAACAACTTCCACAAATATTATTGCAGTGCCACCTGACCTTGTTTCTGACTCTGTTTCCATTGTTTCTAATAATTCAAATACTACAAAAGCAAAAGCCACCGATGAAGTTACTTTATCTTTTGAGTATGATTTGTCTATTAATACTCCTATGGTTTCTTTCCAATCTAATGGACAAGATATTACTGATACATCTATAGATTACGTTGGAACAAACGATAATACAAGTTGGACAGCTAAATATACAGTAGATTCAGCAGATACTGATGGTGCAGTTACATTTACAATTGATGCAAGTTCCATAGCAACATTTACTAATGCAACACAATTAACAGAAAGTGATATTACAGATGGAATAAATATTACGGTTGATACTACAGTTCCGACTATAACAAACACTGTAATTAGCAACGACAACTTAAACTTATCAGTAACCGTTTCTGAAAAAATTGCTGGTAATTCTACTTATAGCGACACAACTATGGTATTTAATGTTACATATACAGGTGGCCTTGGTGGCGGTTATTATATTGTTTCTGGTGGAAATATTACCGATTCTACTCCTACAAGTCATCAAATAAACTGTAATGCTGGTCAAACCATCGTTTTTTCTATGGCAACTACCGATTACAATACTTATAAACTTGGTATAGGAAATGGACAAAATTATAATGAAAACACAAATTTAGATGATACTGATAGTCGTTTTTCAACAACAGTAGATGGTGACAACACGTTAATTAGTTTTACTCCTACTGAAAATTCTTTTGATTGGTACTATTATTGTGCTCAAGCTCCTGCTTACCCAGGTGGATGGGGAGCTCAAATTATCGTATCTAATGGTATTGAAACTACAGATTTCACATTATCTTTAACTGGAGGAAGTGGTGCAACTTTACAATCAAATACACCAACTAATATTACCACTTTAGATAATTTGACTTATGATATGAGTTTAAATATTTCAGGAACTGCAAATGGTGAAGAAACACTGACTATTGTTCCTGCTTCCTCTACATCTATTTATGATGCTGCAGGAAATGCCATGTCTACTACGCAATCCAACAACAGTGTAAATCTAACTGATTTAGCACTACCAACAATAAATAGTCTTACAATTTCTTCAAATAATTCAATTAAAACCAATTATGCTGGTGAGAATGATATAGTAACACTAAGTATTGTTGCATCAGAAAATATTATTGAACCAACAGTTGTTTTTCAGTCAAACGGAGAAGATGTTACAAATGCAGTATCATATAGTGGTGCGGGAACATCCTGGACTGCACAATATACAGTAAGTTCAGACGATACAAATGGTGTAATTAGTTTCGTTCTTGATATAGAAGATATTGCTGGGAATACAAATCAAAGAACACAAACAACAGATTCAAGTAGTGTTACTAAAGTAGGTGTAAGCTATCTTGTTCCTGCAACAATAACAACAACACATGGAGAACAAGTAGGGGCAAGTATTAATGGCGGAACAAGTAATGAACAATCAGGTCAATCAGTTTCATTTAATAATGATGGAAAAATTATTGCTATTGGTGCATACGGTTATTCAAGTTATAAAGGAGCAACACGTATTTATGAATGGATTTCGGAATCTTGGAGTCAAATAGGTTCTACAATTGAAGGTGATGCTGATAGTGAATTAGGATATTCAGTTTCATTAAATGGTGATGGTTCAATTGTTGCTATTGGCGCACCCAGTAATGCCGGTGGAGGAACCAAACGTGGTGAAGTTCGTGTTTACCAAAAAGACAATGCTAATAATTGGTCGCAACTAGGTAGTGATTTAAATGGTGAAACAGATAACGATGAATTTGGTTATTCAATTGATATCAATAGTGATGGTGATACATTAGCCGTTGGAACAAAAGATTTATCCCATAATACTGCTGTATATAAGTATGATTCTGGAAGTTGGAGTTTATATGGTAATACAATTAAGAATAACGTAAGTTCTGGAAATATATTTACGACTGAGGGAACAACACCAAATTATGGAACTACAATATCTACGGAATCAGGTTCTTCAGGGTGGGCAAATTTGACAACATCTGACGAAACTATACTCAAAGCAAGCAATGTTGGAGAGAATTATGAATTCGGTGAGTCGGTGGCGATTAGCGGGTCATACGCTATTGTTGGCTCTATGAAAGAATCTGGCGTAAATAATCAGGAGGGAGCAGCGTATATTTTTGAACGTGACGAAAATGGAACATGGAACCAATATTCAACCGTTCTCAAAGCAAGTGATGCTCAATCTACTGACAAATTCAGCGACTCGGTGGCGATTAGCGGGTCATACGCTATCGTCGGCGCTACTTATAAAGACACAGATGGAAATTTTGATGCAGGAGCAGCATATATTTTTGAACGCGATACAAATGGAACATGGACTCAAGTTCAAATGCTCAAAGCAAGCAATGTTGGCAATTCTGACAATTTCGGCGTTTCGGTGGCCATTAGTGGAGATTACGCTATTGTTGGTGCTTATAAAGAAGATGGCATTGACCCAATAATTCTTGATTCGGGAGCAGCATATATTTTTGAACGTGACGAAAATGGAACATGGAATGAAGTTTCATATCTCAAAGCAAGCAATATTGGAAATAATGACAAATTCGGCTGCAGCGTGGCAATTAGCGGGTCATACGCTATTGTCGGCGCTAATAAAGAAGACACAAATAATAATGATTCGGGAGCAGCGTATATTTTTGAACGTGACGAAAATGGTAATTGGGGAACTGCTGTTTCTGGCCAAACATATTACAATGAAAATCAAATATTCAAAGCAAGCAATGCTGGAACAGAAAATTATTTCGGCTGGTCGGTGGCGGTTAGCGGCGATTACGCTATTGTCGGTGCTTATGGGGAAGACACAACTGAAAATTCATCTGGAGCAGTGTATATTTTTGAACGTAACGAAAATGGTATTTGGGGAACTGCTGTTTCTAACCAGTCATATTACAATGAAACTCAAATGTTCAAAGCAAACAGTCCTGGAAATTCTGACTATTTCGGCTACTCGGTGGCGATTAGCGGTGATTACGCTATTGTCGGTGCTTATGGGGAAGACACAACTAATAATGATTCGGGAGCAGCGTATATTTTTGAACGTGACGAAAATGGAACATGGAATCAAATTAAATTTCTCAAAGCAAGCGATGCTGAAAATAGTGACAGTTTAGGCAAGTCGGTGGCCATTGACGGCATTTACGCTATTGTCGGCGCTCAGTATGAAGACACAACTGAAAGTAATTCTGGAGCAGCGTATATTTTTGAAGCACCTACAACCACAATCACAAATTTTCGTCTAAATACATTATCAGCCTCCACTAAACCTAAATTCAACAAAACTGGTGATAAATTAACTATCCTTAGTGAACAACACTTTGCGGATTTATCAAGTAACGGTTTTGTGCAATCCTATGAATACAGTGCCTCCGACGTTTCTTGGAATTACTTAGGAAATAAAATAGAAAGTGCTGCTTATAATGACATTTCTGGTGGTGATATTGCATTTAATAACGATGGTGATATTATTGCTATTGGATATCCAAACGCAACAGGTTCAGGTGCCAATAGTGGTTTTACCAAAATATACAAATACGATAGTTCTTGGAATCAATTGGGTTCTACTATTAATGGCGAATCTGCTGGGGATTATTCTGGAACTGCGGTGGAAATGGAGGCAAGTGGTAATATTATTGCTATTGGTTCATATAACAATACTAATTTAACAGGAGTAACTCGTATTTATGAATATGATGAAAGTTCTTGGAGTAAATTAGGTGGAGATATAGCAGGTAGTCAAACAGGGGAATATTCAGGATGGGCTCTTTCATTGAATGAGAATGGTTCAAATATTGCTATTACTGCACCTAAAAATGACGATCAAGGTGCTGATTCTGGTACAACTCGTGTATATGAAACAGGTGTATCATACTTAGGTTCAATAAGTATTCCAGAAATCCCTCCTGAACTTGTTTCTGACTCTGTTTCCATTGTTTCTAATAATTATGATACTACAAAAGCAAAAGCCATTGATGAAGTTACTTTGTCTTTTGAATATGATTTATCTATCAATACACCTATGGTTTCTTTTTTCTCTAACGGAGTAGGTATTACAGACACAGAGATAGATTACGTTGGAACAAATGACAATACTAGTTGGACTGCAAAATATACAGTAGATGCAGCAGATACTGATGGCGTAGTTACATTTACAATTGATGCAAGTGCACAAACAACAGCTACTGACGCAACACAATTAACAGAAAGTGATATTACAGACGGAACAAATGTTACTGTTGATACTACCATACCTACTATTACTGGCACAACAATAAGTAGTAACAATGTTAACATACAAGTGACATTTTCTGAATTTGTTGTAAATACTTCTAGTTATACTGATGCAGAATTATCATACACTGTAACTGCAAACGGTTTTACAAATTATATTTTAAATGGTTCAGGATTAACAAATTCTGCAAAACCTTCTATTTCATTGTTTGTAGGACAAACAGTAACTTTCTCAGTATCAAATAGTGTAAATGGTTTTCATCCTTTTAAAATAGGAACTTCAACTAACGGAGGAGAAATAACTACATCTGATTCCAGATTAACTAGCACCGTAGATGGAGATAATAATACTTTAATTAGCTTCACACCTTATGATAATGGAACCTTTTATTATTATTGTGGTAGTCATTTAAATATGGGTAATTCTATAGATGTTACTGGTGGCTTGGAGCCAAGCGACTTTACAGTTGAAATAGCAGGAGGAGTAGCAACTGTTGCTGCAAATCCAACAAGCTTAAGTTCAACAAATAATACTCTTTTTGATTTAACTTTAGATGTTACTAATGCTAGTAGTGCTGATGGAAATGAAGTATTAACTGTAAAACCAACAAATGCTACTTCCATATTTGATAAGGTAGGAAATCCAATGGTTGTTGAACAATCAAACAATACGGTAAATCTAAATGATAAAACTTTACCAACTGCAGCAATCACATATACATTAGATGGTGATCCATCTACAGGTCCTTTTGGAGATGGTGATACAGTTGTTATTATAGCTACATTTGATGAAGATATGCTAGACTCCAATGATGTAAATTTAATTATTACTGGCACAGGATCTGTAACTTCAGAAACTGTAACTATGACAAGAGTAAACGCTACTGAATATACATACAACTACACACCACCTGTTTCGCAAAACGGAAGTGCTAGTTTACAAGTATCTGGAGGCACCGACTTAGCAGGTAATTCTGTTGTAAATACACCTACTTCTGGAGATACTTTTAATATAGTCAATGATACAACACCTCCAACAGCAGCAATAACATATAGCTACGCAGGTCCTTACAAAAATGGTGGTTCTAATGTTATCATTACTGCTACATTCAATGAAGATATGGCAGATGATCCAGTTCCTAAAATTATCATTACTGGCTCTGGAATTGCAGATGTTACAGCAAGTGATATGACAAAAGTAAGTGTAACAGAATATACATTTGAATATATAATACCTACAGGAGATGGAACTGGAACTGTTACTTTATCAACAGGAACTGATTTAGCTGGTAATATAATTACAAGTGTTCCCACATCAGGAGACACATTTACAGTTGATAACACCGCACCAACAATTTCTTCTACTTCATTATTAGCAGACAACAGCATAATTACTGTTACTTTTTCAGATAACGTATATAACGCCGCAGATGATACAAGAAGTGATTTGGAGACATCTGATTTTGCTTTATCTATTACTGGTGGAATTGCTACATTACAAAGTGCAACACCATCAAGTATAAATAAAAAAAGTGAACAAGAATATGATTTAACAATAAATTATACACCAGGTTCTGTAGCAAGAGGTAATGAGATTTTAAAGGTTGTGCCTCTTACAACATCAATATTTGATTTAGCAGGTAATGCTGCCAGTGATGCACAAGATAATGCAGATAATAAAGTTACATTAAATGATACAGAAGCACCTACAGTCACTTCTGTTACAACAACCACAGCTTCCGGAAACTACAATGATGCATCACCAATTATACCAATTAAAATCACATTTTCAGAAAATGTCTTAGTTGACACTACAAATGGAACACCACAATTAACATTAAGTATTGGAGGTTCTGGACATTCAATTGATTATGCCAGTGGTAGTAACTCCAGTGAATTAATTTTTAATTACACAATTTTAGATGGACATAATGAAACAAATTTGGATTATGAGGGTACAGGTTCTCTAGCTTTTAGTGGAGGAACTATAACAGATGTGGCAGGTAATGATGCTGATTTAGCCTTGCCAGCTCCTGGAGCAAGTGGTTCAATAAGTAAAAGTAAAGTAATAGTCATTGATACAACACATCCTAATGTTTTAAGTGTAAATTCAGCAAAACCCGATGGTAGTTATAGACAAGGAGAAGTAATTGATATTGAGATTGAATTTACAGAATCCGTTGATGTAACTGGCATACCACAACTTGAATTAGAATTGGATGGTGACAATGTATTAGTAGATTATGCGAGTGGAAGTGGAAGTAACACTCTTGTTTTTCAATATACTGTAGGAAGTAATGAAAACAGTGATAATTTAGATTATTCAACGACAGGTTCTCTAACTCTTAATGGAGGAACTATAAAAGATTCTGCAAATAACGATGCTGCTAGAACTTTACCAAGTCCTGGAGCTACTAATTCTTTGGGACATAATAAAAATATAGTTATAGACAACACAGCTCCTACTGTAATAGATATTACTGCAACTACAGCAAATGGAACCTATAGAGTCGGAACTGTTATACCAATTGAAGTGTTTTTTAGTGAAACAGTAATAGTAGATACTACAAATGGCAGTCCTCAAATTACATTAGCGTTTGATAATGGTACAAAGGCAGTAAATTATACAGATGGAAGTAATAGTAATAGATTAGTTTTCAATTATGCTATAGAAAGTGGTGAAAACACTAATAATTTAGATTATTCAACGACAGGTTCTCTATCTTTTAGTGGAGGAACTATTAAAGATGTTGCAGGAAATGACGCAGATTTGGCGTTATTTTCTCCTGGTGCAACAGGTTCTCTGGGAGATAATAAACAATTGGTCATTGATACAACTAGTCCAACAGTAGTATCTTTTACAATTGATGATTCGGCATTAAAGAAATCTGAGACAGCAACTGTAACACTTGAATTCTCGGAAGCAGTTTCTGATTTTGATAGTGATGTTGACATAACAACAACAAATGGGACATTATCTAAAATGACAAGTTCAGATAATATTACATGGACTGGAACATTTACACCAACAGACGATTCAGAATCTTCTACTAATTCTTTAACTTTATCAAATAATTACACAGATATTGTTGGAAACGGTGGCATTACTGCAACAACCGCTAATTTTAGTGTAGATACATTAACAGCATCAGTTACCTCTTTTGTGTTAGATGATACTTCTTTAATTAAAGGTGAAACTGCAAATGTTATTTTGGTATTTTCAGAAGCAGTATCTGGATTTGATAGTAATACTGATATTACAGTTCAAAATGGTGTTTTATCACAAATGACAAGTGAAAATAATAGTAGTTGGACTGGAACATTTACCCCTACCGATGATATTGATGACACTACAGGATTATTAACATTAGCTGATACTTATACAGATGTAGCAGGAAATACAGGTGTTTCTGCAAGCACCGCCTCATTTGGTGTAGATACGAAGTTACCAACAGTTGTTACATTTGCATTAGCAAATTCTTCATTATCAAGTGGTTCAACTACAACTGTATCTCTTGTTTTTTCAGAAGCAGTATCTGGATTTAATAGTAATGATGATATAACTACAGAAAATGGAACATTAACTCAGATGACAAGTAATGATAATAATATTACTTGGACAGGAACATTTACACCAAGTGTGGATATAGAAGACACAAGTAATACTTTAACATTACAAACAAGTTTAACTGATGTTGCTGGTAACCAAATTGCAAGTCAAACATATACAAGTAATTATGTTATTGATACACTTATACCAACAGTAAATAATGTAACAGCTTCTAATGCCCCTGGAACTTACAAAGAAGGAGATGTTATTGCAATTGAAGTATATTTTAGTGAGACAGTAAATGTAACAGTGGCTACTCCCTATATTGAAATTAGCGTTGGTGGAAACACAGTTAATGTAAATTATACTAGTGGTTCTTCAACAAATATATTGACATTTGAATATACAGTTCAATCTGGTATTACCGAAACAACAGGAATCAACTATGCTGCAATTAACTCTTTGAAAATTAATGGAGCAGAAATTAAAGATAATTATGGAAATAATGCGTTATTAGATTTACCTGCTACAGACAATACAAATTCATTATTAGGAAATAAGACAATATTAATAGATACAACCCCAGCTACTATTGATAGTGTGGCTTTAGCTGCTGATAATACATATATTACTGTTAGTTTTAATGAAGATGTGTTTAATACCGAATCTGGAAGTGGTGATTTGGAAACAACTGATTTTACATTGGATATTACAGGAGGAACAGCAAATTTTTCAGGAGGCGTTACCAGCTCAACCCCTTCAAATATTACAGTAATTGATAATAGATCATTCCGATTATTCATGTCATTCAACGGACTTCCAAGTGGTGATGAAGTAGTAACTGTTAACCCAGCTTCTAACAGTATATTTGATATTGCAGGTAATGCTTCTACAACAACTCAAACTGGAAATGAAGTGACATTAAATGATCAAGCATTACCTATTTTAACTACAGTAGAAATTTCATCAACAAATGCTTCTACTAATTTTGCAAAAGTAGGTGACGTAGTTGAATTAGATGTTGTAGCAAATGAAACCCTTTATAATACACCTACTATAGAATTCAAATCAGGAGGAGTTATTGTTACAAATGCAGTTAATATTGCAGGCACACCAAACACAGATACATTCAAATTTTCATACACAATACATGCAGATGATACAGAAGGAGATATTACTTTTAAAATTAGTAATTATGTTGATAGAAATAGTAATGTTGGTGTTGATGTAATAACTTTAACAAGTGGTTCAACAATTACAGTAGACAAAGTTGTTCCAACATTAAATAGCGTTACATATTCAACAAGTAATTCGTCCGCTTTACAATCAAAAGTTGGAGACACAATTACATTAGATATTACTGCAAGTGAAACTATAAACGCACCAACTGTAGATTTTAAAACAAATGGTGTAACCCATACTACACAAACAATGAGTGGAAGTGGTAATTCATATACTTCTTCATTTGTTACATCAGATTCCCATGCTGATGGAGATATAACATTTACAATTAGTGATATTTCTGATCAAGCTAATAATGAAGGAATAAATGTAAATACCGTTACAAGTGGAAACACATTAATATTTGACAAAACTGCACCAACCTTTTCAAATTTATCTTTAACATCAAGTAATTCTGTAAATACAATTTCAAAAGATACTGATGTGGTAACTTTGGTAATGACATCAAGTGAAGATTTAACTGCACCACCAACAGTTTTATTCAAAAGTGGCACTACTGATTTGACTACAGTTACTGCAACCCAACCAGATGTTAGTGATGATACACAATTTTCTGCCAGTTTTACGGTATCAAATACACATGTTGATGGTGAAATTGCATATGTTATAAGTAATTTTACAGATATAGCTGGTAACGCTGGAACAACTTATACTGAAAACTCTTCAGGGGTGTTTATTGATAACACTTCCCCTACAATTACAAGTGTAGCAGTTGACGGTAACAATACACAAATAGAACTAACATTAAGTGAAGAAGTATACAGCAATTCTAACGGTTCAGGTGCTTTAGCTACAACAGGTGTTTATTTGGTATTGACTGGAGGAACAAGTGCAAGTTTATCATCTCCTTACCCAAGTGCAATCACTCCTATTGCAGGTGATTTAAGTAGATATACTTTAACAATTGATACTATTTTACAAGGTTCTGTTCAAGGTAGTGAAGTAATTACGATTACACCAACTGTAGATTCAATGTATGATTCTGCAGGTAACGTTGCATCTGTAACACAAAGTAATAATACAGTTCAATTGAATGATACATCACTTCCATCAATGACAACTGTTTCCATTTCTTCTAATAATGGAAATCCAAGTTTAGCTATGGCTGGAAATACAATTACATTGGACTTAATATGTGATGAATCAGTTTCAGTGCCTACAGTATCATTTTATAGTGGTCCTAATGCTGATGCTATAAATGGAACAGTAACTATTACACCAAATTCTGGAAACAATACAACCTATAGAGCAACTTATGATGTAGATAGTAATGATACCGATGGAAATATAACTTTTTCAGTTTCAGGTTTCCAAGATGCAACTGGTAATACTGGAAATACTGCAACTATTGTAACTGATTCAACAAGCGTAACTGTTGATACAAGTGAACCTACATTCTCAAGTATTACAATGAGTGCTAATAATAGTTATAATGATCAATATGCAAAAAGAAACAGAACAGTAACATTATATATTGAAGCAAATGAGAATATAAACACACCAACAGTTTCATTTACTTCAGGTGAAAATCCAATAAACGGATCAATAACTGTAGCAGGTGCAGACGATAGTTATACAGCCAGTTATGTTGTTCAAGGTAATGATAATGATGGCTTAGTTGAATTTGAAATAAGTAATATTTCTGATCTTATTGGAAACACTGCAAGTAATATATCTACATTAACGAGTGGTTCTGGTGTTACAGTTGATAAAGTTTCACCAAGTATATTGTCTGCAACTATTGCATCTAATAATGACAATACTTCTTTTGCAAAAGTAGGTGAAACTATACAATTAACTATTACTGCAGATGAATCTATCGATTCACCAACTGTTGAATTTACAATAAATGAACAATCAGTCACTGATGCTAATTCAGTAACAGTAACAGGAAATGGAACAACTTATATTGCTGAATATACAATATCATCATCTGATGTTGAAGGATTGGTTGGTTTTACTATAAGTAGTTACACTGACTTAGCAAGAAATAATGGTCCTACAGTTTCGGCAACAACAGATAGTTCACAAGTTACCGTTGATAATACTTTACCTACTCTAACAACGGTTTCAATTGCATCAGACAATTCAGTAAGCAATACTGCTGCCAAATCAAATGATAAAATCACATTAACTATAGAGGCATCTGAAGACATAACTGCACCTACTGTAACTATGAATAGCGGTGGTCAAGGTTTAGCAAATACAGTAAACGTATCACAAGTTTCAGGAAATTCATATGAGGCAGAATTTACTGTTGATTCAGGAGATAAAGACGGAAATTGCACATTTACTATTAGTGGCTATGAAGATAATGCAGGTAATGCAGGGTTAGGAGTAACAGCAGTAACCGATGGCACTTCAGTTAAAGTAGATAATACACCACCAAAAGTATACACAACTTCTCTTGATCCAACAAGTGTTGGTGCATCTGGAACAGTAGTAACTGTCACTTTTACCGAAGAGGTTAGTGGATTCGATCTTGATGATGTTACTGCAAATGAAGGTGTTGTTAGTGATTTGAACACAAATGATAATATTACATATACATTTAAATATACACCAAATTCAAATTACAGTGCTACATCTAATCAAAAGATTATAGAAATAGGAACTAATTATGTTGACCTTGCTGGTAACCAAGCAGTATCATCTGCACCAATTAATTCAGTGTTAACAACTGCAGCATCAAGTAATGCGATTGAAAATATTATATTAACTAATATTAATTCTGAAATAGACCCAGATATAACTAGTGCTGATATTACAACCGTGATTACAACAACTGGATTATCAAATAATATAGATGCAGAAATAGTGCAAACAGTTTCTAATGTTACTTTTGGAGACTTGAGCCCAGCTATAAAAACACAACTAATTACTGCACTTGAAGATGAATATGCTAATTATCAATTAAATATTGCTCCAGGAAGAGTAAGTGTAGCATTAACAAGTGGTTCAGTTGTAATAACAACAACAATTTCATCTGTTGACGCAGTAACTGGTTCTGCAATTACGGTTGATTCTACTGGACCAAGTGTGCTTTCATTCTTTTATCAAGGTAATAATTTACTTAAGAAAGGTGAAACTGCCTATATAACAGTTAGTTTTAGTGAAGCTGTTGATAATTTTACTAATGATACTATAGTTGCACCTGATGCAACTGTATCGGGTCTTTCAAATTCTAATAATGCAGCAATGTGGAATTTCTATTTAACGGCAAACGATGATGTAGAAAGCACGAACAATGCAATAACAATATTAGGAACATATACTGATTTAGTTGGAAATAGTGGAACAGAATTTACTAGTTGGCCAAATTCTGGAGTTCGTTATAGTGTTGATACACTATCTCCTACTCCAACTATTACAGCATCAAATACAACTATTCAAGACACAGAAACTGCAGATATAACAATTACATTTAACGAAGCTGTAAATGGTTTTAATAATGATGATGTAACTGTAACAAATGGCAGTTTAACAACATTCACTTCAAGTGATGGTAATATAACATGGACAGCAATATTCACACCAACAACTGCAGGAGTTGCACAAATACAAGTAAATAGTGGTTCATATTTTGATTCAGCTTTAAATCAAGGAACAGCTGCGTCTTTAAGTATAACAGTTGAAGGAATAGTTGTTTTTACAGATGAACCAGACGAATGTTTACCCGACAGTTTAAATAATAATACATTAACTGGTGTAAAATCAATGCCTTTGAAAGATGGTTCTTCTAATAATGATGCAAGCTTTGCTTTAGGTAGAAAATTACACACATCAAGAATGTTGTTCACAAATTCTAATACAACTACAAAATTAACTAAAAAATGGTCTTATAATAGGGATGCTTCTAGTGTCATTGCTAGAAGAAAAGCAGGAAGTATGGGGGCAAGTTTAAATAAAACAGGTGGTAAAATTTCATTCACATCACCAAATGATCATAATACAGTGGACCGTGCTTTACAACGTGTAAGAGCTGGCGGTGCAGTAGTTCCAAAAAAAAGTGCAAACAATAAGTAAATAATTTTTTATATAAAGTGATTATTTGTTTCGTTAGGATTTAAATAATAAGCCATTGTTATTGGTTCATGAGTAACATTCATATTTTCAATATCATTTACAATAATAGATTTAATTGGTCTATCATCAACATATTCAAGACTTCTTAAATGTCGGAATACTAGAAGACGAAGAAGATATCTTAACATTATAAATGGATAAACTCCAGGGGGCATTAATATTAAATAATTTTAATATTAATTCAATCAATTTTTAACAACTTTTTTATAGTTATATCATATAATGAATAATTATTTAGCTGAATTCTTCGGTGCTGCCTTTTTTGTATATATTATTCTTGCTACAGGAAATCCTCTAGCAATTGGTGCTGCTTTGGCATTAGCCATACTTATAACCAGCTCAATTTCTGGTGGACATATTAATCCTGCAGTTTCTATTGTAATGGCATCTGCTGGTAAACTACCAGTAAATGATTTATTACCTTATTGCTTGGCACAAATTTTTGGTGGTTTAGTTGCTTTAGAACTTTATAAGAGATATCAACTTTAATTCATTAGATATAACATTTATATAATGAATAACAATTAATTTCCTAATAAATAATCAATATTGATAGTTGGAGCAGCAAAGTGTTTTTCTCTAACTTCATGATGCATGATATGATTTTTTGGAGATACAAAATATTTTGAATAAGGTATATTTTCAAACTCTTTGCAATGAATAACTAAATTCATTACAGATATAATACCAACAGGGATTAAAAAGGAGGTTTCACTTGGATTTAATAAATATGCACTTGTAACAAACGGAGCAACATAGGCAATAATAAATTCTCCCTTACTAACGGCGTTTCCAATACTAGGTATAAGTACTTTATCAAATTCATGATGAAACTTATGTAATTTATACAAATAACTAGATTTATGCATTGCATAATGAGATAAATAATATCCTATTGAATGGATACTTAAAACACCCAATATGTTTAAAGGTTGAATAGTATAATTATGCTGTAATAAAAAATAATCAACAAAACAATAAACAGATGGACCAATAACCATTAGATTAAATTGAATGGCAGGTATTGCTTTATCTAATAATTGTTCATTGTTTTGCATAAGTGCTTTATAACTTCTTCTTGAAAAGGTTACATCAAAGAAAAAACCTAAAAAAGTAACGAAAGAACCTAAAGCTATTCCTTTTGCTAATGAATAAATAATTTGCATATAATAATTCAAATTATTTTATTATTACATTGTTTTTTTAATTGCTTTATAAACACAGAATAATCCAATAATTGAAATTGAACCAACAAATACACTTGTCATAGTATCTAATTTTTGTGAAACCTTTTTTTCTTTTTCTTCTCCTTCTTTATCATTATTTTTCTCTTGTTCTTGAGGTAATTTAATATTTTCTTTAAGAAAAGTTAATACATTAAAATTATTTTCATTTTTGCTAGGTTCAATTGTTACTTCATCTATTAATAATTCTGGTTTAAAATTAGAATTAGTATGTAATCTTGAAGGATTTGATAAAGTGGAATGAATATCACTAGAAGCCATATTTTGAAAATTAGAAACTTCTACTTTTGTTTGTGGTTTATGTATATTGTCTTTATTTACTATGTTCTGAAACATATATATATATGATTTATATATTTTCTTTTAATATTTTTTAAAGTTTTTCAAAATAATTTAAAGTTTAAAATTTATAATATGTAATGTGTGGTATTTTTGCATTGCTTGGAGATTCCAGCCGTTTAGGTAATTCAAATGACCTAACCAATATTGATAATATATTAAATTCTTTTAATAAAGGTAAACATCGAGGTCCTGAGTTTTCTAAGTTAACAAATGTAATGTTAAAAGCAACATTTGGATTTCATAGATTGGCAATAAACGGACTTAATGAGCAATCCAATCAACCTCTTATTTATAAGGATATTGTGTTAATATGCAACGGTGAAATTTACAATTACAAAGAATTATATAGTTTCATGGATATTAAAGATGTTCAAACAGAATCAGATTGTGAAGTTATTATTCATATGTATTTAAAATATGGCATAGAACATACTTTACGAATGTTAGATGGTGTTTTTTCATTTTGTCTTATTGATTATCGTATTTGTAATGAAGAATCTAAAATGTATGTAGCAAGAGATCCTTATGGTGTAAGACCATTATATGTAATGAAACCAACTGGTTACGGATATTCTAAACTAAAAGATAATTATAAATATATTTTTGCAAGCGAATTAAAAATGATAACTGATATTTTCCAAACTTTAAATAATGATGAAGATTTAAAAGTTAATTTTCCTACAAACAAACCTTTATATACTGTATCACAATTTGAACCAGGAACATATACATACATTACTATGAAACACATGGTTTCTCCAAAATGGCATATAAAACGTAATAATATTAGATATCATACTCCCGGTTTTAGTTTTGAACTTTTCGGATTTCAATATTCAAATACTGAAAGTGAAGTTCTTATGCTAAGTGATATAAGAAAAAGATTACATACCGCTGTATTTAAAAGATGTGTGACTACAGATAGACCTATTGCTTGTCTTTTATCAGGAGGTTTAGATAGTAGTTTGATTACAGCATTAGTAAACGAATCTTTAAAAACAGTAAATAGACAATCTTGTTTAGAAACATACTCCATTGGAATTAAAGGTTCTGAAGACTTAAAGTATTCTCAAATTGTTGCTGATTATCTCGGCACAAAACATACACAAATTGAACTTGAAGAAAGTGATTTTATTAATGCTATTCCAAATGTTATTTATGACATAGAAAGTTATGATACTACAACCGTTAGAGCAAGTCTTGGTAACTGGTTAATTGGAAAATACATTTCTGAAAATAGTGAAGCAAAAGTTATTTTTAATGGTGATGGTTCTGATGAATTAACTGGAGGATATTTGTATGTTAATAAAGCACCTGATGAAATAGAATTTGATAAAGAATGCAGAAATTTATTAAAAAATATACACTTGTTTGATGTATTACGTTCTGATAAATGTATTTCATCCCATGGTCTTGAACCAAGAACACCATTTTTAGATAGAGGTTGGGTGCAATTTTATTTATCACTACCACTTCATGATAGAAGCAATTTTAAAAACAGAGGAGCTAACAAGAAATTTACTGAAAAATATTTGTTAAGAAAGGCGTTTAGTGAAGATAGTTACAGAAGATGTAATTTAACACCTCTTCTTCCAGATTCAATTATATGGAGACAAAAAGAAGCTTTTAGTGATGGAGTATCAGAACAAAATAGATCTTTGAAAGAAATTGTTGGTGAGTTTGCTGAAAAATACATCAAAGAAAATCTGTTTAATGATGAGAACACACCATTTATTCCTGAAAATTTAGATTATTCTAATTTAACTACAACGCATACCAGTATGCATAATCTAGAATGTCATTTAATACCTAAAACAGCTGAACAATTTTATTATAGAATGCTCTTTGAAAAACATTATAATGGACTAGGAAAAATATTACCAAATTTCTGGATGCCTAAGTATATTAATTGTGATGATCCTAGTGCGAGAACACTTAACATTTATAATCAAAATAATTCTGGAGAATCCACTGTATAAAAGATTAAAATATAGGATATACATTCTATATTTTATTCCAATACTTTCAAACCTATTTACTTATATGTTTTTAAAGTTATTAACTTTCACCATAATCATATATAATTTCTGTATCTTTTGGTGATTTTAGTGTATCAATTAAATTACGCAATGCATCTGCCTCATTTATCTTTCTCCCATTTATATTTTTCCAATCACGCCATTCGTGCCATTCTTCTACTAAAATTCTTAATTCACCACGAACATATTCTTTCTTATTTGAGTATGGCCTTATTGGTTCAAATGCATCATCTACTTTTTTTGGTCGAAGTGTGTACATTGGTATAAAGTTCTTATGCTGCACATAATTTAATAAAGCCGACCTAATTTCTTGCTTCAATGGTCCTTTTATACTATTAAATTCAAAATCATCCATAATCATACGTACTGTCCAAATACGGTCGATTGAATAAGCGGTTAAGGTTGGTTCTGTTATTACTTCATTTGATGTTGCAACTGCTGGAACTATAGGTCTACTAAAAGATGCTTCGGCTACAGGTAAATCGTCACTATCTATTATTAATTGAGGTGTTGGAGGAGACGGTTCCCTTGGTGGAGAACCAGGAGGTGTATGAGGTGATGGAGGCGTTGTTTCATTTTGATTTCTTCTTAGTCTACTAAGTCTTTGACCTGCACCTTTTTTTTTATATTTACGCTTAGACTTGTTATTTTTTTTTAATTTGATTTTATTTATTTTCTTATGTGTTTTTTTATTAGCCATATAAAATATACAAATATAAAAATGGTATAACGACTTTTTAATATAGAACATATATTAAAAATAAAATGGATTCAATTAAAAACGTTAAAAATATTAATGATATAATGAATACTGCTCGTGATTTTAAAAGATGTAATACGAGAGAAACAATACTTCAAAATAGTATTTTTGGATTGTTATTTTTTGAGCCTTCTACCAGAACATGTTTGTCTTTTGAAAGTGCGATTCACCGTTTGGGAGGTAAAATAATTAAATATAACTCAGAATATTCAAGTGAAAAAAAAGGAGAAAGTTTGGAAGATACAATAAAAACACTAAACTATTATGTAGATGTTTTTATAATTCGTCACCCAGAAAAAAATATTATTTCAAAAATTAAAAAATACACAAATAAACCAATCATTAATGCTGGAGACGGAGACGGTGAGCATCCTACACAAGCCTTATTAGATTTATTTACTATTTATGAGCAATACCCAAATCTTCCTGAAAATATAGTATTTACAGGGGATATTAAACATAGTAGAACGATTCATTCTTTAGTTTATTTATTAAATAGTATAAAAAAAGATATTTGTTTTTATTTTGTTAGCGAAGATGAATTACAACCAGATAAAGAACTTGTAAAAAATTTAAATTACAAAATAGTATCAGATATAAGTAGTATAATTAATGTTGCAGATGTCCTCTATGTAACTCGTCTTCAAAAAGAGAGATTTAAAGAAAATAATTTGAGCGTAAAAAACATTATTATTAATGATAAATTAATATCTAAAAGCAAAGAAAATCTCATAATTATGCATCCCTTACCTAGAAACGAAGAATTGTCATGTGATCTTGATGAAAACTCTAAAAGTAAATATTTTGAACAAGTAGAGAATGGAGTTTATGTTAGAATGGCAATTTTATTTAACTTAATCAAAAATATTAAATAAAATTCTCAAAATTTTTAAAAATCGGCATCAAAATTGAACACATCGCCATCAACAGTTTTATTTGCTAGTGCGTATTCGGCGTTTGTTCTTTCAAAAAAGTTTACTTTCGATTCAACACTTATCAATTCCATAAAGTCAAATGGATTTGATGAATTATATATTTTATCATAACCTAACTGAACTACTAATCTATCTGCTACAAATTCTATATATTGAGTCATTAATTTTGCATTCATACCAATCATACGACAAGGTATAGCTTCACAAATGAACTCCTTTTCTATTTCTACAGCTTCTTGAATAATTTCATAAATTCTCTTTTTATTTAACTTTTTATTCAACTTAGAATATAAGAGAACTGCAAATTCTGTATGCAATGCTTCATCTCTGGAAATAAATTCATTAGACAAGGTTAGTCCAGGCATTAATCCTCTTTTCTTTATCCAATAAATAGATGCAAAAGATGCTGAGAAAAATATTCCCTCTATTGCTGCAAATGCTACAAGTCTTGCACCAAAGCTACTTCTATTATCATTTAACCATTTTTTTGCCCAATTAGCCTTTTTTGTTATACAAGGATAATTTTGGGTTGCCTCAAATAATGTTTGTTTCTCTGTATTGTCCTGAATATAAGTATCAATTAAAATACTATACATTTCTGAGTGTATATTTTCCATTGCTACTTGAAAACCATAAAACGCACGGGCTTCTGACAGTTGAACATCTCCCATAAAACGAACTGCCAGATTTTCTAATACTACGCCATCAGAAGCTGCAAAAAATGCCAAGACCATTTTTATAAATTTTTGTTCATCTTCGTTTAATTTCTTCCAGTCCATAAGGTCTTTGGACAAGTCTACTTCTTCTGCTCGCCAAAAACTATCAATTTGGCGTTTATACATATCCCATATGTCATTATGTTGAATAGGAAACATTACATACCTATTCTCGTCTGGTTTCAACAAAGGCTCAGAATTATTAACGTCGGACATTTTCCTCCTAAATAATATAGTAATTAGATTTTATCTCCTTTATAAAATATAATTTATGCAGTCATACCAAAAAAATGCTTTAAATTTAACGCACATTACCTTTAGTTATTTTTTTATATAAAAAATGTTTTAAATATAAAAAAAATATATAAAATATTTATACAAAAGTTTGTGCGTAATATGAGTAAAATAAATTATTCTGAAAATTTAGAAAAAATAAAAGATATTTTTGAAAATAGTTCAATGTATAGAAAAGAAATTGAATCATTTATGAAAAGATATCCTTTAAATGAAACTTGTTTAATAGCAAGAATAAATCAGAGCACTTTAAAGGTCGAAATATTTTATCTCGGAAACGTTTTAGAAAGAAGTAAAATTACAAAGAATACAAGAATTAAAATCATTGAAGTAGTAGACGCAAATACTGGTAAATCTAAAAAAAATATGAATCCTGGTTCTGTATTAGAATTAATGCCTAATAACATAGATAAACCTTGGATATATGCTTATATAAATACTGAAAATTTAATTAAAGTATTGAAACCATCAAGTGGTGTCAAGCGTTCAACTTCAAGTAGCTCTTACTTTACTAGTGAACCAATCCCAATTAGTAATAAAGCACAAAAAACAGTTACATTTGAAACTGAATCGTTATCTGGTAGTATAGACGAAAATGATGATTTGAGTTTTAACCCTAATGTATTTGATGAAGACTCTATAAATTCAAATAATACAGAAACAGGTGGAAAAAGAAAAAAAAAAAAGTCTACTAAAAAAAGAAAATCAGGAAAAAAACAAACTCTTAAGAAAAGAAAAAATAAAAAGCATTAATGGTAACCAAATAATATTTTATACGAATGTGAATAAAATATTATGTATAATTTATTTTACAATCATATAGTAAATTTAGGTATATGAAAAATTATACTGATGATGAACTTGGAACCATCGTTTCTGTGCCAAAACGTAAGGGACGTAAAACTAAAAAGCAGTTAGAAAGAGAAATTATGTTAGAATACGAAAAAGAAAAGAAAGAAGATGAATCTATGTTAAATAAATCTTATAACATGATGCAACATTTATCATCCAAAGAAAAAAAGAATTTTGAAGACAAATTTACAAAGCCTAAAAATAATTCGCAAAAAGGATATCACAATTTGTTAAATCAAAAATCTAAAAAAATAGTAGTTGCTACTGGTCCTGCGGGAACTGGTAAAACATTGTTAGCAACTGAAATGGGTGTAAAGAATTTTCTTCTTGGTAACTGTGAAAAATTAATATTTACTCGCCCCTCCGTTTCTGTAGATGAAGATTTAGGTTATCTACCAGGGACATTAGAAGAAAAGATGGCTCCTTGGGTTCGTCCAATTTATGATATATTATATAATTTTTTAACTCAAAAAGAAATTACTGCGTTGTTAGAAGAAAAAACATTAGAAATAGCACCATTGGGTTATATGCGTGGTAGAACATTTAAAAATTCATGGATTATTGCGGATGAAATGCAAAATTCAACAATTTCTCAAATGAAAATGTTATGTACTCGTTTAGGAGAAGGAACTAGACTCGTTATAACTGGAGATTTAGACCAATTTGATAGAGTAGAAGAAAAAAATGGTTTAGAAGATTTCTTACAAAAATTCAGAGGCAGGCGTTCTTCTAGTATTAGCAGTGTAGAATTTGAAAAATCAGATATACAAAGAGAAGAAGTAGTCAAAGAAATTCTAGATATTTACGGTGGTGACGTGCCTATATACTATAATAGTAGTGAAAGTGATTAAGTAAAATTATTTTCAATAGTTAATATATAAAATGAGAAAAGTAATTTCTAATATTACCAAACAAGTCAAGAAATTCAAACCTGCTTCTCTTTTACAAAACAAGGTTTTATTATATATTGTAGCTGCTATAGCTATTGTTCATATTCTACTTTTAGCAAATTCAAAGGATTTTAATTCTGTTCTTATTTTTGTTATTGTAGGATTCTTAATTAGCTTTTTTAGTAAAAATATGATTGTTATTCTTTTATCTGCTATCATTTTTACTAACCTTATTAAAATGGTTTATCCTGGACAAGAAGGAATGAAAGGTAAAAAGGTGAAAGAAGGTTTAGATAATGAAGAGGAAGAAGAGGAGGAAGAAGAATTATATGATGAAGAAGAGGAAAAAAAGGAAGAGGAGGAAGACGAAGGAGTTAGTCTTAATATTAAACAAACTGCAGAAGAAAAGAAAGAAGCTGAGTTAAAGAAAAAACAAGAAACTTATGACAAGTTAAAAAATGATTTTAATGAATTTCAATCCATTCAACATGACATTTTAAAAAATATGAAGGAGATTGACCCTCTTTTAACAAAAGCTGAAAATTTCATTGCCAAATTTGAACAATTCAAAAAGAACTAAGGTTTATAAATAAAATTTTATATAATAATATGTTTATCATTATATAATAAAGGTAATAACATAAAATGGTTGCAAAATTAATTCGTAAAATTAGGAATTTAGAAAATGATTTTAATAATGCTATGAATACAGTTAGAAATATTCCATCATTCTTAGAAGATGCAGCAAAAGATACTGGAAATAAATTTGTAGATTTAATAAAGCCACCTATTGATGAAATTGATAAGTGTTTTGGAGATCTTGATGATATTATCATGGACACAGTGAGAGAACTGGAAAAATGGCCAAGAACAATAGGTGATGGATTGAGAAAAGTGTTTCTTTCAATAGACAGGGCATTTAAAGATTTGGCTAAGTTTTTTGATAACCTATTTCATGTATGTTTTGATAATGATGGTGATACAATATGTTATGGTATTGATGATATGATTGAAGACTTCAAAAGAATTGTATGTATGTTAGAAACAATACCTAACCGTGTTGACAATATAATTGTCGGAATTGATAATATTTTTTTAGGAGTTGGAAATTTATTTAAAACAACAAAAGAAGCAGGTAGAGAAGTTGGCAAAGAAATACAGACTCTTGCTGATTATAACTTTTTATATTTTGGTAGATGGTTAGCTTGTTTTGTAAAGTTTTCTCAAAATTTCTTCAAATGTTTTGTATATTATCTAATTGATTTTGTCGGAAAATTATTATATCTTCCTGTTTCGTTTGGTATTTGGGTTATGTTCACTTTCTTAGGAATAGATTTATATCCTCATGAATCAAGATTATTTGAAGGCCTTAATGCATTAGATGCATTCTTATACGGGATTATCGGTTTTAGTATTTTAAATTATCCGAAACATATACGTCAAGACTGCTATTCATGTATACGATTGAGACCACAAGTTATTCGTTATCAAGCTAAGGAAGTTGGAAAAGCATTTAGAAAACAAAGTAGTAAGTTTACCGATGAAGGAGCAGAAAAACGTAAAAATCCAAATGGAGAAGAGAATATAATAACAGATAATAATAACGAATGGGCAACTGCATACAACAACTTTAAGGAAGTTACAGCATTCCCTGAAGCAAGACCTGCAAAAAAAGTTGATTCAGAATGGCGTTCTTGGTAAATCATAAATTTAAACTATTAAATATTTATCTAATATTACTTTATTATATAAATATGAAATTAGATGGTGCAGTTTTAGATGACCTGATGAAAGATTTTAAAAAAGACGTAACCAGTTTTATGGATCCCGTTGTTAATGGTATTTGTGATTTATCTTCAGCTGGAACAAAATTATTAGGAGAACCTATTGATGAAATTGAAAAGGCATTTGATAAATATTCAAAACAAGTTGAGAGAGATACTAAAAAAGCATTAAAGGCAACTATAAAAGATCCTATTGTGGAAATAACAAAAGGTATTGATGTGATGCTTAGCAATTTTGTCAGAATACTTTGTTTTTTAAATAAAATGCCTTGTCGCTTTAGAAATTTATTTGAATCTTTTGATAATTTATTTCAAGGTGTTGCTGAAGAGTTCTTAGTTATTGGTCAAGCTATTGAAATGGGATTTGAAAGTGTTTCTGATTTGGTTTATTATTTTGGTGTATTTATTGGTTCATATATGAATTGCGGTGCTAACCTTTTAAAGAATTCTATTACATGTGTTCCATTTTATCTTGGAAGTATTATTGGATTTATTCTTTATTTACCTATTCAAATTATATTATGGGCTTTTAAAACATTTTTATCTTTTGATTTATACCCCACTGAAAAAAGAATTTGGAAAGGTTTAAAAACTTCAAATGATGCATTATTTCCTATTATTGGTTTTCATTTTATGCATTATCCCAAATGGGTAAGAGAAAACTGTTATTCTTGTATTAGATTAAGAACAAGTGTATTAAAGGGAGCTAAAAATCAAACTGATGATACTTTTAATGAAAAAATACCTGATTTGATTAATGGTAAAAATAGAAATAAGATTAATAAAGCATTTAGACATTTTGAAGAAGTCTTTGCTTTTCCTGATGCTAGATCACCTGAAGATGTAGAATAAATTATTTATATAGTATATATGGCAAAAAAGTGTATTCCTGGTGTTGTTTGTATTGAGAATGTTACACTCATTGTAATTATACTATTTTTGATTTTGGTATTTTATATACTATATTCTATCAATTTAGTTAAAATGGGTGCCAGGTTCTCCGATGAACCAAAATTAAATGTTAAACATTTTGAAAAAACTACTACTGCTACTCCAATTCTTCTTCCTGTTTCTAGTAAACAAGATATGTTTAATGACCCATATAGACCTCCTCTAAAAAACAATATGCATCATCCTACTGACTCAAGTGATGTTCGTGGCATACCTGTTAATATTGAAACCAGAGGATTACCTACATCATATCAACAAATTGGTATTTTAAACAAAGTAAACAGTAATGATGATATTATACTTCCTTTAATGGGAAAACGAACCATGGCAGGTAGAGACAAATGGCAATATTATACTATTTCTGGAACTGGAAATTTAAATGCAAGACTTCCTGTTAGTGTTAATGGCAAAAGCTGCTCTGGAGAATATGGTTGTGATGAAATTTATAATGGTGATACAGTTTATGTTGAGGGATATAATGATACATTTAAAGCTACCATTTATGAAAACGGAAGTTTTCAATACATACCTGTAATTTAGAGTATTTGTGATCACATATAATAAAATATACTATAATACTATAGTATACTTTGAATGTCATATTTTCACCCAAAAGAATTAAACACTACTTATAAAAGTGTAGATTTATTTTATCATGAAAACGAAATTAAAAAACGAAACGTGCAAAAAAATGTGATGGGTGTTGCTAACTCTAAGCAAGGATTACCAAAACCAGTTAAGGTGGAAGGAGAATACATTAAAGAAGCGAAAACATTTTATCAAATCAATATTAATAACAAAAAACCAAATTTAACTGTTGATTTTTTACAACCTACTAGTTATACTGCCCAACGAATTTACCTTTATGGACTTTTACATAACAACATTGCAGATTTTACTGACAATAATAATTCTATAGTTGGAGAACTTGTCATTGAACACACCCCAAAAACCGCATTAAATCAACGAATTTTTTTATGTTACCTTCTTGAATCTAGTGATAGTGAGACTTCGCATGTAGATGATTTAGTTTCTTATATTTCAAATGACAATAATGATGAGAACTTTAAGCTTGACTTAAAAAAAATAGTTAATAATCAACTACAAACTATACATTATGAACATGAATTTGACCATATCTTTGTTTTTATGAAGACTGTTCCTATTTGTTTGGAATCTGGACAATTTATAAAAGAGAACTTGTCCAAAAAGACTGACTTATTTACTATATCAGCTCCTGCAAAATCAATTATGATTGATCTAATACCCCCAAAAGACGTTGAAAACGATGTTTCTGAGGGTGATTCTGAACAAGGTTCTCAAGAGACTTTTTTAGGATCTATTTTTGGAAAGAAAAAAAAGGTGGAGGGTAACACTAATATGAATGATGTGTATATGGAATGTGAATTATTAGATGAAAGTGACGAAAAAGAAACTTCCTACGTTGCTTCTGTTTCTAATAGTAAAGACAGTAGAAAAGACCAACAATTAAGTTTTTTTAAAATGTCAACAAACTTTGGTTTATTTTTATTATTATTACTTTTTACAAGATTAACTATTCCAGGTATTTATAAACTTATTATATTAAAAGGAATTTTAAAATGGGCTTATGAAAGTGAAAAAGTTACTGATAATAAAGGTTGGTTAACATATGTTAGAAAAATGGATTACATATTACTTTTATTTTTATTCATTTATTTAATTAGTTTTCTTAGCACTGGCATGAAACCAGGTTTAGAGATTTTTACAGTTTTCTTTATGATTCTTCTTGGTGTTGGAATTTTTGGTTATTCGCTTATTCAACTTAATAAACAAGACCCTAATTTTTTGAGTTTCCTAATTGGTGATAAGACAATAGAATTAAATTACGGTGAAATTGATGATGTTAAAGTTAGTTTTTTGGAAACACTTGGATTATTATTAGATTATATTAAGAACGTATGGTTGCGTCCAAGCCAATTTCCTTTAATTTTAGGATTAACACTTATTATTCTTGCAATAGGCGGAGTTACAATAGCCAGTATTAAAGCTAGTGAAGAAGTAAAAAATACACTTACAGGATATTTATTTACAACCACACTATTGATATTTGGTCCATTGGCATACACTTCTTTTAAGGTTTATGGATAATTAATTAAAATGTATAAATTATATTTTAATTAATAAACAGATGCACCAGTTACTTCTTCAGCTACAGGACTGAATGTGGTAGATACATAAGAAATCATATCACTTTTTCCAACAGGAGCCATTTTATCAACAATCTCTTCTTCTAGTGTTGCTTTCTTGACAGGGTTCATTTTCTTCATTTTTTCATCTTTCTTTTCTTGTGTTGGTGTATGTTTCATGATGATTTGCTTTCCAGTTGCCTTATCGCTACGTCTTATTAATTCATAAGCTACGAATACAAATAATACGGCAACTACGGGGTCTTCCTTGAAAAACAAGTACACTGCCAAAGCAAATATTACTACCATACCTAAAGATGAATCAATTAACTTGGCTAATACCAAAGGCACATCTATAGGTAAGATAATAAAGAGGGCAAACAATACTGCCAACAATACTTCTAAATTGGACATGGCTTTAAAATAATTTAAAAGTTTCATTATATATTTAATAATGATTATTTTTTAAACTTATATTATTTTTTTCAGCTTATAAAAAATTGATTTTCCTAAATTTAATTACCATAATTTAACATATAGTTATTATGGATTTAAAAGAAGATTACAAACAATCTATTGCTTCAAATTCATACATTGGAAAGAAAGGATACACTATATCCAAAAAGAATCTTACTAAAGATGATTTGGAATTTTTATATAAAGAACTTTTTGTAAAACCACAAATTTTTGGGCAAAACAGAAATCCTACTGAATTTAGTAGTTTTCCTGTTTACCGAGAAAGTGACAACAAAATTTATATTCCTCGGTTTTATGGAATTCAAAGATATGGATTACCAGATCGCGATAATATAACTCCTGGCGACGATATTAACGTTGATTTTGCTAAAAGTCTTCGTGATTATCAAGAAAATATCATAAATATTTATCTGAATTATGTTAAATCTACAGTTAGTAAAAAATCTGACAGCATAAATGGTAACGGAGCTATACTTGAAGTTCCTTGCGGACGTGGAAAATGCTTGGGTCGTGATACACCTATTATGATGTATGATGGAACTATTAAAATGGTTCAAGATATAAAAGTAGGAGATGTAATCATGGGTGATGACTCAACACCAAGAAACGTATTAAGTCTTGCTCGTGGAAAAGAGCAAATGTATAAAGTAATACCCAAAAAAGGTGACCCTTATGTTGTAAATGAAAGTCATATATTATCATTAAAATATAGTTCGGCTGTTAATAAAAATACTCCAAAAGGAACTGTGCGGGATATATCTGTTTTAGATTATTTGGATTTACCAAAATCATATCATGGAAAAGGAGGAGTTCTTGTTGGATACAGAGTTCCCATTACATTTCCTAAAAAAGAAGTAGGTTTAGATCCTTATTTACTTGGATATTGGCTTGGTGATGGTAATTCAAGGGGTGTTGGAATAAGCACTCAAGAATCTTGCGTTTTAAAATATTTAACTGAAAACACATTTGTGAATAAACACCCATCATTATATTTACAATATACAGGACTACAATACGATTATCGTATTAATTCTTATAATAAAATAGAAAAAGGTTCCAATGAATTCATGAATTACTTACGTAAATACGATTTAATAAAAAATAAGCATATACCTCATGATTATAAATGTAACGATAGAAAAACACAATTAGAGTTATTGGCAGGTATAATTGATTCAGATGGTTGTTCCAGTTGTAATTCTTATGATATTATACAAAAAAATGAAAGGTTATTAGACGATATAATATTTATTGCACGTTCTCTTGGGTTTGCTGCTTATAAAAGTGTATGTAAAAAAAGTTGTATGTATAAAGGTGAAAAAAAAGAAGGAACTTATTATAGAACTTGTATTCATGGAAAAGGACTAGATGAAATACCCTTAAAATGTTTAAGAAAAAAAGTTGAACCAAGAAAACAGATAAAAGATGCGTTAAACACACGAATACAGTTAGAAAAATTAAGTATAGATAATTATTATGGATTTGAAATAGATGGTAACCGTAGATTTGTAATGGGTGATTTTACAGTTACACATAATACTGTCATGGCGTTAAAAATTATATCAGAATTAGCAAAGAAAACACTTATCATAGTGCATAAAGAATTTCTAATGGACCAATGGATAGAAAGAATCAAAGAGTTTTTGCCAACAGCAACTGTTGGTAAAATTCAAGGACAAACTTTTGATATACAAGACAAAGACATTGTGATTGGTATGGTTCAAACAATGTATGATAGACAATATCAAGAAAATGCATTTTCCAGTTTTGGTCTTACTGTTATTGATGAGGTGCATAGAATAGGTAGTGAGCAGTTTTCTAAAACATTATTCAAAACAATAACCCCATATATGCTTGGTATATCAGCAACTGTTGAACGCAAAGACAAATTAACGAAGATATTGTATATGTTTATAGGTGATAGAATATATAGTGAAGAACGAAAAGATGAAGATGCAGTAGAAGTCCGAGCTATACAATACAAAACCAATGATCCTGATTTTAATGAAGTAGAATTAGATTTTCGTGGCAATACAAAATTTAGTTCTATGATAAAAAAGTTATGTGATTTTAATTATAGAAGTGACTTTATAGTAGATATAGTAAAGGATTTAATATGTGAATGCAATGATTCGCAAATTATGATTTTATGCCATAATCGTTCGTTATTGAAATATTTGCATGATGCAATTGAACATCGTAAAATAGCAAGTGTGGGATTCTATGTTGGTGGAATGAAAAAAGAAGATTTACAAGAGACAGAATCAAAACAAATTGTATTGGCAACTTATGCAATGGCAGCAGAAGCATTAGACATAAAAACATTATCTATTCTTATTATGGCAACACCAAAAACAGATATTACGCAGTCAGTCGGTAGAATATTAAGAGTTAAACATGAAAAGCCAATTATAATTGATATGGTAGATAGTCATGATGTATTCCAAAGTCAATGGCAAAAAAGAAAAACATTTTATAGAAAGTGTAAATATAATATCATTCAAGTAGAATCAACAAAATACAAAGGTGAAGAAACAGAATGGAAAAATATTTTCAATCCAAAAAAAAATGAGAAAGAAAAAGAACCAAAACCTACCTGTTTAATAGACAACTCCATTTTTCATAATATTTAAATGTAAATAGTTACAAAGTTTTTCTTAATGTTTTCAACAAATGATGACCAATGGTTTGTTTTAATTTCTCTTTTTTTTGTTGGCAAGTTATAGCTAGGTGTATTCACATTATTTTTATTATAAAAATACATTTTATCAATGACAAATACTTTATACATACTTTCAGACATTGACATAATTGGAAAATATATTTCATTTTTTAATATAAAATCTTTTATTGATATATTTTCCTCTGTTTTTAATGACAATATTTCCTTTTGATTTTTTTTTTCAACAAATACATCTAATATGGTATCTTTGTCAATAATAGTGCAAGTATTTACATGTGATATAATTTGTTCATAACATTCATCCATTTTTATGTCATGTTCAAAGCTAATATAAATAGGATTTCCAATAGTTAAATGCAATTCAAACGTAATTTTACTCATTTTTCTTTAATTAGTAATAATAATTTCTAATTAAAATGATTATTATTTAGATAAATCAATTTTATAAAATTGAAAAAAAAATAATTTATAAATACAGGGGCAAAAATGTTTGCAATTAGGTCAATCATGAATCGTAGTGTCCACAAAATTAACAGACATATGAACATATTAACACAAGTAAAGCAAGACTTTACAAATAATAATTTCATTATAGTAGGATCTCCAAAAGGAATAGGTTTCAGTATTGCAAAACATTTAGCTTTTAATGGTGCAAAAGTAACACTAGTTAGTCCACAATTTAACACAACTCCAAACATATTTACAGCATCAGATACTATCAATGAAATAGTAAAAAAAACTTCATGTATGGGAGTTATTTGTGATACTAATACACCATCTCATATACAACATGTTATTAATGAAACATTAGACGTTCATGGACCGATTAATGGTTTAGTGTTAACATCAGACATTGGATATTTAAAAAATACCAAGGATTTATACCATACTGAATTAAAAAAAATGAATAACAGTAACATAAGTGGAACATATTTATTTGGACAAATGTGTTTGCAGCATATGGAAGAGGAAAATACCAGAGGGCATTTAATAATAGTCGCACCACCATTACATGAAATTTATTCTGATGAAGACCAATGGCAAAATCAGTTTTATTATACGATGACTAAAATGAACATGTCATTAATGTCAAAATACTGGGATAAGGAATTTTCAAATATATCAGTAAATACTGTGTGGCCTAAAATATCTGTTCCTTTACCAAAATATCAAGAAAAAGGAGATTATAAATTACCTGAGGATATGGCAAAGGCAATGTGTAAAATTTTTAAGACTGATCCATTAAAGTGCCATGGAAATCATTACATTGATGCAGATATTAATGCACTAATACGTTAATTATTTAATATAATATATCCATTCAAACTAAGTGCAACACAAAGCCATAATAAATATGGGACTAATAAATAACTTGCAACTTTACTATATGGATAAAATTTTACCGCTGTATAACTTGTTATAATTATAATCAAAATTATCATTAAAAAAGCGACTACAGGCATTTGTAACTGAAAAAACACAGTAGTCCAAGATAAATTCAATATTAATTGTAGAAAGAAAAAAGTTAATGGGGCACAATATGGATAACATTTTTTATTAAAAAATACAATTAATACTGAAATTGTCATTAAAATATATAAAATTGGCCAAATTATACCAAAAACATAATTTGGGGGGGACCAGGGAGCCGTATTTAAAGTCTTATACCAATTGTTCATATATATTACTTGAGAGAAAATGTCTTAGTGAAGTATGCCCAAAAGAAAATACCAACAAAACATTTTGAAAACAAATCAAGAATGTTGTATGATACATTTTTTGTAACTTCATCTGCGAAATATACTACTCCATATAATGACCATAATACAAAAAAGACTAAATACAATAACAAATTATCAAAATTATATTGTTTATATAAATACTTACTATACATATACCCAAATAAACCTGCAAATGAAGCAAAGCCAAACGCATTAGCATTTATTTTAGAAAAAACACCTAATTCACCCAAATAGCCAAAACCAAGCATTCCATAATTTAGTAAAAGAATGATTGCATAATTACTAATAGGTAACGACCCTGATTTGGTATTATATAAAAAGGCTAATACTAATACTAATAACATAATAGGTGTAGTTATAGCCCAGTCAGTATACCTCATTTTATTTATCTTTTCATAATTGGTTTCAGTTTCTTTTTCCAAATCTAAAACAAATTTACTATAAAAGAAAGCAGCTACTACTGAAATACATGTTTCTAAATTAAGAATATTACGAATTTTAATATCTTTTGTTCTTATTGCTTCAATAAAAGTAATTGTTGCTGTTGTCATAAGAAAAACATAAGTAATATAAAAACTATTATCAATTAACATTTTATCATTTAATTCTAACGTGGATAACAAATTTTTTTTCATTGTATAAATGTTAAATATATAATAAAATTGAATTAAATTTTTTACTTTTTTATTAAAAAAATTAAAAAATGATAGACACTACCAATAAATACATTACTACTTTGCCTATAGAATTAGTAGAACAAATTGCAGATTATCATAATTATGAAAAATATTGTAAACCAAAGCATCAATCTAATTTAAAAAAAGTCTTATACGACATAAAAACAATGAATGGTATATTTGAAACGAGTATTCATACATTACAACCATTTTATGCATTCAAATGTTGGGGGACAGGTTATTCGCTTTAGTAAAAAACAATTATATTATTTTTATTTTTTATTGCAGTCGCTTTAAGTAGTATTTTCAATTTATTATATTAAAGTGTGAAAAAAACTCAGAAAGAAATCGATCGACTTCTTAAAAATGGACAAAAATTTTTGTCCAATTTTGAAAAATCTTTTTAAGAATTTTGAAAAAAGGTGTAAAAAAACCACTTCACACTGAAATGCAGTAAATACAAAAAAAATAATTCATGAACTGACTGCATGATTTTTTTTTGTAATTTTTGCCGAGTAATTTAGGGTTTTTTTTATGCTTCCATTTTATAAGAAAAATGGAAGCAAATTTTACCCCAAAAAACCCCAAAATTTTTGAATGCAAAGTTTGCAACTTTATTACGAGCAATAAAAAAGATTATAATAGACATCTTCTCACACGAAAACATATCAAGGAAGCAAATGGAAGCAAAAATTACCCCAAAAAACCCCTTACCAAAATGGTTTATAATTGTGAGTTTTGTAACAAAGAATATCGTAGTCGAGGCAGTTTATGGAAACATGAACGCAATTGTTCAAAAATTCCTCATGAAGAAATACAGAATGAAAGCATAAATGTAGCAGATTTAAATACAACGGATTCAATAATGGAATTAATTAAACAGAATCAAGATTTTAAAAGTCTTATTATTGAACAGCAAAAAGAAAATCAGACACTTCAAAAACAACTAATAGAAGCAGTGAAAGACACGGGTAATATTTATAATAATACAACAAATACAACAAACAATACTCAAAAGTTCAACTTAAATTTCTTTTTAAATACAACCTGCAAAGATGCAATGAATATGTCAGAATTTATTGAAAATATAAATATAGATTTGCAAGAATTAGAAGATATTGGAAAAAATGGTTACGTTGCTGGAATGACAAACATGATATTGTCACGTATAAAGGATATGGATGTAACTAAGCGTCCTTTACATTGTACTGATTTGAAAAGAGAAACCATGTATATAAAAGATAATAATGAATGGAGTAAAGACACACCAGAAAATACTAAACTAAAAAAGATGATAACTATAGTAGCAAAACAAAATTATAATACAGTTCCGCTATGGAGAAAGAAACATCCAGAATGTGAAGATTGGAATAATCCAAAATATGATTTCTGTATAGATATGATGCGAAATATTTTAGGAGATATGGGTGATGAACAAATTAAATTAGATAATAAAGTAATAAAGAATTTATCAAGACATATTTTGGTTGAAAAAAACTAATAAAAATAAATTTATTTAATTATATATTAAATAAATTATGAATAAATTACCATTTGAAATAATAGAAAAGGTATATTTATATATTGATAATACCAAAATACTACCAGATATTTATGAATATTATTATAATAATCATTTTTCAGTAAAAATGAAAAAAATATGTTTATTAGATTTGAAAGCAAAAAGTGGATATTTTAAAAATAAATATGATAATTGTTTATCTGATTTAAAATACGAAAATGCGTTATATAAAAGTTGTGTAAGAATAAAAAAATTAAAAATAAATGATTTATTTTTTAGATTTATTTTAGCTCGTAATAGATGTATGAATAATATAAAAGAAGGTGATATAAATGCAGTTATGAATCAAAGAAATAGATTTAGAAAACATAAAAATCTACCATTAAAGGCATTAATATTTTCAATTTAACGTATGTAATCTCTTACCAATCTTCCAATATGAACAATTTTATTATCTTCCTTAATTTTGGAAAGAGGAATCCATTTTTTAAATTTTCTACTATAAATACATTCAAAAGGAACAGATTTGTAAATATTTACATGTTTATCAATTGAAACATTTTCAAAGTCGTCTTCATCCTCACTTTCTTCAATATAATCAATATTTGTATTTTCTCTAATATTTCTGAATATTTCATTCATCATTACGCTTGTTTTGTAATCAGGAATAAAAGCCACATTATAATAAACAATTTGTTTTTTACTTCCATATGCAAATAAATGGTAAATATCATTTTGCAAATCAGCTTTTATCAAGAAATTTGTAGTATATTTATATTGTGGTTTATTCCAATCTATAGAATAAATCATTTTATATCGTGTAAGTAATGCATTTTCTAAACTAGAAATAGGTAATTGTGTAGGAACTTTTTTATTATTAAGTTCCCATCTTTTATTATTATAGACATTAATATAAGGAACAATTTGGTCTAGAGAACGGTATTGAACATGGTGAATTTCATATCCTATGTTATTTACAATATTTGCATGAATAAAATATGGCAAGTCGTATTCATTTTCATTTTTTTCATATTTCCAAATACAAGGAAAAGCAAATAAATAATCATGTTCAAATTGATTCATATAATTAATATAATCTTTAATGTAATTGAGTTTAATATAAAAGGTTGCGTTTTTTATATTTACACCTTTAAAATAGTATATATCATCGATGAGAAATACCTTTTTATCAAATTCTTCATCCTCAACTATAGTTCCAAATACAATAGTATTTTGGGACATGGTATTAATTCCATATTTTTTTAAAATGGTTGCTTTAGAAATCTGTTTTTCCTTATTTAAATCCATTAAATAAGAAACATCTTTGTCATTATAAAAAGTATTCCATACAATATGTCTTTTTCCAGTAGGTATGCCGATACAATAATCGTATGGTTTTAAATTACCCTTTTGTGAAACTGTTTCATAACAGTGATCAAAATTTGGATAACGATACAATAATTGTTTTAGTTGATTATAAGATAGTTCCATAATAATTTATTATTATAATGGAGCGATAATCTTAATAATTAAATATCTTTAAATCTATTATTGATTGTTTAATTCTTCCTCAATAAAATTTTCTAATTCATCATTCAATTTTTCAAAGTTATTATCATGTTTATCGTTATGTTCTTTTAAATTTATGTTTTTTTGCATGTCATTCATCATTTGTTTATATTTACTGGTTTGATTACTAATTAAATCTCTTTTTTTTTGAACTGAATAATTATCTTTAATAAATTCCCATCCTAAATGAAAAGAATAAATAATAACAAGATAAAATAAAATATGAATCAATAATTGAATAAAATTTAAAATCATATATAAGATGTGAACATAGGTTTTATGTTATTTGAACTAAAATTAATAAACAATTTAAAAGTAAATGATTAAAAAGAGTAATGACTAAAATAATTTTGGTAAAAAAGACAGGAGAGTTGCAGGAAGTTAATTATGATTCTTCTTCAGAATCGCTATATAAGAAAGCAGGTTATAAGAAACCCGACAATTTTAAATCAGTAATTAGATGGGATATTGAACATAAAAATGTAACATATTCATACACAGTTTTTGGTAGTAGAGAAGGAAAAGCAAATTATGAAAATAAATACGAATTTCCTCCACCAATTGATAATGTTTTATTGTTTAACAGTTGCGTTATTACTAAAACAAAAGGCGACAGATACTATGATTTATCAATGGAAGAGTGGTTACATGTATATGAAAAATTGTATGGTGGATTTGAAGATTTAGTTAGTGAAGACGAAAGTGAAGAAGAATATGAAGGTGAACTAACGAGAACGGGATACGCTAAAGATGGATTTGTAGTAGATGAAGAAAGCGATAGTTTAACTGGTTCAGAAGAAGAAGAATTATTTTTTGAAGATGGAAGTGAAGAATCTGCTGAGGAGATTGTAGATAGAATGTATAATACAAGAAGTAAAAATAAAAATTCAGAGAATACTGTATTCACTGGACTAACATAATAAAAAATTGAAAATGTATATAGCAGTCTGAGGTGGCAAAGATATGAAAGTAGCATGTGGAGTAATGTATGATAAGTATGGAAATATATTAATGGGTTTACGAAATGGCAATGGACCAAATCCTTGGTATTGGGAATTTCCAGGTGGAAAAGTAGAAGGTAAAGAACCAATTAAAGATTGTTTACGTAGGGAGTGGTTAGAAGAGCTAAATTTAAAGATAGAAATAGATGAATTAATAGGAATTAATAAATTTAGTTTTGTTGAATGTTATTTTTACAAAGGTAAAATACTAGATATAGAGAACTTAAAAATAAATGTGCATTCATATATTGGATTTTATAGTCCTAAAGATGTTTTAGATTTACGTTTATTTGATGGAGATGAAGATATAGTAAAAAAGCTTTTGTAAAAATTGATTAAAAAAAACCTTTTTTAATCAGTTATAAAATAGAAGAAATTGCTAGAGATGAGAAAAATAGATAATCCAGAAGTTTTTAGAACCAATATTCAAAATAATTTGGATAAAGTTATAAAAAAATTAACTATTTCTAAAGAACTTGAATTGGGTATTTATAATTATGCTTCTAAAGAAGCAAATAGACTAAAAATTATAATCCGTTGGGACAATCCATTGTTTACACAACTTTATATAGACAGACTAAGAAGCATATATATAAATTTGAAAAATCCAAAATTGTTAACAGACCTTATAAATAATGAAATTACAGCAGATATGTTAGCATTTATGACACATCAAGAAATGAATGCTGAACACTGGAAAGAGTTTATTGATAAAAAAAGGAAAAGAGACGCAAATAAACATTCAAATGATATGCAAGCATCAACTGATATGTTTACATGTAAAAAATGTCGTTCTAAAAAATGCACATATTATGAATTACAAACGAGAAGTGCGGATGAACCCGCAACAATATTTGTTACATGTTTAGATTGTGGTAAAAACTGGAAATCTTAATAAAAAAATAATTATTATTATATATTTATTTTTTTAAATCAATACTTCTAAATCACTCATCTTCCAATATTCACAAGAACCATTTGGTAATGGTCTTTTTATAATAAAAGGAATTTTTTTTTCATCAAATTCTTTGAGAGCAATGAGATATCCGTCAATAACAGAAGGTTCAACTTGAACAAAAGGATTAGCACCTGCATTTAATTGCTTGGTTCTTTCGCCAATAATTCTTGCTTTTTCATATCGTGTTATAAAAGGTAATGTTGTATGCAGCGGGTCAACAATTTCGCCATCTTTATTTCGGATTACTTTGGACATATTTTGCACTTCTTCATAATTATGTGATTGTAGTTCGGGGTAAAATTCACTAATAATATTTGATTCTAGTGATTCGTCAAACTTTTGTAAATAATTTTCATCATCGTCTTCGTCACTATCATCTTCATCTGACAATTCAAACTGTCTATTGTTTTCTGTTTTTGTAAAAGTATTTGGTGTGCTTTCTTCGTTTTCATCATTTATAAGGTCAAGAATAGATTCATTATCATCATCATCCATATCATCTAAATCCAAATCATCTTCAAGTTCTTCTTCATCTAATTCTTCATTATCAATATCCTCTCCAATTTTAATGTTTTTCTTTTTTTCAATATTTTCTTTCTCTTCTTCAATATCGCTACTTTCAAAATCACTTTCTTCGTCAATATATTCTTCGTCTGGATCCATTATAAATTATATACTTATTATTTCTAAATACTTATCTAAAATAAAACTTATCAATTTTTTATTAAATATTATTCATTTTATCTTTAATATAATTATCATATCCAATTGATTCTAATATATTTGCCTTTTCTAACACTTCTTTTTCCTGTTCATACATATATTTATCCATCTTTGAAATGATATTTTTATCTTGTCCACCGAGTATCCTACAAGCCAGTAGACCTGCATTTGTAGCATTATGAATAGCAACAGTAGCAACAGGAATACCTTTTGGCATTTGCACTATTGATAAAAGTGAATCATTACCAGAAAGAGTGGTAGATTTTATTGGCACGCCAATAACAGGTAAACTAGTTAGTGCAGCAACCATTCCTGGTAAATGAGCTGCACCACCAGCTCCAGCAATAATACATTGTAATCCATTGCTGGCTGCATTTTTTGCAAATGTAAATAATCTTTCTGGTGTGCGATGAGCTGATACTATTGTTAATTCATATGGTATTTCAAATTGTTCTAAAATAGTAGCAGCATCACGCATACAAGGTAAATCACTATCACTTCCCATAATTATGGCAATCCGGGGCTTTTTTGAAATCAATTTAGGTATAGGTAGTATTATATCAGAATTATTAATATTTTCAACTTTACCGATGACTTTATGAGTTATATTAAATTTGGTTAAATCAACAGAATTATCAACTATTAAAACAAAACCTATTCCACAATTAAATACTTCAAATAATTCATCATTTGAAACCCCTTTTTCAATTAAAAAATTACACCAGTCAGGTAGTTCAATATCATATAATTGTGCTTTTACATTTTCTGGTAAAACTCTTTTTATATTACCATGAAAACCTCCACCTGTAATATGACACATAGCATTTAATTTATCATATCCAAAAATATTTATAAATTCTAAAACCTCTTTTAAATAACATTTATGTGGCGTAAGTAAAGTTTTTATCATTTCTTTGTTAACATTTTCATCAATAATTTTATTGATCAATGAATAACCGTTAGTATGCGGACTTACGGAAGGTAAATTTATTATTAAGTCTCCTTCTTTGACAGAATTTGAAAAGAAATTATTATCTTTTTTACCAATAATACAACCAATTAAATCAGTTTTATCATTATCATATATTAAAGGCATTTCAGCAGTTTCACCTCCTAATATAGGAAATGGTCCATACTCCAAACAAGAATCAGTTATTCCTTGAATAAAATTTTCAAATTCATTCATATTTAATGAACTTGCACCAAAATAGTCAAGAAAAAACAATGGATAAGCGCCTTGCACTAAAATATCATTAATAGAGTGTCCAACAATATCTTTTCCAAGGTTATAAAATGCCTCTTCTTGAAAAAACCTTTTTGCTAGAACTGATTTTGTGCCAACCCCATCAATACTGGCAACGAGGGTTTCATTTCCAAATTTATATTCTCCACCAAATGAACCTACCTCACTTACAACATTTTGATTATATGTAGAAAGAATATTTTTTTTAATGTTTTGTATAGCTTGTTCACCATTTTGAATTGAAACACCTGCTTGTTCGTATCTAGTTAAAAATTTACGTCCAATATCTTTTCTATAATACAAACGTCCCTTGATTGATTTAATATCATTATAAATATTTTTGTAACAATCATAGAATTTTTTGTTTTTTGAAATACAACATAATGTTCGTGACTTTAAAGAATAAATATGATTATCTATATATTTAACATTTCCATAAAATATATTTTGTAAGTTACAACTAGGTTCAAAATAAATATCATAATTGCAATCATTATCAGAACATGTTGGATAATTAATGGGAACTGCGTATAAACAAATCATAGCATCTTTTGAAAAAGAAAATGGTTCTTTTAAATTTCCTGAAATAGTTTGTAAGCAAATTGAATAAAAATTTGTTTCTAAAAGCGATAAAGCTACTATACATTCTGGATCGCCAAATCTACAATTAAATTCTATAATATATATTCCATTCTTTGTTTTAATATAACTACCATATAAAATTCCCCGATATCCTACTACTAATTTGTTATCTTCTTTTAGCTTATTAAGTTTATGAATAACAGTTGTATTAATTTTTTCTGTTATATTTATATCTTCTTCATTTAAAAAAGGTAATGTATTATTCTCACCAATTACACAACCCATTCCTCCTGTATTAGGACCCTTATCGTCTTCTAATAATCTTTTATTATCTTGTATTGGTGGAAAATGTTGCACGTTACCGAATCCATCTGTCATAGTTAAAAACGAAAATTCTTCCCCTTCTAGTTTTTCTTCAATTACGAACGTATCATTTGAATTAAGTATGTAATCTATTTGTTCATATTTATCAAAGAAATCATATCCCTGAACAGTAACCCCTTTTCCACCACAAAGACCATCTTTTTTAATAACTATTTCATCAAAGCAATCAAATACTTTTTTAATTGATTCAGCTGTTTTTGTATTTTTATTAATCGTCATATATTTTGGAGAATATTTACATAAATATATATCATTATGCAAAAATTCTCTACAAAATTGTTTACTTGTTTCAATTTGTGCGTAATATTGTAAAGGTCCAATACATGGTATTTGTTTTTTTTCAAAATAATCTGCATATCCTTCTTTAAGTGGTGCTTCTGGACCAATTATACAAAATTTAATATTTTCTTCTATATTTTTCAAAGTTTCACGAATAGAAGTTTCTATAGAAAATGTTTTTATACAAAATTTATTAATTTCACAATTATCTTGTGTTTTAATACAAATAATTGAAATTTCTTCATTTTCTTTATTTGAATCTTCGTGTAATTTTTTTATAATAGCTAATTCTCTAGCTCCAGAACCAATAACAAGCACATAATGCATGTTAATATATTAATAATTATAATAAATAATGTATATATTCTTTAACATAATATAAATAAAACTATATTATTTTAATTATAAATGAAAGTTGGAATAATAGTTTATCCTGGTTCTAATTGTGACAAAGACACTTTAATGTATTTTCCAAATGCACATTATATATGGCATAAAACGGATACATTGTTAAATAATAATATTGATTTATTAGTATTACCTGGTGGTTTTGCGTTTGGAGATAGGTATTATAAAAATGCAACTGGTGAATATGTTATATCACCAGGACAGATGGCTTTAGAGTCACCGGTAACACAAATAATACAAAAAGCCTATAAAAATAGAATTCCTATTCTTGGAATATGTAATGGATTTCAAATATTGACCAAAATGAATTTATTACCAGGAGAACTGACATTAAATATAGATAAAAAATTTACTTGTAAAAATATAAAGTGCGAATTAACAGAAAGATATAGCAAAGAAAATAAAAAGGAAGACTTGTATTTACAAGTAGCTAATTCTTATGGTAATTATCAAGTAACTGATAACGAATTAGATAGCTTAAAAAAAAATAATCAAATATTTTTAACTTATAAAGATGAAGAATATAATAATGGTTCAAAAGAACAAATTGCAGGAGTATGTGATAAGGACCATTTAATTTTTGGAATGATGCCACATCCAGAGAGAAGTTTTGACAAATCAATCAAATATATGATAGAAAACGTTATAACAAATTCAAAAGAAAATTTAAATTATCAAAAGATTTTTGAAAAAAGAATAAGTGAATTAATGGAAAGTGAGCATATATCTTATAAGAGCACAAGAAAATACTTGAAAAGATTATATACAGAAGGAAAACATGTAGTGCAAGGTCCAGGAGAAAACGCAGGAATAATTGATATAGGTAATGATTATTGTTTAGCTTTGAGAATAGAAAGTCATAATCATCCTGTTTTTATTGATCCATATCAAGGAGCAGCAACTGGAGTTGGAGGAATATTAAGAGATATATTTACTATGGGAGCTAGACCCATAGCTATTTTAGATTTTTTGCGATTTGGCGTAGATGAAAATAGTGATAGGTTATTAAATAGCACAATAAAAGGAATATCCGATTATGGAAATTGCTTTGGAGTAGCAAATGTGGGGGGTGATTTATATAGAAGTCAGATGTATAATAAAAATCCGCTTGTAAATGTGGGTTGTATAGGAATAGTAAAAAAAGAGAATATTGTATATGGTAATGCTTTAGAAGAAAAGAGTTATTTTATTTATGTTGGAAGTAAAACAGGAAGCGATGGAATGAATGGAGCTTGTATGGCTTCAAATGAATTTACAAGTGATATAGATATTGAAAGTATGAAAAGTAATATTCAAAAAGGAGACCCATTTTTGGAAAAATTGTTATTGGAAGCATGTAATGAAATCACAGAAAAGAAACTAGTTGAAGGAATGCAAGATATGGGTGCAGGAGGTTTATTATGTTCATCTTTGGAATTAGTGCAGAGAGGAAGAGAAAAAACTAAAAAGAACTTAGGTTGCACTCTTTTTGTAGATAAAATACCTACAAAATATGACATGGACCCATGTGATAAAATAATATCAGAATCTCAAGAAAGAATGTTGTTAGTAGTAAAGAAAGAGTATATAGGTAGTGTATTTGCTGTTTTTGAGAAATGGGATTTAGAATATAGTGTAGTAGGAAATGTGGACAATACAGGAACATATAAAATAATAAATAAAGATAATCTATTATTGTATGAAGAATTTATGTATAAATTTGGAATTATAACGGAAGAATGGTCTGAAAATAGATTAAAAGAAGATTACCCAGTTATAGCTAAAGTTAATAATAAAAAATTGTGGGAACAATACGATACAACGATTGGTTGTAGAACTATTAAAGGTCCACAACAAGATAAATGTTTTGCTATTCTAGATATTTATGAAATAAATAAACATTTACTTATAACATGGGGTTCAAGTGTTGTTGAATGTTTAAAATATGTAAATTTAATTAACGCTAAAGAATTTAATGATTACAATTATAAAAACGCAGAACCAAAAGCAATTGTAAATTGTCTTAATTTTGGAAATCCAATTGATACGATGGGCGATTTCTCAGATGTAATTGATAATATTACAAGGGATTGTATGCAATATAATATACCTATCATTGGTGGAAATGTAAGTTTATATAATGCAACTGATAACGTATCAATCAAACCAAGTCCCGTATTATTAATGGTAAGTATAATAGAATAAAATATTATTGCTAAATATGTAAAAAAATGGATGAAATTATGTTAATTATTAATTAAACTTATTATTAGTCTTCCATACAAAATCACAATGACTACAGATATAAGCATATTTCATATTTGCATCATCATATCTCATATAGATTACTTCAGGGTAGGTATATTTTTCTTCATCCTTTTTATTTGATGAACATTCAGCATTGGGACATTTAATATTTTTCATTCTTGGTAAAGTAGGGTCAAGTTTTGTGTATTTATTGATTACATGGTTAAAATTCATACTATTATTTTTTGTAGAATATGTGTTAATAATACAAGAACCTTCTGATATAATCGTATTATCAACATTTTTACAATTTCTACAATAATAGATTAATTTATTAATATCTTCCTCATCCACCGCAAGATAATACATATTATCGCATTGTGTGCAGAACTTCATTATATATTTACTAAATACTAAATATCTAATAGTTTTTATTTATTATCAATTTTTTTATCATTCTATTTTTTTGCCTTTTTAAATGTTACTTTTTTTGTTTTTCTTTTTGAGTTATCATTTTTATTATTTTTTGCACTTTTTCCTCCGTTATTATATTCTTTTATAAACCAGCCTTTACTCTTTAAATCTTTGTATATAGTTTTCATTTCATCATGATCAGGAACTTCGGCATGAAACTGATAGTTCCTTTTCTTGTTATTTTTAAAATCTAAATTTAATATTTCATCATTTAAAAAATCATCATCAATTGAATTTTTTACTTTTTTAATTGATAAATTCTTTTTTTTTTTTGGAGAACCACCTTTTTCTTTTCTTTTTCCAAACCAACCCTGATTTTTTTGCTCAAGGTCTTTTACTATTTTTTGCATGTCTTCATTATCTGGTACATCTCCTTTAAAAATCTTTGGAGCAGGTGAATCTCTATACATTTCAGGCATTATATCTTTAAAAGGTATTGTGTTTTTCTCTGTAATAGGTATAAAATGGTCTATATCTAAATTTATATCAGCATCGTCACTAATTAAAGTATTAGAACTTGATATACGTGAAATCGGTGTCATTTTAACCTTATCATCAGTTTTTTTTCTGGGTCTACCCCGTGGTTTGCCTGTAGGTATATACCCATGTTTTTTCTTTGATTTATATGTTGAAACAGGCATTTCTGTATTTGATAAAATTTTAATTTTATTTTTTGGCTTACTCATTATAATAATTAAAGATATTATGATTTTGCGTTGTATAAATAGATTTTTTTTTTAAAGTGTCTAAATAAAAAAATTGAAAAAAAAAGAAGATAAAAAATATGGGACAATAATATACATAATATACAAAATGGAAGACCAAACGAGCAGTAAAGTAAAAAGTAATTTAATACCTGATATTACAGCATTTCGCGATGTAGATGACTTTTTAGGAAAATATAGTAATAAGAGTGCTGACAAAAATAATAATTCTAAAGTTCACACCAATACACGTATTGGAAACAAAAATAAGGGTATTCACGGAGCCTCATATAATATTCCTGACGCCGTATATCCAGTCTTTCTTGAAATATATTTTCGTGATATAGTTTCTAAGAACAAAAAAGAGTATTTAACTGAGAAACAAAGAATAGATGATGGACCGTTGGTAATAGACTTAGATTTTCGTTATGATTATAGTGTTGATGAAAAATTACATACAGATGAAAATTTGATAGATTTGATTGATCTATATTTACAAGAGATCAAAACAATTTATCAATTAGATGACCAACAAGAAATTACTGTTTATGTAATGGAAAAGCCTACTGTAAACCGTATTGAAAAGGATAAAATTACAAAGGATGGAATACATTTGTTATTTGATATTCAATGTGAAAGAGAAGTTCAGATGATGATACGTGAAGGAGTTCTAAAGAAGATTGGTGATGTTTTTAAAGATTTACCGTTAACCAATAGTTGGGATAATGTTTTAGATGAAGGTATTAGTAAAGGTACAACAAATTGGCAATTGTTTGGTTCTAGAAAGCCTGGGTATGATAAATATACATTATCACGTATATTCAACTACGTTTATGATTCAACTGACGGCGAATTCCAACATAACGAGATACCTTTGAGCAAATTTGATATGAAAAAGAATTATTATAAACTTTCTGTTCGTAATAAGAGTAATTCCTCATTATTTATGAAAAATGATTTTATTATGAAATTAGAAGAACATAAAAATAAAAATAAGAAAAGTAAACCAATTAGTCCGACATCAAGTTCAAGCACAATCGTAAATCATAGTTATGAAAATAAGATGATATATGATATTAAGAACAAGGATGAATTAGATTATGCCGTTAATTGTTTTCTTGATAAAGTGAATAATAGTGAAGAATATATGTTAAAGACGATGCACGAATATACAATGGTTTTGCCAGAATCATATTATAGTGAATATGATAAATGGATTCGGGTAGGATTTGCTTTGAAAAATATTGATAATAAGCTGTTAATAACGTGGATTGCATTTAGTGCAAAATGGAATAGATTTGATTACACGATGGTAAGTGAAATTTGTGATCGTTGGAATAATTTTGAATATAAACCATCTGATGGATTGACCAAATTATCTTTAATACATTGGGTGAAAAAAGAGTGCCCCGAAGCATACCAAGAGATAAACAAGAATTCATTAGATTACTTTATTGATCAAACAATGAGCACAACAAATTCAAAATATAAGGCTCCAGATAATGACGTTGCAAAAGTAGTTTTTCAAAAATTTAGAAATGAATATGTGTGCACAAGTATGAAAAATGGAATATGGTTTCGTTATCAAGGTAACAGATGGAGAGAAGATGACCAAGCAGTTACCTTAAGACAAGCCATTTCAGGACCAATACGAAATATATACAATTCACGATTAATTGAATTAATGAATACACATTCATCGAGTAATCGCTCATTAAATCAAATTGGACAACGAGATGAAGATACTGAGCAGGAACATGATATAAATAAAATTAAAAATATTCAAGCTTTACATATACATACAAGGTTAGGACAAACTGCCGAAAAGGCAAAAATAATTACAGAATGCAAAGAATTCTTTTACGATAACACATTTGCTAATAAACTGGATGAAAATAAGTATTTGCTTTGTTTTAAAAATGGTGTTATTGACTTTAGTGTGGAAGATAAATTGACGTTTAGAGAAGGTCAGCCAGAAGATTATATTACATTATGCACTGGTATTAATTATATAGAATTAACAGACAAACACCAACCAATTGTTCAAGAAATCAAAACTTTTATGAGTGAATTGTTCCCAGATGAGGAAGTTTGCCAATATATGTGGGAACATTTGGCTTCTACACTCATTGGAAGCTCTCCTGACCAGACCTTTAATATGTATTATGGTGCTGGTCAAAATGGAAAATCGGTTTTAACTTCTCTTATGAAAAAAGTATTAGGTGAGTATGCGAATGTTCATGCTCCTCTTTGTTTAGTTACAGGAGAGAGACCGCAAACTGGTGGATTAGCTCCAGAAATCGTAGCATTAAAAGGGAGAAGATTTGCTGTCATGCAAGAACCTAGTAAAAAGGATGTTATAAATGAAGGTGCTATGAAGCAAATTACCAGTGGAAAAGACGCAATGAGTGGCAGGGCACCATATCAACCTGCAGAAGTTGCATTTTATCCACAATGTAAACTTGTGGTTGCTTGTAATGTATTAATGGGGGTAAAGTCGAATGACCATGGCACTTGGAGAAGAATTAGAACAGTTCCGTTTAAGTCATTGTTTACAAATAATCCAGTAGATAATGACAAAGAAAAACCTTATCAATTTAAACTAGTTCCTAATATTGAAGATAAATTTGAAGAGTGGAAAGAGGTATTTGCTTCTTTGTTAGTGGATATAGCATTTAAGACAAAAGGTAAAGTTACCGATTGTGACATTGTTTTAGAAAAGAGCAAGGAATATAGAAAATCACAAGATTGTGTCTCGCAATTTGCTAATGATAAATTGGTAAGATGTGAAAATGGTAGGGTTAGAAAGAATGAACTGAACAGTGAATTTACAATGTGGTATGCATCTAATTATGGTTCAGGTAAGCCGCCTACTAATAAAGAAGTGCATGAATACATGGACAAGACATATGATAAAACGAAAAATCAAGGTTGGAAGGGTGTTAGAATTCAATATGATGAAGACAGTGATGACGAAGTAATACAAAATGATGATATTGGAGAAGAAGATTTATAAATTCTAATAAAATGAAATAGTAAACAAATAATATTTCATTTTATCTAAGCATCGCCTGTAAGCAAATTTAAAGTTAAATTATAATTTTTTATTATTATGTTTTCTATATAATGAATAATAAATGGATATGAAAAAAATACAATTGCTATAAACACTTTTACATATTTATTAAAATTGTATTGAAATGTTATTGATAAAACAGCCAAAACTGCTAAAACATAATATACTATAAATAAAAAATAATTAATTCTTGATAATTCTTCTATTTTTTTTACTTGATAATCTGCCTTATTGCTTTTTAATAATGCATCGCTAAAATTATATCTGAATATCATTAATTTCTCTTATATACAATAGAATTATAATTTTTTATAATTTTCAAGTGGTTCATTTGCGTTTATATTTTCAAAAGATTCTTCTATAACAGGGACACATAACATCTTTTCATTATCCCACTTTGTTCCATCACCACAATTTTGAGGTCCTTTACATCTACTTGTATCTATAGAACCAATTAAATCACCTTCTTTTGCTGCTTTTCTCCTTTTTTCTTCAATTTCTTCTGGTGTGTCAATATTTGGTTTTTCTAAATTAAGTTTGTCATAATCAATCGGATCTCTGGCATTTATTTCATTTACAAGATTAAAACAAATAATAATGGTTATTGATAATACTGTAATTCTGGCAATAGTAAGTAATGCTTCTGGTATAAATGGCAAATTAATCTCTACTAAATATAAAATAATTAAAATAGCGACTGTAAATGTTAAAATAAAGAATATCTTATTGTATTGTTTTAATCTTTGACTTCCATTTTTTTTTAATACTGCATCTCGTATACTGGTTTCCGTAATTTTATTATAATTATCAACTTTTTTTTGTATATTCTCTTTTTCTTTTTCAAGAATTTCTTTTACTTCATTTTGTTGTTCTAATAATACCTGATTTTTATTTCGGTCACTATTAACTGTTTCATTTAAATGATTTATTTGATGTGTTACTCCTGACATATCACTTGTAATAAAATCCACCGACATTTGAATAATAAATATATATAATATTTGTATATATTTATATTTGGGTTGCTAATACTATCAATGAAGCAAATGCTATTCCTCCTAAACCAAGCAAAAATTTATCTTGTAAAATTTGGCTTTTATAATCTCTTTCCATTTGTTCAAATTTTTTATTTTCCACTAACTCAGTATATTGTAAATGATAACCTGGATTTGATTTTATTTCATTAATATCATTTTCTATTTCTTTTTTATTTTCATTAATTTTTTTATTTTCATTATTTAATGACTGAATATTGTTACTTATATCATGAATGGCATTCATAGAATCAAATGGTTCATAATTATTAACAACTGAATAATATAATTGACTCATGTTTATTATATTATAAGTATTTATTTTATTCAAATTCAAAGAAAAAATAGTACAACATTACAGAACCTATAGTGGTAATAACTATATTTTTACATATTTCATTTTCTAAAAGAGAAGAAGAATCAGTTGAAGGATTTTGAAATAATCTAAAATTGTTTCTATTTATTTTGTTTTCTTTCTGAATTTCTTTCAACTCATTATTCAGTTCTATATTTTCTTCTAAATTGGTAAATTGTTCTAATTCGGATTTCATATAATATAAGTTATTATTTATATCCATATATTTATCTTCATACTTATTCAAACCATTTTTACATTTGTTTTTTCTTGGATCTATGCATATTTTATGTTGATTTTCTATTTCTTTTAATTTATTTTGAAGAATTTTATATTCATTTTCCAATTTTTTAAAATCAGATTTTACTTTTTCATTTTCGTTTAATTCAGAATAACAGTCTTTTGTAGTCTCACATTTATTAATTCTATACAAATCCTCCAGAGATGAAATGCTACTATTTAAATTGTAAAATAATTTTTGAACATTTATATTTTTATTATTTATTTGTATATTTGTTTGTTCTAATGAATTGATTTCTTTTTCTAATGAATTGATTTTTGAATCTATTTTTTCCATTCCTTTAACTATTTTTTTTCTTATTACTCCCGCCCCTCTTATATTAAATCTATTAAATCTTTCAGATGCTTTCATATGTCTTTCCATTTTTTCTATTTCATCTTTTAAATTTTCTATTTTCTTTTTGTTTTCTGTAATTTTCTTTTTGTTTTCTGTAAGCTTTTTGTTATTACTTTGTAAAGTCTCATAAATATTATTCAATTCTTTTGATTTTTTCATAATTTCATCATAATTATGTTTACAAGATCTTAATTTATTCTCACATTCAGTATACGTTATTTGTGCTTTGTTTCTTTTATCTTTTGAAACATTTAATATTTTTTCTTTTTCTATTAATTGGTTGTTTTCTTCTTCTATATGTGATTTTATTTTTTCACAATCTTTATTGTTATTGTCTATGCAATTAATAAAATCTATATTTGTTTGTAAGTTTGTATTCATATCTGAATATACATTTAATTTTGTATTATCTAAACTAAATGCTTCATATGTTTGTTCTTTTTTCATTATTATATATTTGTATAATAATGAGATTAATTTACCAATCTTTTGAAAAAAATACATTTTTATAAATTCTGTTCCAAATATATTTTAATGCCATATATACGTTTGATTGAATTGGATAAATAATTAATGGGTATATAAATAAAAACACTAATAGTGCTGATTTAAATATATAATCTGGACTTTGAAATATTTTAGAATACATTAAAAACGTCAAAATTAATAGAAGACTATAAAATATAATTAAAAGTATAAAATTAACATAATATAAATTATAAGTATCTTCTTTTATTAATCGTATTTTACTTGCATCTACTGAATATTTTTCTTTTAAATATTGTTTTTCCTCTTCCGTTACTGTATTTGGGTCTAATTCCATCTATATATATATTACTGATTTTTCAATATCATAAATCCAATAAATAATATACCAATACTCATATTGATTGTTCCTAAAAATGCTTGATTGTAATATTTTTGAGCATCAAGATAGTTTTTTTCTAAAGTTTTATGTTGGTTTTCTATTTCCATGTAAGTATCCATATTAATTTGATTTTTTTGCTATAACAGATAATGATATTAAAATACCTATGATTAAATTAATTGTTGTTAAATAGTCTCTTTCATAAAGCATTTTGGTATCTTTATATCTGCCATCCGCTCCGCTATTTGAATACGCATTGTTTTTACCATCTGGGGGAGGGAGAGGTCCATTTAATAAATAATTTGGATTCCCTCCTGGAAGATACTTTGATTTTAAGAGGTTACGTCTGTTTCTTTCATCATCGTTTAAATTATTTGATGCATTTTTATTTGCATTATTTGTGCTTGATAATACTCCTGACCTTTTTAAACCTTTATCAAGTCCTGCGTCTACATATTTATCAAAATTATTTCTTTCATTATTTCCTCTTCCTCTACAAAAATTGGGTAACATTTACTATATAGTTTAATAATAAATTAAACTATATAAAATTCATTTTAAAATATCTATTTTTTTAATTCTTCAATTTCCTTTTTGATTGATTTAATTTCGTTTACTAAATGAGGTATTAATTTAGTTTTATCTACGCCTTTATAGGTAGAACCGTCAGGATAAGTATTTTCCTCTACCAAATCAGGGAATAATTCTTCAACTTCTTGAGCTATAAATCCAATGTGTTTTTCTTTATCTTCTTCTTCATAATTCCAGTGAAATTTCACTGGTCTTAGTTTCATAATGGAATCTGTTTCTTCTCCTAAGTCTTCAATATCTTTTTTCAACCTTTCGTCTGATGTTGAATGAAAACTATTTCCATCAAGTTGCATCCAAACTCCTACATTTGATTGATTTACAATATTGAATACGTGACTTGCACTTTTACCTACCATAAATGAATCTGAACCATCACCCTTGGAATATACAGTGTAAGAACCATAATTTGTATTGCTAGCATCAACAACTAATACAGAGCCTGTTACAGATAAACTATTATCATATACAAATGATGAACCGAATGTTCCATTGTTAGATAGATCATTATGAATAGTTAATGAAGATGTTTGTAATGAATTGTCATTTGTCATTATTTCAATCTTATGATTGAAAGACAAGTCTTCTGTAATATCAGAATAATCAATAGAAATTGGTGGTGATTTATTTATTGAATTATAATTCAAAGCATCTACTGTTATATCTCCTGGAATAGTTACATTACCTGTCACTGTTATATTTCCACTTACATCTACATTTCCAGATACATCTAATGCTGTAGCGAATTGGTTTCTTGAATATTCATTATGTCCAACAATTACTGAATTTGATTGTGTATTGTATTCATGTTCATATATTTTGGTATGTTCAATTTCAAATGTTCGTGAACCGCCATATCGTTCTGGTATTGGTTCTCTAATATTATATAATTCTTGATACCATTGATCATTCCAATCAAATTTATGTAATCTAAAAAATAAAAGATTTGCTTGCCATCCATTACCAGTATTTGGTAAAGTTCGGTCATGACAACCAAGTAAATTCAACCATCTAGTATCATGCGTGCCTGGGCCCTTTCCTGAACCCCAATTATTTCCTTGTGCACCCGCTACGCCATTTACATGAGCCTCAAACGCAGCAGCAGTTCCCATAAAATGTGTTGCTATTACAATATGTTGTTTACCGGTTCCTGTGCTTCCTGCTGGATTTGGTGCAGTAAATGAATAATAACTTCCACTATTATCACCATCATCATAGTATTTACATTCAAAATTTTCACCATTAATACTAATTTCAACCCATCCATTTAAAGTCGTAGCAGTTTCTGTTGTAGTTATCAAAATACAACCATCATTATCCGCATAGGTTTTAGTTCCAAAATCAAAATAAAATTCATAAGTAAACTTGGTTGCATTTCCGTGTGGTATATCTATGCCAGTAATACCTGCTCCATCCTCTAAATTATTACTGCTACTTTTAGTGCTTGCAAATCCACCTGATGCAGTTGATTTACCATGGTATGTTTCATTTGCAGCAGTAACATTGCTACCTACAACATAGGTTCCTACATGACCTGAAATAGAACTTGTAACAGAAGTTGAACCATCAAATAAAAAATTCCAATCTAATTGAGTTTGTGATGCGTACGTCCAAGGAGTATAATAAAAAGTACTGTTACTTCCAGGTTCACCAACACTTACTTCAGTTCCTAATTGATTTAATTTTACGGATGTTCCAGTTAAATCTCCTACTGCATCTCCAGTTAAATCACCGCCTACTTTATTCCAGGAACTATCTGTTTCATTATATTGATAAATATTGACATTTCCTGCACCAGCGTTAGCATTAACTGCTCCAACAGCAAGAATAGTTCCACTTGAGTCTATATCAATAGAAGTTCCAAATTGGTCATTGTCAGCTTGTCCTTGTATTTTATTACCATATAAGGTCCATGTATCGGAAACATTTTGATATACATTAATTTCTCCTGCACTTGCATCTCCAGCAAAAGGAGAACCAATGGCAACTAAATCTCCACTTCCGTCAATTACAACTGATGTGCCAGCATGGTCACCTGTAGCAGAACCCTCAATATTAGAACCAACTTGATTCCAAGAAGTATCATATTTGAAAACTTTAGTTGTTCCAGTAGCAGAATTGGTTTGTGGGTAACCTATCGCAACCATATTACCTTCGTCGTTGATAGCAATATCACCACCGGAAATGTCATTTATTGATGCACTTTCTATTTTATCTCCCAAGTAATTCCATGAAGCGTCAGATTCGCTGTATTGGTAGGATTGCACAAAACCGTTACTTGATAAATCCTGAAAGTGTTTTTCATTGAAGATAGTTAATTTATCACCAGTTTTGTTTAATTTAGGTTTGGTGGAGGCTGATAATGTATTTACACGGAAAGTTGTGATTAAGCTTGTAGGTGCTTTATAAATATATGCTGCTCCATGGTTATAATGTACATATCCTGATTCATCAGTCGTGCCTACAAAATGAGAAGCGACTATAGCGCTTGACCCACTAATTGCAACCGCAGTGCCGAATCTATCACCCGATCCAACATCACTTGCTTGGATATATTTTATTTCTTCCCATACTCCATTACTATTTCTTTCAAAAATATACGCCGATCCTGTGGATTGAGTAGTACTACTACCCGTCATATCCCCAAAAGCACCGACAATAGCATAATTTCCACTAATTGACACCGCTTGGAAATTCCCGAGCCCGCCAAAGTACAAATTCTGAGCACTATTGCTTGCTTTTAGCATTTGATTTTCATTGTTATATGATTGACCAGAAACAGCAGTTCCCCAATTACCATTTTCGTCACGTTCAAAAACCCACACTGCTCCAGATCTACTATAAGTTGTGGATTCATAACCGGAACCGGCCATAGCGTAATTGCCGTTAATCGCCACAGTATCGCCAAATTTTAAACTATCAGTCATATTGCTTGCTTTGAGAATTACAGTTGCACTATTATATGTTTGACCAGAAACAGCAGTTCCCCAAATACCATTTGTATCACGTTCAAAAATATATGCTGCTCCAGAATCAGTAAAAGTTGTGTCGTCTATAACTGGGGCACCGACGATAGCGTAATTGCCATTTATGGACACTGAAGTGCCAAATCTATCCTCATCAGGATTATTCAAAGCAAGTTTTTGATTTTCATTGTTATATGATTGACCAGAAACAGCAGTTCCCCAAATACCATTTGTATCACGTTCAAAAATATACGCTGCTCCCGAGTTTGTGATAGTCGTGCTCGCGTCTACTAAATAAGAACCAATAATAGCGTATGTTCCGTGTATAGAAACACCCCTACCAAAATAGTCACTAGCACCAGGATCACTTGCTTTTAGCATTTGATTTTCAGTGTAATATGATTGGCCAGAAACAGCATTTCCCCAAATACCAGTTGTTGTATCACGTTCAAAAATATATGCTGCTCCAGAACCACTTGCAGTTGTGTCTTCACCTTTGGCACCGACGATAGCGTAATTGCCACTTATGGCCACCGCAGTGCCAAAATAGTCATTTTTTGTGATATCGCTTGTTTTGAGAAAAGCAACTTCAGTCCATGTTCCATTTGTATCAAGTTCATAAATATACGCTGCTCCTGAATTGCTTAGTGTCGTGTCTTGATACGCTGCACCGATTATAGCGTAATTGCCGTCTATTGCCACCGCATCATAGCTAAACAAGTCATATTCAGTCCAATTACTTGATATAATTTTAGTTTCGTCAGTTGATGTTGTCAAATTTGCCCAAATTGCAGGTCCAGTTTCCGTAGATACCGTAGTTCCATAACTTGGAATTGTTTCCCCCTCAATCGTAAATGTATTTTCAGAACTTACATTATTGTAGATGATGTTACCATACAACCCCCAACTTCCAGAATCATATTTATAAACCAGTGTATTATGTGATAAATCTTTTGTTCCAACGGCTAAAATAGTTCCATCACCATTTAAATCCAATGAATGTCCAAATTCTTCATTGTCTTTTGTTCCATTCAAGTCATTACCAAGTTGCAGCCAACTATTGTTATCTTTTTGGTAAACTCGCACTTCACCACGAGCAGTTCCGCCACCAGAATTAAGAGGAGCACCAACGGCGATAATATCTCCACTTGCACTTGTAGAAATAGAATGTCCAGCTAATCCTCCAGATTCAACACCGCTAATGTCATAAGCATATTGAGTAAAGTTTGTATTTTCCAATTGAGTGAAACTAATATCAGTTAAAGTAGAACTAAGAATAATATTTTTGTTTTCAATGGTTTCATTTCCTTTAACAAAAACGTTCCCTGACATACTTGCATCTCCTCCAATAAGTAAATGGTCATCTGTGTTTCGGGTTCGTAATTCACCACCACTAATATCTAAAAATCCATCTAAGTATATGTTGTTTAAATTATTAACAGCTAAGTTATTCAATAATATGTTATTAGATGAAAAAGAGGTAGCTGCGTTTCCATGTTCATCAAAAATAGAGTCTGTAACTGGATTAATAGTTAAGATTTGGTGGCCTACTGTTCCAGTAAATGAAACGGACATTTTCCAAACACTTTGACTAATTTTAGTTAATGATTCAGCAACAGGATTTGTTGCATTCGAGGCAGGATGAGTAGGATTATATTTTCCTTCAGAAAGAGATAATAAAAAGTCTGTCTTTTCAATATCACCACTGGAAGAATTGGTATTGTAAACATTTTCACCAAAATTAATCGTTATTTCTGTATTTAATGCATTCACACTTAGGTCTGAAATATTAGGTCCAATTTTATCAATTGAAACCAAATTTCCACTAGTAATATCTGATTGGGTTATTGTGTTCTCTCCTAAATATGTTAGTGATGAAGCATCTATTGCAAATGTAATTATTCCATGATTATCGGATTCATCAACTGTAAATGTAGAAGTCCAACTGGTATATGTTGAATCAACTGCCGTAGTTGTAATTGTATTTATAATAGCAGCAGAACCACATGAAATATCAATCATAGGAGTATTAACAGATAAATCAAAATCGTAAGCTATAGTGATTTCATCCCCAGTAGCACCAACAGTTGAAGAAATAGAATTATCTGATTCGATAGTTAGAGAAGTAATATCAGGAGCTATTTTAGTGATTGTTACCTCAACCTGCTTTGGAGCACCTGTTTCTACTACAAAAACTTGATTATAAGTACTATTCAATGTAAAAATTATAGTAGTTCCATCATGAGACATATCCATATTGTATCCAATATTGTTTCCATATTGATTCATTGATGTCATATCTGAATCAGTTAATTGTCCTAATGAAGAGTAATCTACTGAACCAGGGTTACTACTGTAGTAAACAGTCAATTTACCATCACCATCACCAGCTGCAATAACTTTTCCGTCTTCACTAATTGAGACACATTGACAATATGATCCGGGAGAAATATATATATCCTGAATATTTATCCAGTTGCTACTTGTGCTCCCATCACCACTTTTTTCATAAACTCTTACATTGTTTGTCGCTCCACCACCCATAACGGCATAATTTCCATCAGAAGAGAAGTCAACAGCTCTTCCTGCTTTTGGAGCAGTATTACCACTGTTATTATATTTATTTAAATGTTGACCCATAATATAGGTCCAAGTATCATTTATATATCCATAAAACCTTGCAACGCCAGTGTTACTACCCTGTTGCCAAGCACCCGTAATTAAGAATTGTCCGTCTCCACTAAGTGCGCAAGGAGCTCCATTTTTCTCATTACTGCTGGATCCTGTAACTGGACTTCCTGACATTTCTTCCCAGTTGTTATTTGATGAATTGTATTGATATATATGACAATATCCTAGATTGTCATTGTTTTCTCTATTATCAATACACAGGATATTTCCATCATCACTCAAATCCATGCAATATTCTCCTGTCCTATAGTTCGCGACATCACTGCTTGACGTGCCAGAATATTCATAATCATTACCTTTTTGCGTCCAGTTTCCATTACCGTCATTTTGATAAACCCGCCAATATACATAAGTCCATGGATTATTTGAAATATAATCATATACCTGAAATGCAACAACATCACCGTCCTTATTTAGTGCACAAGCGGTCTTTGCATCCTCGGTTGTAAGTGCTGCACTTTGAGTCCATGTAGTTCCAGATCCACTATATGTAAAAACATAAGCATTGTCGTCATATGGAAAAGCTATCACTGTTCCATCTTTGTTTATTGCAACTACTTTATAACCATCATCCTGTACTTGTTCACTTAAACTGCCACCTTCGTTGTCTCTGTACCAAGTTCCTGGATCCAAATTATTACCTAAAACTGTGTTTACTTCCTGTGTTGTTATTCCTGTTCCTAATTTATCAACACTACTTGAATTTGTTGTTGTTATAGCTTGAGTTACAGCATTTCCTGCGTTATCAGTAGCATCAATTGTAAAAGTAATTGAACCATTTGTATCGTTAACATTAACCGTATACTTTGCATTCCATGAATTTCCTGAACCACTATAGGTTATTGTGGTGTTATTAATATTATCTCCACCACATTGGAAAACAACAATAGGTTGGTTAATATCTTCTGATGCAGTCATATTCAAAGAAACAATATCATTTTCACCAACATAATTAGGTTTGATGCTGTTGTTAGAAGAAATGTCAATTAAAGTAAAAAAAACAGACATATATATAAATGTTTATATATATATGCTAACAATAAATATAAAATTATTTAATTTTTTCTAATTTTTCTAATTTTTCTAATTTTTCTTCCAAAAGTTTGATTTCATCTATCATGTATGGTATCAATTTATTTGTGTTTACACCTTTATACACTTCTCCGTTGGGATAAACATTTTCTTCCACTAATTCTGGGAATATTTCTTCAACCTCTTGAGCAATAAAACCAACGTGTTTTTTCTTATTGTCTGCTTCATAGTTCCAGTTAAATTCTACTGGTCGTAATTTCATAATATTATCGGAATTATTCTCTAAATTACTAATGTTTGTTTTCAAATTTTTATCTGATGTGCTGGTTAATACATTTGAATCAGAATTCATAAAAACACCTACATTAGATTGGTTTACAATAGTAAACACATTAGATGCTGATTTTCCAACCATAAAAGAGTCTGTGCTGTCTTTCTTAGAGTATATTGTGTATGCTCCATAACTATTTTGGCTTAAATCTGATACTAATACTGAACCAGCAACGGATAAATTATTATCAAAAATAAAAGTAGAACCGAAATTTCCATTGGCACTTAAATCATTATGTATAGTTGCTGTTGTGCTGTTAAATGAATTATCACTGGTCATTACTTTAATTCCAACTGGTAATGCTGTTTCATCTGTGCTATCACTATAATCTATCGCAGAATTGGAAATTGGTGGTATATCTTTATTAATTGTATTGTAATTCACCATACCAACTACATTTCCACTTACATCAATATCACCTGCAATAGTTACGTTTCCACTTAAGTCTGTGTTTCCTGCTACATCAAGACTGTATCCCGCATTATTTTCTGTGGTGTTTATTTTTACTGAATTGGTAGAATCAATAAACATATTACCTGCTAAACTTACATCACCACCAATAAATAATTTACTATCATTTTGCATTCTTATTCCTGCTCCGCTAATATCTAAGAAACCTTGTAAATATGTGGGATCAAAATGGTTTAATTGTGTAGATGTGGATACAGAACCAGCAAAAACGGGAAGTGTAAAATCAGTTTCCATACTTGAACCGTCTGTAATTAAGTTGTGAGTTATTGTATTTACTCCTAATGCACCAGATGCGTCCATTGAAAACGTAATGTTTCCACTTGGGTCTGATTCACTAATTACAAAACTAATTGTAAAGGATGTTGCAGGAGGGTCAGGCGTAATTGTAAATGGATTATTGATACTAACATCATCAATCAAAATAGATATATTGGACAAATCATAAACAATTTCATTAAAATCTATGTTGATAGAAACAGTTTCTCCCACTCCAACTGAAGTTCCATGGGCACCATCGCTATCTACTGTAACCGCAGTTGCATCTGGTGGATATAGAACATATCCTTGGTTTACGGTTGTTGCTGGTCGTTTAAATGTTTCTAATATACCGTCCATGTTTGTTCCATCTGGTTTGTATGCATTATTATTTAATACTAAATATTCAAAACTACTATTAGTTATAATATAATGTGCATATTGGTTTTGTCGTGTGCCATGTAGAATAGATACTATATTCCAATTTGTTCCATCATATTCATATAAAGAAACAGAACCAGTATCTGTATAATTTTCATCTGTTCTAGCACCAATTAATATTTTGCTACCGTCAGCATTACATGCAACAGTAACACCAAAAAAGTCATTTTCGTTTGTTCCGTATAATGTTTGTCCCATTGGATTCCAATTTGTTCCATCATATTTATATACTATCACTGTTCCTGCATTTGTTTCTGGCGTATCGTCAATATACCTAGCAGTTACTAGCACTGTTCCGTCATTGCTTATTGCAGGTTTATATATTTTATTATTTGCATCAGTTCCATATATAGTTTGTCCAACTTGATTAAAACTATTATCTACTGCATTATATGTATAAACTTCAACTTTTCCAATAGTTACACCTTCTGCGTTTTGATAATTATAAGAGCTGGCTGCAAAAGTTAAACAATCAGATGTTTGGTCCATATAATAACCAAACCTTTCACCAGTGGTTTCTCCTTCAATAGCATTTCCTTTTAATTCCCAAGTAGTATTAGAACTATTGTATGTATAAATTTCTACTCTTCCTGTGTAACTATCATCTGGATAAAGAATTGAATTAGCAATTAGAGTTAATCCATCACTGCTTAATTTCACATAGTCTCCCAAAGAACTTTTTTCTGTAGAAGAAACAATAGAGTTACCCATTTGTATCCAATCACTTCCATCATATTGAAAAATATGCACTGCACCCCATGAATTACTGCTATTATTTGCGTTCGTTTGTGATTCATAACCGTCTTCGCCAATGGCAATTATATCACCTGTTGAATTAATACTTACAGAGGAACCAAACGAATTGTTGTTTCCACTACTTACACTTGTAAGAGATGTTGAACTTTGATATAAAATAGAACCTTTTTGTGTCCATGAAGTTCCATCTAATTCATATACAACTACATTATAGAAATTATCTCCAAAAACAGGGTCCAATGTATACTGATTACTTGTAATCATGATTGTTCCATCATTGTTTATATCCGATGAAGCAAAGTATCTATCTCCAGAACTTGCGGGACCAAATAATGTTTGTCCATATTGCTCAAAATTATCACTTTGAACAGTGCTTGTTGAAGTCACTACTGCTCCAAGAATTAACATATTTGTTGCATCGGTAGTTGATGTTACAGTTGTTCCTGCATTTCCATCAGTTGTATCTGTATAATCTATGCTAAATGAAAGATTACCCAAAGGTGTGGAAGAAGTTACCACAAAAGATACTGTCCATGAAGCTCCAGAACCAGAATAATTTATAGTATCTGTTACGGGGACATCATCAACAGTGAATGTAACTACAGGTTGATTGATATTTTCACTTGCAGTTAATGTTAAGGTTACTGTATCTGGTGCAAAGTATGAAGCATATTTTGTTTTAAAAGTATTGTTAGAAGAAATAGAAACACTTGTTAAACTGGGAGGCACTCTATCAATCAAATTAAAGGAATTATCTGTAGTTTGTGGTGCTATCATTGCAAATCCTACACTATTGTAGATTGATGTGCTATCAACAGGATTGATTGAAACAACAGGAACATTTGTAGTAATGGTTTCAGTAAGACTGAAACTCAAGTCATATATTTTATTACTGACTTTTGATATAGCAGAAGGGGTAGTAGAAGTTAATGTTACATCTCCACTTTCTACCGCCAAGACAAAATCTGAAGTTTCCAAATCTCCACTTACAGTATTCGTATTATACACATCTGTGTTGAATTCAATACTAATGTTTTTGTTAATTTCATTAGTTACACTTACAAAGAATGGACCACTATCTAACATTTCCATACTGGAACCATCAGTAATTTCCAGTTGAGTATCGTTGGTATCAGCCAATGTGCCAGAAGCATCAATTACAAAAGTAACATCACCTTGAGTATCGTTTGGATCAACCACATAACTTGCGGTATATGTTGCGTCAGAACCAGAAATAGTGGTGGATAAAGCTACATCCAAACCTCCAGATTGGAAAGTGACAGTTGGAGATTGAGTTAAGTTTTCATCGTATGTCATAGATACAGTAATTGTATTTCCGTCAGTAGCATGAGATGTGGAAAGAGTATTGTTGGATAGAATACCAAGAGAACTAATCACAGGAGGTATTGCAGGAACTGTTGCTACTTGTGTTACCGTTGATGTTCCAGGAGCACCAGTTTCAAAAACTTCAGCATGACCATCATTGGATGCAGTAAATATAACAATACTACCAGCACTATTTAAACGAACCTTATATCCCAAATATTTAGTTGAATATAATCCATAGTGGTCACTGCCTAATGGACTCCAACCTATTGATGCACTTTCATCTCTTTCATATATTCTTACCATACCTTGTCTATTAAGTGTATTCGTGTAAAACATAGCACCTATAGCCACAATAGAACCTGTGCTATTTATTGATAATGTTTTTCCAAAATAGTCCTGTGACTGTGTTGATGCAATGTCATCACCTATTTGATTCCAAGAACCACCAGTTGTCATATCTGAATTACTATATTGATAAATACGCACAAGACCATATACGCTTGAACCATTATTTCCAATAGCCACAATAGAACCATCAGATGTCAATGAAACTGCATAACCAAATCTTTCATTTTCTGCTTTTCCATTAATACTTCCCAATGGTTCCCATATACCACCAGTAACACCAGGTGTTGTATATTTAAATATTTTCACACAACCAGCGTAATTAAATGCATCATCATTACCCATATAACCAATAGCAACAATATCTCCATCACTATTTAATGATAATCCGTCTAGCATACTAGTATAATCCTGAGTATCTCCTTCAATATCAGAACCTAATTGTGTCCATGTATCAACTCCATTATATTTCCAAATACGCACATGACCTCTATTATCACTTGTAGTTCCAGTTGAACCATCATTATAATAAGCACCAATAGCAACAATATATCCATCGTTACTTATAGCTATTGCATAAGTATTTTGGGAATCACCTTCACCATCAATATCTTGTCCAATTTGAGTCCAATAACCTCCAATTACTCCAGGAGTAGAATATTGCCAAACACGCACATGACCTGCATTAGAACCATTATCATCATTATTTGTAGAAGCAATAGCTATAATACTTCCATCATCATTCAATGCACAATTATTGCCAAAATAATCATCATCAGCCTCTCCCATAATATCAGAACCTAATGAACTCCAACCTACAGGTGCTGTTGTAGTATTATTTACATCTCTTATATAAACACGAACTTCACCTGAATTATTGCCATTATCAGCACTTTGTCTAGCTCCAACAGCAACAATCGTTCCATCACCATTTATTGCACAAGAATAACCAGTGCCGTCACCATTAGCTTGTTTTGTAATATTATCACCTAATTGTTGATTAGCTGTTGTTGTTGTTGTAACAGTAGTCTCCATTTCTCCAGTGAATGTTCCAACTGTAGTAACTTTACTGTTATCAGTTGTAGCGGTAACTTGTTGACTATTATAACCATCAGTAAAATCAATGGTAAATCCAACCAGTCCAAGTGTGTCTACTTGATCTACCAAATAGGATGCTGTCCATGTAGTTCCTGAACCAGAAACTGTAACATTACCTGATATATCAGCACCTCCAGCAGTAAAGCTGACAACTGGCGTTTCGTATAATGATTCACTTGATGTAAAAGATAAGGTAACTGTATCATTTGTATAGTAACTGGCAAACATAGTCTTGGATGAATTATCAGAAGCAATAGATACCGATGTTAAACTAACTACAGTTGAATCGTATAAGAATGCTGAACCTTTGTATGGAGTTGTAAAAAGCAATCCTGAAGCGTCATATATTAATGCCGCAGTTCTTTTAAAAACTGCAACTAAAAATGCACTTGTATTGTTTTCTAATTCTCCTACCATATCATAACTTAGGTCATAAACACTGTTTGTAACTTTTGTTACAGAAGTAGGATACAATGAATTTAAATACAAAGTTCCAGAATTTCCATATTGTGCAAATTCAAAAGTATTTATAACCAAATCTCCAGTTCCGTCAGATTCAGTGAATACATCTTTATTAAATGTAACTCGCAATCCATTAAGTCCTACATCTACAACACTTTCATAAATAGGTCCATTTCTTACAGAAGTAAAAACTGAACTATCTGTTATTTCATCGTTGGTATGGGTTACCGTGATGTAACTATATGAAACATCTATTGTATACGTAATATCACCATCGCCCATATATTGCTCAATGTCAAAATTCCACCTATATTGTTTATCATTATTTTCGTTATATTGTTCAGCTACTGGATTTGTATATTGAGTAAGAGTGTCAAATATATATCCACTTTGAGCAATACTGTTTCCTCCAATTGATATGTCTATTACAGGTAATGACCCAAGTGTTTCTATAAATTCGGCATAAATAACATAACTATCTCCTGTGGAAACATAATTTTTACCTTGACTACTATTGTTAGCACTTTGTGTATAAGTATGTGTTAAACCTACTAAAGCTGGTGGAACTTGTAAAATATCAGGAACTATAGTTACACTGGTATTATCTGTTGTTGATGAATTTTCTATACCTGAATTTGATTCTAAATCTGTATAATTGATTGTAAATGTAACATTTCCAGAAGTGTCATTTGTGTGAACAGTATATGATGCGTTCCAAGATACATCGGAACCAGTATATACAACTGAATTATTCACCGATTCATTATCTGATTTAAAAACTACTGTTGGCTGTAATATTGGCTTTAATGCCTTTATATCAAGATTAACTATATCACCTGGTTGTGCGTATTTTGAATTATAAATACTATTTGAAGAAAGGCTTAAATTAGAAATGAAATTATCTCCCAATACAACTATATTGTTTGATGCATAACCTGCATCTAAAGGCAATCCATTTAAATTAAATATGGAAGAATCGTTAGCAACATCTACCAATATATCGGAATGACCATCTCCTACAACCGCTGAAAAACTTAAATCGTATTCTGTTCCACTATTCTTTGTTATTGCTAATGGAGTAGATGAAGATAGAGTTGCATACCCAGTTAAAATAGTCAATTCAAAATCAGTTACTTGCAAATCACCTACACCTGCACTCGAAGTATATACATCCTCTGAAAAAGTAATTCTGGCATTATTATTATTGGAAACACTAACACTTGAGATAGTTGGTATAGGACTTGTAACAATTGATACAGAACTTCCGCTTGTAATGTTTGCTTGTGTAAATTGGTTATCTGCATATTCTGTTCCTGAAACATCTATTACAAATGTGAATGCACCATTTGTTGCTTCTTCTTCTACAATATAATTTGCCACCCAATTAAATTCAGATCCTATTATTTCTACATTTCCAGATAAATCTATACCAGCTGATTTCAATTGGAAACTGGGTATTTGAGACAATGATACATCTGTTTCCAAATTTATTGTTATCATATCGTTTGTTACTGCAAGTGAAGAATTGGAATTACTTGTTGAAACTGTTAGGTTTGTTAGTTCTGGTGGAATTTGATTTAGATTTCCTGTAGGTAAAATAACATTTACTGATTTTCCGTCAGTAGCACTTGTAGCTTGTGGTCCACTTGTGCTTGAAGATGCAGAAGAATAATCAACAGTAAATCCTATTTCACCTTCAGTATCTCCGCTATCTACAGTGTATTGAGCCGTCCATGAATTATCTAAACCTGTATATGTTATTGCTCCTGCTACTGCAACACCTCCTGAAGTAAATGTAACTGTAGGCTGATTTATGTTTATATCTGTCACCAAAGCGAGTGTTACAACATCATCTACTACAGCAACAGTTGTTTTTACAGAATTATTTGATGATATTGTTAATGTGCTTACAGCAGGTGGAACTGATGCTACTACATTGACTACACTTTCATTTGTGCTGCTGGTTGCTTGACTTCCGCTGGTGCTTGAAGATACAGAAGAGTAATCAACAGTGAATCCTATTTCTCCCACAGTATCTGCGGCGTCAACAGTATATTGTGCAGTCCATGAATTATCAGAACCTGTATATGTAATTGCACCTGCATTTGTAATTGCAGCATTACCTGATGTAAATGTAACTGTTGGTTGATTTATGTTTATATCTGCAACTATATTTAATGTTACTACATCATTTGCTATTGCTAGTTTTGTATTATCTGTGTTATTTGATGCTATTGTTAGTGTGGTAATACTGGGCGGAACAAGTGACGCTGTTGTATAATCTACTATTGTTACTTCACTTAAATTTGTAGTGCTTATGGCTTGAACTCCACTCGTATTTCCTAATAATGTAACTGATTGAGTATCTACAGTAAAAGCAACTGAGCCTAATGTATCTGCACTATTTACCGTGTATTGAGCTGTCCAAGAAGTATCAGAACCGGTATATGTTACTCCACCTGTAACCTCTACACCTCCAGAAGTAAATGAGACTGTGGGTTCATTCATACTTACATCAGCAACTATATTTAATGTTACTACATCATTTTCACCTGCATATTTTGTATTTTCTGTGTTATTTGATGCTATTGTTAAAGACGTTATTGTTGGTGGAATAGATAATTCAGTATATATATTTGATGTTATTGTTGCTGGATAACCAGTCAAAAAAGTTCGTAAATGTCCAGCACCATCTCCATTGTCATCATTCTCCTCAGAAACTATACTAACTACCTTTCCATCGCCGCTAATCTCAACCCAATTTGCTTTGTCACCTGCAGCTTCGCCAATATAAGCATCTCCTATTTGGACCCATTCATTGGTTGGAGAATAATATTGATATACTCTTGTCTCTCCAGATTCAGCATCTCCTGTTGGATTAAACCTTGCTCCTATTGATATTACATTTCCATCTGAATTCATTGTGATACTCTGCATATAATAAGACTGATTTTGTCCAAGAATATCATTACCTTTTTGAACCCATAAATTATTATCACTATCGTATTCATACACTTGAGCCTTGCCTCTCCAGCTATCATACGAACCATCTGCAGTAAGTATAGTATTACCATCACTGCTTAATTTTGGTCCGTTATACATAGAATAACTTAGGTCTTGTCCTTTTTGTGTCCAAGTTCCAGAAGAATAAGTTAAAATTTTGGAACCAGATGAACCCGAACTATAATCGTAATAACCATAAGAAACCGTATTTGCACTAGAATCACAGCTATAAAACTTACCACCATTAGAATCTGTATAAGTATCTCCAAGTTGTTCCCATGTTCCTCCAGCTGTCATATCTGAATTACTGTATTGATATAAACGCATATGAGCTATTCCGGCAAGTGAACTATCTTGTAGATCAGCATTACCAGAATTTGGCACACTGCTAAAAATTACTTTGTTTCCGTCCTTACTCATTAAACAGCTATATTTTCCCCATTCTGTTCCTGCTGCACTTCCAACTATATCTTGTCCTATTTGCGACCATGTTCCTCCAGTAGTCATATCTGAATTACTATATTTGTAAATACGCATTAATCCAGATTGATCACCATTACCATCATGGTCTTCAGCAGTTGCAGATATGATACTTCCATCACTTGATATTGCTACACGCGAACCAAGAGAATCAGAAGCACCAGAACCTAATATATCTTGCCCCAATTCAACCCATTCTCCTCCTGCAACACCTGCTGTAGTGTATTTTTCAACTGTTAATCTTCCTGCATAATTTCCGTTTGTATGTGAACCCGAAAAAGGAATATGAAGAATACTTCCGTCTTCATTAATTGCATGCTCATTATCTGAATATGAATAACCAAGATAACTTAAATTATCACCAGTGTTAGCCCATGTTGCACCATCAATATCATCTCCTAATTGTGTATTTGAACCTGTTGCAGTTACATTATATGCATTGACTTCAGCACCTAACACAATAGTAACTCCTGTGTTATCTGTGGTTGTGTTTTTTATTAACCCTTCAATATTATCTAATGAACTAACTTGTGCAGAAAAACCAACAACTCCCAAAGTGTCAGAAGCATCTACTACAAAAGAGGCAGTCCATGTTGTTTCGCTACCTGTTATAGTAATATTCCCTGAAATATCATTACCTCCAGTTGTAAATGAAACAGTAGGCGAATTTATACTTACATCTGTAACCATACTTAAAGTAATTGTATTACCAGTTCCTGCGTATTGAGAATATGTTGCATTGGAAGATAAAGTCAATGTATTAAATTCTGGTATTATGTTGTCTATTTTATCAAATATGATTTTGTTTCCACAACCAGTTTCAAATACTTGAACAAGTCCATGGTCATCACTTGTAGAACCAGTAATATCATATCCACTTGCACCAACCATCATAGTTGTACCATCTGCACTTAATCCAAGATACTTAGCAAGTTGAACATTATCACTTTGAACGTGTCCTTTTCCTATATAAGTAGTTCCTACTTGATTCCATGTAGACGAACCATCATATTGATAAACATAAGATCTACCTACATTGCTATTACTACTTTCATCTTCTGCATCAGGCTCACCTACTAATATAACAGTTCCATCTTTACTCAATGAGTGTGTTGTTCCAAAACCCCAACTGGAATCATTTGTTGATGTAATTTTATTACCCAATTGATTCCAACTTGAACCATCATACTGTAATATAATGACACCAGTTGAATATACAGGGTCTCCTGTTGATTGATCAGTTGAATAATTCGGCCAGCTATCAGGAGAATATGCACCGCCAATAGATATTGTATTTCCATCAGAACTCATATCAACCGAACAACCCCAACCGTTGTCAGACCCTTGATTTTTTAATGAAAATTCATGTGCTTTAACCCATTGGCTTGCTCTATATTCATATATAATATTTGAATAATTTGAAGTGTAACTTCCAGTTGGATTGCTACCAACCAAAATTCTGTTTCCTGTGCTGTTTATTGCAACTGAATATCCAAATTGCAATTCTGAATAGGTATTTTCACTAGTAATTGTGTTACCCAACTGGAACCAATAATAACCATTGTATCTATAAACATATGCTGAATTGTTTGATTCTAAACCTACTATTAAATGATGACCGAAAGAATTTAATTTTAAATTCATATTTTCACCAACAGTCTTAGAAAGTGTAATAGTGCTTCCTAGTTGTGTCCAAACTGTTCCATCGTATTTTACAATGACAATGTATACAGTTGTATCACTTGTAGACTCGGCAAACATAGCCAAAGTCGTTCCGTTTTCATCTAAAGATATACTGCTCCTATAATTACCAAATGACCAAGTATCTGGTATTCCAAAATGAATCGGGCGAATGGAAGAACCCATAATATTCCAAGAAGCATCTACATAATCATATTCAAAAACATCTACTTTTCCGTGTGAAGAATTAACTTCATCGTTTCCTGGGCTACTCATGGCAATAATTGATCCATCGCCATTTATAGATACACCTTTACCTAATTTCTCATCTTCATTATCTATACCTATGAAATCACCTCCAAGTTGAGTATTTGCTACTGATGCACGGGTTGTTTCTGCAAATCTTTTTCCTACTAATTTTACTTTACTTCCATCAGTTGTATTTATTATTTCACCACCAGCTACGCTGTTATGTTCATAATTTGTTATAGAAAATGTTACATCGCCCAAGTTATCTACTCTATCTGCTGTGAAACTTGCGGTATAGTCTTTTCCAGATCCACTGACTGTTACATTTCCTGAAATATCTACTCCTCCCGTTTGAAATGTCACTGTTGGTTGAGTAATATCATATAAAGCAGTTATGGTTAATGTAATTTCATTGTTTCCATCACTGGTTGCTACACTAGGACTTGTTGCATTATTTGATGATATTGATACGTTTGATATAAAAATAGATGGTTCTTCAATTTCTACAATTTCTATACCAGTAATACCTGTTTCATATACTGACACAGAACCTGAATTATCACCATTAGCATCATCATTCGTTGCACCAATTGTTAACCGAGTCCCTAAAGCATTTAATGATATAGAAGTTATACCACTATTTGTGCTATTGATAACAATATCATTTCCATATTGAACCCAATCTGAATTTATATATTGATATACACGGACTGCAGCATCGTTTTGGTCGTCGACATAGCTCGTAGCGATTGTAGAACCGTCCCTACTAATTGAAACTGACGCTCCTGCATATGAACCTGAAGGTCCAAAAATATCATTACCTATTTGGTTCCATTCCTCATCTTCATCATTATATTCATACACACGCACTAAACCGCTATCTTTTCCATTCATATCTGCGTTATATCCTCCAGCTATTACTTTTGTTCCATCGCCTGATATTTTTACACTATACCCAAAATAAGCTAATCCCTCATTCTCTGGCATTCCTGGTCCTATTATGATGCTTCCTTTTAATGTCCAAAGACCATTTGTTTGTCCTGGAGTAGAATATTGATAAACACGAATAGAACCCTGGTCACCACCATTATCATCATCATGTTTAGCACCCGTAGCTAAAAGATAACCATCACTACTTAATGAAATATTATCATCCTTTCCTTCACCATCCGCTTGAGAACCAATATCTTGATTTCGTAACTCTGTCCAATATGTTCCTTCACCACCCCAATAATATACACGACTTTTACCTCCACTCCCTTCTGCACATGCAATTATAGTTCCATCATAATTCATTGAAACACTGGTTCCAAAGTCATAATATGCTGTTTCTCCACCTATAGAACCTCCATACTGGTCCCATGAACCATTAACATATTCATATGTTCTCACTACACCTGCTTCAAATCTCGTTCCAGCATCCATTTGTGAAGCACCCGTCACTATCCTTGTTCCATCACCATTCATATCTACTGACATCCCCATCAAATCGGCATTATAATATCCTTCAATGTCATTACCTATTTGGTTCCATTCTGAATTAGTATATTGATATACACGAACACTTCCTTTGGAACTGTGATAACCTGGTTGCCCAACAACTATGATATCCCCATTATCATTCATTTTAAGACTTTTTCCCAAAGAAGAATTAGTAGTGAGACCACTACCAACTATTTTGCTTCCTAATTGTAATCCTTCTGTGCTTTCAATTGTAGTTGATAACAATACATTTGAAATTCCCACAACCTCTACACTACTGCGGTCTGTTGTTCCTACGATTTGTAAACCAAGTAAATCTACTGTAAATGTTATTATTCCAGTTGTATCACTACTACTTACTACATATTGAGCAGTGTGGGTATTGCCAGAACTTGTGATTGATACACTATTATTTACACTAACACCACCTGATTTAAAACTTATAGTTGCGGCACCAATATTTTCTTCAGATACAATTGTCAATGTGACTATATCATTCGTATAATATGTTGCAAAACTTGAATTTATTGTGTTATTTGATGAAATTGATGCACTAGAGTGGGCTAACCTAGTATCATTTAATGTTGCAGTATTGTTTGTTTGCGTAGTTGACATTCCTTGTCCTAGATCATCATATATGGATGTAGAACTAGCAGGAACAACTGTAATTGTTTCTGCACCTGAAGCTTCTCTACTATATGTCAAATTTAATATATATTCAGAATTATTTGTTTTTGTTACACTATCTATACTAGATAATACAGCAGTTCCTCCTGTAATAATAACAGAAAAATCACTAGGAGTTAAATTACCTGTTCCATCTGTATTTGCAAATACATCTTCAGAAAATGTCACAGTTAATTCTGTATTGTCACTGTTAATTGATGTGCTTGAAATTAAAGGAACAGGATCCGTATTTAAATAGTAAAGATTCATTACACCTGTTTTAATTGTTCCTGTGAATTTAAATTCTGTGTTTTCGTATTTATCTATTCCGCTTGATGGATTAGATAGTTGCAAAGTATATTTGTTACTATGCACATTATTTGTATTTGGAATGGTAACATTTAATTCTCCTGATGTTATAGAAACTGTATCATTATAAAGCTCTTCTAATTCAGTATCTCCATCAAACGCTTTTACTACCCAAGTTTCAGCACAATTATTATTTGCAGTGTAAATATTACTTAAGATAAAAGCATCAGGAAAAGTGAAAGTTAATGTAGGTGTATTTGTTGAAGGAATAACTAAACCATTTCCAACATCAATGTTAGTATCATATAGGTTATTTAAATTATTGGAAGTTGATATAGTTCCTCCTAATGAATCAAAATGCATATAAGCAATTTGAAGATAACTTAGATCAAAACCACTCATAGTAATTCTAATTTCATTTCCCATATAAAGATTACTATTATTCATTGAGTATGTTAATGATTGTCCTACACTACTGCTAATTGCAACACCGCCACTATAAATATTACCAACTAATGAACTATTTTCATATACATCTACAACCCAATTGTCTGCATTATGATTAGATCCTACAGTAATACTATCACAAATAAAACTTTCAGGGAAAGTAAAAGTGAAAGTAATTGTTGTTCCATATGATGATGTATTTATAAGCATTCTATTGGAAGAATTGGTTGGATCTGTAGTGTTATATAAACCATCAAGACTCCAACTACTGCTGTGAGTACTTGTAACAGTATATGTTCCATTTCCATATGATTGTCCACTAATAGTTCCTTGATATGTAGTACTATCATCTGTAACATTTGTCCAATTTCCTCTTGCACCCGCTGGTGGATATTCTTGAGCAGTAAAAGTATTTGAAATAGAATTATCAACGTCTGAAGTAATAGTGTAGTCTCCATTACCGTATATTTGTCCTGTTATTGTTCCAGAAAGTTGGTTTACAGTATTTGTAGTTGTTGTTGTCATTGTAGTTGGAGGATAAGCATTTGTTGAAGGAGGATCTATTAGTAATATTGCGTTTCCAGCAATATCATATATTGATGTATCTGATACTACATTTATTGCTACTATTTCTGCACCATTTGGTATGCCCGAAAGTGACAGATTAAGAACATACACAGAATTGCTTGTTTTTGAAACACTGTTTATACTATTGAATGTAGCATTACCACCTGTAATGGTAACAGAAAAATCACTTGTAGTTAAATCACCCGTTCCGTCTACATTAGTAAATACATCTTCAGAAAAAGTAACTGTGACAGAAGTGTTACTGTTCATTGATACATCTATAAATGTAGGAACTGTTTTATCTACTGTAATTGAACTTCCATTGGTAATATCATTTTCTGTTAATTGTGTTGCATTAGTAATTGTTGCTATGGAACTTGCATCAACTGTAAATGTAACCGCACCTTCTTGATCTGCTGCATCTACTGTGTATTTTGCAGTCCATATGGTATCATTTGTTCCTACAATATCTATTGATGTATCAGCAATATCTTGTCCATTAGATTGGAAAGAAACCATGGGAGTATTTATAGCTAAATCGTATTCAAAAGACAATGTAATTTCATCTCCTATTTTTGCAGCTGAAGCACTGGAATTATTAGAAGAAATAGTTAAAGATGTTAGTTCAGGAGGAATTAAATCTACTTCTGTAGTTGTTGTTATAGCAGCACCGGTGTTATAAATATCTACAGAATTACTACTTGCAAAACCAACAGAGACTATAGAACCATCACTATTCATTGACATCCCTCTTCCTCCAACTCCACTAATTGTATCTCCTACTTGCGTCCAGTTTGAATTGCTATATTGATAAATACGCATAGTGCCACCCTCAAGGCTTCCAAGAGCCAATATAGTTCCATCACTATTTAATGCTATAGATGTGATAGCTCCATAATAATGACCTGAAGGACCAACAATATCATTTCCTATTTGAGTCCAACCAATAGTAGCAGTTGTGTCTCTTTGCCAAACACGTACTTGTCCTGAATTATTACCATTGTCATCGGCAGCATCAGCACCAATAGCTATAATAGTTCCATCGCCATTCATTGATAATGATCTACCAAAAGCGTCATTATCATCTATTCCTACAATATAATCTCCTAATTGATTCCAAGTGCCACTTGTAGATCCTGGATTATCATATTCAAAAATACGCACAGCACCTGCCATATCACCGTTGCCGTCATACCCATATTCTCCAATTGCTGCAATAGTTCCATCACTATTTATATCTACATAATAGCCTGACAGATCAACATCATTTAGTCCTGGAATATTATTGACTCCTAATTTTTCCCAAGCACCGCCAGTATTTCCTGGAGTAGAATATTTATAAATAGCCATATAACCCCTATTAGTTCCAGCGGTGTCATTAAAAGGTGCACCAATAGCTACAATAGTTCCATCACCATTTATTGCACAACGAAGTCCAAAACCGTCGCCAGCATTTTGTTCAATATCAACACCTAATTGAGTCCAACCAATAGCAGCACTTGTATCTCTTTGCCAAACACGTACATGACCTGCACTAGAATTATGACCAAAAGCACCAATAGCCACAATTGTTCCATCATCATTTATTGCCACTTCTGCTGAAAAGTCACCACCACCATGTCCATGTATTGCCGAACCCAACTGACTCCAACCAATAGCAGCACTTGTATCTCTTTGCCAAACACTCACACTACCTGAACTACTACCATTATCAGCAGCCGACGACGCACCAATAGCTATAATGGTTCCATCAGAATTCAAAGCTGTGTATCCTCCAAAATTGCCACTACCAGAAATAGAATCTCCAATTTGAACAGCGTTAGTTGTAGTTGATGTTGATGTAACACTTGTAGTTCCAACTTTAGTTACACTACTTGAATCTGTTGTTGTATTTGTGCCATTTGTTTGATTACCTGCATCATCTTCTATATTAATAATAAAACTTATTACACCATTTGTATCACTTGAACTAACTGTATATTGAGCAGTCCATGAATTTCCTGCACCACTATATGATACCGCATTTGTAATCGGATCACCATTGGATTGAAAAACAACCACAGGTTGAACGATAGATTCGTTTGCAAGAATACTTAACGTTACTACATCATTTTCACCTGCATATTTAGTTTTAATTGAATTATTGGATGAAATAGTAAGTGTATTAAAATAAGGGGCATCCATATTACTTAAATTTATTGTGCTTATTGTTTGGGTTGTAGACATGGCAATTCCATTTGCATTATAAACAGATGTTTCGGAAGCAGGAACAATGGTGAGAGTTTCTGCACCTAATGAAAAACCATTAATTGTTATATTAAAAACATACTCGGAATTACTTGTTTTTGAAATACTGTCTACACTTGTTAATGTAGCAACACCACCATTAATAGAAATTGAAAAATCACTAATAGTTAAATCACCAGTTCCATTTGCATTGGTAAATACATCTTCTATAAATGTTACAGTTAATTCGGTATTCTCATAATTCATTGATAGATTTGAAATGACAGGTTTGTCTAAAACTGTAAATGTATCACCTGATGTGGGATTTGTTGTAATTACATTACCTGCTAAATCAGTTCCTGTAGATAATGTTATTGTGCCGGTTCCTGCTTCTACTGGAATTGTATAATCATAACTATATTCAGTTGCACTTACCTTTGTCATATCACTTGCTGCTACATTTGCAATACCTGTTCCTGTAATAATAATTTGAGGAACTGGAGAATCTTTCATATCTTCATTGAATGTAGCAGTAATAATAACATTAGATACACCATTTGCACCATTTTTATAAGGACCTTCATAACTATATGTTATTGCTGCTGTAGGTGCAGTATTATCAACTGTAAATGTATCACCTGATGTTGGAACACTTGTAATTACATTCCCTGCTGTATCAGTTCCTGTTGATAAAGTAACTGTTCCAGTTCCATCTCCTGTAGGTATTGTATAATCATAACTATATTCGGTTACACTTACTTTTGTCATATCACTTGCTGTAACACTTGCAATACCAGAACCAGTAATAATAATTTTAGGAACTGGAGCATCTGCCATATCTTCATCGAATGTAGCAGTAATAGTAACATTAGATTCACCATTTTTATAGGGTCCTGCATAACTATATGTTATTGCTGCTGTAGGTGCTGTATCATCCACAATAACACTAAATGTGGGCACATAATCAATAGTTTCTCTATTATTATATAGTTCAGTAACCATATCTTGTGTCATTTCTTGGGTTAGATCTCCTTTATACAATCTTACATATTTTATATGACCATGTAAACCATAATTGTCAGAAAGAGAGTGATTATGAGCACCAATATATAATGCATCGTAAGTTGCTGCAGCTACCGAACTACTACTATTGCCATATTGTTCGGGTCCACTTGCAGTTCCACCATTCAAATGCACATTTAAACCACTACTGGTGCCATACATAACTGCATGATTCCAACCATTAGTGGACATTGATGCACTATTCCTTGTAGACAAATAAGCATTACCATTAGGACCCATCGCAAATATTTGCCATTTTTGGTCATCAAAACGCAAACATATTTGTCCATGAGTATAACTATCATCAGTCCAAAAATAACCTGCACTTGACTCACGTCCAAACGCTATAATTGTATCTTGATTTGTCATTGAATCTGCATAAAAATAAATTTCAACATAATAATGATTATTAGTATCTATACCATGCATATCAAAATATTGATTAAAAGGATACTCAACCATACCTACTCCGTCACAGTCAATTCCTTCAGTAGTGTTAGAAGTTACCCCCTCAGTATATGTTCCTACTGAATTACTAACAGGGTCAGTAATAGTGTCGCCGTTGTTTTTAGAGACTCTAAAGTCACACGCAAAAATTCGTTCTGGACCAAGACTCATTATAGATGTTTCTATACAATAATGTATATTTAATATAAAAAAAATAATTAAATAAAATTATTTTTTTATACACAAACACGGTAATATTCAGTTTCCAATGCAGTTATGCTTTTTCTTGTAAATTTTGCAATATTTCCTGGTCTTAAACATAAAGCTAAAGCTTGAGGATCAAATCGTGAAATTTCAGGAAGTTGTTTTTTTGTTTTAATTTTTAATTGAACCATTAAATTGTTTTCATCTTGTTCATTTAATATATCACACTTTGGAACAAGGTTGTGTTCTAAAATGTTAAATTGCAATCTATGAATATTATGTATTACCACAAAAATATCATCATGATCATAAACATATTTCAATCTGGAAACAATAGAATCGTTTGGTTCGTCTTCTGTGATTATGATAAGTGTATCTTTTTTCTCTAAAACATTTTCTATATTATACAACTCTTCCACCAAATCATCTAACATACCTTGACGAACTTGTTTTGAAGACAAATGATATTTTATATAAATTTTTTTTTGGCTATTAGGATTTTCAATTAACATATCAAGTTGTTCGTTAGACAACATTGCATCAATCTCGTTAATGTTAAAACCTTCGTAATCTTCTACATCATATCCTAAAGATTTTACAATTTCAAGAATATTTTTTCTTGATTTATAGATATTTAAAATTTGATTATTGTTTGACATAATTATATATTACCTTTAAATATAATTATATATTGTTTCAATTTTTTATGTTTTTTTAATAACTAATCCTCCAAAAAAATCATTGATTCCACCACCTTTTGCATCTTCTGATTTTTCTTTTGTTTTTTCTTCAGTTGCGTTTGTTTTATCATTATCTTCTTCTTTTTTGTCTCCGTTATTAATGGTAATTACAGGTTGAAAATTAATTGCAGGAACAGAAGATGGTATTTTTTCTGCATTAATTGAATTATTAGAATCTACGTTATTTTGTAAATTAGGAATTTGACTAGCCATATATGCATAATCACCTTCTTTATAAATGTCACTTGCGGTTACTACTTTTATTGTTTCTAAATTGTCTAATCCTTCTGCATTATCTGTTCTTATAGTTATAAATTTATCACCAATCTTTATTATTTCCCATAAACGGTCTGGTAAAAAATCGCCTCTATAATGCACTTTTTCTGCTAAATTAAATTTATTAATTTCATTATCTGTTGAATTTTCACTTTCCATAGGTGGAGGTGGTGGAATATAAGAATCATCTGATGAATAAGAATCCATCTTATATCCTACTGCTGGTTTTCTAATTTCATTATCTTCAGGTGTGATAGGTGGAGGTGTATTAGGGCTAACTGGAGTAAAACCAGGAGAACCTATCAAATAATCAGGTGTTTTTGCAGATGTGTTTGTATTTTCATTAGGTGATACATATGGAGAGTAAGGGTTATATACAGTAGATTGTTTACTGTCTTCTGATAAAGGTGGTGTTATTGGTTCTAATGGTGGTGTTACTGGTTCAAGTTCTGCTATTGATTCTGGAGTAATAATATTGTCACTTTGTCTTAGTTTGGATTCAATATCTTTAACAATTTCTCTTACTTGCACATTCTTTTTATTCAACAACAAATCAATGTTTTTTGAAAATGTCATATTTTCAATTTGTTCTATGTTATCTTCTGTAATTATACGAACTCCAACATTAATAGATAACAATTCTTGTATTAATAACTTAAGACTATAAGGAACTTCAACAATACTAAAATTTCTTCCAAATTTACTCATGGTGCTTATATGCAAATCATTGTTATCCATTGAACCTTTGTATTTCAAAGGTCCGTCTACCATTGGACTCAAAAAGATTTCTTTTGTTGAGTTATAAATAGCAAACATACCTGAATTATTACAAACGGCAATCTTATATTTATCGCCTCTTTCCATCATTGACTCTCTTAAAAATTCAGTTGCTCCATGAGATATAACACCGTCTCTTTCCATTTCTCCTATTCTTAGTCCTCCATCATTTGCTCTTCCACTTACTGGCTGTCTTGTTAAATATGTTCTTGGACCTTGTGCTCTAAAATTAATTTTATCCTTGACCATGTGCTTTAATCTCATGTAATAATTTGGTCCAATAAATATTTCTGATTCTATTTGCTCTCCAGTCATTCCATCATATAAAATTTCATTTCCGCTTGAATGATAACCAACATTTGTTAATAATTCTCCATATAATCCTATTTTAGAACCATTTGTATTGTATGCAGTGCAATCGCCTAATGACCCATACATTGAACATGCTTTGCCAGTTATTGTTTCTACTAATTGTCCAATAGTCATTCTTGAAGGAATCGCATGTGGATTAATAATAATATCAGGACGAATACCATTCTTTGCAAATGGCATATCACATTCTTTAATTACTAATCCAACTGTTCCTTTTTGTCCAGCCCTGGATGCCATTTTATCTCCAATATTAGGTATTCTTTCTTCACGAATTCTAACCTTTGCTATTCTCTCTCCTTCTTCTCCTTCAGTAATATAAGTTTTATCTACAATACCTAGTTGACCTTTCTTAGTTGTTTTTGACAAATCACTTTTTATAGATGTATTATCTTCATCATATGAAGCCATACCAACCAATATAGTTTTATCATTTACTTCAGTATTTTCTTTTATTAATCCAAATTTATCTAATAAACTGTAATCATATCCTGGTTTTGTTCCAATAACAGAAGAATCATTTTCAATATTTAACAATACTTTATAAGAAGTTCCATCATTCGTTTTTGTTTTTTCTTCATGCGTTGCATAAGTAGTGAAGTATGTTGTTCTGAATAAACCTCGTTTTAAAGCTCCTTCATTGATTAATATTGCATCTTCAACATTATAACCAGTATAACACATAATTGCTACTATTGTATTTTCACCATATGGACATAAATTATGATGTATATGCTCTACATATCTTGATCTTACAAGAGGATTTTGACCATAATTTAAAATTATAGCAGACTTATCCATCCTATTTTGATAATTTGTATGATACATTGAACATGCTTGTCTACTTTGCCCACAAGAAAATGAATTTCTGGTCGCTGGGTTATTTTCGGGAAAATTAATTAAATTACACATTGAACCAAATATTAAAGATTCATGAATTTCCAAATGAGTAAAATTATTATTTTCATTTAGTGCATCTTTATTTAATGCTATTAACGCACTCTCACTTTCATTTGTATCAATATAATCTATTATTGCTTTATTATCAATGAATGTCTGTAATTTTAATGGGTTAGTTTCATCTTTTACATTTTCATATAATTCATATAAATTATACATTTTATAGTTATTAGGATGGAATTTGTCTATCTTACGAGAATTAAAACCACATACTAATTGTTCCCAATTAAATTTGCCACCTTTAATTTTATCCATTATTGTGTTACTTTCAAACGACATTTTTTTTGATCCGGGTTCTCTGTAAAATATTGGACGACATATTCTACCCGAATCAGTATAAATATTTATCATATTTTGTATATTATCATAACTAATGCTTGTATATATTGGAATTAAAGCGTTTCTCCTGAATAACAAAAATTTCTCCATTAATTCTTCTGGTTCAATCACTACACCACTCCAATATCCATTTACAAATATTTTTGTCATAGATGACAATTGTAATGGTGAACAATCCTCTATTAGTTTCATATCTACTTTTTCTCTTAACCATTCTATTATATAATTACGAGAATAACCTTGTGTTATATAGGCTGCAATTGTTAAATGTTTATGTAAACCAATATTTCCTCCATCTGGTGTATCAATTGGGTCAAACATACCCCATTGAGTTCCATGCAAAACTCTTGGACCAACTACCTTTGCAGTAGCATCCAATGGTAAATTCGTTTTTCTCAAATGACTCAGTCTTGAATTGCCAGATAATATATTTAAATCTTGTAATACACCCACTTTTTTAGTATGTGCATGTGCACCCCAATTTCCTTTAAAAGCATCTTTAAATCCCTTATCTACTATTTTCTCACGAAAAATCTGCTTATAATTTTCATTTATAAGTGCATATAGATTGTTTGCATAAATAGATTGATTATAATGTGCTTTCTTCTCAAATTCAACGTGTATTGTTCTTAATTGAATTGTGTAATACTCTCTAAAAAGATCATACATTAAATTACCCACTAACTCTATTCTTTTGTATTTACAACTATCTCTATCAGTAGGTTCTTCATTACCGTTATATACTAATAACAATTTGAACACTATATATCCTAAGTAATATGCTTTATTTGTAAAGTTGTTTTCACCAATATGTGGCAAAAAATAATCACATAAAATTTCTAAAACATGTGGTATTGTTTTACCCTTTGTCAATAATGATATGTATTTTAATGCATTTCTTTGTGTTAATATTGCTCCAGCATCATGCACTGATGGTATAAACAAATCAACCATATTTTCATATTTTTCCATATCCAAAAGACACATAGAAATGATTTCTTTGTCACTTACAAATCCCAATGCTCTGAATACAATAAATAAAGGTATTGGTGCACGCACATTAGGTATATTTACTACTATATTTTCAAAAGTATACTTACTTGATTTATTCATTATCTTTACACTTAGAGTTCTAATTGGTTTGGATACATTTTCTGAAACAGAACGTATTTCTGCCGAATAAGAATATTTATCATCATCATTTAATTTTTTTATATATAACATATTATCTCCAAACTTTTCTTGTGGCACTACTGTTTTTTCCTTTCCATCTATTATAAAATAACCGCCAAAGTCATTTTCACTCTCACCCATTGCACTTTTTACATTTTTTGGTAAACCCAATAAAGCACAATAGTTTGATTGTAACATAATTGGAAATTTACCCAAATATATTTTTTCTAGTGTTAAAGTTCGCTTTTGGGTATTTTGATTTATCATTGACTTTTTTGTAGTTTCTTTTAATTCTATCATTTCAGCTGGTGTTAATTCTATATCTACTTTCTTCATCTTACCTTTTCTCTTTGGAGCATTTTTTGCTCCGCCTTCTGTTTCTTCGTTTTCACCTCCTTCTTGAATATTTATTTCATCATCTGTTATGAATTTAGGACTTTCACCTTCTTCTAAAATGTCAATAAATTCTATATCTACATCATAGTGTATTGTCATTCCATAAGTCATATCTCTTAATCTTGCTTCATTTGGAAACATAAAATGGGTGTTTTCGTTATCATAAATCATTGGTTTTCCAAAGTAAATTTTATCATTATTTTTTCCTCCAAAATACATAATACATTTTGAACGGTGTTCATCTATCTTTTCATCAAATCTTGTTGAAATTACTATTGGGTTTTTCTCTTTAAATATTTGAAAAATACCATTTTTATAAAAATCATTATATGATTCTATATGGTGTCTTACTAAAGCTTGTTTATTATCTTCAAAATATTTATCTATAATCTTCCATATTTCATTGTTTTCCATTTGGAACTATATATAAAAAGTATGATATATTTTTATACCAATTTCTTCTACATTTGAAATTATTTAGAAGATTTTTTTTATTACTATAATTTATAATGAACGATTTATTTAACAAATTGTTTGGTCCTCTTGATGTGCGTTATTGTGACTACTTTTTGATTCTTTCTATTATCGGATTTGTTTTACTTGTCATTTTATTACTTTCTTCTTTAGTTGTTGGTATTGCCAACAAGGAAGGTTCTGGATTTTATCTACAAGTTGTTTCTGTTGCTCTTGGATACGTAATATTATATTTCCAAAATAGATTACTAAACAGTATGTGTGTTGCCAGTTTAAAGTAAATATTATGAGTTAAAATATATATAGAAATCCTATCTTTATAATATAAAATGGATATTTTATACTATAGTAATTATTGTCCTGCTTCTCAAAAAGTTGTTGATATTTTAGTTAAAAATAATATGCAAGATAAAATTAGTTTCATTTGTATTGATAAAAGAAAGAAAAATATGAATGATAATCAAATTTATATTGAATTAGATAATGGTTCAAAAGTTATACTTCCTCCCAATATACATAGTGTTCCCGCTCTTCTTTTGATTAGAAACAATTATAATGTTCTTTATGGCGATGAGATATTGACACATTTTCATGGTGATATGAAAAAAAATAGTAGTGATATTGTTAAAACTAATGGTGAACCTGCAGGATTTAGCATGTTTTCTTTTAGCGGTGGTGCTAATATTATGTCAGAAAAATATACTAGTTATGATATGACACCCGAAGATTTAAGTAGTAAAAGTAACAGCAAAATGAGAGATTTATACAATTATGTTTCTGCTAATGAAAAAAGTTCTTTTATTGAAACTCCAGATGAAGATTATAAACCTGATAAAATTTCTAACGAAGTTACTATTGATAGTTTACAACAAAAAAGAATTGATGAAATTGAAAAAACTATTTAAAAAAAAATAATATTATTATATTAATGAACAACAAATCTAATATTTCTAAGGGGTTCAACAAACATTTTTTTGACTTTTTAAACGATATTTCCTCAGTTCATCCTGATAATACTGATATTAAATATGCAATTACTTCTTTTGAAACAATTAAAAAACTTAACGTAACTGCAATTATTAAAGTCTGGTATAAAAATGTTTATGTTCCTTATCAAGCTGAAATTGATTCTGGAAATATTGATTTTTTTACTGAGAAAGACTATAGTTCTGATCTTGATGGGGTAAATAAATCAGATGAAATTTTAAAAATGATTGAAAACATACGTAGTCCTATAAGAAGTATGGATGATAAAAATAAAGAATTTTGTGTTAAATATATTCAAAATCTTAGTAAACTTTCGTTTGCTTATAATCAGGCTTAATTAGACTTCTTTTTTGTTTTATTCTTTCTTTTTCCGCCATTTTTTAAGGCTTTTGTATCAAAATTTTTCCAGTTGGAACTATATTTTGGAGGCACCCCATCTGAACGAATTGACGCAAAAATGTTAGCATCTTCACTATATGTTAAATTACCATTTTTATCTTTTACTACTGGCACAAAGAGTTCGTTTCCGTTTTCATCTGTTATTCGTAGATCTAATTTTTTACCTGAACCACCTTTTCTTGTTAAAGTTCTTTTATTTATTTTTTTATTCTTTTTACTTTTTCTTTTTCCACCATTCGGTGAAACTACATGCATACCTTCATGTGGTGGTGTTTGAGGAGGTGTTAATAAAGGATCAAAAAATTGTTCTTCTGTGTCTATTACTCCAAGATAATTAGCACATTTTTTTATCTCATACATACGAACAATTGTTTGATTATTTCCTACATATACACGTAAATAATCTCCAGGCACAAATACATGGTCTTCAATGGAAGAATCATTTAATATCTCATTTATTTCATCTAGACTATCTACTATAATTTCTGGATAAAGGTTAAATTCATTAAAAGTCATAGTATTAAGAATTTCTTGGTCGCTTATCTCCATTATTTGTTCTTGATTACTCATTTCTAATATAATATATTCATACATTATATTATATTATTTAACATGGATTCACTAAAATTAAAAAAAACTCTTGAAAGTACTGTATATATTTCATTAATCATTCAAGCTATAACTGCTCTTTTTAATATCGGAATTATTGGTTTAGACACATTTGAAAATAGTTTTGATGATGATGTTAACATTTTAATTCAGTTAATATGGCTTGGATTAATTGTTCAACTCATTGAAGGTATATTTTATATTTGGTTAGCTGTTAATATTAATAGTATTTCAAATATTACAGGTTACAGATATTATGATTGGTTCTTTTCTACACCCACTATGCTTATTACGTTCGCTGTTTATTTGTTATATTTAAAAGAAAAAGATGAAGAAAATAAAGAAAAAGATAAACAATTACAATCTAATTCACAAAAGAAAGTGCGATTTATTGAACCTAAGAAAAATCGTGATTTGTGGGACTATATGAAAGACAATAAAGTTACATTATCCATCGTTGGTGTATTAAATGCTATTATGTTATTATTTGGTTATTTAGGTGAAATTGATATAATATCTAACTTGACTGCTGTTCTTATTGGATTCATTCCTTTTATCACATACTTTTATATTATTTATGAAGAATACGCAAAATTCACTGATACAGGAACCTTATTATTTTGGGCATTTACTGGTATTTGGTCTTTATATGGTATTTCTGCTATAATGCCATATTATTACAAGAATATTTCCTATAATATTTTAGATATTTTTTCAAAAAACTTTTTTGAAGTTTTTATTGGAATAAAACTCCTTTTGTCTTATAATTTCGTTTAAAAATATTTTACAATAATAATAAATGCATCATCTCATTCGGTGGTAATTTATTTACATAATCTTTTATCACCGAACGTTTCACATATTTTCTTTCTTTATTTTTTAATGATGCTATGTAATAATTTTTATGAATAAACATTATATGCTCTTTATAATGACTCGGTAATTCCAATGAAATCTTTTTTATAAAATAATTTACATAACATTGATGTAAATTTGATATTACTGTTTCGTATACATTTTTCATCAAATACAATTGTCTTTGATGATGAGGAAAATTTATACACATTTCTTTTGTTTTAAAGTTACGGTTTAAACATAAAAACAAATATTTATCAAATTCATTTATTTCTTTCAAATTTAATTTTGTGCAATATTCATTATTTTGAATATAACTTTTTATTCCACTATTTTCATCTATTAAAACTATTTTTAACGGTTCATGGTAATATTTTACATAGTCTTCTAATTCATGATAATTCTCAAAATAATATTTTTTAGGAAAATTTATTAATCCATTCATATCCTTTATACATCGCCAATTCTCATAATTACTTTCTGGAATAAATTTAACATGATGAGGAATACCACAGTTTACCATATGAACACCTATTAAAAAACAATCATACATACTATTTGGTATTAATCGTTCTTTATTAAATCTTAATTTAAAAGAATAACTATATTCTTTTGGAAAATCACATAATATCAATAAATCATTTATATCCTCAGTATTTACAACACCTAATGATTCTATAAATATTTCTTTCAGTGTTTTTTCAAAAATATTTGTTATTATTACTTCATTTCCACCTACTTCATTTTTGCCACATATCTCCCATTTTTTATTTGTATTATCATAAAATAACTGTATTAATATACCTTCTATATATTCTTCTATTTGCACTTTTTCATTTTTTACTGGAACTAATGATTTAAAATAATTATATGTTATCATCTTTGATGGTGTATACGATAATAAACGTTTATGAGGAAATGAAAATAATACTGAATGGTATAATCCTATATAAATATCATTTGGATTTAAATAATTTTTATCGTATTTTAAAAGAATATAGTTATTTGTTCTTGTTTTTTTAAAATATTTTACTAATCGCTCTATTGGGTTATTATCCAAAGAAATCATATTTGATATTAATACTGCCCCATTAATATCGTTTTTATTCATATTTATTCTTTTTTATTATTTGCAAATTGTCTTTAATAAATTATAATTTAGATACATATTATATATAAATTATAATATAATGGAATCTGAAATACCTGAAAATGAGAGCCCTAATTATTCCCCTGATATTAGTGAATTAAATTTACAACTTGGAGATATTATTGAAATTGTATCCCCTACCAATTCTGTTTATCATGAAACTACATTTTTTATTCATTATATCGATCAAACACTAATTCAAATTACAAATGTTAATTTTTTACAAAAATATCAATTAAATATTAATGAAACTGGAAATCTTACTGATGAATCTATTGTTCAAATTAACTTATTAAGTAGAAGTGATGTTAAAGGATATGCCAAGCAAAATTTCCTTTTACCTAATACTTGGATTGATATTCATTTTGGTGGAGAAGTTCCTACTATTATTAGTGGACAAATTAGTAATTTAGAGGAAGATATGATTGAAATTATTACTTATCCTGATATGAAAACTATATATATTGATTTTAAATATCAAGGCATTCCTATTGATTTCCCTATTGATAAAATTATTATAAGAGAAAAACCTTCCTCTCTTAAATCTAATGTTAGTCTTGCATCTTTATTAGAAAATGATGACCCTTCTTCTATTGATACTGAAGAAAATTCACCTTCTATTGATTTTCTTGAAAGTGGAGAATCTATTATACAAGTTCCTGAAGACCAAATGGCTGATGATAATATTAAAGATACTCTCAAAGAACTTTATACAGAAGCTAATACTATTACTTTCGGTGAAAAATTAGATGACATTGCACAACTTGTTGAAATTCCAGAAAATGAACGCAAATATAGTTTAGACGTTCAAATATCTGATATGATGGATGAATTACTATCTACTATTCCTAATAATCAAAGAACCAAAAGTGTTTTAAATAATATACACAATCTTATTGAAAGATATGTTACTTTAAGAGAGCAATTTTCTAATTTTGACGATAACAATAATGTTATTGATAAAAAGAAACACGGACCTAATTATAAACCTTTGGCTGAAAAATTATACAATATTAACTATAAATTAAAATGGATTATCCCTATTGTTATGAATAGACGTAAAATTCATTTTGAAAATCATAATTCTGAAGATAACCAATTTCAAGATGTATTACCACAAAATATGATTGAAGGTTTTAGTTCCGTTATTGATATGAAAAATAATTATTATAAAAAAGGCGCTAATGACAACGCTGTTTCTTATGAAGCTATACAAAATAAAGAAAAAAATGTGCATAGACCTTTTGACAATGTATATAATAATAATGATTGCATTACCATTAAAGATGTAAATGAAAATATTGATGCTGTTGTTGATAATTTAAATGATTTTTACAGTTCTGTTCAAAAAAATTCATTGCTTACTAAAAATAGATTTGTCATTCAAAAATACAATCTTGGAGAAACAAAACTTAAAGAATCTATTATGAAATCTGGTAAAAAAGTATATACTGTTTCTGATATTACAAGAAATGATGAAATTTGCATTAAATCGTTTTTAACATTACCTGAATCTGTTATTAAATTTTCACATATTGATTTACCTTCTTCCTCCATATTAAATAAAACAAATCTACATCAAAATTATCTATTACTTTTCAAATTATTAAATAGAAACACGAGTGTTTCTAGTTTTGTTATTAAAGACTTTTCTAAAATGCTTGATTATGAAAATATTGAACAAGAATCTAAACAGTCTATTTTTAATGGAATTCATGAGTTTATTATTGATACCGATTCATCAGAAACACTTGAAAAATTAGATGAAGACGAAAAATATAGAAAATTTGTTGAATCTATTGTTCCACATAGTAGAACTTTGATTAAATTATACAAAAAATACATCAAAAACTCTTTATCTTTTGTTGATGTTGTTAAAAAATTAGAACCCTTTTCCATCTATACAGATGACCTTGAATACGGACAATACAATGAAATTCGTTATTTTATCAAAGAACAAATATCTTCCCTTAAACAAAAAATATCTGAAAAATATAGCAACTTTAATATGCTGTCCAATACAAAATATAATGTTTCTTTTCAAGTTAATTCGATTTTACGTGTTTTATCTGAAAATTCCAGTTTTTCTGATACATTCTTTAAACATTATTCATTCCTTGAAAAAGATAAACTTGAATCCAAAATTTCATCTTCTGAAATGCTTTATCAAATGTATTTGACTGACAATGTAGAATTATATACTAACTTAATTGCTAGTATTTTAATTTCACTTAATAGTGCTGATTCCATTTTAAATTCTATTCAAACTTCTATTGATGATATGGGTGATTCTGATAAAATTAAATCTGATGGTTGTGGAACAAAATACTTATCAAAAAAATATTTCTCTATTGCTGAACTTCAAAAAGATAATGAAAAAGATGTTTTGTATTTTGATGAAGAATTTGATGATACCCCTTATGAAATCATTGAAAAATACAAAAAAGAAAAAAATGAAATGCCTACTGATATGTTTTTTGAATTCTTTAAAGAAAATTTAACACAAAGACATGGAGTTCCAGAAAATGATGCCGATGAATTAGCACAAACTATTATTGCAAAAAAGAAAACTGTTCAAAATAATCATTATGCTATTTTAGAAATTCTACCAAAACCAAAGAAAAATATTGATCTTGATAGTATTTCTAATATGGATTTGGATTCTATGGAAAATGAAGCTCAGGTTAGAAAACAAGTTTTTTATTATAGAAGATTAAACAATAACTGGATTAAAGCCGATGATATTGATGAAGAATCTTTTTTGGATAACAACACTATTTTTTGCAACATTAATAAAAATTGTTTACAAAATGATTTTAACAAAATATGTGAAAATACTGAACAGATTAAAATTCGTATTAAAAATTTAAATAAAGATGCCATCAAAAAAGAATTTGATATCCGTTACGAAACCACATTAGAAGAAATAGAGGATAAGTTAAATAAAAAAATTGCTAAGCATGTCAAAACTAAAAGAAAAAATGACATTCTTAAAGAAATTGATAGATATAGAGCTAATAATCTACATTTTGAAATTGGTAAAACTATTAAAAATGATGAATCTATTGTCTCTCCACACGAAAAACTTAAAAATTTAATCCTTGGACAAGAAGATTTTTCTAAAAAACAGAATGATATTTGTAAATTCGCTGATAAATATTGCAGAAGTGCTATTATTGATAATTTAAATGAAGAGCAACATTGGCTCTATTGTGTTGATACTAATACTAAATTATTGCCCTTATCTATTCACACTCTTGCAAAAGCTTATGTTACTGGTATGGATTATTCACTTGAACTTGAAAAAGTTTGTGCTGAATATGGAACTGCTAGTGATGATGGAGAATCTATTGTTGATAAATATAGTGGCGTTGTTTTAAAAATCAAGGATTTTGATACTGAAGAAGGATTTGATAGTTCTGGAAAAAAATTACAAACTAGAGATGTTATGCAAAAAGAGCTTGGCGAATCTCTTGTTGAAACTAATAAAATTAAACAAAGAATTTTTGAAAATCCTACCACTGAAATGATTTATAATACTTCATTATCCATATTAAAAAATATTAATATTCCTAGCGACGAACTTGTTGAACCTATTAATCGTTTCGTTAATATGATTCTTGACAAAAGTTTATTAACTGAATCCTCTTATAAAAAAAAATCAGAAGCTAACTTTAAAAAGACTGGTAAATATCTTGCTAAATACGACAAATATAAAAACGAAACTACACTCACTATACTTGCTGCTATTATACATGTTTGTGTTCAAACTGCAATTCCTTCTTTCAGTGTTAACAAAACATTCCCCAATTGTGTTCGTTCTTTTAGTGGTTATCCTATGACTGGTATGGAAGACTTAACTGGTATTCAATATATTGCATGTGTTATGATTAAAATGAAAAGTTCTATTTCTCCATGGGATTCTCTTGTTGGAATGAAACAAGACAAATTTTCTAATAGAATAAAAGACATTCTTGACAAGTTTATTATGTCTAACCTTGAAATACAAGAACTTTATTTACTTAAAAAAGAATATGTTAATAAAAACCCTGATTTAATACCTCCTGACGAACATAAGATTGAAAAATGGTTACATTGTTTACCACCCCTTATTAAAACTAAAATTATTAGTAAACTTAAAAATGTTCCCAGTGATTTTAAAAATGACCTTATTGAAAAAATTAAAAAAGGAGATCCCAAACAAAATCTTTCAATTAACGTCTTAAAAACAAAAATGATTGAAAATGGTTACGGAATTATTGAAATTATTAACAATATTGTTAAGGATAAAGATACTCTCTTAAAAACTTCTACTGGACTTCCCTTTTTAGAAAATGCATGCTGTAATGAAAGTATGTCTTTAATTAATCCTCTTTTATACTTTTCTAATGAAGACCAAAATATTTCTGTTCTTATTCAACGTTCTAATAAAAACCAAAAGACACTTTCTGATTTACAAAAATTATCTACTCCTAAGTTTTTTAGTTTTACTGAAAATACGTTTTTAAAATATCCTCCTCTTGGTTCTGACTATTTGGAAGAAAATATTTATCATGCCTTCATACACTACTGCAATATAGATAAAAAATTACCTATTCCTCATAAACTTAAAACTATATGTAGTGACTTCCCTGATGGTTATGATTCTAATATGTCTATGGTTGAAAAGATTGAATTTCTAAAAAGAAACGGAAAACGCTTTACTATTAGTCAACTTCAACAACTTATGACTATTATTCGTAAAGATAACCTTATTAAACGTTATAAATCTAAGACTTTTTCAAACGTTGATGCGTTAAAAGATTTAATTGATACATTTGAAATTAATAATTCTCCTCTTTTTGAAGAAAATTTACGCACATATTTAAAAGCTATATTTGAAAAATATGAACCAAAGAAAATGCACGATACTGCCAGTCCTGAGTTAGAAAATCTCACTAACTATTTATTCAATGTTAATAATAATCTTTACAAACAAATTATGGAATTCTTTGATAAAAACGCTAATCAAATGAATAACCGTGAATTTGAAAAAATTGGAAACTTTTTACTCTTTATTCATAAATGGGAATTAGAAAGCAATGTTGATGTTCATAATATTGGCAAATATTTACAAAATGCCACTTCCAACATTTGCAAATTTTATCCTACTTTGTTATCTAATGACGCTGATTTCTACAAATATATATGTAAACATTGGAATTTTTCAGAAAATCATAATAATGATATTCATTCTTTCGTTGAAAAATATGCCAAGTCCATTGAAAAATTCAAAGGAGATAAAGTTATTATTAATTTATTACAACACATGAGTATTCATCTTGTTGACATACAACTTTTTATTCAACTTATCCCAAAACAAACTGAAATTGTTAAAAATATCATTAATGAAAATGACCAAGAAGTTGAAATTAGATTTCACGGATTATTTGATAAAATCACTTATTTTGAACTTTTGAAATATTGTTTTTATCGTTCCATATTTGAGTTTATGGCTGCTTGTGATGACCCTGATTTAATTAGAACTGAAATTACTAGTGTTAAAAATTCAATTCAACAAACTAATAATAATATTAATATTGCTGACCAAATACAAAGCAATAACATTTCTATCAATGAAAATTATGATAATGTTATGCAAGATCTTGAAGAATCAGAAATTATTAGTGATTCTCCTGAAGAATTAAAATCCAGAGTTTCCAATCTTCTTCATTCCTTTTTGTCTGTTGAAATGGAAAATAAATCGGCTATTAATTACTCTTATAAAGATATTATTAAAAAAGTTAACCGTTCAAAAGAAAGAGAGAAAAAAGCCATTATTGACTATCTTGGAAATATGAGCAAAGAAGAAAGAAAAGTTGAAGAACTTTTTAAAACCTATAAACTCGGTAGATGGAATGTTGGACAACAAAAAGGACTTATTGCTTATGATAAAAACACTTATGAAAGAGAAAGAAATGAACTCTTAACACAACTATATGAAGACGAATCTACTGGCAAATATGAAATCGTTTCTGAAATGAGAAGAGAAGTATTTGATTTGGAAGAAGAACAAAATTTGGAAAACGAAGAATTTTATGATAATGAAGCCAATGACATTAGCCAACTTGATGAAGATTATATGGACGGTGTTTATTATGACGATGATGCTGTCCCTGATGATGAAATTTAAATTTTTTCATAAATAATAATCATTTTATTATTATTTATCTTCATGTTCTCTCTTGCATTTTATTTATAATCCTTATTTTTTTTGTAATCGTATATTAATTATGGACGACCTTAAAATACTTGTTGGAAAAAATAAATTAAATTTTACTTTGTTCTTATTTATTGTTTTATTTGGACTTATACACTACATCAAACCTGCATTCATTTACAATGAAGAAGGTGAATTTAGACCTTTCGGTGTTGGTTATAGACACAAAACTATTATTCCTATTTGGCTTGTTTCTATTATTGTTGCTATTTTTAGTTATTTAATTATATTATCTTATTTAATTTATACTTAATTTATAAATAATTATATTTAGATGTTTCAACCTAGCCTTATTGATGTTAATTCCAAAATTTATATGTCTAATGTTCTCCAAAAATGTCATGAAAATAGAACTAACGTATATTACTTCTTTTTTAATTTAGGTATATTTCTTACTTTTGTTTTGATTTTTGGATTAGCTTTATATTACAGTTACGTTAATAAACCCAGTGAATACGAAAAACACCAGAAAAGATTAAAAGATCAAGAATATATTTTATCCAAAATTCGCTTTCATAAACAAATTCATAATGAAAATCAAGCTAAAATGTCTAATATAACTAATTTACCAGTTGCAATTTAAATATATGTTATGTTAATATATATATTTAATCATGTTCAAAGAAGAAAGAGAAAATGTTATTAACAATAATAATACTGCACAAGAAAAATTTACTGCATTTGTAGAACAGCTATCTAAACCCATTAAAAAAGTTGAAATTCAAGATTCTCTTGACGGTGACCTTAATTTAAGCATTTTCCAAGATTTAAACCTTGGCACTCCAGAAGAAATCTCTTTTCAAAAAGGAAAAATTACAAGTATTATTAATGTTCCTCAAGGAGTCAAAACCTTATCTTGTCCAAACAATTTTTTAGTATCTATTGAGAACTTACCTAATACTTTAGAAAAAATTAATCTAGAATTCAACTTTTTAGAGAACATTAATGTTTCATATCTCAAATTTCTTGAAGAATTGAATGTTAATCATAATCAAATACAAGAAATTAACAATTTACCCACATCATTAAAAGAACTCAAATGTGAATATAACAAACTTGAATACTTAAATTTAAATAATTTGAACAACTTGAAAACACTTCATGTATCTAATAATCTAATCACTGTTATTGAAAACTTACCTGATGGGGTAGAAGACTTCCAAAAAGAAAATTTACCTAGCATTGAATTTAGAACCTCTGGAGAACCTGATATTAAAAACAGGGAAGAAAACGCCAAAAGAAGGTTAAAAAAAGATTTTTACAATGACCTTAAACAATATTTTAAACTAAAAAACCTATATCAAAAAAAAGAAAAAGAACTCAAACGAAAAGCGTTTGAACGTGCTGATACAAAAAAAATGGCAAAACTTGCTGTTAAAAAAGTTAAACCAAAATGTATTAAATGTCAAAAAAATGTTGGCACCATATTTGAAAAAAAAAATAACACATATAGTGCCATTTGTGGAGATGATAAAGAGCCATGTAAACTTAATATCAAGTTATATTGCGGTAATTATCTTCATTACAATGAAGGCATTGACCTATTCCAAGAATCAGTCGAAGAAATTAAAACCAACATTATTAAAGAAAAAATGGATAATATTTTCGGATATACTGACGACGAAACTGCTAAAATAAAGTATGAAAGTCTTTTACAGGAATACAATAATGATAAAGATATATTACAAGAAATGTATGACAAAAGAGACGAAGTCTATGAGAACATTAATAAAAAAGAACAAATTAACACAAAAAAAAGAGAACTTTATAGCTACATTGAAGATAATAAAAGCATTTTAGATGATTTTAAACAAACTGGAAATAAACAACTTATTAAAGATCTCGTTTTTAACAACGTTCGAAATGTTCATAGAGAAGCAAGAACCATTAGTCAACTTGAAAATGAAATTATAGAAATGAATTATTACAAAGATGAAAATATATATAAGGTACACAAATTTCCTGTTCTCTTTCATAAATCTGAAATCAACCTTGGAGAACCTGAAGTCGTAAAGAGTTTTGCACGTTAAAAATACAACATTTTTTGTATTTTTAATTAATTACATTTTGAATAGTTTGTTACACCGTCCCATATTATATCATATGTATCACACCACTCCTTCTTTGCACATACACCTGTTTTTCCTGTTGATAACCATAATGGATCATTAAAATCTATTACTCCTACTGGATTACTAGAAACATCTGTAAATATTGTTTCATTGTATCCATATGTTATTTGTGCATTTGTCATGTTATCATTTGTAGTGCTTGGTTCGAGTATTGTTCCTTTGTTTTTCATATCCATGGAGGGAACTTCACAATATATTTTTTCATTTCCATCATTATCTGTATTTGTTTTAGCAATCCAGTTATCAGGACAACTATTTGCTGTTGGGGGATATTCTACTAAACTCGTTCCTACATTCTTTTCTGCTATCATTAAACCTACATAAGTTAATATTAATATAAATATTATTACTGCTACTACAACTACTATCGTATAAAAAATATCCATTATATATAATTCTTATACTTTAATTATATATAAAAATTCAAAAATTATAAATTGTTCTTGACGGATTTACATTTCTCAATAATACACCATAAATTATAAATGAAAATATTTCTACCAAAACTATTAAAATTACCAAAGATATTATTATTGTTAGGATTATAAGGAAAAATGTTACTATTACTTGCGAATATGTCATTATATATAAAAATGAGATAATATACTAAATATTTAGTATATAGTCCTGATTTTATTTCTTATTTAAATATATAATTATGAGTCATTTTTCATCTAATCTTGAAGAACATGATACTATTCTAAAACCACAAGATTTGAACGGGAGAGTTAATATTATTGATATTCCTGCTGAATTACAATTCTCCATGCAAGAGAAAATTGCTGTTGAAAACAAGTCTACTGAATATAGAGATGCTTTAACTGGACTTATTGAAGAAAATATTTTGTCCAAGGTTTATTTTTCAAGTGATAATATACAAATTGTTCAAAATGGTTTAAGAGCTGGTGTTTATCAAATGTCTAATAATAAATATGTTGTTGCACCTCAAAATATTGATACTTTAAAAATTATTATGAGAAGTATTTATTTGCAATTTGCCGACCATTCTGAAACTGACATTAAAAAAGAAGCTACTAGATTAAATAAACTTGTTTTAGAATATGCTGTTCCCAATGTTTTTGGAGAAGTTGAGGGTTATATTAAATACTGCAAAGACCAAAGTACTTTAGTAACACCTATGGAGTTACCACAACAATCCGATAGAGAATTTAAACAATTAGAAATGAAACCTTTTGTTTAAACTAAACACAAATATTTGTTCATAGGAATTATATTTTTATTTGTTTCTTCTATTTCCTTCTTATTCATTTCTTCTTTGTATTTTACATCTTCGTCTTTTGATGCTGGTTTCGTGCCAAGCCATATTGAATTTAATGGGTCATTTCTTATTTTATCTATATTTGTGAACCCTGCATTTTTTAACATATTTATAGTGTTTCTTTGATAGTAATTATAAATATGTGGTTCGGTTACTTCAAATGCCCATCTTCTAAAAACATTTTTATTTAAAAGTGAATCTAAATATGCTGGATCTATGTCTACAATGGCTATTACACCAAAATCATTTAATTTATCATATGTTTCTTTTATTATTGCGTTTGCTGCATCGTCTGGTAATTCATGAAATAAAAAATTTGATACAACTAAATCAAATGTCTTGTTTTGAAAATTCATTTTTTCTGCGTTACCATGAACATACATTATACCTTGATTCTCTTTTTTTGTATTGTAATCTGCCACTGCTATAAAATAGGGGCTTAAATCTAAACCATACATTTCACTTTTTCCCTTTAACAATGATTTCATATATGTTGTTGATATTCCTGTTGAACAACCTATATCTAAAATCCTTTCAGGGAAATTTTTACTATCTCCATAAGTTCTTTTTATGTAATAATTTATATTATTTGTGATATTTTGTCGCATCCATTCTTGTGATGTTATTGGGTCTACCTTATCCCAATATCCTGCTGCTATACTTAACGTCGCCGATTCTGCTTCATATGCTGCCCTCCATAACATATTTCCTTCATTATAACCATGAAACGGTTTTAAATAATAATCTGGATATTTCATATTTTTATCTTCTATTTTCTCCTTGCATTCCATTAGCTCTTCAGTTGCATGTTCGTATTTTTTGGCTATTTCAGACCATGGGATTCCCTTTTGCACTGCTCTATTTATAAACCATTTCCTAGCAGTTTCTTTCATACTATAACGTAAGTTATCCCATGTATTTGACATTTTATTATTCATTACCATACGTAATCCATATGATAATTGAAATAGACATATTATGAAAAATATATACATTATAAATCTTCTTCGGATTTACTCTTTAATTTGATTATAAATTAAATAAAGATTTTCCGTTATAAATATTAATGATTGAATTTATTAAACCTGACGATTTCCATGTTCATTTAAGACAAGGTGATTTACTACCATTTACTTTACTCTGTGCACAAAATAACTTTGGTAAAATATTAGCTATGCCTAATCTAAATCCACCTCTTTTAAAAGTTGAAAATGTTATTCAATATCATAAAAATATTTATCAAATTTTAGAACCTCAAAATGAGAATTTACAAGTCTTAATGACATTATATTTAACTAATTCTACTACTAAAGAAGACATTATACGTGCTAAACAAAGTAACATTATTTATGCTTGTAAACTTTATCCAAAGAATGCTACTACTAACTCTTCTTTTGGAGTTGATTTAAATAACATTGACGATTTAGACGAAGTTTTTACTTATATGTCTATGTATGGTATTATTCTTTGTATACATGGTGAAATTAGTGACCCTGAAACTGATATTTTCCATAGAGAAAATATATTTATTCGCAAGATATTACCAAATATCATTCAAAAGTTTCCTCAATTAAAGGTTGTATTAGAACATATTACTACAAAAGAATCTGTTGAATTTGTTAAAAACTGCCCAAACAGTAATTTAGCCGCTACTATCACACCTCAGCATTTGTGGTATAACAGAAACAATTTATTAAGTGGTGGATTAAAACCACACAATTACTGTTTACCTATATTGAAGAAAAAAGATGACCAACTTATCTTAAGAGAGGCTGCTACTAGTGGTTGTATTAAATTCTTTGCGGGAACAGATAGTGCACCTCATGATAGAAAATTAAAAGAAAGTGCATGTGGTTGTGCTGGTTGTTTTACTGGTTATAATCCTATTGAATTATATTTGGAAATATTTGATAAAGAGAACAAACTTGAAAATATTGAGAATTTCTTAAGTGTTAATGGTAGCAATTTTTATAATTTGAATACCAACAAGGATACTGTAAAATATGATAGAATTGAGAATATGACAGACAAAAATACTAATTCTTTCTATACCATACCACAATTCTTTGAAGTTAACGAAGATATTACCATTGTTCCTTTTCTGGCTGGTGAAACACTCACTTATACAAGAATATAAATTGCTCTTTAAGTAGCATTTTCAATTTATTATATTAAAGTGTGAAAAAATCTCAGAAAGAAGTCGATCAACTTTTTAAAAATGGACATTTATTTTTGTCCATTTTTAAAAAATCTCAAAAAGAATTTTGAAAAAAAAGTCCATTTTTTCACTTGTGACTGAAATGCAGTAAATACGAAAAAAATAATTTTACAATGACTGCATGATTTTTTTATTATTTTTTTGCGAAAACAATTTAGGGGTTTTTTCTGTTTCAAATATATGAAACAAATGAAACAAAAATTACCCCAAAAAACCCCAACTAAATTTATATGTCAATTATGCAACTTTAAATGCAATAATAAAAAAGACTATAGCCGTCATTTAATGACTGCAAAACATATTTTGAAACAAAATGAAACAAAAAAAGAGCAAAAAAACCCCTTACCTAATATGCATTCATGTGATATATGTGATGCTGAATTTAATAGTAGAACAAGTTTGTGGAGGCACAAAAAAAAATGCCAAATTGTATTGGAAAATGAAATAAATGATAATAATAAACCAAATAAGCATTTAGAAGAAGATGAAATTACTACAAGAGAATTAGTTACGCAGTTAATTGAAGTTATGAAAACCAGTGGAAATACATATAATACAACGAATAATACAACGAATAATAATAATTTTAATTTGAATTTCTTTTTGAATACAACTTGTAAAGATGCAATGAATATGTCAGAGTTTATTGAAAACATAGAAGTTGATTTTAAAGATATAGAAAATATAGGAAGAAATGGCTATGTTGCAGGTATGACTGACATGATAGTATCTCGTATAAAAGACTTAGATGTAACAAAAAGACCTTTACATTGCACAGATTTAAAAAGAGAAACCTTATATATAAAAGAAAACGATGAATGGAGCAAAGATACTCCAGAAAATACAAGATTAAGACACTTAATGGATTGTGTAGGGAGGCAAAATTACAGTAAAATACCAGAATGGCGTGAAGAATACCCTGAATGTCAGATAAGCGATACTCCAAAATATGATTTATGTATGGATATGATGCTACATACATTAGGAGACGTAGGAGAAGCTCAAATTAAATTGGATAATAAAGTAATCAAAAACATATCAAAAGAGATTTTAGTAGATAAAATGCAGAAAAATTGAATTAAAAAAAAGGTATGATTATAATTATAAAATTAAAATCATGTCAAAGTTAAACACATTAAAGCATATTGTAGACGTTTTAAAACACGCAATGTTTGTAAAACCATCACCTCCTATGTTGGGAAGGTGGAAAATAGATGAAAATAAAAATAAACATCTGCTGGTAGATTATTCAAACGAGGACCATTGTGGCACTTGTTCGCAATATTCAATTCAAAAACAAACTGAAAAGAATAAAATAAAAAAAGATAATGAACTATATAAATATGAGATGGAGTGCTTAAACTCAAATACCTAATTTAAGGACAATCTTGAGTTACCATTTTCTTAACAAGTTCATCAAAAGTAGTAGTAATTTCCCATTCAAGTTTCGTTTTTGCCTTGGTAGGATCACCAATTAACAAATCAACTTCTGCAGGACGATAATATTTTTCGTTTATAAAAATGTATTCCTTTCCAGTATTCTTATCATATCCAATTTCATTTACGCCTTGACCTTTCCAACTAATAAAAATGTTTTTTAATGCAAATGCTTTTTCTATAAATTCACGAACTGTATGTTTTTCTCCAGTAGCAAGGACAAAGTCTTCAGGTTCGTCTTGTTGAAGAATTCTCCACATTCCTTCAACATAATCTTTTGCGTGCCCCCAATCTCTTTCAGAATCTATGTTACCCATAACAAGTTTATCTTCTTCCCCCCTTAAAATCTTACCTAATCCAATAGTAATCTTTCTTGTCACAAAATTATGTCCACGTCTTTCCGATTCATGATTGAATAAAATACCATTACATGCATACATATTATAGGATTCTCTATAATTTTTTACAATCCAATAAGAATAGAGTTTTGCAACGCCATAAGGAGAACGTGGATAGAATGGTGTAGTTTCTTTTTGTGGAATTTCTTGAACGAGACCAAAAAGTTCACTAGTAGAAGCTTGATAAAACCTAGTAATATTTTCAAGACAATTACTTCTAACAGCTTCCAATAATTTTAAAGTTCCAAAAGCATCAGCATCAGCAGTATATTCAGGCATTTCAAAAGATACTTTTACATGTGATTGAGCAGCAAGATTATATATTTCGAGACGTTTCATATCACTGTGTTTATTTTTGATTTTAGATAAAACAAAACCTAAGCAGGAACTATCGGTTAGGTCTCCATAATGCAAAAATAAATTTTCATTTTTAAATATATGGTCAATACGATTCGTGTTTATAGATGATGACCTACGAATGAGTCCATGAACAATATAATCTTTATCAAGTAATAATTCGGTTAAGTATGAACCATCTTGTCCAGTAATACCAGTAATAAAAGCAACTTTCATTAAAAATATAATTATATAAGTGTTTATACTCTTTTTGTATTTGAATATAAACAACACAAACTTTTATGACTTTACAGTGATAGTATTTTTACCTTGAATAACCATATATCCCATCCATTCTTTTTTCTTATTGTATTCAGGATGATATTTATAATCTGTATGGAATTTTTCATTACAATGTGGGCAATATGCGTATTCACCAACATATCCCATCATACCATAATCTGACATCCAATTTATTTTACACTCGGGTGTTACTTTATTACATTCAAAATGTTTTACTAATTCTGAATCTTCATTCATTTCAATAGAACTATCTACAGATGACTTACAAGAATATCCTAACTCTTTTGCAACTTCTCGTATTTTTTTTCTATAATATGGGTGATGAATTACAAACACTTTTGTTTCACCTTTATTCATTTTTTTAACTTCATCTATATAATTATCAATATCAATCTTTGTGTAGGGTTCAGTATATCCTTCCCAATCTTCTTGTTCAGAACTCAATTGTTTATAAAATGAATTAGTCCTTTCTAATTGATTTAATGTGTTATCAACAATTTCACTATTGCCACTTGCATGTCCTATTTCTGACCAGTAAGAAATCATTTCATTTAATAAAGCATTTTCACTCATTTAATTATTACAATTTAATTATTTAGCTTTATACTTTTTCAATATTTTAAATAAAAAATTGAATTGAAATAAGAACAAAATAAAAATATATAAACAAACATGTTAGCACTATTCTTTATTCTTTGCATTTCAACAGTCTATTCTTACAGAGAAATAATGAAATATAATGTTCAATATTGTATTTCAATTCCTCATTATTTATCATTGACTGGTCCAAAACACGTAGAAAACAAAAATAAACTAGATACTTCGTATAAGATTCCTGAATATATTAATAAAAAAATATTTAGTCAAAATATTCCCTATAAAAAGAGAAATAAACAGTAACTTTTTAAAAAATTGATATAAACTCTTTTTTTATGGTTTAAATAAAAATGGAAAGTAAACAAGACGTAGGTTTATTACGAAACACAATAGATAAATATTATACAAATCCAAATGTAGCAAATTTATGTATTGAGAAAATAATAGAATATTTAAAACCAACAAGGCAAGATTTACTAATAGAACCAAGTGCGGGTAATGGTTCATTTATAAAAGGTATGAAAGAAATATCAAATAGATGCGAATTTTATGATATAGAACCTGAAAATAGTGAAATAATAAAAAAAGATTACATGTCATTAAATATTGAAAGGTTATTAAATGAAACAAATTTAATTCATGTAATAGGAAATCCTCCGTTCGGTCGTCAATCATCCATGGCAATAAAGTTTATAAAACATTCAAGTAAGTTTGCTAATTCAATTTCATTTATATTACCAAAAAGTTTTAAGAAAGATAGTATGCAAAAGCATTTTCCGTTAGATTTTCATTTGATTTTTCAACAAGATATAGAAGAAAACGGATTTTTAGTAGATGATAATGTATATGATGTTCCTTGTGTATTTCAAATATGGCAAAGAAAAGGAGAAAATAGAAGTGTAAGTGAAAAACTGATACCAAAAGGGTATCAGTTTGTAAAGAAATCTGAAAATCCAGATATAGCTTTTAGAAGGGTCGGTGTATATGCAGGAAATATATTTAAAGATGAAATAGAAAACAAATCAGAACAATCACATTATTTTATTAAATTTGATGAAAAAATACCCGAATCTATGATAGAACAATTAAATACCATTGTATTTGATTCAAGAGACAACACTGTAGGTCCAAGGTCTATTTCAAAACAAGAATTAATGAAACACTATAATACCTATTTTTGAAAATGTCATAAAATCATTAAATCTTTCTTTTACTTTTTTTTTTTTTTGATTTATATTTTCTTTTACGAGTCGTTTTTTTGGACTTTCCTCCAAAGTTTTCGCCTATTTTATCACGTAAACCTTGTTCAGTAAGAACTTCTTTGGCATGAAGATTATTTTTAAAATAGTCTGGATTATTCGAATTCGCTTGTTGACTAAGATCTTCAAAATTCTCTTTATCTTTCAAACGTTCTTTTGCACGTTCAATAGTTGGTTGTGTGTGTTTGTATCCACTATTTTTAAACATATCACGCATACCTAATTTGGGGTGGAGATTCACTACCATCCAATTACTAATGTTCTGATTGAAGGCATTGGCGCCAAGGAACATAGAATCCATCCGTTTGACCTTGGACACATCCCATTTCCCGATATTCTGGTCGAAGGCTTCGGCTTCCCTAAACATATGACTCATATCAGTAACATTGGACACATCCCAATTCTTGATATCCTGGTTGAAGGCTTTGGCTAGACGGAACATAGAAACCATCTGTGTGACCTTGGACACATCCCATTGCCCGATATCCTGGTTGAAGGCTTCGGCACCCCAGAACATAGAATCCATATTTGTGACCTTAGACACATCCCAATTCCCGATATCCTTATTGAAGGCTTGGGCATAACTGAACATTTTTTCCATATTTGTGACCTTGGATACATCATCCCATTGCCCAATATCTTGGTCGAATGCATAGGCAAAATAGAACATATGACTCATATTAGTAACATTGGATACATCCCATTGCCCGATAGGCTTGTTGAAGCTTTCGGCACCATTGAACATATGACTCATATCTGTAACCTTGGACACATCCCAACCACTAATGTCATCATTGAACATATTGCAATCGTAGAAGAGTTTAGACATACTCGTTACATCACTGGTATTCCATTGTGAAATACTACCATACGTTTTCTCTGCTTCCCTTTTATTAGAGCACCATAGTTTTACGGCCTCTTTAATATTATCATTTGTTAATGGTTCCATTAATATTTATATAAATATATAGATATTAATATTTTTTACGTATATATCTAAATAAAAACATTATATAGATTTTTATTTTATGCAATTTAATAGGGATAATGAATACATAAATTTATTTTGTCTTTTTCTTAACTGTAAGTCTTTTCCTTGTTTTTCTTTTTTTTCCAGAACCCTTTGTTTCTGAAGGTTTTTTAATAGTAATTGTGTGTGTTGAACGAACAGGAGGTGTAGAACTTTCTTTTGTGCTAACAACTGACTCTTTAATATCTAAATTACTAAAAAGATTGGCAAGTTCAGAATCTTCATCTTTTGTGTGTGATTCCATAATTGGTGTTTCTTTGATTTCAAAAATAGGACTAACTATTGATTCTTCTAATTTATTACGGTGTTTTTTAACTGCATCTTTCATTAATTGACTACCTTGTTCAATCTCTTGAATAATAACTTTTTCAAGTTCATCTTTATTTTTGCTAGAAATAGATTTAAAATTAGGATTTTTTTCACTTGTTCGAGCATCATTAATAATATCTTTTAATTGTTTTTTGCTAATATTTTTAGGCTTAGGTATAGTTTCTTTTTTTTTAGTTTGTGATTTATGCCTGGTTCTTGATGAACTTTTAATACGAAGTGTAATCTCTTTTCCACGTAATAAATTAGGTTTATCAACAGGTGATTTGCTTATTATATTACCAGATAAATCTTTTTCAATCATAGAAATTTTAAAAGATGTTTGCACTCTTCTTTGACTCCCACTATCAACCTTTGGATGTATTGTTGCTTTTAAAGAGTTGTCCCGTTCAAGCATTCTGGCAGCAGTTTTATAATCAAATTCTCTTCCTTCTTTTTTCACTCTTGAAATATATTCTGCTGCATCTTCCTTTTTCAAATCACCAAATAAAAAATTATTCATAGCTTCATCGTAGTTAATTTCGTAAATATGATTGATTTTTTTAAACCCATCTTCTTGTTTGTATTGAACAATAATCATAGTATGTCTTTCACTAAAATCATATCCAAAGGCAAATCTAATAATATCTCCACAATATACGGTATCACAGTTAGTTGCTTTTATGGATATGTTTTCATCAGTTCCAAGTTCTTCAGAGGAAATATCATGCACATTTGTATCATTACGATTTGCTTTTAGTCCAAAGACTTTTTCTCTAATATCATTTTCCCAAATAAATCCATGACCTTGAGATTGTGTAAATTCGTCACATACTTCGCCTACGATTTTCATTTCTACATTATCTTTTAAAATATCTAAAGTGTCAGAGATTTCAATATTATCTTGCATATCACTAAGAATATCTTTTATATTTCTTCTTCTTTCTTTACTTCCATTTGATCTGTCACTATCAGGAAATTGTTTGTTAATATTTAATTCATTCAACTCTTTTGATAATTCGTCCATTATATATAATCAATATAAATTATATATAATTTTGTTGACTTATATACCAATGAATAAAAATTTTGACGTAAATTATTCAAAATATATTCAAAAGCTTTATAGAAAACAAGATACTGAATTATTAAATGATAATAACCAAGTTCCACATAAATATAGTGTTCTAGAGAGAGAAGATTTTACAAAATATGAAACTTATAGTATAGACCCAGATGGATGTGAAGATGCAGACGATGCTTTTAGTGTTTTTCAAGAAAACAATAGACAATTTCTTGCAATTCATATAGCTGATCCTACAGAATATATTAATATAGAATCACCAGTTTGGAAAACAATAATGGAAAATGTAGTTACACAATATCCATCAAATCAAAAACCGATTCATATGATGCCAAATATAATTATGGAAAAGGCAAGTCTGTTAGATAATAGTTTTGGAAACATAAAATCAGCAATCACCATTTTAATTGAATTAGACGTGAAGACATTTAATCCACAGAACGTAAAATTATTATTTACAAAAATAAAAGTGAAAAAAGAAAATGCACTAAGTTATAAAAAAGCAAGTGATTGCATTTTTACAAACAAAGATATCTTTATTGCTCTACAAGTATGTTATATATTGCAAAAAATACGTTCAGTAAAAACATTAGGTGTAAAATTAAATGAGGTTTCACATTCTTATCCTATATTCAAAGATAATATTGCGTATCTCAATAAAGACAGTGAATATGAAATAAAAATAAAACAAATGATCGCTGAATTTGCAATATTGGCAAACTCTTTTGTTGGAGAATACTTGCAAGTAAATTTAAACGGAAGAGGCATTTTTAGAACTTGTAATGCAAACGACTGGTTAGGAAATAAATATAACTTGTCTGGAGACGAATTGTTAAACGAAATTATTTCAAATGGCATAAGAGCAGAATATTTATCAAGTAGAGCATCGCATGATTTAGTTGGAGCAGTAGAATATACACATTTCACATCACCTATTAGAAGAGTATCAGATTGTGTATGCCATTATTTGTTAAAATATATTCATATTAAAACAAAAGAATCATCTTTACCCATCCCATTCTCAGATAAAGAGTTAGAACAAATATCAAATACTTGTCTGAATATGACACGTAAAATGAAACAAATACAATATAAAGATAATAAATTTCGTTTAACACAATGTATGTATAATTTGTTATTTGTTTGTAATAAGTTGAAATTAACTTTTTATATTACAGGATTTACTGGTTTATTTTTGAATACAATTATTTGTAAAGTAAATAATCACGATGTATATTTGTCTTATACATTAAAAACAAAGATTTGTAACTTAGAAATAGACAATAAAAAATTATATACAATAGATGTAAATAAAATTACCTGTCCCGAATTGTATGACGAAGGTAGTATACCTGAACTAGATATTGAGCTACTAAGTTTAGTTACATAAATTACTTCTTTACAATTCTAATCTTTTTGTTTGTTTTTTTTACAGTTCCAGTAGAACCAGTTGTTTGTATTTTTTCTCTAATTAACTTATATTTATCATACTCCTTTTCAAGTGTATTCAATTCTCTTGACCAAATAGTTTGAAGAGATGTCTTAGTAAGCACTTCAATATCTTTTTCAGTATTTTCTTTTTCTTTCATAATAGTTTCAACATTTTCTTCTGTTACCGAATCCATAGGCATTTTAATTAAATACTTGTAATCACCGTCTATCTTATCGTATTTTTTACCTTCAAGTAATGTGTTTACATCAGCAGTTTTCTTTCTACGCAAATCAATAGTTCCAGCTAGTGTTTCTTGAATATATCTTGCACGGTTGGAAAGCCTTATCAATTTGTGTTTCATATCATTCAATTGATATTCTTTTCTCTTTTTATATGCTTCTATACGAACTTTATAAAAGTCTTCAATAATTTCATTCACACTTTTATATTTATGTAATTTGCAATCCTTATCAAACATGTGCATATTTGTAGTGCTAACTGTTGTTTGAAGTTTCAATAATTTATGCACACCATTACAGCCATTAGCATCTTCAGTGCTTTCTAATGCCTCAAGTTTACCTCTTGGAAAGACAACTGTAATATCAACATTCACTTCTGTGCAAATAGACGCCATGTCTTTTAAAACAGGTGCACCTTTCTTACCAGTTTTATTATCAACAACTCCATCTACAAGTGATTCTAGGAATGTAGTATAAGGCATAGTCCATGTTCCAATAGGCAGTTCAGTAATACGGATTTTGTCATCGCCAATGGTTTCGTATTTTCCTTTTATCAAATATTTATGATCTTCTAATTTGAGAATAGTTCCCTTGAACCCTTCATAATAAGGTATAAAGTCATAATCATGAATAGGCTTGTTTTTCAATAAATCTTGCAAACATTGAATTATTTGCTTTGGATTATAGGGAGGAATACTACATGAAAATCCAGTTCCAATTCCAGATATACCATTCATAAGTGCAAATGGAATAATGGGAATGTAATACTCTGGTTCCACAATAGTGCCATCGTCATTTAAATAATGTAATACTGGGTCATCAACATCTGGGAAAACATATCTTGTTAGTGGATTAAGTTGTGTGAAAATATATCTTTCCGATGCACTATCATCGCCTCCGTGAAGACGTGTTCCAAATTGTCCGTTAGGCAACAATAAATTAATATTATTAGAACCAACATAATTTTGAGCCATATTCACAATAGCCCCGTTCAAACTTGCTTCACCGTGATGATACGCACTATGTTCCGAAACATAACCTGAAAATTGTGCAACTTTAATTTCACTAGTCAACTTTCTCTTAAAAGCCGAATAAAGAATCTTTCTAAGTGAAATCTTAAGTCCATCTACCATATTAGGAATAGAACGTGCACAATCATAAGTGCTAAAATGTATCATTTCATTGTTTATAAATTGTTCATATTGAACAGATGATTTATTAGTATCAAGATATGCACTCTTATCATAATTTTCCAACCAATTCTTGCGGTCATCTGCTCTTTTCTTATTAAATATCTTATCAATCATATCATCACTGGAATTACCAGAATAAACAAAATCAACAATCTTCTTATTTGCGAAATAATCTTTAAATTCTGCAGATGTTGATGTGCCAAGACCCTTAAAATATTTGATATTCCATCCACTTGGTCCAGATTCACCGAAAGTTTCTTTCCATTCATTATACTCACCATCATTATAAAACAACTTCAGCTGACTACCTTTCTTTGCTCTCAAAATTGGTGTATTCATGAAAGATAAGAAACCAGGAATACGTGTAAGTGTAGCCCATTCACTATGAAACATATTAATACACAAACCTTTAATGTGTGAACCATCCAAATCTTGATCTGTCATATACATAACTTTTCCATAACGAAGATATTTATGCACGTCTTGAATGCTATTATATTCTTTGCCAGATTCCAAACCAAGAATCTTCTTAATATCATTAATTTCCTTGTTTTCAGCAATCTTTTTCAACTGCTCTCCACGAACATTTAATAACTTACCCTTTAATGGGTAAATACCAATAGTATTTCTATCATCACTTGATAGTCCAGAAACAATACCTGACAAAGCTGATAATCCCTCACAAAGAATTAATACACAATCTTTTGAATGAACTGTGCCACTAAAATTGGCATCAATGAAATTAGCAATGCCTCTCACGTTTTTCGTCTTAGAACCATCAGTCTTTTTTGCCAATTTATTTTCCTTTGCTTCTGTTAATGAACATGCTGTATCCATAACACCCATTTTTGCAATCTTTTCAATAAAGTTGTCACTAACACTGCATGTAGAACCAAACTTGGCATGGGGAGTATTCATATAATCTTTTGTTTGACTGTCAAAGGACGGGTTTTCAATATCACATCTTAAAAATAGCAGTAGTTGCTCTTTAATAGAATTACTATTCACTTTTACCTTTTTCTTTTTTTCAATGAAATCGCAAAGCTTTCTTACAATTTGTCCAGTTATATAATCAACATGCTTTCCACCCTTGAAAGTGCAAATACCGTTTACAAAAGATACTTGCATATATTCATGTGTAGGTGAAAGTGCTACTGCATATTCCCAACGTTCATCTGGGTGTTCATATACCCTTTTACCTTGGTCTTTTGGACCAATATATAAATCTATGTATTGTTGAAAATTTTTAACTGGTATAACAGTATCATTATAAGATATTTTTACTTTTTTTATAGAATGGTCAGTAACTGCTCCAATGTCATACACACGCTTTTTCAAAAGTGCCACCATATCCTGTGTAAGTCCTTGAATTCCAAATCGTTGATAATCAGGTTTAAAAGTTACCTTGGTATATGGCTTTGAAGTAGTTACTTTAGTAATTTTTGGAGGGTCAAGTTTATCTAAGTTATTATGGAACTCTTGAATATATTTTAGTCCACGTATATGGTCAACTGTTTCGATTCTTCCATAAGTAGACCAAATTAACACCAATTTAAATCCAAAACCATTTTTGCCGCCTACAATTCTTTTTTCATTTTTGTTATAATTGGTAGAAGTTCGTAAGTGTCCAAAAACCATCTCGGGAATCCAAATATCATATTCGGGGTGTTTTGCTATGTCAATACCATTACCATCATTTATAAGTGTAATACAAC